AGATTGCTCCAAGAGCTCCTGCAGTCGCGAGTTCTGTGTGGACTGCAAATCGCGCATCTGCTGCCCGCCACCGAGGCCGGTGCCTTCAGCTATGTTCGAGAAGAAGTTGCCGGCATTCTGGAAGGGCCGGGCGGCCCCACGCAGGAATCCGCCAATACCTTGGCCGATCTGGTGCCCAATAGGCTGACTCCTGTCACGACCCATCGCCCCCTCACCGCCGCCCATCAGCCCGCTGAACATGGGGATGTTTCTTCCGAACTCTTTCACCCCCTCCCATGTGGAGTTCTGATCAGCGTCCGAGGTCATTTGAGCCATCTTCATCAAGGTTTTTTCCGGGTCCAGCCCGTGGGACTCGCAGTGTGCTACGAAACCCTCCGCAAATTTTTCCATGTCTGGCATGACATATTCTCCGTAATCTGTAACAGCCTTGCTACAGGCTATTTAGCTATTAACCGTCTTTTCAGCGGGCAGTGTCTTTTGGCGCGCTTGGCACTTCGAGCACTTGGAGGGCTTCGCCTTCCCGTCCTTCTCTATGAAGGTAGACGCCCCTGCCTCGATCACATCGGCCATCTTCGTCCGTCCGTCTGGGGTGCGGCCCTTCTCATGTACGTTACGCTTTTCCATCATCTTCCGCCACTATTAAACTCATTACAATTACTGAAAGTTCAGGAACTTCAGCGTAGGTTCCAGGGTAATATACCCGACGAGACTGCTGCTGCCCATCAATCCGGCAGGTGATTACCATCTCTGTACCCGGCTTGGGCAAGAACAGCGTACTCTCTGCGGCCATTGGCAGAAACAATATGATCCCGTATTGGGACTGCTTCGCTGAGATGATCGGCAGCAGGAACGTGCCGTCATTCACCTCGATGGTCATTCGTTGCGACTGTTGCAGAAAATTATCTGCAGGGCTGCGCACCGGCACGACGGGTGCCCTTGCCGGTGTCGGGGCCTGGGGTGTGGTTGGTTGGTTTTGGAGTTGGGCAGTCTTCTCTACGGGTATGGTCGCTTCTGCGACCACCTTGGGTAGAGCGTGCAACCGCTCCTGTGGAGTTTGCGGATTAAACACATCCACCTCCTCACGTTCAAAAACATCCGTGGGTTCTTGATGAGCCCCCCGACCCGGGAGGTCTCCAGATAAGGCTGCCTGCGCCTGTGCGGGTGACCACACTTGGGCAGGTTGCCCTGTGCGAGGGGGACGCCTCTTCCTCGGTGTCGCTTGAGTGCCGTCGGCATTTGCTGATGGCACTACATGCTTTGCGAGCGTTTCGTGATTCACTTGTGCCTCCTAAGGCTGCTTAATTGGCAGCCTTTGAGAGGTCATCGTCAAGTAACAGCTTTTTGAGCGTCTTCAACTCCGCTGCAGGTTCAAAGTCGATGCCGCGAGTGTTCAGCTCCTCGATAGTCCGAGGTGTCTTCCACTTCTTATAGGCGTCCAGGTCAACCTCTGACGCTAGCTCATCGACAACGACGTCCTCTTCAGGAGTGTCGTTCTCAACCTCTTCATCCTCAACCTCTTCGTCCTCAACGACTTCGTCCTCAACGACTTCGTCCTCAACGACTTCGTCGTCTTTGACAACTTCATCGGTGGGAACTTCATCGGCAGTGCCAAGTGCTTCAACAACCTTCTTGGCCGTGTCTGGATCGAGCTTAAGCAGCTCATCTGCACGGGCATCGGGTGTCAGCATCTTGATGCGAGCAATGTGCTCCTCAACAACAGCGTCTACCTTATCCACGTCGCCCCCCTCCTTAGTGATCACCATAGTGGGATCATCTGCAGAAGGCGCGGATGTCGGGGCTGGTGCGGGAGCTGAGGGTGGCGCGGGAGCGGCTTCCACTCCAACCTCATCTGGAGATATAGAGGACTTGAGCACGTCATTTGACACATTGCCAGAAAGGCGCTCTTTGTCGTCGTCAGACAGTACAAGCTTGATGTAGCCGCTGGCCAGATCAAGCTTCAGCTGAGACACATTGATGCGGTCCAATGGAAAGTCGGGAGATACCCCGCCCACTTCCAGGTTCACACCACGACGCTTACTTCCCGCGTAGGGGAAAAAGCACGGACAGGTACGTTTGTTGATGATTCTCATCTTCGTTCTCCGTTACTTCTTAGCGAGAACAGCCGTGGCCTTCTTGACGAAGTTGGCGACTTTCTCACTGGGTTGACTGTTATGGGCGGATAGATGGGTTGCACCTTCTCGCAGGCGGGCCGCTTGTGCTGTGCGCTCTGCGAAACTGGCCAGGCACGCATCAGCGTCGGCCTTTGGGACGCCAAGCTCAAACATACGGTCCATGGCGGCTTTGTAAACCACTTCATCTGGATCGACTTGCTCAGCTTGCTTGGTGGGGGCAACTTCAACGTCTTTGCCGAATACTTCGCCGGCCAGTTTGTTGAGTTGGGTGTCGAATAGCTGGGCGGCTCGGGCCGGGTCAATCCCCAGCTCAGCGAAACGCTCCTCAGCGGACTTGAGGAAGATCTCGAGCTCTTCCGGTGACGCTGTTGGGATTGTAGACATTAGAGTACTCCTTCTTATGCATAAGTAGATGTAATGTCTGAATATAGTCTTGGCGGGAGCGCAATGCAACCCACGCCCAGACTATAGCGTCCGGAGGTCAGCTTACACGCAACTCCGGTAGCGGCGGCCTGGCAGTACTCCTAGAGTATTTGGCCGCCGCTAGAGACGAGTTCGTTAGCTGTACTGCCAGCAGGCTGTGTACCGTTTTTGAATATTGTCGCGCTCTGTGCTTGCAGCCCGTACCCCGGCTGGGTGCCAGTGTCGTCATTGTTTACAGACGTCAGGTTTACGCTGTCGGCTGCCTGTATACCATAGGCACCTTGCGACACGTAATTCTCCTGAGCGTAGGCTGTCCCAGCACGGAAGAACTCAATACCTGCGCCGCTTCCGGAGGTGGAGTCGCCCAAACAGTAATTGTACCGGACATCATTGTAGCCAGGGCAGTAAAGGATGGCGATGCCGTTCTTACTGGCCGATGCGTCATAGTCTACTCGAAGATTTTGGACGAACACATTTGAGCAATTACATCTCAGAACCTCAATCACATGATCGCCGAGGCTCGCGCCAGACAGTATCACGTCCTGTGTCGTGTGCAGGTCGTTGGCGTTCGTTTCAGAACGGTTCCCTTGGATGATCAGCCTGCCGCCGAAAAAGCTCGCAAACAATATACTCACAGCTCCGCTGCCGAGGGCATAGGTGCCATTGCCGAATTGGAACGTCAGGGTATACCCGCCCAGGTTCTTCGGCTGCGCGTTGATCAGCGCCTGCATCTCAGCGACTGAATCTGTACTGGTGAAATTTACTGTCGTGTCTTCCTGCAGCACGGGGCCGATGGGCAGTGCGCCAAGCGCGACCTTGTAGGTCACACCGCTCTGGATAACAGCAACCTCTGCGGCCGTTGTCGGGGAGCCGAGTGTTGCGAGTTCTGATATTTTCTTAGCCATGGTTGATCTCCTTAATACATTATCTCTTCACCACTCTCAGTGAGCAGCTCGATGCTATCTTCCGTGACGAGGTTGCGCCGGGTACCCAAAAACTTCACTACTGCCATTGCTAATGCCATAATTATACCCCTTTAATTTGGTACGTCTGAAGATGCTTCGCCCTTAGCGCCAGAGCCTATTTCTTCCATGTCGTAGGTGCCGTGACTGTCAATACGGGAAGTAGCAACGCCGAATGTATCGTCTTCATCCATGTTCCAGTATGCAAGTAAGCCGGAAAGCAGCGCGGGTGGTAAGGTGGCGTGGAGTTTCCCCTTGCCGTCACCGTTAAGAATGAGTCTTTCTGCTGGCGTAAGTTTCCTGTTCCACCTGCCCCACTGTGAGTATTTTGCCCTACTTTCGCCGTCGGAGGCAAGCCATTGATTAAATTTGAGATAGGAAGCTTCGGTGTCCGAGGCGCTCGAAGCTGCTTGTACTAAAGCCTCATTCTGAATAGACATTCCCATGTCGCCGGAAGAATTGTCGTATTCGATGTAGCAATTATACCACACACCAGTGCTGGGGGAGACTGTTGACGAGATTGACACAGGACTCAGGCTACTCCATATGCTGAAAGTAAAGCCGGTGGTTTGATGGACTGCAAGCATCATTTCGTCGGCGCCAGATGTTTTTGCCACGATAGCGGCATTAGTACCACCACCAGTGTTATAGGCAAAATCTTCAAATTTAACCCAGCCAAAATACGACCAGTCTTGTGCGCCGTGTTGCAGGCCGCTGTCAAGTTTTCTTAAACCTGTAGTAACAACGCCTGATGGATTGAAGTACGATGATTGTTGGACTACTGGGACAAAGATACCCTTGTTCCGGCGAAAAAATGAATGCGGGAAACCCATAAGTTACTCCTTTGAGTGTGGAACTATCTCCGTAATATAGGCGCGGGTGGACGCGCCTACAACCGACAGCCGCGGCGATTAACGCAGAATTCCCTGAACCCGGTGGATAATCTCCCTGCCGGTGATGCCCTTCTCCCAGATCTCCATGGCCAGGTCCGCTGCAACATCTCTGGCTGCAACGACATCGCCTGTGTGGATCACGAAGGGGATACGGCGCTCGTAAAGGAGCTCGAACAGTGGTTCGCTGGTGCCGTACTCGAGTTGGAAGTCCAGGATGGCAAGGTCCACCTGGACGTGGCTGAGGATGGATTCGGCGTCCTCTACAGAGGCGGAGCCGATAGAGAAGAACCCTCTACGGTCGAGAAGACTGCAGAGGAGCTTGCGAAGGGAGTTCCAGTCGTCGAGGACGAGGATGGTTTTAATCTGAGTCATAGTCTGTGCACACTTATCCCGTGTTGGTATTGGCGTCGGGATTCGTTGATCTGGCGGGTTCGTTTTTCCTACTATAAAATACAACGGTTGGTCAGCTTCGTCAACCGGGTCAAGGCTTTACAATGGGGTACTTGAACATCTAAGTGTCTACAATACAAGTACTTATTTTTTACGGATTCCAGCACCACCGTCTGCTGTCCTGCAGCAAACCCTGGAAAATCTCCACATCTTCAGCGGGTAGCAACTCCTTCCACTCCGTCAGCCGGTCAGACGCAATGCCCCGAGAACTGCCTCCCCCGTCCTCATTACCGTAGATGTTGTCGTGCAGTGGGTAAACAGAGCGCAGCTCAACATACTCGTCCTTCCACTCCAGCCCCAGGAAGTCATAGATCTGCTTCCCATACTTGAGCGGCTCCAGGCAGAGGTGCTCGTTCCTGACCAGGAGGATGCGATCCCCGTAGGTGCGCTGGGCATGCTCATAGCCACGAGTCCAGGGATCCAGGGATAGCGCCGTCTTCTCCAGCGGCGCCGTGGCGTGTCGCCGTAAGTTGCTGAGCAGAATAGCCCTGGGATCCTTTACTGTTACCACAACAGGCACATCGGTCTTCGCCATTATCTTTGCGAGCTCGTACATGTAAACTGGCGCTTTGTCGTAGATCTGGACTGTCTTATCCTCCAGATTGCTCACCTCCCGCAGAGTATCGTACATCTCCGGGAACGTCTGGCAGCTGGTGAGTCGGCGCATGCCCCCATCATCAACACCCCAACAGCGCCGGACGAACCTGGGGAAGCACTGCACACCTGTGAAGTCCTTCGGTCGTTCCCCCAGGAGCAGGCCTGCTTCGAAGCGCCCATCCACGCGCGGGTGCTGGCGGAGGAGCTCCCCAAGCATGGTGGTGCCGCCATGCGCGAAACCACAGACCAGACACAGGAGGGTGTTGCTGCTTGCCACGGTCATCCGCCCTTTAGAGCGTACCAGGTCGGCCACTCTTCATCCGTCACGTAGAGCTTGAGCTGCTCCCGCCCCACAAACTCGTCAACTGCGCTCTTCACCCCGAAGTCGCCCGCAGAGAATTTGCCATCCACGTAATCATGCCCAGAGAACAGCCCACCAGGCCGGAGCTTTGGCCACCACAGCTCTAGGTCATGCCGGCACTGCTCATAGGAGTGGTTGGCATCGATGTACACGAAATCCATCATGTGATCAGCCAAGATCGTGGCAGCCTCCTCTGAGGTGCGCCGCACGATCACACTCCGGTACTGATGCCGGCGCAGCTGAGTAACTGCGTACAGATAGCGGCTATCCTGCTCCCGCTGGGTGACATTGCCCATATCCTGATAGTCCTCTTGACTGAACATCATCCACGGGTCCACGCTATACAGCGTGTCTATGCTGCTGTGGTGGAGGATGTGATCAGAGAACAGTCCGTACTGCACTCCTACCTCCACCCCAACCTTCAGCTTGAGTGCGTCGAGCAAGTGCGGGTAATTACTTCGGTGAGCGATCTTCATAAAGTCTATCCCAGTTTTCCCAGTCTTCATCTGTCCAGTGGTAGACGTCCCACCACCAGGCGAAATCAGCGTACTTCTGATCCTTGGCATTGTCAAAGTCCTCCCGCCACGGCGGTGGCGCTGGTAGTGGGGCGTCCTTGCGGAAGTCGACATATAGACAAGCCGCCGCCTCTGTCGGTATCAGTCTCTGCAGATAGAACTCTGTGCCGTTCCTCACGGGGTAGATCTCCCGCCACTCTGGGTGATGGAACACCGCGGAGTTGCGGAACCAGAAGAAGGTGCCGGAGTAATGCCAATGCACCCATTCATCTTTACGGATGATCTCGGGGACCTTGAAGCAGCCCACGCTATCAAAGCCCTCATCAAATGCCCGCTGTACCTTGGGTATGTCCGTGAGGTGTGTGAGCATACGCTGCCGCCACTTGCATATGTTGCGCATCCGCTCTGGGGAGCCTGGCCCTCCAATTGCCTCCACGTACTTGCCGTCAGCCAGATAGCTCACACCCTTGGCGTGGGCGTACAGTGTTATGCCCTCCCGCCCGTCATCCATGCGGTCAAGCGCGTCGAGGAAGTGCGGCATCTCACCCAGCCGGCGGTCGTTCACGACAGCTGCAAACTCTGCTCTGACGCCCTGGAACGCTTCCACCACCTCAGACAGCTCGTCCGTGCTATCGTCCTCTGCCACGGTTATTATCCTGCGGCCGTTGAACTTATGCATATGAGGCAGCAGCTCTGCGACAGCCTCCTGCCAGTTGCTGCCGCTGCGCGGAAATAGGAAGTAGGCTAGATTACGTACCATGAGCTACTTCTTCCAGGTGTGAGCCCAGTGATGGACACAGTAAGTCTCCATCGTCAGGCAGTCTGTGGTGAGCGTGCCCCCAAACGGGTACGGGTAGAAATACTCCGGGGGGTAGATCGTAAACTCCTTGTTGCTGAACACACCACAATAGCGGACGCAGCCTTCTGCCATATCATCCAGCACCTCTGTGATTATGTGAGGGCCGCCCTGATTTGGCTTCTGGGTCGGTTGACACTTGTAGCAGGTCAGCGCCATAACGTACTTCATGCTCCGGTGCTTGGGTACAGCGCCCATCACCGCGTTGTTAATCCGACCGCGGCTCAAGGACACCGGGTGCTGGGCGCCAAAGAACGCTTCCTGGCCCAGCAGCGGGTCGAGGGGTCGCAGTATCTCTACGTCTGTGTCCAGGTAAATGCCGCCATGGGTGTACAGCACATAGGCTCGGAACAGGTTAGCGGTGTGTGCGAAGTTGCCAGCCTTCAGGGTAGCCTCCAGGTAATCTCGGAGTTGGCTGGCTGGCAGTGCGAACACGTGCTTGTCAGTCCAGAGGGTTATCTCGTGGTCGGGGTGTGCATCACGCACACTCTGCATGCATCTCTCCATAAGCGGGCTGCGCTCGGCTTGGCCAAACCAGCACCAGTGGATCTTCTTGGGAATCATAAGCCGAGGGCCTCCATCCAGTTTTTAACGTGCGCCTCAGGGCGGTGGCGGTCTGCCGCGCCTGATGGCGGCGGAGCGGGCAGGTCTTTGGTGAGTGCTTCCCGGAACGCTTGGTCGTCTCCAGCACGGAAGGTGCGTATCCACGGGCGCTCCCATGACTCCATCAGATAGCTACCCGTCGCGGCGGCGATGATCGGTAGCCCCCGGGCTTCGGCTTCGGCCACTGTCAGGTCGTAGCCTTGCGCGTAGAAGGTGGGCAGCAGCAGAGCTGCGGCGCCATCGAAGACTTTCGGCATATCTACTCTCGGCACCCCTTTGATGATGCGGACCTTACGATCAAGGCTGTCAGTGACGCGTTGTGCTGACTTAAAGTTACGGCAGGCTGCTGAAGTCAGGTCAGCACAGACCAGCGGGGCAAATGCCTTCCGCTCCACCCTGGGCTCAAAGAAGTAAGAGGGTATGGGATTGTACACCAGCTTGGTGCGGGGCAAGCCGTAGATGTCCTGCAGGTACCAGTGCTCTGCGCGGCTGACCCCGATCACCACATCAAACGTCTCAAAGATCTTGATCTCCGACTCAAAGCGGGTCATCTCCAGTGTCTGCGGCTGTCGACGATCCACGCCCGTACGAAACATGTTCCAGCGTGTGAGCATCCCTCCTGGGCCGAAGCCGTGCAGTGTGGCCGCGTAAACTTTGGCGTCTCCTGGACGATCCTCCCACCATCTGCCGCAATGGGCAGGCACGCCATCCAGGTGCACGATGTCCGGGGATATCTCCTCGCATACCTGCCGGCAGCCGCAAGCGAACTCCATGGAGTAGGTCTTGATCTTTCCCCCGACCTCGTGGATGTTCACCCCGTTATGGTGGTAAACCTTTCCGCTGACCCCGGGCAGCAGCACATGCACCTCATGGCCTTGCCGAGAAAGCTCCTCCGCCCGATCCTGGCAGACAAATAGCATGCCTCCTGGTCTGACTGTCGGGTAGCTCTTACACGATAGGACAATGACCATTGTCAATTTCCTCCTGAGTATAACGTGTGCCTCTCACCCATCCAGGCCTCTTCCAGAAGGGTTGGCACTCCTGCTCCAGCGAATCTCTAAACTCCTGGTCGTTTGGGCAATGTACCACAACTTGGGGATTCTTTCTCCTAACTGCCGGGTAGCGACGACTCCTTAGCTCGCCGGCGCGGCGGGCGTAGGCGCGGTCCTGCCTGGCTCGGCGTGCGCGCGCTGGCCGATCCTGCGGGTCCTGCACGTGCACATAAGTCTGCGGGAGTTCCCGAAATCTCCACCTGCGGGTGGGATCGGCCCAGTACTCCAGCAAGATGTCGAAGAGGAAGGCCTGGCTGCGTATGTGCAGGCTGGGATCAGAGTAGCAGTGCTTGATCACCCTGCTCATGAACTCCTCCCTCCGCTCCGATGGCCCGTAATACATGGTCCCGCCCTGCAGCTCCAATGTCCTGTAGAAGTGGTAGTCTGACTTGTCTACCTTATACGGATTCCTGCTTCGGCGCTCGAACCCGCAGCTCATGTCGATGCTATGCCTGTGGTCGAAGTACTTCTGGAACAGTGAGGGGTTGTGCATGACCACCGCGTCAGAGTCCAGCCATACGACTGCACGCTCTGGGTGCGCCCAGAACTTCTCCAGCAGGTATTCGAACCTCTGCATGCAGTTGGACTTCCAGCACCCGATCGGTGGGAGCTCCTCTACCTCGTAAGAGAGATCGAATCTATCCATTGACCGGGACAGACGATTGGCAGCTGCTGCGTACTTCGGGGTGTGATAGCTAACAAAAAGGACGTCGCTGCTCATTGCACCTTGAACCCTCCACCGACATGGAACGCGCCGTGGTTCAGATAGACTCGGAGGGTCTTGAAGCCCATCAGCTCCAGCGACCGCTCTGTCATCTTCACCGCGCGGCCGTAGCGCATGTCCCAGTAACCTTCCGGGCGCTTCCTCTCATGGCGTATGGTGAGCTTGGGCAGCGACCCTACGCGGGCGCCGGCCTTCTTGGCGCGCCAGAAGAACTCGTAGTGCTCTCCGCCGATCTTCAGTTCCGGGGTCCAGCCCACATCTCGCACTACCTGCGTCCTCGCCAGGAAGAAGTTGACGACTACATCACACATCCATACCCTGTCCATCATACGGTGGTGGTGCCCGTACATGATCATCAGATCGGTCTCGGTCGTCTTAAAGTTGGCGTAGATCCTGTCACGTGGGTCCTTGTCGTTCCCCTCGCGCAGCCCAGCCCCGAGTATGTCCAAGTGCTTGTAGTGGCGTAACATAGTGTCGAACATAGTCTCAAACACATCAGGGCGGTCCACGATGTAGTCATCATCCAGCAGCACCATGTAGGGGGTGTGCACATCCCGAACTGCTACGTTCCTACCTTCCGCAAGGCCTGTGTCGTAGGGAAGCTTCAGGTACCTGATGTTCTTGACCCAAGCTGCTGGCATCCGCTCATCCAGGTCAGGCGTCTTGCTGTCATCCGCTATCACTATGTCGACCTTGCCGATGTAGCCATGATCCTCCAGGCTCTGCAGCAGTGTCATGGTGGCGGCAGGCCGCTCAAAGGCTTTGATGACCAATGAGACATCGTCGGCAAACTTACTCCTGGCTGTCTTGATCTTCCTGCTCCACGGCACAGGCTGCTCGTCGAACCCGTACCCGAAGATTTCAAGGTCCTCCTTGTACAGCCTGCTGACGATCTCTTTGGACTCATCAGTGTAATACTCCTGGAAAGGTTTACGGGGTACGCCCTTGTTCAGCCTGGGCAGCTCTTCGTCTACCCCCAGCACCTGCGCCAACTTGGCCCAGTCTTCCTGGATGTTCTCAAACCTGAGGATGTGGTCTACGATGAAGCCACCGTCCGGATGCCGCAGGCCGTCCAGCTGTGGGTGGAAGTGCTCATTTGCGTCCGTGCCCAGAGTAGCCAGGTACTCAGCGCAATAGCGGCTAAACGAGTAATGCTCGGGAACCACCTTCAGTCTGATCAGGTGGAAGAAGGCTGACACTGCCCGATCGTACGGGTTGCGCACAATGGTGAACTTCTGGGCAGTTGCGAAGGACGTCGGCGTCATCTTGGCAACAGTCTGGCGCCACTCGCCTGGCCCGTCCTTCCAGTTTACTACTCTGTCTTTGAGCACGCCCTGTATGACGCTCTTTGAGCAAACCTTCATTGAGGGGAAGAAGATAAACTTCTCCTCCCTGTCGGGTACGATGTAGGCTATGCGCCGTATTGCCGCGGTCCAGGCTACGTTGAAACTGTCTTCGGTCATCCTATGAGCTCGCGTATGCGGCTCTTCGTTATCTCCGTACCTCGTGTCCACCCGGGGCACTTCCAGAACGGCGCGGAATCCTTGTCTATAGTAGCCTTGTGCTTACGATGAGCAAGACCATGAAGTATTACTGCTTCCCCGTCCAGTCTAGGCTCCTCGTCGATCTGCACATAGGACATCGGCATTGGTAGAAAATTCCATCGACGAAGCTCACCCTGCCAGCGTAAAAGCGTGTCCTGCACGTATGGCTGAGACCTCGCATGCAGAGTTGGGTGCCGACTGAACCAGGCCAAAACGTCCTCCATAAACGCCTGTCTAAGCCCATGGGCCCCATAAAATACTGTACCGTGAAGAACCTCATGAGTTCGATAGCAGTAATAGCTATTTCCGCGGTCCACAACATACGCTCCAGATGGTCGCCGGCCTTTGGCACGGTCAAACATATGCGCCGCCATGTCCACCTGAAGCCTGTGATATTCTCCAAATAGACTCGGGAGCTGTACTACTTGAGCGTCGCAGTCTATCCAGACCACAGAGCGGTTCGGAAACCTTTTGAACATGTCTATTAAAAACACAAACCTCTGAACATTGTTGGCCTTCCAGCTGCCTGCTGATGGCCACTTCTCTATATGATAACTAAGCCCCTGAGCGTTGATGGATTCTACTAGCTCATCGGCTAAACTGGTGTACTCATCTGTGCAGTAACTCACAAATAAAACGTCCGGCATCGTATCAGTTATCTTATGGTGAAGGCACTCAGCTATATTACCGTTAGCGTATATCGTAGGTACAAAGTGGTGGCGTGGAAATTGTGAAATTTCGTGGCTCTCTCGCCTGTTCTGCTCGCGCCGAAGAACATAATCGTTCTTCCCTGTCTTATCATTATAAAGAAGCGTAGCCTGTGGTACAAATCGTATGCGGTTCATGCCACTCATCTCCATCATAGGGAAGACGGTCGCCTTGTCAGACCCTGTGTCAAAATACTCACCACGGCTGTTTTTTAACCTCGCCTGATCCAAAAGCTTCCACAGCCCAAACCGCCACCCTCGTAGCGGCTGACTTCTCCAGCCGACAGACCGAAAGGCCCCAGAGTCTAAGGATTTCCACTCCCTTTCACCCCCGTACCCGTAAGGGTGCTCGGGTATCTCTTGTCCGTTAGACACACGACGCAAACGGCTGTACGCAAACCAACAATCCGGGTCGTCGAACGGCGCCATGAACTCAGAAAGTGAGGAGGTTGTCACAAGAGTGTCATCCCCATGAATCGCCGTTATTACGCTACTGTCCGAGAGTCTAGCAGACATTAACTCAGTCGCGTCCACGTAGTTCTTCAACGCCCCTACGCGAGACTCACGGGTTACGAACGTAAACCTGCTATCAGCGCGAAATTCCTGTAACGCCGCGGGTCCTGGAGGAGTTTCAATAGACCCGTCGTCGATAACAACGCAATGGAAGTCCTGAAAATCTTGCCTACACAACGATGTAAGGCAGCTATAAACGAGCTCTCCAGCTTCCCAGAACGGAGTTATAATAAGGAGCCTCAGAGAATTCACTGGGCCTCCGCTAGTGCAGTATTAAACGAGGGTTCGCTTACGTAGTCAATTGAACCACTGTATGCATACTGAGTATGATACAGCTCGTAGTGTACTTCGGGAGACTGCTTACCCACCAACCACGCCCTTTTCAGGGGTTTGTACCCCTGCCGTAGATGCCGACAGAACGCATCACGGTGAGTACTAATCGTGAAAAACCCGTCATGTTGTATTCGGTACGATATGTTGTGATCAGATGAGCACCCGTTCGAGTACGCTTGGAGGGGGTACCTTATTAGTACTTCGCGGCGAAAACACGAGAGTGCAAAAGTGGCTAAGGACACCTGAAACACCTCCGGACGATCGCGTACGGCCGCCACGTCAAGCCAACTGTAGTCCGACTGGGTTGGCCCTTTATCTCGGCTTAAGGTAAGCGGTTCAACGCACACGTTGGATTGTTTGTTGAGATATTCGCCAGCCATGTCCATGTTGGACCACCCAGTGAACACATCGTAGTTGTGGGCGTGGTTGAGAATCGTGTCTACTGCCAGCTTGTACGCAATGGCGTCATCCGCATGTATAATATAGTGAGAATAATTGCTGTCGCGTACAAAACTGTTCATCGCCGCGAGAACACCAGGCTCGTCAAAAGCTCTAAACCATACCCTAGGTATGGTTAAGTTCTGACGTATTGAGGCTAAAGGTTCCGGTATATTTCTGGGCTGCATCTGCAGCAACACCGGTCGAAACAAGCTCAGTGAAGAATCCTCGGAAAGGCTGCTGTCAATAGACACTCCTCGATTTTCAGCAGCCTTTCCGAAGTACAAATGCCAAGGCTTTGTTGACTTAGTTACGACAGAGCCACACCCTATTTCACTACCCTCTCCAAGTGTAACGCCGCATAGAATCGTACAGTTTGCACCAATCGCTACCTTGTCCTCGATACGAGTCTCCCGGAACCTACTGTCCCAGCTACCGTAGGCCCGTGGTCGGATGTCGTTGGTCGTTACCACGTTAGGGCCTATAAACACATCGTCTCCGACGGTAACTCCGTGATAAATCAAACAGAGGTTTTGTATTTTACAGCGGTCGCCGATCACCACACCGGGTCCCACATAAACACCTTCTCCGATTACGCAATCTCTACCTATCTTCGCCCCTCTACAGACGTGGGCATTAGCCCAAATCTTCGTACCTATGCCAATATCCTCCGTCTCAACTTCTGCTTTCTTGTGCTTAAACCAGTCCATGTTAGTACACTCTCAAGTAAAATTAACCTGCAGCAACTGTGCCCTAAGCTGATTAAACAACTACCGCTCGTTACCCGGAGCGTGTATAGTAGGCTTTCTTCGCCTCGCACCAGGATTGAAGTACATTCATAGTGACTACAGTAAGTAGTTACTTGCAAAGATGCAACAGCTAAAAGAAAGCCCGAAGGCTTTCTACTCGACCTTGGCGCCAAAATCCAGCCTAATCAGCGATAATCACTGCCCAGCGAGGAAGGATAATTTTCTCGCCTTTTCTTAACATCTTTGTGTACACTCTGCTCTCGTCACCGTTTTTGGCACATAGCAAGAACACCTCCCCTCTGGGAACAAAGCCGTAACGCTCCAAAGCGTCCTTCAGCCCTCCATCCCAGAACTTCGGGAAGAGCGTGGGCAGCACGTAGACAGTCGTGTCCTCCAACGCGGACACTCCAATGCTGCTGTAGCTCGTATACAGATAATGCTTGCCGGCCAACTCCTCGGGCACGTGTGCAAAGACACTGGCAGCATCCGGGTTGTTGAATATTCGCGCGCCAAGAGTTAGCGGCTGGAACACTCCAGACACAGGTTTTAGCGTGTGGCTGGACCCTGCCGGCTTACCCGCCGCCGTAGGCACGACCACACGTACAGCTGGCGTCTTGCCGGCCAGGCGCTGCTTCACCCGAAGGATCTCAGCCCGGACCTGCAGCGCGCCATCCAGATCACCCGCACGTGTGCTGGCAGTCTGAATCCGGTCAAGCTCGGCCAGGTACTTCTGGCTGTAGAGCTTGACCTTCTGCTTGTGCTCCGCCTCCAGCTTCTTAATACCGGAGTCGAACATCGCCTTCACGCTTGTCAGGCGCGACGGTTCTGCTGCAGTGGCCATAAAGGCCAGCAGCATGGCTGTCATGATCATCTTCATAATACCTCCTTCATCAACTCCTTCATCACAGGAACAAGATCCTTCAGGGCTGCCTGAACTTCAGGGCCAGCCAGATCCTGGTCTGTTATCAGACCCGTTAGTGTTTGCACGTTATGGATCAGTGCGATCGTCATCTTATCTTCCCGCTCTTCCCGCAGGCAGTCTTCGACCTCTTCGTCCAAACACTGCGCTTCAGCTACCGCTTTCCAAGACACCATGCTGCGCACCATCTTCAGTGCCGAACGGTCTTGTGAGCGGAGAGCTAATGCCGCATGCTTAGCAGCATACGCGGCTGACTCACCGTGGTCTTTCGGGCTGCTGAGTTGCGTGGCCATATGCTGAATAGCCATGGCCCCGTGGTCCGCTTCACCCGTGTCGTTCTCAGCAATCGCCTTGCTACACTCTGTAGCGAGCTCTGCTAATTGCTGACGCAGCGGCTTGCGCTGCTCGACGGCGCGGCGTAGTTGGGCAGTTGACACGGTGTGGCTGGGTGGCGGGCAGATACTCCGTAACCGCGTTGCTTTACGCTTTGTTTTAGTTGTCACCTCGCTATTACCTGCGATCGCCGCTGTGCAATACTGCGCCAGGGTGAGCGCCACCTCACCCAACAACTCATTACTCAGACCTGAATAGGCCAGCATCGAGAACACGTCAGTGGCCGCGTCCCATGATTCCTTCGTCTTATATGGATAGTCCATGTAACAACTCCTTTAGGTTAATCTCTACAGGCGGGAACGGGGTTGGCCGCTCCTCTTTAATGCACATGATGTGGCTGAAGCCATAAACATGTGCAGTTGGCACATCACGCCAGGCGCTGATGCGGTCCTGAAGCGCGACGGCAAAGAGCGCCACATCTTCAGGCCGCAGGTCCGCTATGCCGGGGATGAGCACGATAGTCTGGTGGATGCGTTGCTCCCACGTCCTGACCGCGTATTCGTTCGATGACACGATCAGGTGCATCGCGCTGAGATGCTCAGCAACCGCTGGCTCCTGAAAGAAGCTCAGCGAGCTGCTGATCTTTATGTGGTCCATACTCAACCTCCATTAGTTATAGTTTATGTGGCTTTTGCCACAGCACGTATCTATTACGTCTATATAGTTATAACTACGAAGGTTACGTAATTAAGTGTCCAGGCGGCCGCTTGACAGAACGTCGTTCAGCTCCTCAACGAGGACGTCCGCTACCTCATCGTCCACAGCCTCGTACACAGAATCCCACCACGTGAAGCAAGTGGAGCCTCGCCAGTATTCGTACAGGTGCCGCTCGGCTTCCTTGCAGGGTAGATGATTGACTTGACGCTGCACCGAAAGCAGCATCAGTCTGGCAGCACCGTGAGGTTCATGATACCATTGATGCCGTCCACGATGTCCTGCTGGACCGTGACGGAGTGGAGCGGGTGCTCGGCGCGCATCTGCGCCTGGGCAAACTCAGCGTGGCGCGCTTTGGCCTGCTCCTGTGTCTTGAACGTCTTTCTCTGCGCAGTGTTACATATCACAACCCAGAACCACCACTCGGTGATCCTCCCTGCTGGAGGCTTCACCTTACCCAGCCCATGTACGGCTGAGTCTAAATAGTTAAGTCCGTCGTCTTCAATCATAATTCGTCCTTTCGTTATTGTTCATCTACATCCCCCCGTACCTGATCAGCTAGCTGATTCTCTACCGGACCCTCTACCTGATCCGATACCTGATCCGATACCTGAGCCGATATTTGAGCCTCTACCTGCTCCCATATCTGATCCCATATCTGATCCCATACCTGACGCTTAACGCTAATCATTGAAGTCCTCCTCATTCATACAATCGTGAAACCCACCTTCCGCAAGTCCTCGCACGTCACGAGGTGCTCGCCAAAGGGCCAGGGTATCTCTTCGGTTTCGCCTTCCAGGTCTTCCCACTCCAGGGACCAGCCGTCACCTGTGTCATGTGCCACAGCCACAGCGTCAGTGCGCTTCAGCAGAGTAAAGCGCGTTGGCAGCGGCCGGCGACGAAGCTCTTCTTTTAGCTCTCCGCACTTCTCGGTCAGTTGCTGCATCCGTCCCCTGAGCTGGTCGATCTTGCTGGCGTACCTGAGTTTGACAGCGTCGTCCTTGTGCATCAGGTACGCCACCATCGGGTCCTCTGGGATGGGCTGGAACATCTTCAGGTCGTCTGGCCCTATATGCATAGGTGTTTCCCTATTCGTTGGGTGTTTTCTAGTGGCTCTCCGCACTTCCTGCAGAGGCATACGTGCGTGTCCAGAGGGTGCCAGCTCTGGTGGCACCATGGGCAGGGTACTTGGCCTTCACCCCGCGCCCAATGTGTGACTTCCTGCATCTCGAGCGTATCGCTGCCGTGGGCGAGGCCGTTGATACGCCAATGCCAGCATTTCGCGGCGGCGCCAAGCACCTGGTCGTAAGTCAAGTGGCCGACCCATATCTCTATACAGTTCGTGAGGATCAGGTCCTCGCTGTCCATCTGGCCTGGCTGCGGTGTGCCGGCACTGCCATCTGGTGGGTAGAACTCCCCCACGCAGGGCAGCTTCTCGTCGACGGGTATCCAGTCGATCATTTCCCGTTAGACTTATATAGGCCGAACGCGGCCAGTAAGAATAAGAGCAGGAGCACAGCTCCCGGTGATGCTAAACTATCCATGTGTTTCTCCTTGAGTTAAAAAAAGCCCCTGATACCGACGCTTTGTCATTGTGTGTTTGGCTCCACAGACGACCTTGGAGGAGTCAGCCTGTGGTGGTATCAGGGGCGGAAAAATGAGTCCTCTGCGATTTGAGCTTGCAGCTCAACACGAACACCCATCGAAGTCTTCTCCGTTATCCGCCGCCGTAGCGCGACCGCTTTGGGCATCAGCGGGTGGTGGGCCACATCGTACAGATCACGAAAGGGTCGGTAAATGGCCATGGCGGCCGGACGCTCCATAAGTATCATCGCCCCCTCCTTTGTTAATAGTGGCGGACTTCCCAAACCACCGTGTTGCGGTTGGGCAGAGTTCCAAAGCAGCATGACCACGTTGTGAACTCCAAGCTCGCGTCTTCGTATTTGTCCAAAAGCCAGTAGATGTCATTCAGGCTGCTGGGGTCACAGAAGTGCTCCAGCATCATCTTGGCCCGCAGGCCTTCGGCGTGTTTGCCATCCTTCAGTGCTTCGCGCATCGGCAGCTTCGCCATAGAGTAAAATAGGTAGAGCCCTTGCACCGTGCGGCGCATCTCTCCCTGTATCGCCAAGCGGTGATCAGGGCAGCTCTGGTTGTAGAAGAAGTTCTTGCTGGGGTAGCTGCTCTTGCGTGTGATCTCCAGCGCCTCTTTGTAGGTCTTGAGGTATTCACATATGCCACTGCCTCCAATCCCCCCGCGGTACCGAACACTGAACAGCCCAGGCAAGGGCTGGTTGATGAACTCTTTGTAAGTCCATGAGGGTACGGCGTTGCCATAGTGCCCCTGCTTGAACAGTGCGAGTGCTTGGTGTCGTGAGGTTATCTTGGTCATCGTGCCATCAGCTCCAACCACCCATCGGCGAAGTTCCTGCTCTGGTTTAGTATTTCTGGGTGCTCCCGCAGGTACTTGCGGCTGAAGCCGATCGGCGGGAGCGGGTGTACTGAACGTCGGAGCATCAGCACGCCCAGGCCGTTGTCGTCCGGGATGCTAAACCCAGAGCACTTGTCATCGGACAGCAGCTCCGCGAACACCTGGGCGGCGGGTGAGAGCGCATGCCGGCGTGGTGGCCATACGCCCCTGATCACGAACACGCTGTTCGGCTTCATCCAGTCCAGGCTGTGGAAGGCGTTAAGCTTGCACTCGCTGTACCCTAAAGGAAGACCATCGAGGTACAGGATGTCGAAGTAGACTCCCGTGTACGCTCGATGGAACTCGGCGACGGTCATTTTGAAGTAGGGGGAGAGCGCGGCATCGGGGCCGATGCCGTACTTCGAGGGGATCTCAACCTCATCAAATCGTGTGCCAAAGCACAGGCCAACCTCCGCATAGGTTTTCGCCTCTACGAGGTCGGCCGTCACATTGATGAGATCTGCGTGTGTCATCCTTCTGCCGCTTACACCGCCAAGTCTAATTCGAACTCCAGACATTCTGCTCGCGCAGCTTCAGTCAGCAGGTGGCGTTCCTGCGGGAAGGCGCGCGCCAGGCGTGTCATCACCTGGTTGATCCTCTTCTGCATGTCTTTGCCCTTCGTGGCTTTCAGACCTTCGTTGATCTGCTCTCTAAACATCTTCACTTTCTCTGCACGGCGCACACGCCGTTCCGCTCTCTTTGACATTTATATGTCTCCTTGTTAATTATTATAGTATCACCGTAAACGGAATAGATCCACTTACCGCTCTTCGTAGGCCTTCATCACGTTGTCAGCGTGATTATCTTCCCAGAAGTTAGACTCCTCAAAGTCCGGCTTCCGGTCTGGTGTATGGTATGACTGCCAGATCAGCTTCCGCGTATAGAACGGATCCTCACAATGCACGCATGTCTGGGGCGTGCGTGTAAGGTAGGTTATGTCAGCTGAATGGTAGCCCTGCGGTCCTGTGTACCTCATAAGTACACCACCACACTCACAGCACACCCCGGTTTTGTAGAGTTCGTGAGTGCCGTAGGCGCCGGGGCGGTCGGACTTGTAGAGAGGGTGGTTGCGCCAATTCTCCTCGTCCCGGATCTTAGCAGCCTCTTCGCGCAAACGCGCCTGGCGGCGGCGCTCAAGGATCTCCTCTTCCTGTCTACGCTCCTCAGCCCGCTCCGCCTCCTGCTGCGCCTCCGCCATTGCCCTGATTTGCTGCCGAGCTTCTTTCTTCTTGCGCTTCTCTTCCTCTATCTCAGCTAAACGCGTGTCCGCCTCTTTTCGCATACGTGCTCGAGCAGCTTCGCATGCCAGACGTAGCGTGCGCTCATGAGGAGTTTCAGCGTGCCGCCGTGCAGCCTCCTCCTCTGCGCGCCGCAGCACTACGATAGCTTCAGCTGCCCTGCGTTTGGCTTCGGCTTGCGCCACCGCCTTCCTTCCAAGTATCTGTGCGACCTCAACTGATATCCCGTTACGGATCCGTGCCAGCTCCTTCTCGGCCAGTGCTTTATGACGTGGGGTCCCCGTCTGCAGCGTTCCCTCCCACAGCTCTTCTGCGTACCACCAACCCTGGAGTTCGGTTGTTACATCAGCATCCTCGATGCCGTTAATCACTGCAAATGCTTCTTATCTAGCAACCCAGCGCCGTTGATGGATGCCGGCCAGATGCGCACGCGCTTGGTGCGATTTTCAGGCAGCGCTGTGGATGAGCAGTCCGCCTGGAACTCCACCCACTGCCGCGTGATTACTTCCTTAGGCACATCGTGCCCATTATACCGCCCAAGAACAGTTAGTAGGCCCTCCCGCGTCTCGGGCAGAATCTCGTAGAGCACGACATCCCAGCCCATGTGGAGGGCCAGAAGCTTGTAGTTCTCATACTCCCAGCGGCGAGTGTTGGTGTTGTCCACAATCACCACCCGTGCGCGGGAGGCCGGCTTACTTGTCACGATGCGCATGAAGTTGCCAAAGCACTGATTGTGCGCGATGGCGAGCTTCGACGGGTCGAAGCGATACTCGTTGTGCTCATTCACAAAGTAGTGGTCCGCAGACACTATCTTGCACTCGACGCCCTCAGAGCCGAGGTAGGCTTTGGCCTTGTTCGCGTACAGTGTCTTACCGCACTGCGAGGGCGCTCGCATGATCATCACAGTGTTCTTCTTAAATGCCATTCCATTCTCCTAGATTTGTTTCCTAATGCTGTTCACGATATATTACACAATGAAGTACGTCGTTATAATCCTATGTTTGCTGTGCAGCTGTAAGCACACAGCACCACCTGCGCCGGAGAGTTCTTCTGAGTTCAGCCTGACGTTTACGACGGAAGGCATGTACAAGTTCAATGCACTCACAGGCGACACGTGGATATTTGTTGAAGGCCGGTGGATGTTGGTCCCCAGCATGAGTGTCGAAGAGTCAAATGAGAAGATCGACGAGATTAACCGTCGAGCACTTCTACAGCTTCGGCGGCTTCCAGGTCTTTAATACCCGTACATAAAACTGCCTCTGAAGCGAACCCCAGAGGCAGCATTCGGGTGGGCGCAGGGTGGACTAAACCCTGCTATGGAGATTACCATAACCTCTTAAGCAGCCCGCCGATACCCCCAGCACCTTTACGGATGAGTCCGCGCTCATCCTCAGGCAGCTGCTTTGGTATCGGGGCCGGTGTTGCGTTGAGCAGCGACTTGGCGGGCCGATGATACGCTGCTTGTATGATCTCATCAGCAGAGCGGAGCCGCAGGACGGACTTACCCGTCTGCGGATCGCGCTGATACTCGGCGAGGCCGTTGATGATAAGATCCCCTGCCTTGACTTCACACTCCGCGTTGCGGGGCATGCTCTCAATGACAGCGTTGGACCACTTGATCATCACAGCATTCACGTCCTCCTTGGAGGCCGATAAGCATTTGTGGTCATTAGGCCAACGCGGTTCTGGGCACGTATGCTCGTCTGCGTACTTCGGCTCTGGCGCGTTGGTGCGGCCGAGAGCGTACCCAATACTAAATATACTTATACTTGCCAGCACCGCTATGGCGCATATTATGGGTATGTTCTTCATGAGAGCACGTTATCCGGGTAACTGTCTATTGTCAACCAGGTAACGTCAAACGCTCTACGACAGAAAGCCTGAACAGCGCATTTTTGTTACTGTCCAGTTTGCCAGCGACTTTCGTGGCGGACCCATCAACCTGCTCCACCTTCTTACGCGTGTCTAGCGTGTCAATGTCAGCCTGCAGCTCGGGTGTATACGTCCAGGTGCTGCGTGCAGCGTTTTTGCCGAGCATGCAGCCACGGTGCGGGGTCTTCGACCCTACCATGTCTTTCTTATACTCCAAGTTGGCCATTGGAATGGCGCGAGCAGTAGCTTCCTCAACCAGCGCTGTTAGGCGCTTGCCGGCGGCCACAACTGCGAAGCCCTCGCCGAACACCAGCTCCTTCGCGGCCTTCTCGATGGCCGCCCAGGCTTCCGCCTGCTCTTCTGTTAATACTTGTACTTCAGGCATAAGTGTCTCCTTTTGATTAGTTTAAGTAATGTCCGGACATGAGTCTGTTACCCATGACGGTCCGGGCTTGTCGCCATGTTTAGGAGGCGGCGGCGGTGGGACAAGCGTGCGTCCAACACACCGCAACGCCAGAGGTCGCAAAAAACGTGAATCGCGCGCTTACGACCTCTAAAAACACAGACTCTCCATCCAATAGAACCTAGCGCGCAATAAATATACCTACGTATTAGTTTAGTGTGTCCGTCAGTATGTAGCTTCCGTTGTTTTGACTCCCCACTCCCGCTCAACCAGATCGTAGATCATGCTCAAGCTGATGTGGATGATCTCACCGTCGGCTCTCACCGCGGTGGCGTATCCGCTGACGTAGCGAAGCTTCTCATGGCCAGACTCCATCAGGATAGCCACCTCACCGTCGGCAAGGTGCGCTGCGATATAGGACTCAAATGAGGCTGCCTCGCCGGTGTCAAAGTACGCTGGCTCCGCGTCATCGTCGTCAGGGTTGAGCGATATCATCGACGGTGCGCCGCCCTCGCCATCCTGCGCTTCGAGCAGCACAAATCCGCGCTCGTCCTCTTTCACGTCGAGGTCGTGCACTCTAGAAATGAACTCCAAGAACGCCTCCCTGTCCTTCACCTTGAAGTAGTTGCTGCGCCAAGTGGATATGTAATTAGCCATCAGACAGCAACTTCTGCTTTGATCGGCGGATGATGCTGATAGCCAATGAACTCGGTGTCAGATGCCTTCCAGTCGTAGATCGACGTGAAGTTGGGCGTAGACACCCTGGGCAGCGAGTAGGGTGTCCTGCCCAACTGCTCCAGTACCTGCTCCCGGTGGTTCTCGTAGATGTGCACATCCACCAGCTGCCCAGTCACTGTCCCCTCCTTCATACCTGTCTCCAGGCAGATGAGGTGCAGCAGCAGAGCGTATGAGGCCAAGTTGAACGGCAGCCCCAGGAATGTATCAACGCTGCGCTGCCACCAAGCCAGGTGAAGCTTGCCGTTGATGTGCTGGATGATGAAGCCGAGATGGCATGCCGGCAGAGCCTGCTCATCAACAGCCAGGGGATTCCAGGCCATGCAGATCATACGGCGATCGTTGGGGTTGGTCTTCAGCTTCTGTACGATGTTATCAAACTGATCACATCCTTGGAAGTTGTAGTTCCTCCACTGTGCCCCGTAGATAGGGCCGAGATCATCCGTACCGAGCTGTACTCGCTTGCGGAAAGCATCGGGATCCTCTCCTTCTGGCTTACCGAGATATTCCACCCGTTTCGTCACAGATATAGGGTTGGCCCATTCGTTCCAAATACGGCAGCCGCGCTCCTGGAACCAAGCCTTTGAGGTGACGCCTTTGATGAAGCCTTCCAGCTCCACCGCCATGGTCTTCTTCGCCATCTTCTTTGTGGTGAGCAGGGGGAAGCCCTTGCCCATGTCGTGCTGAATCTGCACAGGTGGTATGACCATCGTGTCAATGCCTGTGCGGTTCTCTTTACGTTCGCCGGTGCCGATGATTCGGTCCAGCAGGTCCAGGTATAGTTTCATCTGTTCTTCCTTCGTGGGTGGTTAATTATGGTGCGAGTTTGCCCTCTTCATCCTTCAACTTTGGTAGCGGGGAGACACTGAACACGTTACGAGTCTCATGAATCACCGCCCAGCGGTAACCCTCTTCATCCGTAACAACTTTAACCTCACGTGTGCCCCATGTCTGGCTGGAATCGAGGCTCGATTTAGTAGAGTGCGGGGGTGGTGGCGAGGGAGCGCAACCGCACATCAGAACAAGACATGTGATAAGCTTCTTCATCTGTTCTTCCTTCGTGGGTAGAGCGCCTTGTAGAAGGGCTCCTGTTTCTGTTTCATAACCTTCTCGCCCAAATCATCTTCGAATGCATGTAACGTGATTTCGTACACTGTAACAGTGGTGCTGGTACAGTGCATATTTATTGTTACGTTGTCGTAACCCTTATCGACAGTGCGGGAATCCCCGCTTGCTATCGTGACACCGCCAATCGAGTCCACGGCGCTGCCGTAAAGCATAGTCGATCCCATCTCAAGCCTCCTCGAGTTCCAGCATGAGCTCATTGGTTACGCAATCCCAGACCTGGAAGACAGCTGTGTCGATGTCGTCCGTGATCTTTACCTTGCCCTCCTTGCGCAGCACTGTGCACAGGCGGTTGTACGTGGCTTCCTTGTCACCAATGAAGAGCTCATCTTCATCCATCACCTTCTCCATCGCCTCCCAGAGCAGCTTCTTCTGGGTGAACACGCCGGCGGGCTTCTTCTTCCACGCGAGTATTGATACCTTAGCCATCAGATGATCATCCCCCAGCGTAGAGCCTTTGCTCTGCCTGGCGGCTCGGTGGCGCCGAAGTGTGTGTACAGTGTGCCGTCAATGTTCTCGATGAGGATTGTGCCAGTCTCCTTAAGCTCCCACTTCGACCGCTCAAGATCATGCATGGTGATGATCTTGAAGTTCTCAGGCAGGTTGCCGCCAGCATACGTGAAGGACTTTTCGATGGCCGCCAGCTTTATAGCCAGTGCTTCCATACTCTCGCCAGCCTCGGTCAGCGCCGTGCTGACGCCGTCCAGCTCTTTCTTTAGCTCGTCCCGCTCCGTCTGCATCTTGTGCAGCTCTTCCACCTTCTCATGGTACATGCGTTCGTACATGATACCCCCCTTAGTTATGTCGTTTGTCCCAGCGTGCTGCTGTCTTCAGTGACGACAGCGTGCCAGTGCCTTTGAAGTACCCACGCACGTTCAGCTGGAAGGCGTCACCGTTCGGCAAGTTCTCGTACAGCTTCACGATCTCGTACTCTCCACAGTCGCTGGTGTATTTGGAGAAGCCTGGCCCGTCATATGTCTCTCGTGTCCATTTCATGTGTTATCCTCCCGTAGTAGGAGCCACATTGGGCGGTCCACTTGTACTAGTTGATCCTCTACCCGATGCCACAACTGTCTCGACACCTGAGCCCTTACCCGATAGCTTACCTGCCAAAACAGCTGAGCCTCTGCCCCGCCCTCTGGCTTGACCGTTGCCCGTACACTGACGTTAGTCATATTGATGGCCTCGTGTCTCTCGTGCCCATTTCATTTACATCCTCCTCTAGTTGATCCCACGCGTGCGCCCGTAAATCCCACAGCTGATCCCATGTCTGATCCCGTACTTGCTCCCACACCTTAGCCCAAACTCGGTTCTCTATTTGGTTTTGTGTCCGCGCCCGTATCTGCAACTCTGGATGAACTAGCACCCAGTCTCGAGCGCTTCGCTCCATAACTGCTGTTTGGCGCTAATCATTGAAGTCCTCCCATACCTGAATCCGTACCAGATCCCATACCTGAGCCCATACCTGATTCCATATCTGACTCCGTACCTGACTCTCTAACTGACTCTCTAACTGACTCTCTAACTGACCTCCTGCCTGATCCCATGCCTGATCTCGTACCTGCTGTTTAACGCTAATCATTGAAGTCCTCCTGTTGTTGCCTCCCATCATGATACAGCTGGTCCCATGTGAGTAACCACACCCGATCCATTACGCTAAGATATACGGTAGTGCGTAAGTGGTTGTGCACTACCACCTCTGTGTACGCCGGAATTTGCTCCACAGCCGCGCGGGGGTGGGTTTCCACCTGATCCCGCACCCGCTTCTTAACGCTGATCATCTCTTAATTCCTCCTGGATAGGGACTCGTATAGGTCTCCCCGTCGCCTGCCACACCAGATCATATATCTGAATGGAGCCGCGGCACCAAACATCATTGGAGATCCAGTAATTGGCCTCGAGCTGGGCGTGGCTAGCACGCTCCAGCAGCTTCGGGCGCGCCTGCTTCTGCACGCTAATCACACTGCACGTCGCTGTGCAGCTGGTCCCGTATGTGTCCCGGGCGCCACTCACGGGTCATAGACGCCCACCACCAATCGTGCATATCGAGGCGGACGCCTGCCGGGAGCTTCAATTTGGTCGCGACCTTATGGCGCGGCCCGCTCCATACCTGATCCTGCGCCTGCTCCTTGACACTAATCATCTACATCCTCCCATAGCTGATCCCATAGCTGATCCCACGCCCGATCCTGTACCTGCCTGTAAATCTGAGCCGATACCGGTCTCGATGCCTGATCCGATACCTGCTCCTCTACCTGATCCCATACCTGACCCCGTACCTGACCCCATACCTGAGCCCCTACCTGATCCTGCTCCTTAACGCTAACCACGCTCTTCACCCCATAGCTGATCCCCTACCTGTTCCCCCACTTGATCCCATACTGGGAGCTTTGCCCGATCCCCTACCTGTTCCCCTGTTTGATGTCGCGGCGTGGTTCGCACCTGATCCCGAACCCGCCCCCATATCTGAGCCCGCACCTGCTCCCGCAAAAGGGCCTTAACGCTAGTCATGCTGTTTGCTCTGCCGCTCGCGCATTTAACGCACGCTGCGCCTCCAGCATGTGCAGCTTCTCGGCCTCAAGCGCATTACGGTCGATCTCAAAGAACTCCGCCAAGAGATCCTGGATATCGTAGGGCGCTGGCAACATCCAGTTATCGTTCGCCCAGGTGGCCAGGCAGAGCTTCTTCTCTGCACCAAGCCACTCCATGAACTCCCCGATGGTCTGAGAGCGTTCCTTCACTTCATGCAGCTTATCGTGCTGCGGGTACTCTGCTCGGTCAGCCATTTATGCGTCCTCCAGTTGTGGCTCTCGCCGGTGATCAGTTTCTTCCATCTCGTTATCATAGCAGTAGATCTGTGCAAACTCCCGCTTGCACCGATACCAGCCGATTGCCGGGAACTCGTTGTCCTCCAGCGTGGGGTCCTTGCCCAGCGCCACCATTGTAGCCTGAGCGTGTGTTGCGCCGTCGATCAGCGCGGCGTCGTAGGTGTCCTTACGCGCGCCGCGCTTAATCTCTGAAAGGATCTCATCCTCGGCCGCGCTGCCGGCCACCAGCTCATGCGACTCCTCGATGTACATGCGAAGGTTCTCCTTCTTCAGCACTGAGAACTCATGTGGGAATACGCGCACTGACTCGCTCTTGTAGAGGATCTTGCGCGCCTCCCTGAAGTCAGGCTCCAGCCCGAAGGGTGAATTGCCCAAGACAAGCTCGCCAACCTTCTCACAGGGAACCTTCTTCTTGCTGGTACAGCCATTGATCCTGACTGCAGGCTCCATCTGGCTCTTAACCATCTCCTCGTCGACCCATGGTACTGACCAGAAGATGCTGAGCTTTGGTGGTGACACCTCCGTAGGCAGCTTGGTGGTGAGCATGATCCACATTAGGTGGTAGATCCGCAGGTCACTAGTTGAAACTCAAAGATGGAGCCGTCCTCTTCACATATGGCTGCAACTGGACCCCAGCCCTCCTTGTCCCCGCCTTCCGGTCCATAACTCCCGCAGATGCCGTTAAGTATCCCGAGAAGCCCAACCGACGCTTGTGGGGGGCCTGTCAGAACCTGTATCGTGGGGTGCTCTATCAGCACGTCCCCGCACGGTACGTGTGTGTCCACCAACTTGCGGGTGGCCTCTGGATCAATACCATTCAGCTCATTCAGCAGCGCTATGGCCGCATTTGCAAATTCTTTGTTGATCATCAGCTCTTCTTTCCTCCGTGTTTCTTGTTGTGCTTACGTGCAGCTCTAACTTTCTTTGAGTCCTTCTTCAGCTGCCGCTTGTTTTTATGCTCGTCCCCGCGGTATGTGTGTCCCATCGTACTCAGGTATCGCTTATTCCCACGATGCCCCCGAGAAGGCTATCCGGGAAGTGTTTAATCTCTATCTCTTCGATAACCAGGTACTCACCTTTCGCCGGATTAAAGTCAATCTCCAAGGCAGCCGCTGCCTGCTCCTGGGTCATCTTTGAGGTGTGGGTGAGGTAGTATGCTATGGGCGCGAAGGCCCAGTGATGGTCTACTCTGTATGTCCGGTCAGGCATCAGAGATTCCCAGGATGGCCTTCAACTTGCGGAACTCCCCGCCCTCAGCTATCAGCCGGCCCATCTCTTGGACCACGGCCTTCTGCGCCGGCAGCGGCATGGACTCCCACCTTGCAGGAACCTGCTTCACTATCAACCCATACGGGCTACCGTCCGCCGTACGGTCACAGTGCTTGATGCACGTGGCGTCCATGTGTGTCTTACCCTCATCAGGCCGGATGGCTGGCACCCAGCCGACGCAGCCGCATTCGAACTTCACCAAGCCCAGGCTATACTGATCATCACTCATCTACTTCTCCTTCGGAGCACGCGCATACGTACCCCTGTTCGTTTCTTACTGTGTTCATTACAACGGTATTACATGTGCGGCACACTCGGCGAGTGCAGCGTCCAGCGTATGATGACTCGCGAGTCGTGTCTGCCGGGCGGGAAGGCTCATCTCCGTGAGCGGGGTCATCTTCTGTTTTGTTCCAGTGGACGATGCTGTAGTAGATAGTTCCACCCTCCTCTGTGGGCGCGAGTGCCCGCTTAAGGCGCCGGCGATCACAGTGAGCGCACACCTCGATACCCTCGCCTACACGCTCCCACTTGTGCCTGCTCTGCTTCAGTGCCATATTCTCTCCCAGCAGTTTAATCATCGGCGCTATTGACGCCATTTCGTACCTCCTCTATGCGGGACGCCAGATCGCTTAGCTTCCCGCCAGGGTGATAGCATTTAGTGCAGCCGAACCGGTACATGTGAGGGTCGATGCGGAAGGAACGGCGCTTCTCGGTGTGGAAGGGGCAGCGGCAGACCAAAGTCGTGTAGTGCCTGCCGGGGCTGGCTTCCCTCAGATCTTCAACTAGATGCTCCCAAGCCGGGAGCGGGTTGAGGCACACATGACCCCGGGTCGAGTTATGGTAGTCCTCCCCGCAACGTGCGCACAGGTCCATCGAGCCCCAGGTTGGGGCCGTCCCCCAGGGCAGGCTGTCGCCAGCCGATTTGTAGCGCTGCAGAACCCTGGCGCGCTCCTCTTCCGTGATCCTCCACGCGTAGTAAAACGCTTGAGCGTCATACAGTCGGTTACCCGCTGTCGCCGAATCGTAGAGATGGAACCTCACTGGCCCCGTGTGCATCCACCGTGGGCCCGGTACTCGGCGCATGTAGCCAGCCCCCCAGGGATCTCTCGGCAGTCGTCGGGGCCAGCGGGAGGCTAGGACGAGTTCGCTGTCAAAGTTCCACGACAATTTCAATCGGTGCCGGGTCTTCATTGCAGACAGTCGCAGACGCGCGTCGACACCTTCTTGCGCTTCTTTTTTTGTCACGTCTATCCTCCTTTATTCGACCGTCAGTCTGGTTGTACGCACTTTTTTAGGTGTGGCGGTGCTTTTTCAGCATCCGTCTGATTGTCCACTGCAGCAGCGTCTGATTGCCTGCTACGTATACTCTCTCTGCGCAAACACTCCAATGTCATGCCGGCACGCATCGCCCCGACACAGTAGTTGCAGCACTTACGGCTGAGGAAGGCGCCAGGGAAGGCGTTCAGGCCCAGGTCCCGCATGAAGCTGTACGCCTCTGCTGGCAGCATACTCTTCTTGACTATGGGCTCCTTACAGATTGGGCACTTCACGGGTCCCGCGCGTCGTCACGTGCGCCTTTCAGCTCAGCAAGCGCCTCGGACATGAGCGAACACAGCAATAGCACGGCCGCGATCAACTCCTTATCGGTGGCGAGGTAGTGCAACATCAGCAATAGCAGCATTACAGATATGGTTCGTTGTATTATCATCTTGCCCTCCTTTGTAGCATTGCACAGTAGTCGCTCCACTGGAGCAGCCAGATCTCGTAGTCATTGATAGCCGCGCTGGTGTTGTCTCTTAGGCGCACGCTGTTGGTTGTCGTGCTCATGGTTCTGCCTCCCACACTTTATCACACTCCAGGCAAACTAGCCCGCGTTCGCTATCCTCTCCGTACTGCTCGCAGTCAGGACATATTCCTTGACACACCAGACAGGTGGCCTGCTCGTGCTTGCCGATCATCTCGCGAGCCTTTGTCATTCTACCGCAGGTCTCGCACATCAGGTCGTACTTGGCTTTTATTACCGTTTCTAAGCCCTTGATAAGTGGCCCTAAATCGGGCATATCATCCACCTCCTTCTTTGCGTTTGTAGTCATCCTCCAAGGATCTCACCAGCATGTACTCGTTATTCTGGCAGTAAGCCTGAGCAAGATCCGGGAACGGATCCACCGGGTCAGAGAGCAGCTCGTGGTCTGAATGCCCTACGGAGAACTCCTTACCCTGCTTTGTTACGCGGTACCGGAACGGCCGGCCGTCATCGTGGACCGTGGAGTTGGCGGTATGGGCAGGCCCGCTTCTCTCCCAGTCGATTACATCCCACTCCAGCGGCCGGCTCATGATGTGCCGCCCTTGCTCGCCGAGGTGACAAGGCACAGGATAGAGAGCACGGTCAGCACAAGAAGGACCAGGAACTCACCAGCCACACGCCAGGTCCAGCGATTTTCTGAGAGGGCGCGTGGGAACATCAGGATTACTGCCACTATGCCGAACATACCAACCATCAGCTGTCTCCTGTTATCTGCTTCACGTCTTTGATATACTGGTGCGCCGCAATGTACTCCTTGTGGGGAGCACCTTCCGCAACAAGAGCCCAGTGGTGGTACAGCTCTCGGAGCTCCGCTATCACTGCCGCACGCCCTTCTTCATAGCCCTTCTTGTTGACGTCAGACAGCTGCTGCTTAAGCAGTCGCGCCTCATGCTCCGCCTTGCAGGCGTGGCAGCCCGGGTCACAGCACTGCTCAGCCTCAGCCGTTTGTGGTGTATGCAGCACGGTAGCTACTTTGCAGGCTTGGCAGTCCGGATCGTCGCATGGCTCTCTGATGACCTCTGTTGGGTCAGGCCTGGCGGCCTCAACGTCGAGCGCTTCGTAGAAGCTCTCCTCCCAGAGCTCCAAGCTGTGGCTCATCACGAGGTGCTCACTCTTACCAGCCCAATCATCGCAGATAGCGTGATACTCCTGCCAGTCTGAGTCTGTGAAGAAGTCCTCCAGCACATAGTCAGCAGCCTTAGCGCGCATGTCCTCCTCATGCCAGCCCATGCCCACAGCTGTCCGTGCTGCGTCTTCAACCGCCAGGAACGCCGGGTTCTGGCACACAGCCTTGTCCTCCTCCCATAGGTGGAAGACACAATTGCCGCAGTGCTTGGCCAGATTCGCACTGCGGTAGTCCTTAGCTTTGCTCATCAGAGACCGACCTTGCCGCACTTCACGCAGTGCTTGTCGGGTACGTGCATGTAGGCGCACTCGCCTGCAGCGGAGAGATGCGTGGGGCACAAAGCTGCCTTGTAGCTCTCAATGTCCCGGTCCAGCATGAATCTCGACTCTGTCTCGCGTATCGTCTCAAGCCTGTTGATCGCGCCTTCCAATCCCTGCTGTAGCCGGTCAACCTCAGCCTGTAGCGCTGTGACCTTGTCCGCAGGGGTGCGCCCGCTCTTGCGCTGTACGATCACCTCGTACTCCTCGCCCGTCTTCGGATCACCGAAGCCCAGAGCCAGGTAATTCATCCCCATCTCAGCGAGGCGCTGGAAGTCCATGACCAGCGTCTGCGCCCACGAGTGGAGCTCAGTCTTCTTCGCTTCTTCTAATTTCTCATCCACTGTTCTTCTCCTTCTTTAACACTTCACTAACCCCCCGCTCCTTGATGTGGATCACGTCCACCGGCACATTCGTCATGTCCTGCATAATAGGCAGGCAGTGCTCGCAGAGGGACATGCTGCCCTTGTGGCCGTCCTCGCCATCCTCGCGCTCAAGCACAATGGCTGTGGGGAGGCGGCCGCAACGGCGGAAGGTGTTCGGGCCGAGGGCGAACGCCCCGGGCCTGCTCTCCCCCTGGCATCGGTCAACGTCTACTGGTTCAATCGCCATCTTCGTTCTCCTTTAGTTGATCCTCTTCTATTTGGTCCTGCACGCGTTCACGGATTGTATCACGTAGCGCATATATCTGCGCAGCCTGGTCCTGCAGCTGGAGCTCCACATGATGGCAAACAGTGCTAGCGGTGCCAGTGCGAGCGTGCCAGCTCGCCCGAGCCCAGGGTGTGTTGTTCACCTGGGCTCGTACGTAGGTGTCTTCGCTAATCAGCATCCGCTACCTCCAGCTTCTCCTCTGTCTCGTCGTGGTAGACGCGCCCCTCCGTCCAGCGCTGATGCTCCATTGTCTTATTCTCCAGGTTATAGGTGATGTCATCACCATAGTCCTCACCGGCGCCAGCGCCGCCATAGGAGTATACCTTCCAGGCCCACTCCTCCACAGCTTCGTAGAAGTCTCGTGGTTTGTGCGGGTAGCTAATAACCTCATCACAATGTATGCAAACATAGCCACGATCAGACTTTTGGCCCGCCCTCCGGCAGGTGCGGCACACCGAGTGATACAGCCACGGTGCGGACTCTACGTTCAGAAAACCCTCGTCACTACCCCCAGAGAATTGCAGCCGCAGCTGTAGGACGCCCATGTCCAGCGCCATCTGGTGTATCTCTTTACTTAATGGCTGTATAGTCATTCTTCTACCTCCAACGCTAGTACTGTGGTTGTGTGCACGCGCAGCATCCAGCTCTCAGGGGTCTTGCCCATCGGGGTAGTCCAGTCCTGAATGGTGGGGATGAAGCCGCAATCCTCCATCACGTGCTGCTCCGCAATCATCTTGACTGCGACACGGGTGTCTGCTGAGTTCGTGATCGCGTGTCCGAACTTCTCAATCATTTTCGTCCTTCGTGTGTTGGTCTGGTCTCACTAATCCTTGGTACTCTTACCTACTCTACCCTTGCATCTGGTCAATCACTTGGTCCTCCACCGAAGTATGTGTAGCCTTAGCTACGTGGTGGGCTGCTATAGCCCACACTAGATTATGCACCTGGCCGCGGACGTAAGTATCTTTGCTAATCATCAGCGTCCTCCTCTAGTTGGTCCCACATTCGATCCTGCACCTGAAGATGCACATCCGCAGCAATAGCGCGGTACACCTTATCCTCCACGCGGTGATGCACACGCCCCCACGTGTGACACCACGCTTGACGATGCGTGGAGGCCCACCGCTGTCGTCGTACTCGATCGTACACTTCAGCTGATACGTTAATCATCGATGTCCTCCGTTAGTTGATTCCCGAGTTGGCGCTCAACGTGGAATGCCACCTGGGTATGAAGTGAGGTATACACCTGATCTTCCACTTGGCGGTGCACACGATCCCACGTGCCGCGCCACGCCTGGAGGTGTACTGAGCTCCAGTGCTGCTCACGAACTCGAAGCTGTACTTCAGCTGATACGTTAATCATCGATGTCCTCATCCAGTTGGTCCCACACCTGGCCCCACACGCTGACCCGCAAGCGGGGGTGTACTTCGACGAAGGTCTGCCAGTGCACAGCATCCCGGGGCTGCAGGCGAACGTAGGAATTCACGTGTCTCCGTGAGCGGGCGTAAAGCTGTGTGCTCACTCGCTCGTCAACTCTAACTGATACGTTAGTCATCGTGATCCTCCTTTAATTGATCCTCCAGCCGGCGCAGCAGAGCATGGCTCACCAGAGCGTCCGCCTGCGGCCACGCCGGGTGTCCGATAAGGCAGACTACCTGTGCACACATGGTCAAGTGCACTCGGTCCAACACCAGGTCATCTACCCGTTCTCGCGCGCTAGCCAGCTTCATGGGCGTCCTCCTCTAGTTGCTCCCACACTGCGCCGCTCACCTGAGCTCGAACTCGCAGCTGCACCTTCGGCTGCGCTTGCTGGCGTAGCCGGGCTACCACAAGGCAGTCTGCCGGGGCTATCACCTGGGCCCACACTGAGTCCATCACCTGGCGGAGCACTTCATATTTCACGCTGGTCATACTAGCCCGCAGTCGGAGTAGCCCAGCTCCTTAGGAGACTGGCCATTCGCTACCTGCACGATCTCCTCAGCCGTTACCAGGCCTTTGTTGGCCAGCAGCTGCATCAGGCGGGCAGTGACTTCAGCAGATGCAGTCGCGCGGGCGGTGACTTCTGCAGACTCTCTTAGCCGGCGCTTATGCCGGCGATTGGCTGCCTTTTGTTTATCTATCGGGTTAGTCTTCATCAAAGATACCCTCCTCCTCAGGCGTGAGCGGCACCGATACCAGCTGGAAGAGGCGAAGCATACGCAGGATGCGCTTGTCGCCTTCCGCTGGCAGGATCCGTGTCTCGTGGGTCTCGTGCAGCCACATGGCAGCTTCGTAGTGAATGGGCATTGCATAGATCCCGGGCTCTGGATCCTCTACCATAACCGACACGCGGCAGTGGATCTCTTTGCTACCTTTGCCGGCGCCAGATGCGATTGTGATGGGCTTGTGTATCAGCACCCGGCAGGGCGCGTCGTCTGTAAGGTCGGGGTTCTCCCCGCTGCGGTCGAAGAGATACAGCTCTCCGCTCTCATTGTTGCGGGCGAACCGCAGCTGGTCGTCATGATGGCCTCCACGGCCACCGGGCTCACCGAGGTAAGTCCATTTACTTGTGCTTTCTGCTCTCATTATCCTTTCCTTTATATTTGAACTCATGTCTAATCCCCTCAGATATCCAGCCAAGTGCTTGGCTGAGTGCTGGTACTGGGGAGAATGCGGGTGTTGACCCTCCCCAGGGTATATGCTGTGAGGTGTCTTCGTACACCCTGTGGGCCAGATTGTACCTGACTGGCTGGTTAACGGACATCATCTTCATACATCCTCCTCTAGCTGCAGGATTGGGGCGCTCAAGACTGCCTGCAACAAGGCGGTCGCGGGATCATCGCTCATCGGGCCCAGTGCCAGCGTGCCCGTCTTCCCTTTATGGTAAACGCTCAGTTTGGCGGTCGTCCACAGCCCGCGACAGATGGTTGACTTGATAGCCTTCCGTGCTGGTGCTCCTATCTTCATAGCATGTCCGCCTCCAGCTGTCGTTTGAGTGTGTTGTTCGGCCTATCACGGGTCCCGTGGTGTACTTGAGCATCTCTCCTTATTCGATGAGAGGGGCAGCCATCGGGTATGGTAGCGAGAACCTTCGACCATGCCCGATGCCCTAGCTGCGTATAGATGCGTGGCTTCATATAGAGCTCTAACTTCTTATCACTGCGGCGCCGTGTGCTAATCAGCTTCATGTGTCCTCCTTCAGTTGGTCATTGATGTGTCTCTCTATGGTAGCGGTGAACGTCCGCCGGGCGGCCCACTTACTCGTCATAGTTACCGCGCTACTGCGTTGAAGGAGGGTCTCGCAAGCACCCGTGCTACGCTCTTGGCGGACCTGCACCGAGACATGATTGCTAAGCTTCATACGTCCTCCCGCAGTTGATCAGCTTCTGCCTCGCGGAACGGTGTGTGGGCGCGCCATACTTTGATGCGCATAGCCCTGATCGTGGTTGCCCATGGGACAGGGCACACCTGGCTATCTAGGAAGTCGCTAGGCGCAGGGCGGAGCTTGCACACCCCGCCGAAAAGCTGCATGTCTCCCAGCTTCATGCGTGCCAGCCCCACGTGCCGCGTTGCTTAAGAATTACCTCAGTAGCGATCTCCGCAGTGAAGAGGGTGGCGGCTTGAACCGGCTCAGCAAGCTCCTCGACGAGCTGCGTCTCCACATACATAGAGATCATCTCCGGGATGCCCGCAGGGATGACTTGCCCCGTTACCTGTTTAATAACGCTATTCATGCATCCTCCGCTAGTTGGTCCTCGATGTGATTCTCTGTGATGGTCGTCCCTGCCCGTGGCGCTCTCCACTCATTAGCCATATCGATCGCCATGCCTTCCTGCAGTAGGCAATCGCAAGCGGCGTTGCTGAGCTTATGGCGAACCTGTGCGAAGACTGCGTAGCCCAGCTTCATATGTCCTCCTTCCGCACCTGGCGGGAGATCTCTGCGCGTGTCTCCCTCGCTACATCCCAACCACCGTTACCCATACTCGCGATCACCACTACCCGTGGGCCTGTGTCTACGTGATCAGACAGCGCTGGGAAGCTCTTGGTGCTGCTCACCTGCTCGACAACACTCTTTAGTTGCATATGTCCTCCTCTATCTGATCCTCAATGAAATCGATCGCTAATGAGATGCTCCAGTACTCGTCCTCAAGAGCCTCGTCGCCTGTACCGTCTATAGCCTCAGCCACATAGCGCTTGATGCTGCGGGTGGCAGATAGCTCCTGGAGTTTCTGGTCTACCTCGAAGAGGGCGCCGGGCATACGCTCACCCAGCTTCATGTGCCAGCTCTGCTGTTCCAGGCGTCGCAAATGCCCAGCGGCTCGACGGCGATATCCGAGTAGGCTCCGGACTCACACTCGCCCATGACCTCACAGATGGCCATGCGCTCTGGCTGCTCCTGGGCGCCCAGGTATCCTCCGAACACGCAGTTGGCGCAGCAGGGGATACCCGTCTGTTCTTTGTATCCTCGTGGCTTCATATGCCCTCCTCGCTAAGTGTTTACATGTTATCGTTTAAGTAGGTTTCACAGGCTAAATGCTCACATATACCCTGCTGAAAATAAAAAGGGCCAGCAACCTGAAGAATGGTTGCTGGCCCACGGGTCTGGCGAGAAACTTAGTCGCGCACGTCCCGGTATGCGTCAGGAGAGTACTCCTGCTGTTGCACCTTCTGGTACTTCCCTGCTGGAAGTTCCACGGTGTCATGCTCATCATGGGTGAGTGCGCTGGGCTTATCCAGCTCGAAGAAGATGTCTTCTCCGTACTCTTCCTTGAGCGCTTCGGCCACCTTGCTGTTACCTACCACGGTGTGGTGGTGGCCAGTGGTCTCGCCATAGGCAAGCACCAGCTGATCGGCGTGGTTGTACTTCTTCATCTTGCTGCTGTCAACTCCCTTAGGGAATTCGTCCAGTGCAACGACGAGCACGTCGCCTTGACGGTAGATCTTCTGTTTCGCCATTCTCTTCTCCTTGTCCGTTTGTTTGTGTTGTTGAGGCCTCTAATCTAGACCCACTTTTTAACTATTACCACTACCTGAGGGGGGTCCTCCTATTTCTCCCCACCTGCATTTCTTGCACCTATATAGGTGAATTTTTATGACTATCAAGCTCGATTTCCGTCTTGATACTGTCTCCTTCTCGGCTTACGCCAACCCACGGGCCTGGCTGTAGCTTGTACTTGACGAGCCACCATAAATCCTCATCCACCAGGTCCTTGGCCTGAGAGCTGATGCCCAGAGCCTGGAACGGGCAGTTGACCGCTCTGCGCCTGGATGTGCTCCTTGTTACCTTCATGGGGGTGTGTCCTTCTTCCAGTCGTCGTGTAGTTGGCCGAGCACCGGATCAGGCAGCACCAGTGCTCGTTGCTGATCGACTCCTGTCTTTCTGCGGGCCAGGATCCACAGTTCAACGGCGTTACGAGGCATGGCCTTCTCAGCTTTGGTGCCGAGCCAGTGCAGCCCGACTTTACATCGTGCAGACGTCATAGCCACGTCCAGGTGTCGACGAACACCTGAGTAGCCACCGCATTGGACACGTGCACAACTAAGCAGGCGCTTGGGTGGCGGACAAATGCTTCGCGTATTGCTGACCTGGGTACATCTCTGCGCAAGGGGTATCTGAGTTTCGCTTTCATCTGGCCTCCGCTAACTCTTGTTTTTACAGGTATCGGCTTCATGATCGTATCTCCCACCCCCAGCAATCCGCTCGCATCTGGTCCCACACCCCATTGCGGGATTGCAGGGCGATACGCAGAGCCGCTGGGGGCATGAACTCTCCGCGTGTTTGCGTAATTAGTGTAAGGTCCTCTTCTAGGTCTGGGACATTGCGTATGGCACCATAGTTCACCCTTTGCACCACTGATATCAGCTTCATTGCCATGCATCCCCCTTCCAGTCTACCCACATCTGGTTGTTCATCATATGGTATGGCTGCCCTCCCGGCCCCATTATGATAACCTGAGCGAGATGGGTTCGTGTATGCTGCCAGGACTGCCAAAGTTCCTCCGGCACGTTGTGTGGTGTGCCGCCCACGTAGAAGCTGCGGAGCTGCTTCCCCGCATCAAGCTTCACTGATTTCAGCTTCATGCGTCCTCCTCGGCGTCGGCCCACATCTGGCCGATCGCTGCGTCAAGCACCAGCTCTACAGCATGGAAGGTGCTTGGCCAGGGCTCGCTATGCATCAGCCTGTCCTTTACGCGCCACCACTGCGTCGGGCCGATCGGCTTCGTACGTACCCAGATGTGACTGGAGGAGCGAAGCCGCAAGCCGCCCCCGAGCTTCGCTGATTTCAACTTCATAGGCTATCCCTCTTTATATCGATGCAGACCTCAGCCATCACTGCGTACCTGGAGCTCTCGGTACTGCCTATATACTTCAGCACCGCTGCCTGCCTCGTCCATGGTGGTCTCCGTTTTACCCGGGGTACCGCGTCATTGGCGGGGCGGATTCTGCGGATGTCCTCGCGTATTACTGGTTTCAGCTTCATACTGAGTTCCCCCCGCCGCTGATGCGGCGAAGACGCGGGTAGTCAGCAACAACGTCATCGCGTATCTGGCGCAGGAGCGGCTGGCGAGACAAGCCATCCCCGGACCAGACTCTCACGACTAGGGATGGTGTATCGATCGTGTGTTTTACCGCCCGGTGCACGCCTTGGCGTGCACGGGATCGGGCACAACTGCGGAGAAGCCCGCTTTTCTCTTTAGCTATTCTCATGGCTGGTCCTCCTCCGCCCAGATGGGGTGCTTGTCGTAGTAGTAGGTCGATTCTTCCATTATCGCCCATATGATGGTCTCTATCTCATCCAGGCTCCACAGTTCGTGATCAGCCAGCAGGTCGATCTGGCCACCTACTAATTTGCGCCTGAGCTTCACCTCGGGTCGGCCGAGCTCGAGCATCACGCTGTTCAACTTCATGTGTCCTCCTTTAATTGCTCACGCACACCGCGCCATACGACCACATTATGCAACGCGAGCTCTGCGTAGTGATCTCGCAGATCGTGGTGGCGTGTACACCGATTAGGCTTATGGGTGACCTCAACGTGTACCGAGTAATGCACTGAGTGGTTCAGCTTGCGTCCAGCTTTTGTAACAGTCTCACTCAACTTCATGTGTCCTCCAGGTGTGTGTCATCGAGGATGGCGTGCTGCACCTCATTTATGAGGTTGGTTCCTATGACAAGACTCAGTAACAGGCCAGGGCTCGTCTTGAGGGTCGGCCCCCAACTGGCTCGTACCGCAACATAAACTTCTGAGGAGGGGCCGTAGGTCGTCGTCGCCTGATCGCCCAGCTTCATTCCCAGTCCTCCGCGTGACCCCAATCCGCCCCCATCTGCGCCAGCGCCTCGTGGCGATTAGCCGCGATGGTGTGCCCGATCCCGCGCATAGCAATACCTTCGGCAGCGGCTATCCAGGAGCTTTCGGCTACAGCGATGGCTACGCGCTCCTGAAGGCCGTTGCGGTTATGGCTGTCTACCCATACTTTGACAGGCAGCCATCGGCGTGAAATGGTTGTCATGGGTACCGCCTCCAGTCATCCGTCAGCGCTTTGCGAATGTCTTCGCGGTTGTCGGCAGTAACGTGGGGGATGCCTTTGGAGACTTTCTCCCAGGCCTCGTCGGCGACGGCGCGGTCCACGGCCCGGTGGGCAGCGTTATGCCCTTGTTGACTTACCCGTGATCTGGAAGAAACCCATAGGCGTGAGATAGCTGGCATGGGTACCGCCTCCAGTCATCCGTCAGCTGGGCGCGTAGGCGTAGCTGCTCAGGTGTTCGGGTTATCATCCCATCCTTGTGGTTGTTGACAAGTCTTGCCAAGGTTAACCACCAGAGCTCCTCGTCCAGGCCCTCAAAGTGTGGGTAAGTAATGTGGGTGACCGACGAGGCCTGGCTGGCTGCACGCTGTACTGAGCTGCCTAGCTTACACTTCACGGGCATCCTCCTCGAGTTGATCGGCGACTATTCGTATTAGGTCAGGAGATAACACCTCCTGGATGAGCTCCACCACCAGCTTGGTATAGCTTTGGTTGCTGACGCGACCTCTGATAGCGAAGCGTGCTAACCCCTCTACAGGGTGCCAAACCTTGTGGCGACACTGGTTTACATGTTTAACCTTCATCTTTAATCCCTCGCCTTACCTCTTGCTCAATCGTTAGCGCCAGTATCAGAAGGCCTGGGGGTTGCGGGGAGTACTTCTTCTGGGCAGCGTCAACGGCGATTGCGCCTACACGGGCGTTTAGCCCCGCGTGTCCGAGGTGTTTGCGTATTGATCTTTCAACCTTCATGCGTCCTCCTCGATTTGGTCCATTACCGCATTAAGCTGGGGGTGAAGGTCATCCCGAACCAGCAGAAGCTCTCGGCTGTACTGGCTTGGGCGCGCGGCTCTAATAGCTGTGTGGGCGGCTATCATCTTACAGTCCCGCACCTCGTGCTGGCACATATCCATATGGCTAACCTTCACCTGTCACCTCCAGCAGCAGTCGAAAATCGATCGCCGCTTCTTGTTTATGTTATCTCTTTGCGCCTCCAGCCGAGCAATGTACCGCCCCATCTTCGCACGCTTTGCTGCGTGTAGATAATCCTCGGCGCGCAGTGAGCGGTTGCGGAGCTCCGAGGTGGGCACAGCCTTGATTTGCATTAGTTTTAATCCTTTAGTTTCGGCGGCGGATCTCGGTAGCGATAACGTCCCCTACGTGACGGCCGCCCGTTGAATCGAAGAATCGCTGCGGGTTCGTTTTCCTCGTGAACAGCGGCCCCGCCCCTATTATTATCCCGCTGAAAATATGGTCCTTAAGGTTGCGATCGATCAGGCCCTTCTGTGGGCAGGTTAATCTCATTACATACCCTCCCAAACTAGCTGGTGGAGCAATTGTCTTAATGGTTGTGTACCTGGGGTGCGGAAAGCGCCGAACTCGGTAGCGACCTCGTTGAACACCGCAAAGCCATACGGCGCTATCACGTTCTTGCGCAACTCCGCATAGAGGCGGAGGCGCTGACGTATAAACTTGTCTGTCTCTATCTTCATTTGGCGTCCTCCTCTAGTTGGCCGCTTTGGCTATTTGTGATTGGGTGGAACAGTGGTGCTGGGAATGCCAACCTTCTCCACCTATCCACCGTGGCAGCATCGTGCATGATGACGGCGTTGCTGGCGGGCGAGTCAAAGCACAGCTGCGTTATTGTCTTCCCTGCGGACTCTCCCAACTTCACAGGAGCACCTGCCCGTTCCAGTCCCTGGGCTTTGGCGCGACATCGATAAGCAGCTGATCTCTAGCAGCATCCCGCACATCCTGCAGCAGTATGGAGAAGAGGGGCGCCAAAGAGGCACCATTAAGTAGACGCCTATCCGCCTGGTGGCACGCCATCGAGACGCGGTGGCGGGGATCCTCTTGTATACGGCCGCGCTCACTCGTGTATCCTAATCTCATCGCCATAGATTTGCCCTCCTCCCTGTTACGTCTTCCTGCAGTTTGTCCTCTATCTCATAGATCATCCCGTCAATCTGTCCCTGCGCCATCAGCTCCACGCTGCCGATCGGCATGCTGTGAATGTGACCGTTGTTGGTGCGTGGGATTAAATCGTAGCCCTGGCGGGTAGTTGCCTTGATGTGGTCTCGGCGAGTCGGCCCCAACCTCGTAACAGCACCTCCCCGTCCCATAGCTCCGCGCCCAGCTGGTGCGCAATTTCATGGGCATGATTGGCGATCGGGTGGAGATATCTTGAGACAGCGCCGGGGCGCATCGTGGCTGGGTGCGGTCCTCCAGACAACAGGTCTGGGGGTGCGCAGACAGCGGCTCCTTCCTGGACCTGCCGATACACCTCATACTTCATTGTCGGTCCGAGCTTCATCGTATAGTTCCTCATGTATCGCCTCGCGATGGCGGTCGGGGTGAATGAGATTCGACCACAGTTCCAGTGTAAAAAGTCCATTGATCGCCAGGTCGCTGGCGTACATTCGCTGGTTAACCTTGGGCGTGACTTGCTGCTTTAACCTCATAAGATTGCGCCTCCAGTAGTTGTCGTTCCTGCTCTCGTCTCTGCGCATGCCCCACCCAGAATTGGTCGTGGTGGCTCACAATAATCGTGGCTGATCTCCCGCCTGGGGTGATAACCACTGCATGTATAACAGCGTTCTTCATGCATCGTCCTGTAATTGGTCGGACAGTTGGAGCACAGTCGCAGAAGATCTTGGATCAACTGCCTGCGCTGGAGCTTCCGCGTGTAGCGCCTCGTAAAGTTTTATATGGTACGCCCGCAAGACGTCGCAGGTCGAATCCTTATACACATGCTCCTCTGAGATCCTGGCCGACGATCTCTGGATGGCACGCTCCTTCACTTCTACTCTTCGTCGAATTAACTGCATATAATCTCCAAATCGCTATCCCAGGACCACCATTGCAGCGGCCCTGGGATAGCAGTTATATCAGGTTTCTACGGAAGGATCGTAGGTTTCAGCCGTCCGGTGGAAGGTAGAGGCAACAGCGTCATGTGCCGTCTCACACCCCGGACGTACCCGAATCCAGTAATCCTTATAATGCCCGTCTGGCTCAGGTGTGCTGTTCACCACCTTCACCATACAGAGAGGTTCGTCGTCCTCAAGCTCCTTCTCGTAGAGCTCCCCCCAATCGTCCTTGTGCACCAAGCGGGCACCAGACTCCTGGATGAACTTCTCTGTGCCGAGGAACTCCATCATAACACGGCGGATCTCTGCATTCTCCTCATCGAGGATGTCCTGAGCAGTGATCTTGTCCTTCTCTTCGATGATCTTGCGCGGCACACGCACGCCGTTGACGCTCCATACGCCCCAGCCATCATCAAAGATCAGAGCAGCACCTTCTGTGTTGTGCAAGCGACCTTCATCATCACGGTGCAGCTCAGTAGGCAGCGGTGTGACGATACAAGCCTCCTCGAACGGGTAGAACCAGCCCACAGCGGCTTTGGCCGCGTCCATGAGCGGAAGCAGCTGCTTGCATTCCTCAATGCCGGCCTCCATCCAGAACTCGTAGAAGCCCAGCCAGGCCGCGTCGTGAGCACCGTAGCAGGCAGCCCCATTGTGTACTGTGTCCAGGGTTTTGTCCTTGCACAGTGCCCGCAGGTCCGGCGTCTTATCGTCAACTGTCATTGAGCGAATGTCGAACGAGGTGGCCCCGTCGGCGCCGTAGCCTTCAACCGTGGTCAAAGAGACATCGGCCTCTTTCATGGGGTGGTCTTCGTTGTCCTGCAGCAGGTTGATGAGCGCATTGGCCGCCATTGGTGACGTCAGATGCAGGATGTGCTGGGGCGGCTCGAGCCCGCCCTCTTTGTAGATGCGAGCCATCAGCTCTGGCACCATGGTCTTGTCGTACTTGCGAGTCTGCAGTCCAATCGCAATCCAGCGATCACGGAACTCAGGTATCGCCGCCTCCTGCTCAGGCGTCAACGATTCGATCTTCTTATTTTTTGCTTTGGTAGGCTTTGCCGCAGCGTCAGCCAGCGCGTTTGGTGTAGTCGATGGTTTGGCGCCGCCAAGATCATCGGACATTTGGTCATTTATAGCATCAGTCATTTTCGTCTTCTTCCTTACTCGTGTGGTTCTTGTTGTCGCTTGTCGCAGGCGTTCTGCCACCCGCGTCCGTAAGCACACCCCAGACGCGGGGTTGTGCCTTCTTGATCTTCATCTTCTCCTTCCTCCTAGGTCTTCTTCTATTTGGTGGTCTACAAGCATGAGCATGCGGCCAAACATGCCCAATGGCTGCCCTAGCAGCATGCGCCCACGGACCTGTGTGTACTTGCCTGAGCCGTACAGTACCTTATGGGCCACGCCTAGTCTGTTGTGCTTTATGATTTGTTTAACGGATTTCATATGCCCGCCCGCGCCCTGTACACTTCGGCGTGGACGTGATTCCGTACGTTCCTCACACCCACGTTCAGCTGCCGAAGAGTGTAGTTCGCCTTCTCCCAAGGCTGTTTGAACACTTGACTCTTCACGGTAGCGAACGGGTTGAGGTATACGATGACCCTCACTGAGCCGAGCTTCACGGCTTTGACGTACCTTTGCCCTTCCTCTTGTTGTCCCACTCCCTGGCACGCTTCACGGCGTTAGTCGCCAGCTGCAGCAGGTCCTCTGGTTCCCATTCATGCTCCTCTTTCTTCGTTGTGAAGACCACGACGCCGTTAGGCTTCACGAAATAATCAGCTGTCTCTTTGTCTGCGCTCTTCAAGCGGCGGTTGGTGCGGAGAGCCTCCAGGTACAGGATCTGCTCTGCTACCGTCCGGAGCGCCGAGTGGCTTACCAGCTGCTTGCGTTGGCTTAACGAAAGCTCATCTGACCAGCGCACCAGCCGGAAGTTGCCGGGATCGACGCCGAGTATCGCAAGAGACAGCTTCTCGTCAAGAGTCTTAAGCTGGTCAGCGATTGAGAGGTTCCGCAGCATGTGGGGCTTGTGGATCATCGCGCTGGGGCCGAGGCGGGGGTCCAAGCTTCCTCGACCTACCTTCTCAAAGAGGTTTAGGCTATGTAGCGAAAGGCCGGGGAGGCGGCTGCGGATGTAATCCCTACCGTCAGTACGGCCGTCGATGAGCTCAACAAAGTCCTCGGAGATGGATTTCCAGTCGCCTGACATTGCCTTCATACGGGCGATGGCCCTGGCGAGGATCTTCTTGCACTGTTCGTCTGTCAGCTCGATTTTCTGCTGCTTGGGTTCGTTGTTTTCTTCGTTGTTTTCTGCGGAGATAGTCATTTTTCTTATTCCTTGTTCGTTTCGTGTCGTTTTTATCGTTTCGTTGTAAGACTGTCTTCTTCGTGGGCCTATTGGCCGTGGCGGCGATCCCAGGCTCTGATCCTCTCCAGGTGCGACGGGGTCATGTTGGCGAGGCGGTGAGCGTGTTTACGGTCGTTCTTCTCCTTTTGTTGTTCTGGGGTGAGGTCGCTATCGCTGCAGCGATTGATGAGATGAGCGCGGCGCTGCCGCATGTTGATCTTTCTGCGTTGTTCTGGGTTCATGATTCCTCCTTATACTGTTTCGTTGATTAGATCTGGAAGGGCCTCAATGAGGCCAAGAATCTCAAAGTACTCGTTTGTTTGTTGCTGTTCGTGGCGGAGGTCCTGGGCGTAGGCTCTCCTCCTCTCCACCTGCTCTGGGGTCATGTTGGCGCGACGGGCCTGGGCCCTTACCCTCTCCACCTGCTCTGGGGTCATGTTGGCGCGACGGGCGCGGGCTCTGTTCTTCTCTAGCTGCTCTGGGGTGAGGTTGGCGATGCGTTTGCGGGCTCTCTCCTTCTCCCGCTGCTCTGGGGTGAGGTTGGCGACGCGGTAGCGGGCGTTCTTCCTCTCCCGCTGCTCTGGTGTCATGTTGTCGCGGTGGCGGGTGTTCCGCTTATCCACCTGCTCTGGGGTCATGTTGGCGATGCGGCAGCGGTCTCTGTCCTTCTCCACCTGCTCTGGGGTGCGGGTTTGGCGTCGTCCGCGATCATAGGCCCTCTGCTTCTCCACCTGATCTGGGGTCATGTTGGCAATGCGCTGTTTAGCGTTCCGCTTCTCCCGCTGCTCGGGGGTGAGGTTGGCGATGCGGTGGTGGCGGCTCCTCCTCTCGCGCTGACACTCCTTATGATATTGCGCGCGGTAGCCACGCCCCTCCTCCAAAGGCTCGCCGCAATGCTTACAGGGTCTCATGATTCCTCCTTATACTGTTTCGTTGATTAGATCTGGAAGGGCCTCAATGAGGCCAAGAATCTCGAAGTATTCGTTTGTTTGTTGTTGTTCGCGTTGGCGGGCACTTTGGCAGGCCCTCCTCTCCGCCACCTGCTCTGGTGTCATGTTGGCGACGCGTTGGGGGGCCAACCGCTTCTCCCACTGCTCTGGGGTGAGATTGGCGCGGCGGTTCCCGGCCCTCTGCTTCTCCACCTGCTCTGGTGTCATGTTGGCGATGCGGGAGCGGGCGTTCTTGCTCTCCCGCTGCTCTGGGGTGAGGTTGGCGGTGTGTTGGCGTTTGTAGGCGTTCCACTCCTCTCGCTGCTCTGGTGTGCGGTTGGCTCGCCGTCCGCGTTGGTAGGCGTTCCGCTTCGCCCGCTGCTCTGGGGTCATGTTGGCGCGGTTGCGGGCCTGCCTGGAATTCTCCGCCTCCCACTGCTCTGGGGTGAGATTGGCGCGCCGGCGGCGGGCGTTGATCTTCTCCCGCTGCTCAGGGGTGAAGTTGGCGATGCGGTTCCCGACCCTCTTCTTCTCCACCTGCTCTGGTGTCATGTTGGCGATGCGGGAGCGGGCCCTCCTCCTCTCTCGCGCGCACTCTTTATGATACTTCGTCCGGTGGCAGCTCCCCTCTTCCAGAGGCTCGCCGCAATGCTTACAAGGTCTCATGATTCCTCCTTATATTGTTTCGTTGATTAGGTCTGGAAGAGCCTCAATGAGGCCAAGAATCTCAAAGTACTCGTTTGTTTGTTGCCGGTTAGCTCGGCATTTGCAGTTGCTGGCCCTCTGCTTCTCCCGCTGCTCGGGTGTTCGGTTGGCGACGCGTTTGCTAGCGTTCCTCTTCTCCACCTGCTCTGGCGTCATGTTGGCGATGCGGGTGAGGGCGTTCTTCCTCTCTCGCTGCTCTGGGGTGAGGTTGGCGATGCGCTGCCGACGACGAGCTCTCTCCTTCTCCTGCTGCTCTGGTGTCATGTTGGCGACACGGGCGCGGGCGTTCTTCTTCTCCCGCTGCTCTGAGGTTGGGTTGGCGTTGCGGGCTCTCTTCTTCTCCAGCTGCTCTGGTGTCATGTTGGCGACACGGGCGCGTGCCCTCGTCCTCTCCCTCTGCTCTGGCGGCATGTTGGCGATGCGTTTGCGGGCGTTCTTCCTCTCTCGCTGCTCTGGCGGCATGTTGGCGATGCGTTTGCGGGCGTTCCTCTTCTCCACCTGCTCTGGCGTCATGTTGGCGACGCGGTTGTGGGCTCTCTTCTTCTCCAGCTGCTCTGGGGTGAGGTTGGCGACACGGGTCCTCTCCCGCTGCTCTGGTGTCATATTGGCGACACGGGTGAGGGCATTCTTGCTCTCCCTCTGCTCTGGGGTGAGGTTGGCGCGCCGGGCGCGATGATGAGCGTTCTTCCTCTCCCGCTGCTCGGGGGTCATGTTGGCGATGCGTTGCCTGGCGTTCTTCCTCTCCCGCTGCTCGGGTGTTAGGTTGGCGATGCGTCGTCGGGCGAGCTCCCTCTCCCGCTTCTCTGGGTCGCTACGTCTAGCACGCCGAAGGTCGTTCTTCCTCTCCCGCGCGCACTCTTTATGACACTTCTTGCTAGTATGACTCCCCTCCTCCAGTGGCTCACCGCAATGTTCGCAAGGTCTCATGATTCCTCCTTTGGCATTAAGCCGGCACGGACAAGCGTCGCCCGCGCCAGCGCTTTTTGGGTGTATAGGCCTTTACCTGACTGCACAGCCAGATACAGGTCACGGAGTCGAAGCTTCAGCTCCTCCGTCGTGGGCTCCGTCGTCTTCTTTGGCACCCTCGTCCTCCTCTGGGTTGTAGGTTAGATACCACTCTGATCCGCTCCATCCGTGCGCAGCATACTGTTCGGTCACATCAATCACCTGATCTGACTGGCCGGATATGTTGAACACAATCTTCGCAGTTACAGTGCGGATCTCGGGGCTGAACTGAACCACCAGTGTTGGCGGAGCGTCCGCACTGGTTGCCAGGAGCGCCCTGAGTGACCGCTCCCAGGTCGCACCAAACGCCGCTTTAGTAAGCGTCGTCAGCGGCATGGGCTGGAGGGCTAGCTTCATCCCGCCTTTGGTCATCTGCATATGAAGCCCAAAAGGCTCGGGGTCCCAGAACTCTCTAGACGTCTCCCAAGGCGCCGGCAGACCGAGCGCCAGACGCATCAGGAAGTCGTTGACCGGCCGGCCAAGTATTGTTTCAAGCTTCATTACTGGGTAGCTCCATAGTTCCTCGGCCTTTTTCACGCCAAGTTCGTTCAAACGTGCTGTGGCTCGTGAGATCGTACTCATATAGAAAATCATCCTCTGCGAAGGTTAACATTATACGCTTCCGGGGTAGAATTTCCGCGCGTACTTGATGGGCGATTTCTGCGACTTTACCCACCGCAGCATGCGCGTGGGTGGGCTGCATGTTGTTGCGGAACGCGTGGCTTATCTCTGACACGAAACGGTGAACTTTGTTACCGAGCCTCACGAATCGTGTCCCGAGTAGTAGTAATGAGCTCATCAGATAGCTGCATCAGCCCGCTCTCCCACAAAGCCATGACGGGTTGGGAAGCGTCATGATCCACGTAAAGCTCCGTTATTGTGTGGCCGGCGCTCACATGTGAAAGATCGTGCAGCACGTCTACGATGTTGTTACATAAGCGCATTTGCGCCTCCTTAATTGTTATGGTCGTCCCAGACGTTTAGATCCACCTCTTCGCGAACCCACATCACTGGGTCGTTGGGCCAGGATGGGTGGCCCGCATAATACAAATCCCCCATCAGATCCCAGGCCGCCTCAGAGGTCGCGTCGACAACCGCGTCCCATGAAAGGTCGCGGGCACTACTGAACTCCGAGTCCGACGTACGAGATAAGTTGCGCTCGACAAGTTTCATTGGCCAGCTGCTCCATTATGGGTGTTGCTACGTGAAGAGGGACCCCCCATGGGCCCCCCTCTGGGTGAGCATATGCGCGGGAGAGCTGCTCCAGTGCTTCATGCGCAATCCGTACATCCACGAAATCCGCCAACGTCGTGTTGTCCGGAAATCGGTCTTTGACGCTCACCACTGAACATTTACCATGGAGCCCTGCTTGCCGGTGATCTTAAGCGCCTTCGGAAGCTCCACCTCCTGATTAGCTTTGAACTTCCGCTTAGTCACAGCATCGTCTCGGCCTGTGGCAATAACCGGCAAGCCCATAGTTTTGGACACTTTGATATAGGGTGCCACGTGTACAAACAGGCCGCCCAGAGGAATCTCTGAGAGCCGCGCTACCGTCTTTTTCTTCGCCATTTCTTTCTCCCTAATCGAGGATCTCATGCCCGTGCTCAGCTGTCATCTGATCTTCTACCGGGTGCACCACTGTCCTCAGATGATGCTGCATTCCTAAATGCGCCTCCATCAGGAGTCGCTTTGCTTGTCCGTTCTCCGGCAAGGCCAGCTCGGCATTCAGCCACGGCCTTGAACGGAGCTGCAGCTCAAGACGGCTGCTCTCCACCGCCAGGCTCCTCCCCGGCTGGCCCGTCCCACTGAAACCCGTGCTTTTTCGCCATCTCACGACTCACATCTTGAATCATGGTCTTCAGCGTGAGGTGCGCCTCGACGAGCACCCCTGGCTCTGTCTGGATCAGATCCTGCACATCGCTCACAAGCTTCTCCATATCACGCATCTCTGCGGCTAAGGAATACTTCTGATCCTTTACAAACATCTTCTTAAGCAGCCGCACCTCCCGCTCGAGCTCCTCGTAGCTTGGTCGGCGGAGGAAGACCTTGCCGTCTACGTATGTGGTGGTAGTCATCGTCGACTCGGGAAACACCTGCTCACGCAGATAGTTCCAGAAATCATTGTGACGGTGGTAGTGATCCTTGTTCGCCAGCTTGACTGCGAGTGCGCTGACGTGGAGGTTCTCCTCCAGCTCATCTACCATCGCCCGGTGCTCTTCTGGCACTACCAGTACTTCCGGCAGCAGCTGTGACTGCTTCAACTTCTCAACTACTTCGTCTTTTTCACTCATAAGAGTCCTCTTTTATGTCGTCCATCAATGGTCTTGTGACGTGTCGCCACAACTCAGATTCTGCTTCGGTGTACGGATTGTACACCATTTCCTTCCATACCTTTTGGGCCTTGTATCGTCCTCCCCTCACGCCACGCCATATTGCCGCTTGTATGTTGGAGGCAAGCATCTCCCGCACCTCCCAGATAACTTCGTTTTTAACGGCGCCCGTTCTGAGGGAACACTGAACCTGTCTTCGCATCCCTAAAATCCTCCACTAGTTGGTTGTCCAGCGCCCAGTCGGGATTGGTGGCGCGTATGATAGCGCGCTTAAGGCCGAACCAGGACCCGCGCCAAATCTTGGAGGTAAGGAACGGGTTATCGTTACTACTGCCGAGATTCCTGCATAAACACCGGGCAGAGGCAGCATCTTTGACCGGCCTACCCAGACGCGGCATTAGTATCCTCCAACAGTTGTCGGTCCATGCTCTCAATGATAATGCGGAAGGTGAAATCCGGCTGGAGCCTAAGCTGTGCGTAGGATTCAGCCACATGGATTTTGTTGAGTTTCGGGTGATTTTGAATTACTGCCGCCATCACCCCGTCCCTGTCTGCAAGCGCAGATGATACGCCCCGCATCAGTCCTCCTTCGATTTGTCGTACTGGTTGATACCCCACACCAACGCCCGCAAGCACCAGATGAAGTGGTAGGTGTAAATCCACCCGCAGAGGCCTTCGCAGTCGTAGAAGTTGTACTCTTTGAAGCTGAAGTTGTGCGCGGCTTGATAAGCCTCGTACTCATTCTCGTGATGGCAAAGTACCTCACGATCCAGCTCCGCCTGCAGGTCCTCGGGGACGACATCCAGTTCCCAGTAATTCTTGATGTACTCACGCACTGTGTCATTGAACGTGTCGACATCAAACGCCTTGATCCCGTTGCCTCTCATGCGGGTTTGGCTGGCGATGCACTTCTCTTCCCAGTAGCCGGGATTGATGCGATCGCCTCTGAAGAACTTGAACATGTCATCGACACGCGTAAACACATACGTTCCCATGTCCCCAGTGTAGCAAAGATGCCCACGCCAAGTAATGAGGTCGAAGTACATGTCGGTTGTTTCCGGCTTCTTAAACCGGAGGTGTCGACTAAGGCCTTCATCCCTGATAACAATCATCTGGTGTGCTTCCACAGCCTTGTTAAACAGCTCCTCGGTGCACTCATATTTCATCGTCGTCCTCCAGGTTGTTGATGTCTTCGTTAGGGAATCCGAACGCTTCGTATACGCTCTCTGGAACCATACAGCAGCGCTTTTTGATGATCCCTTCAAGCATTTCGGGAGGCTCGATGGGGAGCTTGCGAGCACCCTCTTCAGTGAGTACGCACATTGGGCCTGTCCGCTCTGGAATGACCCGCTTATACAGGTTCTGATGGTGTCGGTTGTTTGGATCCAGCCCCTTGTTGTACGACTGAGCTTCAGCGTACTTCTCGAGGTCATCTTCCTTTACGGACACAAACATTACCCCGAGCTCCTGGTGGCCCAGGCATTTGTCGCAAGGGTCCATATCCATGATGGTGTTCATGGGCATTTTCCCGTCCTTAAAGCCCATAGACTTAGCCATCTTCTCACCAGCGGCGCCTGTGAGGATGACCTCATTCTTTTCTCCTCCACACCACCAGCAGGTAGATACTGTCGGGTTTAAGCAGTGATCCTTGCTCAACCGCATTGGGGCACCTCCACCAGCACCTTGTACACCTGCGTAGTTACAAATGAGGAGACCTTGCAAGCTCTGCGAGGCTTGGCAAGCTCCACAACGCCGGCTTCCACCAGAGCATCGACCACGGCCGTACCTTCGGAATAGTCCTTGAGCAGGACCTCGTCCTCAGCCAATTTTATCCCCGGTACGTTAATGGTTGCCACAGCCTCAGGCATCCCATCCTCTACACTGATCAGGCGAATCGCTAAGCGATCACCCTCGCAGTAACGACTCATCTGCACTTCACACTCTCTTCCTCGTAAATTCACTTTCGTCATCTTCGTCTCCTATAAATCTGCGGCCATTAAATCAAAAGCCCGCTCAAGCAGCATATTTGCGCTTGGCGGGCTTCTGGGTTTTTTACTTGGTGATCGCTGTTAAATCAAGCGACCTTACAGCTGGTGGCGCATGTTCGTAAACACTTGCTGCACTGCGTTGGCGAGAATGCTCTGCATCAACGACATTGAGTGCTTCTCTATTAACTTCATCACGGCTTCGCCGGCGATATCTTGGCCGCCATCAACGTCTGAATAAGACCACTGCTCCTGCCATTCTGGCTTTTCGAAGTAATCCCTTAGACGCGTCGCGATCTCCTGCTGGAGGTTATGTCGCACCAACTTGTCGAGGTCTGTCCTCATAAAGTTGGTGATAGTATCCTGGATCATTTTGTCCAGTTGCTCATCGGGGATGAGCTTGGTGAATTCTTCCCTGATCTTCTCCCGCATTTGCTCTGCAGCATCCTCGGGGCGCCAAGGCGTTACGTCATCACTCATCTTTCTCCTTTTGGTAAATCTCGCTTATCTTCACGAGGGTTGGGGTTACTTCTTTCAGAGTCTCTAAGATCTGTGTCTGTCCTGTGTTTACCTCCTCAAGGTGTAGCTGGACCCTCAGAGTAAGCGCTGCTGTCTTCTTCAGCTCCACACTCTGCTGGCGAATCGCCCGGCAGATGCTGTATACCAGCAATGCCGAGACGACTATTTCTACAACTACCACGAACACAACCACGAATACCCAAGGCTCCATCACGTCCATGAATTCTCTCCGTTCAGGTGATACATACCTCGGTACTTTGAAACAAGTGCCGAGGTTTCGTCAGGCTATACGCCGAGAACTGCCGTTAGCAGCAGTAGTATGGCGAGAAGCACCAACATGGCCAGAGTGGCCAGCGTCTGGGAACTTGGGATGTCGTCGCGGTTACCCACGAGGTCCCGCCTGCATATCATGATCAAGCAGTCGTTGGAGCTTATCCCGCTCCACTCTTATCTGCTCAATTGTTCCCAGCAGGCTGTTTGCTTTGTTTAAGCTCTCCTTGTAACGCATCTGTAGCGTTTCGATGTAGGCTGTCATGTCGACAACCTTACGTGCCAAATTCGCCCGCTGGTGGCCGTCTGGCGGCTCCTGCGCGACTTTAGGCTGATTTGCGGGCTCCTGGCCGTCTGCGGCCCGAGAGCCCTCTAAGGCTTCTTTATCATCCTTCATCTTCGTCCTCTTCGTGTAATTCCTGGCGCATGCTCTGCAAGGCCTCCTCAACGAGCCACCCGTGTCTGACCTCCTGCTCATAGTTATGCCCGTCCAGTATTCCTGCGTAATACAGTGTTCCGTCGTCTGTCGTCCATTGGCTGTAACCTAAACGGCACAGCGCTTTGCCACATTCGACAGCGCCATCTAAGCCGCGCTCGAAAACGATAAGAGCTGTGTCGTCGGGAAATACGATCATAAAGCCTTCCGGCCGCGATCGCACATCCGGATGAACCATCCGCATCTTCATACCTTCTGAAGCCTGTGCCCAGCTGGCGTTGCCTCTACGTAACTTCGTCCTGGCTTGTAGGGTACGGGATGTGGGTCAAAGACCATCTTCCCATCTACCTGCAGCCATTCATCTGCTTCGTGTAGTTCAAGTTCGTGTATCCACTGCCGGACGGCCTGTAAGAGCTCCGCCTCACCAGTGTCAAACTGCAGTGGTCGGTTGCAGTATGGTGAGATGGCTATTTTCGTATCGGTAGCAAATTGTACCATCTCACCTGTGCGTGTGCACTCCGTCTTGACCTTCAACCGAAGGTAGGCCAGATCGTCGGCCTCACTGTATGTCACCTTCAGCTTCCAATGCGGCTTGTAGGTGAGGCTCTGCAATAGCGCTATGGCTTTGTCAATCGTCATGGCCACTTATCTCCACCTCAGTTCATCCAGTGTTTATCCGGCCATATTGGTGAGGGTGCAGGAGGCGGCAGGGCAGGCTCCTGGGGCAGCTTCACAATCGGTATGTGCGGCTCAACCAGATGCATAAACCCAGCACGTCCATTCTCTCGGCGATTCTCGTCGATAATATGCAGTGCATTGATCGTACTTACAAAGGTCAGCGGCATGTTGCGACCATGCATTACTGCAATGTAGTGATTGTTAGGCTCCTGCACGCAGATTAGGAAGAAGCTTGTCATAGCGTCCTCTAAAACCTTGGCGGAGCGGAGCAGCCAGAGTGAGCGCTCGGGTGTGAGGTGCTCGCCCATTACTAGCCGCCGGTGGGTTGCGTACTTAGGCGAGGACTGCATCAGCGCAAAGTGCTTTATAGCCGTAGGTATCTTGTCCTCCAGCATAAGCTCGGTTTGTGAGGGATCCCCCTTGCTGTGAACCAGCCCGTACCCTCTGCCGGCCACGTCCACTTCCCCGATCAGTAGGTAAGCTTTGACGTCTGCCGGGAGCGTGGGGTTGAACCTGTTCTCGATAAGGTCCTGAGTTGACTGTAATGGTGCTTCATCCACGCTTCTTTCTCGCGGCTTTGCGCTTGTTTCTCTTAGCCTTGTCGGGCTTAAACGGGATAGGATCAGGCCCGGATGGTGCGTCTTCCGCCGGTGGTGCTGGGCGCATGTAGAGATGGTCCTGCACCGGCTTGTCCTGCTTAATGGCCTGGACTACCTGATACAGAACGTGCTCCATTGCGTGGCAGAGACTTGCGGAGAGTCCGACGACAACATTCTTAGGGCCGAGAGCCATGTGAACGATCCGGTCAACGGTCTTCTTCTCGTCGTTCACCTGTGCTACAAATACCAAACAGGCAGCGGCCTCGGCCGGCGATGTGTGGGATACCAAATCGTCAAAGAGCTGGCCTAAGTGCTCCCGGTTGTCCTCGGGCTGAGCCAGTGCGATCTCCTTAATTTGAAGTGGCGCTTGCTCCGTAGGGGAGATGCTGAGTGTTTCAGCCTGGGACCAGATCATCTGCAACATCTGCAGCACGCCTGGGGCATCCACCAAAGAACCATTCCAGTAGTAAGTATGCACATCCTCGCTGTCCACATAATATGTGAAAATGGTGTTAAAAAAGGGCTCCAACGGCTCGGCGGCCTGGTGCACTTTAGCAGCGTAATCTCCTGGAGTACTGACAGTCTTTGTCAGCGCTGCCCGAATCTCGTCGATAGCCAGTCCGGTATCGCCGGAGATTGCCTCAAGAATACTATCTCGTGATTGTGGTTTATCTGTCATTCGTCATCCTCCTCATCTTCTTCGAGTTCGTCAATATAGAAAGTTTTGTAATACTCAAGCTCTTCGTCTTCGTTAAGGCCTGTATCAGGCCCCACATATGACTCACTTCCACACTTCGGGCAGACTGGGACATCATCGTCCTCAAACCTGTAGCCGCACTCTGTGCATCGTAGTAAGTCACCTTTTTGCATAGTCTTAGCTCTTCCTGCTATCGTAATGTTTACGTGCCACTTCCGTAAGCCTGTGCCCTCTTCGGAAAACCCCGTAAACGTAGGCACTGTGCACGACTACGATGTAATCGTCAAGCACCTCCTCTAAATGAGTCGCTACAACACGAGGAAGCTCGGGGAACCACAGCCTGAAGATACTGGCTGCTGCTGGGCCGCACCACAGCGGGTCTCCGCCATCAGAGATAAGCGGGTCTTCAGCATAGGCGTCGCACGCGGTCTCATCGGGCTGCCCTTTCAGTGCTCGCCGGATGTGGTATGCGCACACTCGGTCCAGGTGCGGCATGGGAGTGGGTGGGATGATTGTATACCGACCTTCCCTGTCCAGACAATAGACGGCCGCAGTGTCGTCCGGCTTAAGTCGAAGTTGAGGCAAGAACCGCCGCTCAACCCAATCAATTATTTCTTTCTTCTTCATATTTGCTCTCGTTAATATAGCCTGCAGACCCTTTCCCTGCCTAGAAAAAATCGTAGTGGGGGGTGTAACTGCAAATCTGGACGGGTTTTTGCCTCGGCGCGGAGGGGGTTTTCCGGGGGTTTTGACAGGTGTTTCCTGCCATTTTCCGGGGGGTGGGTTCTGGTCTTCGCGGCGGGGCTCGAACCCGCAATCATGTAGGGGAATCGAACCCCCTTTGAACTCTCGTTCCTGGGCACACCTCGGCCCAGCTCACCTTGCGGGTGAGGCGTCTTCCAATTGCGCCACGCGAAGAAAAAAGTGAGCGGACGGATCAGTGATCGGGCGCCGCTCGCGCCCTGTAGGAGAGTGGTGACAAGCGTGGCTGATGAACTTCTTGTCATGACCTGCAGCAATTTGTGCCAAAGCTGAGGTCCCACCGGTCCGGGGCTATCGTGATAACCCTCTGAGATCCTTCGACCGAGAGGCGGGCTTGGTTCTGTACCCGCGCTATGAGAGGTCAGGTAGTGATCCTGGCCTCTCGACTGATTATGAAGGAGGCCCTGAGCCTCCGGGGTTATAGTCTGGATCAGGCCTTGCAGTGGTACCGCTAGTCGGCGCGCCCTCCTCGTGACGTTCCAGGTCATTGCGCCGCTCCAGTGCGTCAGCGATGCGCTCCAGTGCGTTGGCGATTTTAGGCATGGTGCCCTCAATAAATCTCCGACCCATACGAGTCTCGTGGAAGTCAGGCATATTGCCTCCTTAATTGTAAGTATAAATGAAAAGAGCGAGACAGGCTTTTGCACCGCAGTTGGTCAGTGCATCGGCCCGCCTCGCTCAAAGGCGTTTAGAAAAAGACGTGCTTTTTTCTAAATATTTTAGGTCATTGGTGGACAGGACGGGATTCGAACCCGCATGTCGGAATCGCGTCACCTGCTATTAGGAAAAAATTAGAAAATAACCTAGCTGCAGTAGCCACTCATCCTAGAGGACCAGGGCCCCCGCTTTGCCGATTTAAGCTACCTGCCCGCTATTTAGGTCGTCAGCGGAATCTTCAACATCGACGGCCCGGCATCGACGCCGTTGTTGTAGCAGTAGGGGCAGGAGCTACTGCTCCTGGAATAGTGCGGGTAGGCCAAAGACACCATGATGTCGTGGCCGCAGCCGCTAGGGCATGGGGTTGTCAGGTGAGCGCGGCAATCTTTGTTGCCGCAGGTGTTCGAGGTGCAATGCTGCGCATCCTCAATGTGGCCGCATTTGCGGCATTCAACAGGGTGAGTCATCAGCTTCTCCACGGAGCCTCCTTTGTGTTTGTGCGTGGTATATCTTACAAGGCGGAACCCCCTTTGCAAGCCCCAGATGGGGTTTTATCGCGATGGAGCGAACAAAACTAGGAAGCCGTGCCGTTAGGCTAAGGCGGACGACGTTTTTGTTTAATAAGAGGATAGACCCCCTTTAGGGGGGATATCTCTTATTTTGTGAAATTTACAAAAACGGGATTTTTCCGTGTCAATAGTCTCGATTTACTGCCTAGAATAGTTTAAGTATGTAGTTAAAGTATAAACAGCAGGTATCTGAAGGCGCGGCTTAGTTTAAGTATCCTCTCTGAAGTTGTAACGATAGTCTCGATTTACTGCCTAGAATAGTTTAAGTACGGTCTGGACTTTTTTGTCAGGTGTGATATCGTCTCTTCAGCAACAAAGGAGGCACCTATGCCACGAGACGTACCAAAAGCACCAAAACTACCACCTGAATCCCGCTACCCGCGCATGTCTGAGAAGGGTGTCAGAAAGAAGTGGAGAGAGCTGAAGAAGCAGGGCTGGGTTTTAACCCTGAGCCAGGTGAACTATATCATGAACTTCGCCGACCCCGATGAGGAACTCTCCATAGAGGTGCGCGACGACGAGGAACAGCACAGGATCACCTGGAATATGCGCATTGCACGATCTATGAAAGGTAAGAAGAACCGCGAAGGCACAGTACAGTCTGAGGAGGCCCGCCGGAGAATCTCCGAGGGGCAGAAGGCCGCCTGGGCTCGGCGCAAAGCGCGTAAAAGCTAAGTGGTGGGGGGCCGGTTAGGCCCCCCACATTGTAAGCATAAGCCCAGGATCACCTAGACGATTGTTACTTGTGGCTGTGCTCGTTTATTTGCCATCCCGAGCGCTGGGAATGCTCTTACCCAACCATGCTGGTTGAGCTGCTTTAAGTGATTTGAGTTGTGGAGAAGAGCTTTTGGAGCCCAGCCCACGTTGATGGTTTCAGCCAGGCACACCAGGCATTGCAGCCCAGGGATGCGCCCCCACTCAACTTCTTGCGTCACTTTCGATTTCCCCTTTTTGTGTTTGGACTTTGAAACCGTCTCGCGCACTTTCCCAAAGTGCTCTCTAAGAACGCTTAGAGGACGGATATCATATGACAAGTGACTGTCGCCTTGCACCTCGTAGGCGTGGCGACAGTTCTGACAAGCCATAAGGAACCCAGCGTCAAAATTGGCTCCCTTTGGCACAAGGGAGACATACTGACATTCTGGGCACCGGGAAGCTGTACGGTGGTACCGCCTGACCATTTCCGTCTGTCTTACCGACTCTGGCGTGTATGCACCGGGCGCGGAACCTGGCAACATAAGCGCGTAGACGTTCGGCATTACATCAGGGTTCGGTGCAAAGGGCATCGCCATACATTTCTGCATCCTCGTCACGAGTGACGAAGACGTGGAAAGTTTCTGGGGTCTCACCCCCATAATACTTAGCTTTACATTGTCCTTACAAATTGAGCACGTCAACTTACCGGCTCGTTGCAGCGCCCGCGCCTTCCCAGTAGGCATCGAGGTCTTATGCTGGCATCGTGTGCAGTTTGTATCCACTAATGTGGAGAGTTTGATGTCCCCGGTTGTTGTGATCTTCTCCTTCGCATAGTTCACCGTGAACGGCTTCAGCCGCATACGGTAAGTTTTGCTGCACGAGATTATCTGCTCCGGTGTCATCTCACGCCCTGCAAACGTACTGGCGGGTCCATACACGAGCGTGAATGGTGATAGCCCGGTCAACGTCGTGATGTCGAAGGTAACAGTCCCTGCTTGCACAGGCGCCTGCCATCCCACCAACACATGATCGTGATCGGTATTTTCCTGGTGCTGCATTTTTGCCTCAATAAGTGCGCCGACACTCAGCCCGAGTGCCCGCTGTTGTGGTTTTGTCCCTACCTTTGTCATGCCCCTTTTGTCCCTTGTCAGTTCTTCTCGTCTTCATTGTAAACCCCATTCGTATCCCGCGCTTCCGCGGTTTTGAAGCGGGCACTATGAGCTACTTCCGCAGCTCCCGCTTTACCCTGTTCCAATAGGCCCGGGTAGAAACCTTCGAAGGGCCTGCCGGCCCTCCGTTATGCGTCCTTGCAATCCCTTCCATTGTTTGTGCGCCGTAACGTCGTGCGTATTGTACGCAGACCCAACGACTTATGGTTTCGTTACGGAGACAGTCCTGCAGAGTGATACGAGTACCGCAGGACTGATTGACATCATCAAGAGCTCCCTGGCGTATCTGCAATACGCCGTAGGCCTGCTCCTGGTGATTGATCTGTGATATGCCCCCAGATTCCACCTGAATCATGGCAGCGAGAAGCAGAACCCAAAGATCTGCACTCATGATTTACCCCCAATAAAAAACCCCCATTCGTGAACAAGAATATTTTCCTGAACATGAATGGGGGTTGGTTGTGTGTTTGTGCGGCCTACGCCTTCTTTTTCTGGCGGCGGGCGCTTCGGAGTGAGACAGCCGCAGCAAGTTCCTGCTCAAGCTGCTTGGAGTCCCGCAGCTTTGTGAAGTGACGCTGAAGACGCTTAACCGCCTCTTCTGGATGGAATACCAACATAGAGCGGAACGCGTCAGAACCGTCGCTATGCAGCACTTTGCTGCCGTCTTTCATATAGGTATTCCGGAATGCCGGCACCAAGATCTCGTACTCCTGCCATGTAGCGTCAACCGTCAGATGCGGCTCATCGCTGCCCTGCTCATGTCGAACAACCACACCCCACCGCTCTAGAAGGATGAAGAGAATCTCCGCAGCTTCATTCCGTAACGGGAACAAGTCCAGCAGCGTGGTGCGTGTGCCTAGTGGCGCATTGGGGTGAGCGATGTCCGTGATCAGCTGCCCAGACACCTTGGTTGCAACGAGATACGCGTCCGAAGGGAACTCCTTCATCGGGACGCGAGGGGGCTCAAGCAGCCCGATGACCGCAGTTTGTGCCCGGGAGTAACCCGCCGACTCTGGCTGCGACGCTTTGTGGCCGAAGCCCTTCTGCATGTCGGCCATGGTGCTGACGAGTGACTGCAACATCGACATCTGAGCCATCTGCGCCTCAAGCATGCGATCCTGGCGGGCTCCCGAAGCCTCAAAAAGCCTCCACCGCTCATCAGACCCAACTACCTCTGCATGCCCACCACCGGCCGAAAAAGAACCCGTCCGGCGGATCTGATCCATGACATCGTGCGCCACCCAGCCCCGGAATTTGACGGCCAGAGGCTTGTCCGATCGAAACATGGCTAGAACTAAACAGGGGAAGCTCAGGCAAGGGGATTCGATCACTCGATCCTTCACCCTCACTAAGTGAGGGCGTAGACCATCTCTTGTATCCTCATTCTTGAGGAGTCGAACCAAGTTCTGGCTGTCACGGTAGCCCAGGATATCAGCGACATCGTGCGCGACGAAGAACGTGTCCCCCGTTGAGCCTGTTTCAGAGAAAGCGCGGATCACACGCCCCTGCGCGATATCTTCGGGGCAGACGAGGGAGAGAGCTCCTGGGTCCGCGGCCCTTTGCGCGTTTGGCGGATCAACAACCTCAGGCTCTGAGGGGGGTAGGCCCAGCTCGGGCTGGGGTGCCGGTTCAGGGGCAGATGGGAAGTTGTCCTCCCCCAGCGCTATCTTCCCGATCGGGGCCTTTTTCGCCAGACCCAGCCAGCTGGAGACTTCGTGCCGGCGTGGGAACGTAGCCTTCTTTCCGATTTTGTGCGTGACCATCAGGAGTAGCTCTGGGTAGCGTTCCTGTATCTGCTTCAGATCCAACCGCCGTTTAAGCCCCTTCATATTCTGCAACAGGCCAGGAAGGGTTGTTCTAATACAGCCACTGCCGGTAACTGCCGCTCTGCTCTTGGCTGGGTCAATGAGCACTGCTACCCCGCGGTAGCCACTTTTCAGCTTAGGGAGTACCTCCCCGATGGTTCCGTGGAACCTCCAATTCTTCTCGTTCATCTTTGTTTTCCTCATCTTCGAGTTCGTATTTAATTATCGGCGCCCGATCCCCCATGTAGGGGAGGGCTCTTACAGTGTTGAAGTCTACCCACTCCATCGCGTCAAGGTCATTCCACCCTTCTTCGGCGTTGCGGAAAGCTTCGGTGAGCTTCTCATAGCTATATACAAAGATGATCTCCCCATCTTCGTTTGTGTCGTGGCCTATGATCGCGGCGTCCAGGTACTCAGGGTCGAGTACAATGGCGTCTGTCATAAGCTCCACGAAGGCAGGATTATCCAGCGGGAGATTCGGGCTCTGCGGTCTTATTACCAAAGATTCGCTCATGTCCGCTCCTGTAGCTGTCATTGTCTTCCCCGTGCTTATTCGCCGACCGGCATGTAACCACGCTGGTCTGGTTGTTTTTGGGCTTCAGCTTGGCTGTGCCTACTACCTTCTTCTCACCAAAAATACGCGAGATGTTCTCACGGTATGCGCCCCCATCGGAGTGCTTACGCTGCGCGTTTTTGGATTTGATCAGGTGCGTGTTGTTACCTTCCTGCATCGTTCTAACCTCAGGTGTTTGAACCTCTTATGGTCCGGATCATCCGTTACGCGGTACTCAGAGGAGATGAACTCCTCCCCGCACGTCGGAATGTGGTGCTGCAGGTGGGCTATCATGGGCTCAGCCTGCGCTGTCATCTCCTGCAGGCCCGCCGCGTCGTCCGGCTGCCCCACATATAATTTCCACCCCGGCAGGTAGCGCTCATGTTTAGCGATGAACAACGCGGCCTTCAGCAGTGAAGTGAACGGCCGCATCGGCGCCATAATTGCCGGCAGCGTAACTAAGTATACCTTAGATTGGAATGCCATTCTACCTCCGATATCTAAAAGTTCGTAGCGGGATCAGACAAATGTCTGACCCCGCCACCCCAACTCCGCCTATGTGGCGGGGTTAGGATTGATTACCGAACCTGGGTTGTTGGGCATCGCCACACCCGGATCTATGGTAGCATCTTTCGCTTTCTTCATCAACGCCACGATCGGTTTTGCAACCTTGCGCAGCGCTTCGCGCGTACCCGCCGTACCCTGATCTTTCAGCTTCTTATAGACGGCGTCTATATTGGCTGTGACACCCTCGCCTGAGTAGACGAGAGCGAGCCGGGTCGCGTGCATTTCAACATGCGCGCTGTACTCGGGAGCTGTAACCGCCTTGCCGCAGTGCGGGCAGGCCTTGGTGCCTGTCATCTCCTGCGTATCAGCCGTCTTCGCCACGTCAGCCGCTTGTGTTTTAGCAACGTCCGCAACGCTTGGCGCAGCGGGCTCCGAGGGAGCCACGCCAGCTGCTTGCTTGCGCAGCTCCGCGATGTCCGCGTAGAACGCGTTAATGCGTGGGAAGTCCATCGGGGCGTCTCCACGATCCATTGCGTGCACAGCATCCAGCTCTTTCAGGAGCTTCTTCGATGCATTGAGCTCAACCAAGAAGGCCTGCTCCTGCTCGTGACGTTCCTCTCTCGTCAGTCCCACACCACCCCACTCCCCGACTTGGCCGAAGAGTGCTCCAACCTTATGGTCGACGCGGGTTTGCGTATTCTTAACGATATCAGCCCCCAGGTGGAGACCGTCGGACCCCTTCTTAAGGATCAGAGAAAGACCGCCAAGTCCGTAAGCGCCGAGGCGCAGAACGTCTTTGGTGATCTCCAGAGGTGTCACCACACCGAAGCCCCCGAGCAGAATAGCCCCCTGTACGGAACGCGCGGCTGCACGCTTCACCAGTGGGGATTTCTTTTCAGAGGTCGATGCTGTTTCTTCTTGTGTGTTTGTTTCGTTGCCCATGGTCTCTTCTCCTATGTTGAGTTTGGGTAGTTAACAAGTGAATAGTAATGATACATATAGTATCTACTACTATATACTTATAACATTAAATACCCTGTTATTTAGAGCACAGAATCCCAGGCTTTCTCCTGGTTATCCTCAAGCTCTTCATACTCATCAAGGGGTGCTAGTTTCATCTTTTTGCGCCAGTCTGCTGAGGCGAAACGGGTGCCATGCTTCAGCGTAGTTGTATCAACCATCTCTCGCGGGAACCCATCCAGGCACATATCGACAGCCTCCTCCATGGAGATCACCGGATAGGTGCTGCCCAGTTTAGACTTCACTGAGCAGTCAAACAGCTCCACGCCGGCCTGCTCAAAAACGCCCTTGCACGCAATCAGCTCCCCAACCAGACGCTGGTACAGGCGTACATTCATGTCACGCTCCTCGGGGCTAAGCTTGGTATCGTGTGCGTACATCTGGTCCGGGCTTGGCTCGAAGTCAGACCCTCCCAGTATAATACGCTTAAACCCGAGGCGGTAGAGGATGTGGAGCGAGGCGAACAACGTGTTAAAGAACCACGGCACCTCACGCGGCTTGCTCAGGAACTCGCCCAGCTCCGCGTCCTTTGTCTGGACGTAGAAGTAGGCGTTCGGTATGTCAGTCAACTTCCTACCCTGCGCGGTGTTGCCGGCGAAGCAGTGCGGTATGAACTTCATAATACCTGCGTCCATAAGCAGCTGAGGCTCAAAGCCCTCAGGGTTATCCCCTATAAACCACAGAGTCGGGCGGAAGTGGATACCAGCGTTGTTGATCGCCGCCGTCACCACGCCACGCTGCGCCAGCAGGTCCAGCGGCTGGTGTTTGATCGTTGGCGCGCCGCCCATGAGGATGATCGTACCGCCGTCAAATATACCGTCAAGATGCACCAGTTTCTCCAGTGTCCTGCCAGCTCCGTTAATCAAGATCATCGTGTTCCACCTTATTCGTAAGTTGGTACTTTCCCCGCACTTTGCAAAGTTCTTTCCCATCGTCCAAGACCCTGAGCAGCTGCCGGCCCTCTCCTGTCAGTTCATAATAAACCCACTCTGATTGCCCCCGCCGGGCCGTTACCTCCACCCGCCGGACCAACCCCGTGTTGGCCAGGCTCCGGCAGCGGTAGCCAGCCCACCCTGAGGCGCGGTGGCGGAGGTTCGCGGCTTTGCTGCCGCTATCCGCCAACCACTGGCTGCCGATCCGCGTGACACTTTCGCGCCCCGCGGCCAGCAGCTTTAGTATGATGTACGTGTCCCGTTCGGACACGTCTGTTCGTCGTTTCTTCATTACTTCTCCGGAAAGAAGATACGTGCGCCCTTAAAACACAGCTGGCACTTGTGGCATCCGCCCTCCAAGTCCAGCCTGCCTGCGTCTACAGGGCACGTTGCGAGCTTAAGCTCTTTTGGCCTTTCTTTGCCCAGATAGCAGAAGTGGATGTTGTTCACTTCCGGATCCATCAAGTATTTCTGATACAGTTCCCAGGACTCCTCCACGTTGGTCGCATCCGCTGATATGTACCAGCGGAGGTTCTTTGTGCCCGCAAGTATAGGCACGCTGAACAACGATCGGGTGTACCCCCAGAACTTTATAAAAGGGCACGCCTCCATGGCCTCTTTCAAGGCCCAGGCGTACTCCTCGTCGGGAACGTCACCGCTCCAATGTAGTCGATACCAGAACGCGTCGCTTTTCTCTCGCCTTTTCTCCTCGTCATAAAATCGCAGGAACTCTGTAATAAACAGAGCTACTTTTTCGTCGTGTGTTGCTTTCGTAAGTTCTTCAGTGTTATGCTGTAATACACCCTTCACGCCTTTGTAGGCTCTTATCAATTTGTCTACGTAACATACTTTTGTCTTTCTTCCTTTCCACACATGGCTGCATCCACCAGCGCCTGTCGTCGCTCCGGGGCATGTGCCCCCCTCCCCAGGTAATCCTGGAAGAGTGCCGAACGTGTTGCGCTGCGCGGGATATGCTTGTGTTTTACGATCAGAAGAGGCCCGGATCATACAGTCCGCACACCCTCTTGTTTCTTAACAACACGCGGCGGCCTGACTACATACTCCAGGTCTTCGCATGCATTGGGGTCCATACCATACAAGGCATGAGCCAGTTCTTGTGACACCTTTCTCGGTATCTCCATAATTAACGCCGTGCGCGCCATAGTGTCGCACGGTACAGGTACAAGCTGTTTACGCTTTTTCCTGCGCGCGGGAACCACCCGCTTAAGCCATTTAGAGATGATGTTTGGTTTGTCATCAGGCTCAATGGCTACGATCCTCGGCACCCGAGGGGTGAGCACTTCATCCGCTGTTGTTGTGCTGGGCTGATCATCGATCTCCAGCATCAAGCGAAATTTTACTGTCATACACATGCCCTTATAATGTTTTTATAGTGGGTAATGGTCATCCTCAGGTCACAGCTATCGGCCGCGAGCTGACTTCTTTTCCTTGCTTTGGTGCGGAAGTCCGGGTCGGTTACGATCTTATCGATATCCTCCAGAACCCCGTCTATGGGTTGTAGCCCGTCTACAATGGGTACCTTAAACATGCCAGCCTCCGCGTCGATGCGTTGGCATCCGGTTGACAGGTGAACAGTGGCGTAGCTCAAATAGAAGGTCGCCACGCCTGGCCGAAATTTACATGGGGCCAGCAACTTCTTCTCAATGGCTGCCTCTTTTGCAGCCAGAAGCCCGAATGGGTCCTGGCCAGGGAACTCTGTGAGCATCAGCACCCAGTGCTTCGAGTCCAGCGCCGACATCAGGCGTACCGCAAGCTTCGTATGGAACTTGTCTTTACGGCCAGCCAGCAAGGTCACGCCCAGACGCTCCTTGAGCAGCGCACGTCGGCTTTGGTGATACTTCTGGCATTCTCCTTTGGCCACGCCAGGCGCGATCACAAAGTCAGGCTCCAGTTCGTGAACATCCTCACGGCTGTAAACCGTAACAGCAGTGCGCACCTCCGGGTCCCGCGTGCTGTACGCATAATACATCGACGGGTAGTTCACCCCGGGGTGGCGCTTGCCGTCCAGATGCCGCATGGAGAGATCGTAGAACACCACGTGGGTTCCTCCGACTCTCCGGATGTGCCCGTTGTTCAGCTTCACACTGTTCAGATAGTAAACGTCAACGCCATAAGCGCTTAAGAACTTATCAAGCTCCTCGTCGGCATCTTTGGCCGCGTTGAACCCGATGATCGTATGGTCGAACTCCCGCGCGCGGACGGCAAGATCCCGCACGAACATTAGCGGCCCGCTCAGCTCCACCTTCGGCATCACATGCACCAGGTGGGGCTTCGATCGGGACATCAACTTTCGCTTAAACGTCGACATTATAAGTACTTGGTAGTATCCATATCCTCCCAGATCGGGACGAGTTCTTCATCAATGGTTGACTGCAGTGTAGCGCTGTGAGGTTGAACGAACACTCTGAAGCGGTCGAGCTTATCCAATGCGGACGCAACTTTGACTACGTTGAACAGGACGTCTTCCAGCATTTTTTTAGGTAGGCCAGGGTACTGCGCGCAAAACAATTTAAGGAGCTCATCTGGGTCTTCAGTGAACTCCATAACTCGTGCTGTGCTTACCCGCCCATCAGCTTTAACGCCAATGAAGTGGTTACACGCGCCCATGCAGAATGCTGGAACCACGGGTTCGCCAGCTTCGAGCGCTTCCTCCTCATACGCCCCGTCTCCGGGGATTGCCACCAGATACTGCATATCATGTAGGCCCTCGGTATAGCCCGTCACCGGGGCGGATGATATCGTCTCCCGGCTGCCGGCGGAGATCATGACCTTTCTCCCGACAGTCCGCCTCGAACTTCTCCAGATGTACATGCGCCGCGTTATTGAAGCACATCAGCGCCTCTTTGCCGGCGCCGTTGAAGGGTATCGTGAAGGACTTAGGCGTGAGCCCGACCTCCGGGTCGTCCAGCACACAGATGACGCTGGCGATCTTCAGATCCGACTGCTCCGCCATGGACGCGACGAATCGCGCGAATGCCTGCATTGCCTGGTCTGCCGGCATCGTGTGCTTCTCTAAGAACTCAATGATATAGGATACTGGACCCTCAACCACCACGCTCTCGTTAAAGCTGGTCGACCCCTCCAAAGTGAACGGGATATACGTAACCAGCTTCGCAGACTGCCCCGCAAACGCCGTGTTCTCCTTGCAGACGCGCATAAGCTCACGCTTAATGAAAGGTAGGTTCTTAAGCGGGAACCGGCTGCGCGTACCCTCTTCTGACTCCGGGTCTTTGTACAGCAGGTAATAGTGCTTGGACGGGTCCACAGCCTCCTCCTGCTTATCTGCTGGTTCAGTTTCTTCGCTCATAGAGAAGGCCTCACAGCATATAGGAAGTAGACGTTCACACTGGGGAGGCTCTCAACGGTTACGCCGCCGGGAGCTACGTCACAGCGCAAACTTCCTGCTACCATCATGTTAGACTCGTCAGCCATAAGCTCGTCGAGGGTGGCGGCGAGCTTGGACATGACCTCTTCGCACCAAAACCCCTCCGCAGATAGTAGCGATGCCTCCCCCCAGCACCCAGCGTAGACACGTCGGAGCTCTCCGACTCGGCGATCGGGGCCGAAAGCTGATGCAGTCTCATACCCGTTCAAATCTGGGTGTGCTCGAAACACCAAGTCCAGCACCATTTGCCCGAACACCTGGTAGGGAATATCAATCAGTGGATTCTGCACCCACGTCGTCATAGCGTTGGTCGCATAAAACTCATAAAACCCCTCGTCGTCCGGGGTGAGCGGCCTTTGGTCTTCGTCATCAATGTTAGCCATTTTTCTCCTTCTCGTTGTTGTAAATGTTATTCCAAGCGTCAACCGTTTTGGCGACATCTTTGGCGGTCGGATTCATCTCCAGCCTGGATAGGCCGGCGATGCACAGCAGATGAGCCCAGTGGAGGCACACTGGCTTCTTGCGCACCTCCAGGCACTCTGGGCGTTTTATGGCACCGATCCGCATATCATAGGTCACGGGGCTCAGGCTGCCAACAATCCCAGTGTACCCGACCTCGATCCCCCCAACGCCGAACAGTAGCATGGACTGGAGGCACGAGGTCATCGTAATCTGTGTGAGCGCTGAGATATTCGCTGCGGCGCCTTGCACAACAACCTCTTCACTCCCGACGCTACTCCAAGATGGTTTCATTACACCAAACCCCGCAGCAGCTGTACCTGGGACGAGTGCTTGACTGACTCAAAAACGCCGATGGCATCAGCGACATGTTCAAACGTACCCAGCCAGCCGTCCTTCGACTGCGTACTTTCATACTCCTCTCGGAGGTCAGGATAAAGCTCCGCGGCGCGATTTTTCATCTCTGTCTTCGTCGCGGTCTTCTTGCCGCACATGGCCTTCTTCACATCGGCCTGATCCACATACACTACAGGGACATCCCACAACGCCGCGGACGCCACTATGATGGTTTTTGCAATAGCCAGAGTGGCCGCGGCGTGCTTACTTTTCGGCTCACCTTTTGTTATCTCTGTAACGATCAACTTCGGCGTGTAAGCCTCGTACAGCGTCCGCAGGCCGCGAACGAGAAACTCGATTCTGCGGGTCTCGTCGTCGGCTTTGTAAATACCCCTCTTTTTCGCCTCCGCCTCCGTGCGAAGAACCTGGGTAGACACGATCGTCCATTTCGGGTACGCGGTTGTCACCTGGAACACAACCAGTGCTGTGTTGCACAGAGACGGGTCTACGGTCATTATGTTGATACTCATCAGCCCCTCCTTCGTTTTCGGTCTTTTGCTCTTATAGTTTTCAGCTTAGCCTCCCACAAGTCGCGATTCAGTTTATACTTACGGGCGTACTCCTTGGGTGTCAGCGCCCCTTGCTGCCCCTTCTCGATGCGCACTGAATTTAGGACGGAACGTAGCGTCTTATTAAACGCTTTGCGAACATCTCTCTGCTCCTTTTCCGCTAAGTCCGGGTCAAACATGCTACGCCACCATGGCAGCCTGAAAGACTGCGCAGGGTATAATGGGCGGAGCAGGCACGCCGGGCAGGGGAGTGACGGGGTGCCCGGCCGCTCCCAATCCTCTTCGAGCCACTCCGAAATATGCTTATACCCTTTGGGTGCGGCGCGATGCTCAGCAAGCACGTGGTGCAGGGCCGTCACCGGCATCAGGTCAGCGTTCAATGACGTGATCGCTTGCCGCGTCGTGGACTCCCAGCCGAACTTCAGCGGTCGTGCGGTCTCTTGCGAGAACACCCAGGCGGCTGTCTCCCACCCGCAGATATGTAGCCGGAGTGGTTGATAGCTCCACCAGTCCGTGGGGGAGGTTTTGTCCGTAATGTCTGTCACCTGCAGTGGGTCTCCGCCGGCTTCGACACCCACGCAGATGTATATAAGGTTATCAGATGGATTGCTCCGGCGCGCGAAAGGCACCTGCATTATCGCCGGACGTTCCGTGAACCCCGCCCGCGGCGAGGGTACTGCAACCACACCCCAGGGCAGGGAGTTGTGCTGTGTCGGATCGATGGGTAGGTCCAGCTGGCGCGCGACGGCCAACTCCGCGGCCGCCTGAGCAAAGCTTCGGCTTGTGGCCATGAAGTTCGGCCAGCAGCCGCTCTTGCGCGCTTTGGCGTCACCGCGTACATGCGCCATGTGGTGCGCCATCTTCAGTAGCTGGTCGGCCTCCTCCAGGGGAAGCAGAGAAAGATCGAGTATCATGCTGCCGCCATCCATCGCTCGCGCGGCGTATTGCGGCCACACGCTTTTGGCCCAGTACACGTTGGTGCTGCGCGCTACCGAAAAATCGTCTACTGTAAGCTCAGGCTGGAACCTGTCATGAGACGCGCGCCGTGATTTCGGCCGACCGCCGCAGACAATCCAATCCCATAGCGCATAGCCGTTTTCCCGGGTGGGGCTCTTATCCCTAAGTGCGTAGGGGAACAGATCCTCTCTGGGCCTGACCTTGCGCGCGCCAAACCACTCAGGTACCGCGGAAGACAGCCCATGGCTCTCTGTCCATATACCGCTCGGTGGCGCTCCTTCATCGTGAAGGTCCTCCAGCGTCATCTGCCGATAGCTTTCAAAGAACGTCATCAGTGAACCTCGGCTCGGTTTGGATGAAGTTTTTGCGCCACTGCTGACTCGCTATCTGGTCACGGATGATGGCCTTGCCGTGAGGGCCGGTCCAGTGCCGTATCTTTGGGTTGCGCACAGGAGGGTCGAGTCGCAGGTTATTCCACTCAGCCCCAAGCTCGCCCACAACAGTCTGCCGCAGGTGCAGCACGCGGGAGAGCGCCTCCTGATCACTGCGTACGTAGTTCAGCCCCTCCAGGCAGGCCCGTGCCCACTCAGGCATAGCCGGGTGCCCGTTGTTAACCAGAAGCACCCCGCTGTTATACATCACCTCGCCGGGGAGCAGCTTGGCTTGCCACTCAGGAGGCGTCCCCTCGTCTGGGTGTAGATACAGGTGATTGATGAGAGAGTTCAGCAGACCGAACTCTCTCACGGAGTGAAGCACCTCGCAGTCTAAGTCGATCCACAAGATGATAGAGTACGGCGCCTGCACGACGGCAAACGGTTTACACATCCAGCCAAGAACCTTGAAGGGGATCTCCAGCTTCCGGACGTCGTGGCAAAGGCTCTCTGCCACATTGCGCCCGTCAGTAGTCATGCCAAGATCAAATAGCGTGACAAAAACGTCTGGGTTGTGTTTCCGGAACTTGCGAAACCACCAAGGCAGCAGCCACTCCTGGGAGGAGTCTGAGGCGATAACCACCCCAAACTCCCCCCGAAGCTCAGTCTTTGCCCACTCGCAGCATTGCAGCATCAGGCTGCGGACTGCTCTGCGCCAACTGGTGGCTCAGACGTGGCATCTTCTGGTGTCGGGGCGTGAGGGCCACCTTTCACCAGACGGTACGCGCCGATGGCGCTGCACGCTAATGAGGTTTTCAGCTCATGCCAAGGGCGCTCGTGACGCTCAGCATAACCTACGCCGGTAATGAAGCCGGCAGTGAGACCTATGATAAAGTTAACCATGGGTTACTCCTTCTTTTCGTTTTTCGTTATTGTTGGAACATTCTCGGGGCCGAGCTTGGCCAGGAAGATAGTCGTCTTGCGGCGACCAATTCGTGTCTCCCATTCGGCTACCTCGATAACAGTGGACGTCCACCGCTCCTCAGTCCCCACATAGCACATCCCACATTTGTCGGTGTGCAGCACGGCCTTCGGCCTTATGTAGAAACCACTGTCCAACACCTCGGGCTTAACCCTGGCGATGACAGCCTTACACTTAACGCACACGATCTTCGCAGCATCAGCATAAGTTTTGAAGCACTCCGAACATATCTGGTCCGGAGGTCCAAGGTACTTGCGCATAAGAAATGGCTTCTTACACAGCATACATGGAAGTATCTGCCCAGGGAGGGGTTTCTGCGACCCCGACCCTTGCGATACCTCTACGTCCATTATCGATGGTAAACCTTGCCACCATTCTTTCATACCGCCAGCGCCCTCGATAGTATCGTTCGTTCTTCGTGAAACACGCAGCACCAGTAGCTGCTGTCTGACTCATCCTGTATCTTATCCCAGCATATTGCCCGGGCGATCGCAGGAGGAGCGCCCTTTCGTTTACACAACCTTACCCATTCTTGCTCAAGTTCTTTGTACTTCTTATTCGTAATCTTTTCTGCGTTCTCTCCAAACATCCTTATAATGTGACGGTCCAGGCAGCAAATCTGCGCCTTGATAGGCCACGTCATTTCAAGCACGAAGGCTGTCTTAGCCAGGCCGATACCGGGGATCATTCCCATGAGGCGATCCCGATAATCTACCCAGCTTTCGCCCTTCCTACCGTAAAACTTAGCAGGATTTTTACGGAATTGCTCGTAAAACCCCCAAATGAAACGGCAGCGTCTGTTGTGCAACCCGGCCTTTGAGCCTTTTATGCACCCCAGCAAGGCGTCTTCTGACCACCCCCATTGTAGATCTTTAATGGCGTTGTACAACGCCACGTTTTGCGCCCACCCCGTCTGAATAGACGAGAATGAGAACAACCAGCGGCGCAGAAACTCGTCTGGAGTTTTCGGCGCCACTGACAAGAAATAACGAGAGTAGCGTTGTATGTCTTCATAAGACAGCTCATCGATAAGACGCTCCGCTTCAGTCACAAGTATCAAACGCCGCTTCGTTCTTTGGAACACTACCGTTTTCAAAGTAATACTCCAGAGCGCTGTGCTTGTTTTTCTTTGTGACGTCCAGGTACGTCTGCACGTGGGCGAGGCTGGTGAGCTCACGTACTCGCTTCTTCGCCAGTCGATCCCAGTCCAGGCTCAGCTCTGTTGTGCGGAGCTGGGTTGTTTTCGCCCGACTAGCGGGTGTGTAGTCTACGGCCTCTGCCACCTCTAAAGCGACCATCAGCTGGCGCATGCCTGTCACGGTTTTTACTTTAATGAGCTTCGCCATATCGGAGGGCGGCATAGATATGGCTGTCTGCCCGTACGTCATCCCAATTACAATGCGGTCGTAGACCTCTGTGAGTTCTTCATTGTCAGTTGGGCGGTTGCCGAGTATTTTTACGGTCTCTACGTACCTCCCACTCGTTCGTGAGACCAGCTTCGCCCCTTGCAGCACGTTCATCACTGCGCCCAGCTGCGGGGCCTTCACACCAGCGTTGCTGGCGATCTCATCCAGTGTCATGGTGATAGCCGTCTTACCCTGCTGAGTAAGTTTAAGCAGCGCCGCCCAGGTGGCTTCGTAGTCTTTCCGCGGAGGATTTTTTGAGTCCACGAAAAACTTCTGAGTACGTATCGAACCTTCATTGTACCCAAGCACGCACTTGGAGGGCTTACCATCTCTGCCGGCACGGCCAGCCTCCTGTGCGTAGGCTTCGACTGATCCGGGCGTGTCCGCGTGTAGCACCATCCGTACGTCGGCTTTGTCCACGCCGAGCCCGAATGCATTTGTTGCAAGGACATACTTGGCCATCCCCTGCATAAACATCTTCATGTTCATCTCACGTGCGGACGCGGAGAGCTGTCCATGATACTTGATCACCCCGCCTGAGTCAGCAAACGCCTTCTGCATAGCAGGGAACAGATGCTTCTCGATACGTGCTACTGTCGCACAGTAGATGATGGTCGGGCCTGTGGACTCCCGAGCAATGTCTACAATGTCCTTTGTTGTCGCACAGTACCTCGAGCTGAGCTCCAGGTTCTTGCGGCGTTTGTAATGGGATATCTTTTGCGCGGTCTCCATTCCCATGATTGTCCGCACTGACGCCTCGTTGTCTGGCGTCAGCGTCGCTGTCAGACACAGTAACTGTGCCGGCCGCAATTGACGGACTACCGGCGCGATGAGTTTGTACGCCGGCCGAAAGTCATCGGCCCACGCGGCGGCGGTATGCACTTCATCCACCACTACAAGATCCGGCCGATACTCCAGAAGCGTCGCACGGAACTGGTCACGCGCCAACTGCTCTGGCGCCACAAATAAGAACTGCAGATTCCCTGCGCACCATGCGTCCAGTGTCTGCTGGTTACACTCCGAAGAGTTTGTGGAGTTAATTGCCGCGGCCGAAACACCCCGGTCTGTCAACTTTTGTACTTGATCCCCCTGCAAGGAGATCAGGGGGCTGAAGATCAGCCCCCTCCAGCGATTAGCAAGGCAGGGTAAAATGTATACCCCACTCTTGCCGCTGCCTGTGGGCATTACGCCCAGCAGATCACCACCGGCGATTACTGCCTCTACCATCTTTCGCTGCCCTGCGCGTACTTTGTCGAAGCCCATCACAGCGAGTGCATTATCTAAGCTCATATGACCTCTTTACCTGTTCTTTCATATCATTTTCCTATTTCAAAAACAAACTGCTACTTCCCTGTGGAATCCTAACATACCCAGGAGGGCTGGGAATTCTCTGGAACCCCCGTATGGTGATCATGCCATGTTCACAGAACTGCATGAGTGTGTCCTCGGTAACCTCTCCATGTTCCATCTCCTCTCCCGCCGTGGGGTGAACCTTAGCGAAAGTATCCATGAAAAACTCAAACACGCGACCTTTGCGCTTTACGTTGAGTGCGCCGCGCGCCATTTTGAGTATGTCAGAGCCGCGCGCCCAGTGAACGTCCGGACCAAAGTCCGAAAAGTCCAAAGTCTGCTCAACAGCCTCTGTCACTACGTTCAGCACATACGCGCTGAACACGAGATCAAACCGCTCACCTACGGGCAAGTCCTCAGAGACTCCTGCCCACCCGTCGCCACTGCACTTATGTTCATAAGGATCATACGCGTAAACTTCGAATCCCAACTCCCGCAAACCTTTAGCGTTGCGGGCATATCTGCCGGCCCCGTAATCCAGGATACGTCCACCGGGTTTAACCGTTTTCTGAGCGTAGGCAAGGATGTATCGGTTAGGCTTAAAGTTGGTATCTGTGTTGTCCGGAGGTACCGGACCATTATACACGTATCGTTCAGTGGTTCTTGTCATTAGTTGCTACGCAATGTACCGGGCTACTGCTCTGCACATACCATCAACGTACTGACAAGTTTGATGCTTCAATTCCTCCCGCTGCGGGTAGACACTCGCAGCAATCTGCAGGTCAGACTCGCAGGGGAAGTCCTCGCCCAGCCAGAAGCGTAGCACGTGCTCCATTTTTGGCAGGGGTCTGTTGTAATGGGACGCACCAGACTTGTAGATCTGGCTTATGTCGTGGAGCTGGATAACCGGCCAGCGCCTGGTTAGGTCGTGTTTAGCCCATGCAGGGATCTGCACACCATTAACAAGGCTACGGTTAAGTAGCGTCGGCCAGGTCCGTTCTTGAACCTCCCAGCCCGCGACTTCACGATACCCTCCTACCCCGTAGCTTGCGAGTGCGTCCCATAGCTGAGAGAGCAATGATGCCTCGTCCGCGCTAAATAAGGAAACACAATCGTGCGGGGGGCACAGCAGGGTGACGCGAACCACCTGACGGAATCGATCGTACTTTCTGGCTTCCTCTTCAAACCAGTTCTCCCGAGCTGAGAGGGTGTCTGCGGTGTATGGATCGTCCTTTGGGAATACAAGCTGACCACCTTTGGCCCGCTCAACCTCTTCGTGATCTATGGCTGTGAGGCAGTACATAAATGCAAGTCTCTCCAGCCCCGACGGGTTTGTCATATAGCAATCTCCTCGAAGTTAATTTCAACAGGTTTCGCAGTGTAGTCTGGCCACTGCGTGAACATCAAACCGGTGCGGTGTGGCGATACCGGGCATATCATCCAGGCGCCGCCTAGAATACTCTCTTTGGGGATCCAGATAATATCCCCGATTTTGATTGGTGCCCGCATTTGCGAGTTCCAGCCGGGGCTTCGCGACTCCGTTAGGAAATACGCGATAACCTCAGTGACTGACCGTGCGGCCAGTTCGTCGGGGGGTATGCGAAACACCGCCCGGTAGTCCGCAGACACCACCTTGCAGGGGTCTGCGGATTCTCCTGAATGCTCTAACACGAGCACGTCGCTACACATTATGGTGACGTTTCCAGCACTCTGCGGCTTCTTGCAAAGGTTCTGCAAAGTCCGCTAATGGCCTGTCCACGGCGACGATAAGCCCATGGAACGGGCGCACCGAAAACTTCCCCGGGACAGCTGGTAAACTGGCCCGGAGCATAAGTGTGACAACACTGACGTCACCGCCAGGGTATATGATGAAGAACGTAGGCACAGTGGGTAGGCCCTTGTCCGGCGGGTACGCAAAGCGGATATGATCTTCCGTCTCTTTAACGCACCGCGAGGAGAAGACGTGCAGCGGCTTCTTCCTGCCGCCCTCCAGCAAACCGGGTAGCAAGTCGTAGAGGATATCTCGTACAAGCTCCCAGTCGGTGGCGTAGCCCTTGTCTGTCTCGTTCATGCGATCGCGCCGCAGCGCTTTGAGACTCGCTGGACGGAGCCCGAGTGCTGCTCGGACCCGCCTGGCAAGCTTCTCCTCTACTGCGTAGTTACTACGCGAGAGTATCTTGTCTCGTATATGCTCAGGAATCTCCGGCATCGGGCTCCTCCGCAATATACGGGGCTTCAAAATCCAGGCCGAATCCGCGAATACGCAAGTTCCGCCGGCACTCCATGAGCACTTCCTCATTGTCGTACATCAGGTCAAGAAACTCCGTGAAGTTTTGCACGCTTTTCCCGCCATTCAGTTTAGGGTGCTTGTGCCACCCGCCGGAGTTCGTGTAGGTGTCTTCGTCAAAAGGCTTAGCCTTAAGGAACAACGTCTTGTGAGCTTCGGTGAAGTCCCACCCTACATCCCCGCCGGCAAGCTCTGGCTTAAGCAGATGTATCTTTATCATCCGACCCCGAGAGGCCAGCTTATTTTTGGTGGTGCGGCAGGTGATCGTCTCGCCGATGTCACCGACACCTTCGACCCACCACTTACCATGTGTGATCTCCACAGTCCAGCTGGCGTGGTAGGAGAATGGCGCATCGGCCAGACTCGTTTGCTGAGGGCCTTTAGCCCCGAAAACACTGGCTGCGCCGATGTCTGCTTTCAGCTGCCCGCTGGATACCATGACTGCGTCATACTCCTTAAACATAGGCAGCTTCTCCCGGAAGAACTCACTGAACGCGCGGGAGTGGAAAGCCACCTTGCCCTGCTTATTCTCTTCCTTCTTTTCTGCCGCAGAGGGGTTTAGTGTCTTAGATGCCAGACCACTTACTGAGTCGATACCCACAATAATAGGATGCTTCTTATCTGGGTCTAAGCTCTCCCGTACCGTGCGGATGAACGTCTCCGCCTCGTCGAGGCAATTTGACACATTGTGCGGAAACTGCACAATGAGTTCTTTTGGATTACACCCCAAATGCCGCTGAAAATCGGGCGGGGGTGGTGTCTCTTCTGATTCCAGGTGCGTTGCCCAAACACCCTGTCTTTGGCCCATCGCATAGTTCATGAAGATGGACGCAGACTTACCCGCAGCGTGTACTGCGTTGTATTTTACAATACGGCCACATATGAGTCCTCGAGTCCCGTACAGATACTCCAAGGGTAGGCAGGGCCGGTTCTTGGACACATCCGTAAAGTCGATGTACCGCCAGGTGGCAGATACGTCTGTGGCCCTCATTGTTGCGCGAGCCTTTGATGCTATCTCAAGCTTCTTTAGCAGGAAGCCGACGCCGCCTTCAATGGTAGTAGGGATTTCGTCTTTCTTCTTTTTCCTAGCCATAGAGCTCCTTCACAAATAAGGGGCAGCCCCGAAAGGCTGCCCCTGTTTTCTTTCTACCTCTAAGCTTGATTGCCATTGTTCAGCTTATTGAGGAACTCATCCCGGTTATACCCAGGTGGCGTTTCTCCTGGCACCGGGGCAGACGCTGCTGCCGGCGGTGTTGTGGGCGCTGGCGGAGGGCCAGCGAACCCGGTGGGAACCGGCTGTGCAGGCATAGCTGATTGAGCCATACCTGGCGGAGCTTGTGCCGGGGCGGCCGGTGTTGGAGCGGCCGCAGGCGCTGCCGGCGCCGTGGGTGCTGCGGTAGGGGCAGCAGTTGGTGCTGCGGTTGGAGCCGCCGTGGGTACAGCAGTTGGAACTGCTGTACTAGGCATCGCTGCCTGCTGCGGAGCTACCCCAGTAGTTGGGGTCGGCATACCTCCCAGTGGCACACCACTTGGCGCGCCGCCACCAGGGAACGGTGGATGCGCGGGCTGGCCCGGCATCGCAACACCAGGCTGCGGTTGGCTGAAGCCCTGAGTGTAGGCTCGTGTTGGCGGATCAGGCACGTGGAACATTTCACCTACAGCCGCCTTGATGAGCTCATGCTCGTGAAGCCCGGCCGGGGACACCCCGTTAAGGAGCTGGCAGAGCTCATCCACGATTTCCTGCTCGGTGCGTATGGGGAATAGCGACCGTGTGCTGGCGAGAGGGATACGCTGAGCCATGATCTCCGGAGGAGCAGGCAGACGTCGTACCTCATGATTAGGCAGCTGTGTCAGGCTGATGATGTACTTGCCGTACGTGCCCGTGTTCTCCTTGGTCAACGAGAGCAGCGGAGCTTCCGTGGGATGTGTTAAATCCCCGCAGGAGAAGCGAGCCATAGGGTTAATCTTGAGTATATCCGGAGTAATCGCCGAATTCACCTGATTAGCCAGACCCTGCTTACCGAGCAGAGAGATGTAGCCACTCTTGGACAGCAGCCCGATTACGCAGCCTTCCTCCAGAGCGTTGGGCATCAGGACATTCATGATCAGCTGCTCGCTTGGCGCTTGGATTGCTTTGCGGTCAACAAACTGACCGCTGCCGTCCTTCACGTCTTCTGTCAGGTACTTCCACTCTGGGGTGCGCTGAGCAAACTCCGCGACCTTGGTGACAGGGCAGACTGGGGTGTGTTCCAGATCTGGTCCGTATGTGAGTGGAGACAAGATGTCTCGCCGACCGCCAGCCTTCGCCGACCCGTGACCAACAAAGGCCGATACGAAGATAAGCCGAGCCCAGTGTGTGAGCAGCCCATCTTCTGGATTGCGGAAGTAGACCCATGACTGCGGGTCTGTGGCGACGTACTCGCCGTCCGCGTTTTGCTGCAGGTGTCCAGGGTTGTGCGCTGGCATCACGCGAAAGTGCGTAGTGACACCATCCTTCACGTTCAAGAAGCGCTTCTTCACCCCTTGTTTGAAAATACCGCGACCACCTGCGTTGGACGCGCTCGTTGCTACCTGTTTGTTCAAATCATACATTGATTTCTCCTTTTACTTTTCACCCCATCTAGTGAACACATCTACGTCTATCTCAAGGCGTAGAGGCTTCCCAGACGGCATCGGGATGTCAATGCCGCCCATACCTTCGTGAATCGCTTTGGTCGTCGCTTCTACTTCACCCTCGGGGAGGGCGAATAGGAACGCATCGTGTACTTGATTGAAGAGCCTAAAACTCAGGCCCTCCCTCTGTCGTATGTTACTCAGCCGGTCTGCAGCGATCGCCATTGTATCGGCAACAGTCGACTGGATAGGGAAGTTAGCAGCCTCGCGCGCATTCGCACCCTCTTCTGCTCTGTTCGTAGCTTTGCGGAAGTGCCGACGGCGCCCCCACGGACTCTCAACATAACCCAGCGTGTTTGCGTCGGTTTGATATCTCACCATGCACGCCCACGCCACTTTGTAGGTGGATTTCCACCCATCCAGACCTATCTGGATTTCTTCTTTCGTTACTCCAAGGCCCGTGGTGGCATTTACCTGCATAGCAATTGCGCCTGCACCACGTCCGTAAGGTATACCGAAGTTGATGGCTTTCGCCGATACCCTGATGGTAGATTTGAACTCATCTCTGGTCATCCTCTTACCTTTAGGGTCTACATAAACCAACGATTTCTGCAACTTCACGAATGCGTCCATGTCTGTGGCCGCAAGGGCCAGCATGGCATTATCGTCAACAGCAGAGCCGTCTGGCATAAACACTTGCAGACCGAATGAGTCCACCGCTGTAATGTCGTGAAGATCCTTCCCAGGTGTGTTTAGTGCAGAGAGCATGACCAGATCATCTGCCATGCCCCCAAGAACAAACAACTCAGCCTGCTTGAAGTCCGCCTCAATGATCACCCATCCTGGCAAGGTTTCCAGAATAATAGACCGCAGCGACTTCGGGGCCTCTTCCCCCGAGAATATTTCAGCGATGTAGCCTTCGCTGGCTTTCGGCCAGTTCTGGACATTCGGGTTGCGGCTATTGAGCCGGCCAGTGTCTGTCAGCTGGCCGAAGCCTGGGTGGATGCGCCCGTCCGCATAGATGTTGCCGGGTATGCCGCCTGTCTTATCTTCTCTAAGGAAGTTCTTACAGATCACATCAACTCGTCGTATGTTCAGCAGATGCCGAACCATTGGGTGATATTCTTCCAGCAGCTCAAGTGTGGCCTTGTCCGTGGACGCGTTGTACTCTGCCTGCTTGGCGGGGGATTGGCTCATTACCCATTCCCAGGATTTTGAACGCTTGCCTGTACTTTTTACCGGGGTTAAACCCAGGCCATTGTGTTCTTTAGTATTGAAGAGCAGATTTCGGACCTGCAACGTTGACCCCGGATTAAACTCTAGCCAGCCCATCTCGGCCGCCATGGCCTGCATCTGGCTCACCAGCTGCCGGTGCTTGTTGTTATAGGCAGCTGTTAGCTCTTCCAGGCGCACCAAATCTATGGGTATGCCGGTCCGCTCCAGCTCATAGAGGTGGGAGCCCAGCCGTACCGTGGCCGCGAGGAGCGACGGGTACTGACCTTGTAGCCCCCGCGGAACCAGACAGCGCTGGATGGCCTCCTTTTGCGCCTCCATCACTCTGAACGTCGCCATCGTATCTCCTGCCGCGTACGGGAGCAGAAGATCGTCCGGTATGAAGCCGTAGCCCCCTTCGATCAGTTCCGGGTGTTCTCGGGTGAAGTCGATCACAGGCAGATCGTACCTGCCCATGTCCGTGTATTTCAGCGTCAATTCTGATAGGCCGAATGGTCCTAGATTCGAGATGAGGTGCTCCGCCAGCATGGTGTCGTAAAACACATGCGGGCGGATGTCCACACCATAGTGCAAGAGCCACATACCGTCAGCCTTCACATTGTGGCCTACGATGCCAACCCGCGACCCCATGGCGCCCAAGAACTGGTTTAGGATATCCACCGTGTCAGTGACGCTGATGCAGTCAGGGTAATGTATCATGGGTTCGACCGGACGGTCTGGCGAGCCCTCAGGGTACAGCCTGATAACGCCTGTCAGCGCACCACCCGCGCCAGTCATTTGGATCAGCCGCAAATACCCGTCATTGCGCAGAGCTTCTGATCCGTGCCACTCGCAGTCAACAGCTATTCTTATGAACGGCTGATCTTTATCCGCGTCTACGAGCTTGAGCAAGAACTCTTGCAGCTCCATAGGGTTGGTGATCAGATCATACTCTCCAACCTCCCCGCTTTTTAACACGCCCCCACCAAGAACTGTGAGTGCATTGGCGAGGTCTTCCCGGAACGCGTCAAGGTGCTCAACATTCCGCATGATGTAAGAAGGATGCCAAGTCGGCACGACCTTTATGCCTGGCAGGTAGTCCAGCTCAAACGCGGCCCCGCGGTAAGCTGATATCTTGTACTTGCTACCAGCTACAGCTCGCAGCGCAGACGCGCCTAACGGTACGATCACGTCCGGCTGTACCATATAGATTTCATCATACAGCGCTTTCTGGCAGGCGCGGATGTCGGACACTTTGGGCGTGCCGAAATCTTTAGTGCCATACTTCACAGCATAGGTGAAATGTGTGGTGTAGTTGCTGAGGCCTAATTTCTTGACCTCCCCCAGCAGAAGCTGGGACGCGGGCCCTATGAAGGGGGCCTGCATACGCAGCTCATCGCGGGCAGGATTCTGCCCTACGAACATTATTGTGCGCGCCCCCTCTACCGGGAGGTGCGTGTAGCCTATCCACCGGACTCCGTCAACATCACCAGCTCGTGACGGCGCGGGTCCTGGATCGGGCAATTTTTTGTAATTACTTATCAACTCAAAGTTTACTGTACCCATTTAATTATACACCGAGGTTGGGGGGTTGTGCGCTTGTTGCGACAGGCGCCGCCGCTCAAGGCCGCTACTGATGTTTTTCCAGATATCATCTGTGAGCATGTCGCCTGGGTCTTGTTCGCCCAGCTCCATCTCGTAAACATCAATAGACATGCGAAGGTTTGCAACGATCGCACTCGACTCTTTACTGGCGTCCGGATCCAGAGCCACAACGACTTTGTTGAAGTAGGTCTTCAGCAGCCGTGCTTGGTACTCTGTGATCCCTTTGCCCAGCGTCGCCATACCGGGCGTGCCGATGGCCGCAACGTCGAAAGTTCCTTCGCTGACCACGCCAACCTCATGCCGGCGCGCCAAATCGAAGTTGTAGATCACCCGCCCTTTCGGGAACCCGGGCGACGTGTAATATTTTGGAGGGAGTATCCACTCCCCGTCCTCATTCTTAGGGAACCTTTTCATCTCCAGGAATTCATCCGTCAGAGACTCTGGCTCGTCAAGCATACGTGCCTGCCACCCTACAAGGTCGCCGAACATGTACACAGGGAAGATGAGCGTGTTGGTAGTGTCAAACAGGAAGTCGACCTCATTGCCGAAACGCTGCCCGACGGCGCAATACTGCACGCCGAAATAATATGACATGTAGGCGGGGTCGAACACGCGAGAACGTCTCCGCGTGAGGTAGGCGATCGCTGGATGGTCCGCCTCCAGCTGCGTCAGATCCACCATCTGCCCTGGAGGGGCGACGTTTGTAGGTAGCGGCGCCTCTTTCTTCTGCACCGCTACCTCCTCGCCGTTGATCTTCCCCAAGAGCTCACCAACCGTACCCGAGGCCGGGCACCGGTAGCAGTTGTACACACCACCACGGAACGTGGGATTTATATACAGCTTGTAGGACTTATCAGGTGTCTTGCCGTACCGTAGACAGAACGGGCAGCACACCTTGAACTCCACGCCGTTTCGGCCGCGTGAACGCCGGTACTTCGAGCCGAACCTGGCCCGTATGGCTGCTTCAAATGTCATGGCGCACCTAATAAGTTTTGTTCCTCAACAACGTCGATAACCACAGACCCGCTGAGCGCGCCTGCTTTATACATATCACGACCATCATATTTTCTCTCAACTAGCTCTCCAACAGCATGGTCATGCCGAGCGTAATCACTCCGTGTGTCGTAGAGCCGTAGATTTGGGCCTTGCACGACAGATAGTACTTTGTCATTACCTTCGCGGTACTTCAGTGTACCCACGACGAGGGTACGGAAGTCCGACCCTTGCAGGATTGCATCTGGATTCTCTTCCAGGGCCTCCTCATACCGTGCGCTGGACAGCCGCTCTTCGCGGGGAAGAGCCAAAGAGATACTGATGTCCATGGAGTTGTGCTTGTGCAGACCACCAGCGGTGTCGCCTAGGTCCAAGACGGACTTCTTCAAAGCGTCACGATTACCCTGCGCCGCTGTCCATATAACCACACCATGACGTTCGGCAATACGCTTGAACTCTTTCATGTAGTCATCTCTCTGGTTCCACTCTGACCCCGTTTTGGACAGCGGGAAGTTAATTGAGTCTAGATAATCAACGCAGACAACTCTGCACCGCTCATCATCTCCGTCAATCTCCACGACATGCTGCTTCCACTCCCCGATAATACGGTCAATGTCGCGAAGCTCTATCGCCCGCTTGGAGCAATCCTTAAACGTCGCCAGAGAGCTGACGGGATTGTCCGGATGCTTTGCTGCTGCGAGACGTGCTCGCTCTTCTTTGGTCCACGTGGTCATGGGCCGTTTGATCGTCTCCCCCGCTATGCACCCAGCCATGGCTGCAAAACGCGAGCAGATCTGATTACCCTTACCAGAGCCTCGCAGCTCCAAGGATAGGAACAGCCCCCGGTGGCCGTCGTACACACCGGACAGGCAGAAGTTCAGAAGGGCAACTGTCTTGCCCACCCCAGTACACGCTGTGACCATACATAGGTCGCCAGGCTTCGCGCCGCCATCATACATCAAATTAAGGCGAGTGCAGCCCAAGGAGACTCGGCAGCTGTCATCTGGTGTCGGCATCATGCCGTCATCAGTTTGCAGTGTTGTGAAGCCGGATTCCTCATCTTCAGCAAGGCCCATCCGATGCAGCACCTCTAGCTCTGTCATCAGTGTGGGGAGGGAGGGCGCTTGGCCATTGACCAGCGATTCCTGTTCGCGGCCGATCAACTTTGCGGATCGAACCCAGCGAATGAAGTTGGGGAGCTCGTTTTTGAAGAACCCCACCGTGAGCTCGGAACCCGCCGGGTTGTGGACAAACGCCATCAGGTTAGCAAGTCCAGCCCGCTCTTCTGGCACCAACAGCGAGCGGAACTCGCCATGATGGTTGTCGTTGATTTTCAGGATCATCCGCTCCAACGTGTCGTTGGTCGGAAGCTCATGATACGTGGTCCAGTAGGTAAACAGCGCCTCCCACAGGATCTGACATATAGGTAGGTCAAAGTCAGCGAGATCCAAGATCTTGCTGGCCCTATCTAACAACTCCTCAGAGAATCGTAGATGTCGAAGTAGTTGAAACTGGAAGTTCTTATCGAAGAATGTTCCGCTCCAGCCGCTTGAGGTCGAAACCATATCGCTCACTGTTTTCCTCCAAATAGGTTCGTAACTCCTGATTGTCTGCGAGTTCCCCTATCGCATCCTCCAGGTACATCCGATACATTCTCGGACTCGGGTTTGGTGCAGACAGTATCCGGAACCAGGCTGTGAAACTGTACTCAGGCTGCTCCAGAAGTGCGGACACATCAGAATGGTGTTTGGGGATGTAGTAACGTGCCAGACGCGCTAGCGTACCACGCATACCTACAAAAAATTTTGCGAGGTCGCCACCAGAACTCTGCTGCTGCTTCGGGAAAGATCTCCGATAGCGGTCAGCGGCTAAGGTCCTGCTGGGTAAAAGGATTGGCGGTGACGCTGTGCGCCGGTCCGCGGGGTCTACGCAGAGAAACTGTGCTTGCACAAACTTCTCCACATCGAACTGATTATCTGCAACAACCTCAGCAGAGGCTGTCCAGATTCTTTCGTGCCTCTTAAAAGGCCACGTGTACTGGCTGCCGTAGTACCCGGCCTGTATTTTGTAGCACCGGTAGATCTGTACAGCAATATCTGCGATGTCGTGTGAGGGCACTAAAATACCACCTTTGATAGGTCTGAGCCTACCCACTGCTGTTCAAAGCCAAGAGCAGCGTACATCTGCTCGCGCTTCATATCATCTCTGAAGATGAAGCTGGGTTTGGAGGTTAAATCTTCCTTGACAACTATATCCCAGGGCCGCCAGAAATCGATGAGGAAGGCACATTCTTTACCTTCAATATTTCGACTGGCCCGCCCAGGTAACTGCCCCGCAATGATTTCACTACCCATACCGGCCAAGTTCACCAACACAGTTAGCTTGGGAAAGTTCACACCCGTCCGATAGATCCCGCTGCTCACAGTGCGTTTCAGCGCACCGCTCTCCATTTTCTTGTACACGGCCTCACGCTCTTTCTTTGACACTGCAGAGATATTGGCGAAGCGTTTCTTCGTCAGTGCTGCCGCTGACGTCTCAGCGTGAACCATGGTCGTCCCGTCTAGGAACGGGGCCAGCCGGTTCATGTGTTCGATCTTGTCGACAATGCCTAAGGTCTGCATGTCATCAGGGATCTTGTTCCATATGTCGCTAACAGTTTGATGCATCGGCGCATAGCGCCAAACACCGTGCCGGTAGGTGGCATCTTTGGACCTGCAGCTCAGCCAGCCGTCTGGCGGGGGTACCTCTACCCAGTAGACCCGGATCGGGACAACCGCCTCGTCTTCGATAGCTTCTTGGTAGGTACGATGGTACACCACCGGACCGAAGACACCTTCAGTCATCAGGTCCGCGCCATCAAAGCGTCCCGACGGTGTGGCGCTTACTCCATACCTCATGGCGTGAGTAGCTTCCATCACCCTCTCGGCGCGCTTCTCTGTCAGAGTATGGACCTCGTCGTAAATAAGTAGGCCACACTCTTTGAGGTTAACCTTGTGAAGGCTATCAGGAGTGACGACTTGTACGTCGTCGGAGTACCGCTTTGCGCCCGTACAAATAAGCCCCACGTCGCGATCTGGTAGAATATCCTCTGCCAGATCCCTGTAGTTCTTTTTTGCAAGGTCCACCCCGGGAGTGATGACCACTGTCATAGGTGTGTTGCGTAGAGCCATATCGTCACGATCGTGGGCGCGAATCAGCGCCCCCATAACGTGAGTTTTCCCCCAGCCTGTTGGGCAGGAGATGATGCCGCCGCCGGCCCACAGCGCGTCATGTACGCAGTGGTGCTGATAATCTCGTAACCGTGAGAAGGCCTTCTTCAGGTCGTACGGCGGGCGCGGGGTTCTTTGGTCCAGCACCTTGAACGGTGTCTGTGTGCTGCGGAGCTTGGCCATAATTTTATTGGCTAAGCCGGGGAAGGTTACCAATTGCTCTCCGAGCACGTTGGTTGTGGGGTCGATGCCCATGTTATAGGTGAAGAGTCGGCGAGATTCGCCCTTTGCGATCCGTTGGTGCTGCTCTTCGTCATACTTCAAACTACGGTGCCAATATGTAAGCACTCGCTTAATATCTTCTGGCACGTGGGGGGTGACGAGGACATAGGAGTCCCCAATGTGGACGTTAATCATACTTGTCTACCGGTTGTTGTTTGCGCGTTTCGTAATTAGCTCATTGGAGCAAGTTCAACGTCAATGACCACGAATTTTCCATATCCGAGATTGTGGCCGTAAGGGCTGACGCCGACATAGTCTCCCATTTTTTCCAGGATGTGTGTGAGGGTGGACTCCGTAACATTATCTGCTACTACTGCATTGAACGTGACCCGTGTTCCTGGCATTATGGCCTCGTGCTTGCGGAATCCGTTTTGTCCATACCTACGCTTGAAGATTTGGACTTTTGCTTCTACTAAGAGCGAAATGTTAAAATCGTTAGGCTTAACGCCGCGGATCTTATACATCGAAATTGTACTATTCAGCGCAGTGTACCACCAAGACTGCTTCCAAATAATACGGTCTTTACTATCTCTGTCAAAGTACTCACAGGAATCTTTTTTGCTCCCACTGCTGACAGCGAGACAGTGTGTGATAAATTCAATTGTGAATTTCGCTTCCTTCATAGTACCAAAATCTACTCTAACAATGGAGAAGATGCAAGTCGGACCACTTGCTCACAGGCAAGGAATCCGACTTGCGCCGCGTCACGAGGCAGCTCTTTGCTTCTGCCTGTTGAGAAGCTCTTTCTCCTCGTCCTTCGCCTTTCGGGCCAGGGCGTTCTTCACTGTGTGTATTTTGTTCGCGGTCATCAGGTCATGGCGTAAAGCACTGATCAGGGACACGATGTAGTCATACCCTGCAATGTCATTACCGTGCCCGTTGACGACGCACAGATGGGCGCCAGTGCTTTTGATTATGGTCGCTCCGGAACTTTCCTTGACCCGGTACACCAGCCCACTTGATCCGGTGACGTCGTAATAAACCTCGGCGTCTTTCTGAGTTACAACCACCCGCTCCTGTTCGATTACCCGGCCCAGGAGCTCTCTGGACTTTCGCAATGCATGGTATTGCTCCCGGAACGAGTCTGCAACTGAGGTCTCGAACTGCCCGACGACCCGTTTGATATCATCTAAGTGTCCTGGCCGCAGATTGTAAAAACCCACGCCACCACGATAAGCATCCTGCCCAAATGTCGTCCAAGAGCGGGGGATAATTTGATCTTCATCTTCGATCCAATTATCTAGAAGAACCAGGTGATTGAGCAGCGTCCTTTGCGTTTTCGTGATTTCGTCCATGCCCGAAAACACCGGATACCGCCGACCATGGCTGTAAGACTTCTCACCCGAACGACGCGCCAGCGTGTCAATATTTGTGATCTTCCGCCAAGCGCCAGCAATGCGCACCTCGGAGCGTTTCCCGGGTTTCTTGCGTACGGGGAACATCATACTTACGTCCACGTTGACCGTAGACGGCATGTTGTTGTTTGCTGGCAGAGCACGGTCGCACATAACAGCGGACTTGATGCCCTCCCCTACCGCCTTAGCCACTGTGGACTTAAAGGCCATGCCTGACGCTACAAGGCGGTGAAACTTCATGGATACTCGTGACACACTCTTAACGAAGTCGTCGTATCCTTTTTGGTCACCCCCGAAACACGTAGCCTGAGCAAGAACAGCATCAACGTCTGGGGCTGAGATCTTCTTACCGTTCACGTACCACAGCGTGGCTGGAGATGCCGCGTTTGTGAGTTTAGAGGACAAAGTCACACGGACTTTGTTGATAATTACCGCAACATTGTCAGGAACGGCTCGTATGATCGTGTGTATCCAAGACTCAAACGGGACCAGGCCCAGGCGAGCTCTGTTGTCGTTTGTGTGCGCACCTACCGCATTAAGCGCGTCCATCATTGCGGCCCAGCGGCCCACCTCGATAGTCGTGTCAGAGTACGTGAACACCTTCCCCCTCACTGAAAATATCCCAATGAAGATCTCCGGTATAGCTCCACTAACGAACCCATCGAAGTACGTTTTTCGGATCTCGCCAAGGCCTTTTTGGTACGCCGTGCGGCGCGTGCGGCGGCTCGCGGCTGTGGCCTTATATGCCCCAAGTGTGTGGAGTGGGCGCCACTCCAGCGCAGCGTCGTACGAGCCCCTCTTTATAATCACACACGCGCCGGGGTCCAGCGCGTTAAAGCACTCCTCCGCTGAGGACACAAGGAGCGTGGGCACATCGTCGGCGCTACTTGAGAAAATAGCCCGTACTGTGCCTTTGTCGTTTTCGGTGACTCTCGCCACCAAAATGTACCGATTTGTGTGCGATCGGGAGTTGGCAACCTGCACGGTCAGATTCGGATCAACCGCGGCAGGCCGGAACTGGGCCCGACTGACTGCAACCTCTTTGAAGGAGGAGAGCGACACTGCTTCCCCGTCATCATCCATCATAACCAGCAGATCTCGTTTACCCTCACCCTTGAACGGGGTCACAGTAAGGAAGTCTTTGTCGTAGCAGATGGATCTGTCTTCGAACTTTATGTGTTTTCTCGCCATAGTAGCCTCCTCATATGATTGACTGCACACGTGCAGCTGGGTATATCGTTTTGCGGCACATCCGCAGCCAGACATCCATCCCCGCGGGCGCCGCGAAGAAGTTGCCGAGTTGGATGATGCCCTGCGCTACGTCAGAAGGGCGCTGGCATGAGAAGCCCTGCTCTGAAGACGGATCAGGGCCCAGAGAGCTCATGAGTTTCTCCAACGGGCAGCGGTCTGTGTAGATTGCGTACATATCGCCTTCTGACCGCATGTCGAGAAACCTCTTCTTTGTCTGCACCGCGTGCTCAAATACGATGCGGCGAACCGCAGCATTGTCTGCGCAAATAATATAGGATCCCCAGAAAGGAACGTCATCCTCGATGAACGCTTTCACCTGGTGGGGTATATCATAGCGCAGAGTCATCACCGCGGCTTTGGGTAGGCCTACCTCCGTAAGGTCGTAGTCCTGGTGCCGGCAATTTTTGGGCTCAACGACATCAAAGTCGAACACGCAAAAATCGTCAAATCGGACATCTGCGCCCAACTGCTTATGTGTGATCATCTGGTGCAGGAGTCGCAAGAAATGACTCCCGATACCTCCTGCGCCGATAATCGCCGTGCGTTCTGTGCTGTCTTTCATAACCGTATAAATTCCTTACCTTTTGTCTCTTTCCACTTGTCAATCTCGTCGATCATCGTCGTCTCTGTCCCCGGGCCATTGGTGTAAAGCTCGTACAGAGCGTTGACCTCCTCCGCGCTGTATAAACCGAACGCGTCCATAGGTATGGAGTAGATCAGCATGGTGATAGGTCCGGGGTGATTCATAATGTCCGTGTGGCTCGGAAATGGCGGCCAGTGAGGGTGGGAGTGCACCCAGCCCCACACTGCGCCGAACATCATCATGTCCGCATAGACGCCAAAATCCTCCGGCCCCATGCGAATGCGTGAGACCGGAGGATTGGCTATGTTCGTAAAGGGCGTTAAGCCCCAATCAGTTGTAATGAGTGCCCCTCGCTCAACAGTCGGATCCGCCAACAGGTAGTTCCGGCTGCGAACGAGGAGGCCCCTCGGGAAGGGTGTTACCCTCATCCGCCAACGATGGCGTTGAACATACCGACTTCGAATGCATCTGTGAAGATGTTGTTCATCCGCTCGTCGGTAAGGTCGGTTACGTCCGTAATGGTTTCAGACTCCCCAGAGCTTTTCACAACTCGCAACCATTTACCTTTACCGAACTCCTCCAGGATCCGTTGCTGCGCCGCGGCCTGATCGATGATATCCTTTTCCTTGTTGTCGCCACCTTTCGTGCCAATCAGAGCTGCGTCGTCCGAAACGATGAGTTGCGCGTCGCCTGTGCGATCCATAATGTGCATGTTGATGTTCATAGTTTTAATCCTTTATACTGTTGTGTTTTCGCCGAAATCAATAAGAGTGTCTGCATAGGGCATCACACTCCTCTCATGGGTTGACAGAAAGATCTGAAGATCCATAGCCGTAGCTACTTCCTTCACCCGCTCCATCATCTGACAGAATTTGCCGACATTGCGATCGTCGAGATACACTGTCGGCTCGTCCAGGCTTAGCAGCCCGACACGTCCAGCAAACAGGCAGTATGAAGCAAACCTGAATGACACCGCAAGGATGATTTTCTCGCCTCCAGATAGTTCTGAAGCCGGGGGGAACTCGTCAGGCATAGGCCTGCCATCGTGATAGTAATAGCGGAATGACATCAGGTCAGGGTCAGCGACGACCCCGAATGTCGATCCAAACCGCTCAAGGAAGTCATTGACTCCTCGTGTTATTTCACCCAGTAGCTTGGCTATGAGTATCTTGGGTCCGTGACTGTGGTGGAACCAGTCCCGGGCGTTGCGCAGGGTGGTCAGCGCTTCGACGTAATCCGCCTCGCGCGCCTTCCGCTGCTTCAGGTCCTCGAGGGTTTCCTGAAGCCTGGCTCTACCCTTAGCCAGCTGCTGCTGCTTACCGAGCAGGCGCTCCAGCTCCAGCTGAACTTCCTGCGCTTTGGCTTCTGCACCGCCCGCCTCATCCAGAGCGGCGCCGACCGAACCTGGCTCCGTTACTCCAAGTTCAGCCATTGCCGCCTGAATCTTCTCGATTGCTGCGTCGGCACGAGCTCCCACGTCGGTGAGATGCTCCTGCCAGCTCGCCAGATCTGCCTGCGCGTTCTCAAGCTGCTGACCCACTCGGACAGCGTGGTCTCTGGCTACCTTTAGCTCTCCAACTACCTTCGAGACCTGCGCCAGCTGTGCTGGCGTAGTTTCACCCTCAATGCGATCTCGCATGGTCGCCATACCCTTTGCAGCGTCCTCGAGCATCGTCGTCGTAGCAGCCACCTTGGCCGCGTACTCCTGGGCTTGGTTATTCAGCATCGTCCATTGCTGCGACTTCCCGCTAAGTTCCGCAGTAGCTGCCACGTTCTTGCTGTCCCAAAGCTCGTGCTTTTTGGTCAGTCTGAACAGGACATCCGTAGATGGATCGAGAGGCTGGTCGCAAAGAATGCACACAGCGGATCTGGGGTTGGCTTCCATAGCTTTCGCTAGAGACCCCAGGATGCTTAGCTGGGTCCGTGCCTCGCCAACAGCGATCTGGAGCTCACCAACCTCTGCGAAGACTTTCTCCACAGCGCCCTCCTCCGGCAACGCCAAGCCATCCAGCACACCTTTGTGCTTCTTGTGCGAAGCTGCGTCCCTCAAATACGTGCTGACGTTTGCAGCCTTTTCCGCCAAGTTTGCGATTTTGGCGTCGGTCTCCTGGACATTCACCAACCCCACCGCGGACAGCTCAGTGAGGGTCTTGGTCTTCGCGGCCACTTGGTCGCGGGCAGTAGCAAGATCCTGGGAGAACCGTGCAGTGCCCCGAATGTCCCCCTGAAGCTGACGCAGTGCGTCAGTACGCGCTTTCAGGGCCGCCATATCGCCGGTGCTGCCAGATTTAGTAATCTTCAGGCAGTTCTCCAGGTCTTCCATCTCCTGGTCCATCTCGTTCAGGCGCTCAAGGCCTTCGGCGATGGTTATTGTGTAATCCTGAATCTCCGGCAGCGCACTTACAGTCTGCCCGAACTTCACATGGATCTTAGGTACATCAGCGAGGCCGATGAGTCGCTGCCACGCCACCTGGCGATCTGCCGGCGTCGTAAACAGGATTGCGTCAATCTCCGCCTGGCGGACAAAGATGCCATTGCGGCAGAGCTCCTTGTCCATACCTGTGCAGCGTGCCACGGCCTCGTTGACCTTGCGTACGCCGGTACAAGTGGTGTCACGGTACGAGAACGACGCGGAGGCTTTGTGGAGAGCTCGTGAGACCTTCCCCTCGTAACCTTCATGCTCGAACTCGACAGTCACCTGCCCCTTCTCGCGGCCCCAGCTGATCATCTCCTCTTTCTTCTGATTGGGGAGATCACCGGTGAGTCCGAAGTGTATGGCGTCGAGTGCATGAGACTTACCAGTCCCGTTTTCCCCGATGAAGGCAGTCACCGGCCCAGTGAACTCTTTGACGAGTTCCTGGTGCTGCCGGTAACCGTCAAGAGTGATTTTTGTAATAATCACTCGTCAGCTGACTCCTGCTGAGAGGCCTTGTAAGCTGCCTTCTGTTCAGAAGCCTCAGCTCGACAAGCCGCCAGATCCGTGTTGTTAGACATGTGCAGCGAGTTCTTGTTTGTCCCGTAGAGCTTACGGCACTCTTTGCCCCACTTCTTGATACGGTCCTCGGTGCCGGTGATGTTTATGGTGTACGCCACCCTGTGTTTATCGCCGCCGGTCTCGGCCTTGTAGAGCTGAGCCTTCACAACCTCAACAACAAGATCCCATTCACGGGGGCGGGGCTGACGGTCATTGAAAACACCTTCAGTGTTGATGAAGTCTTTCGCGTCATTTGTGGCGTCCAGGTAGCTTGTGTACCAACGCTCCTGGGTAATCGTCTTAGAGACCTTCTCTGCTTTATTACTCATTTTGCCCCAATCCTTTCGTTACTAAGAAGTCGTTTACCACGTCGTCAATAGCCCCAGGCCGACTCAATGCCTGAAGTATCAAATGATGCTCGTCTGAATCTTCCGCATACGTCTCTGTGACGACTTCACGGATGTTGATCAGACTTTCTTTACGCTCCCAGCGCTTGCGTTTGGCCGCGTCACTGAGAATAGATGGGGCGTCCCCATCCTCATCCTTGTCTAAAAGAGTAACACGGTTCATCACTTCCGCTTCTTTCAGACGCTGCTGTACACGCTGTAGGCCGTTGACTATGTCCCGATGGACATAAACAATTGCCAGGCAGTTGCTTCCGCGCAGAGAGTTGATGACTTTGTCCATCTCCTTCTCTGCAAGGATCACAGCTGAGATGATTTTCCGCACCGGGATATCATGGATAACCACTGCCGGTCCGGACTCCTTTGTTATGTTCACTTCCAAGAAGTGCTTGTTCTTGGGCTCAGCAGTGTCGTTGACCTCTGTCGCCCCTGGGTAGGCGAACTTCACGCCGCCAAAATCTGCGACCTTCAGTTCGTGGATGTCACCCATCGCCACATAGCGAGTGTTCACAGTCTGAAGCAGTGGCACCATCTCCTCAGCACTCAGCTGAACTCCGGGGAACCCGCAGAGCTCCGCCAAAGACTGATGGATGATCAGCACATCGATGGACTCCACCTCAGCCCCAAGCAGGAGTACGTCGTCTTCGAGCTTCTCCATGAACTGCCCAGCTGGGCAGTTATTGATCCCGAAAAACGATATCCCGTCCTTCTCCCACACATCGTGGACGCTTAAGAAGGTGTGGATGCCGCAAACTTCCAGCCAGGACGCGGATGCGCCATGGTTGCCCGAGACTCCAATGCTCGGGATGCCGGCGTTTCTCAGCCGGGTGACCTGTCGCTGCAGGTACTGCACGACGTAGCCGTGAGGCTTCGCATGCTCAAACATGTCGCCAGGCCAGATAAAGACTCCCACCTCAGGGCCCTCTTTATGTAGCTCTATGGCTTTGTCTACGACATAGGTTGTTGCAGCAAAGAAGTCCGTCTCCCGTTGCTTCAAGCCGTACTGCCGATAGCCAAGCTGGCAATCTCCAATATGAATTATTCTCATAAGTTTTCTACACTTACCTCCTGTATTTTCGTTTCATCAAGTTTATCCGTCATTGGCTTTACGGACTTTCGCAGTGAATACGCAACAGCGTCCACTAAGTCCATATAAGGGTGCGAGTTACGCTGTTGCCATATAACCCGAGTACTTTGAGCGGACGCCTCATGTTCGTAGGCGGCCCAAAGGTCCAAGTTGCTCTTTTTCTCAAATTCTCCACCCATTGTGCGGGCAGTCTGCTGTGAGTCTGTGACGATGCGTACTCGCAGTCCGCGAGATAAGTTCTCGTTCACCCAGCGCAGCGCTTCCACGATTGGCTGAAGCTCGCACCGGTTAATTGTTGTGGCGCCTGCAACCCCGTAGAGGAGCTTGCTCACACCTGTAGCTGGTACAATAACCAGTGAAGCCCATGCACCAACACCCGCGCCTGCAGCGCTTCCGTCGGCAAAGATATACACATGAGCGTTTAATTGATCAGCCATAAGCTTCTAGTGCCTCAGTTCATTGTCTGTGGGTACATGGAGTTTAGATGGCACTGACTGAAGGCAGAACGCCTTGCAGAACTCAGCCGCCGAGCTGAATCGTAGATAAGTCGACGCCCATAAATCGCATATGAACAAGACATTACCAACGTCCCAGTGGTGCGCGGTGTTGCCACGCACCAATACTGGAGTGAGCCGCTTGTCGCAGTCATCCAAGGTATCCAGCCACTCGTCGCCTGCCCCTTCTGGGGGCATGACAAACTTCTGTGCAGCTATTGGACAGCAATATTCTTGGACTTTCATCAAGTGGTACAGACGATATGCGGATAAACGACCCGCAGCAGGGTATAGGTGATATAGAGTGGTGGCCCACTCGGGCAGGGTTTCCGGGCTGTTGTACCCGCCCCCGCCCCATATATCACTTACCTTTGCCGTCTTTCTTTGAGCCGTTTTTCCTTCCTCTGCCGGAGCGTGGGGTAGCTGCTTTCTCTTTTGGGGTCGCAGCTGCCTTCTTCTTCGGGGGCGGATCGTACTCTAAAGACTCCAGCCCTGCTTCAGATAAAGTGTCGCGTATGAACGTGACACTATTGTAGAATGCGTGGTCCAAAAAGGCCGTTATTGCTTCGTCCAATTTGGGTGCGTGAGTCCCTATGTATTTTCGGCCCACCCGGCCATCTTCGTCTTTCACTTCAACTATTAGTCGAACTTCAACCATTTACTTCTCCGAGATAATGGCGAGGGCCTGCCGTATGCAAACCCCCGCCCACTAACCTACGCTGCTTTTGCCCATCCGACAAATGAATCCATCGCGATACGCCCCAAATTGACGCCGTTGAATCCGCCGATCTTGTGGGTACTCACTGCCGTGTAGGCGTTTAGCAAACCCCACAGGTTGTTGCAGTGAGCAGTTTGCTCCTCAATCCCGAGAGACTTCGTGATGCCATTTTGGGACATCTCGTCCAGCACGTGCGGATCGTACGAGGGTCGCCATGTCTTCTTCAGATGGCTACGCACGGCCAGATACCCGTCCAGGTTGGTTTGTGCTCCTGGGAATGGGCCGCTCACCGGGGTGGCTGCCATCTTACTCAGCAGAGGCCCTGCCTGGGCGAACTGCACCGCCTGCTGGCTGATCAGCCCCATCGCGTCGTCAATGTCGCCGTCCAGGCTATTTGAGGATCTGCTCTCGTAATGACGAAACGTGAATCCACCCAGCACGTTGTGGCTGTAGAACTGGTTGTGGCAGAGCATCGACATAGCGAAGAACTGAATACCCACCTTGCAGCTCCCGTCGTAGGAGTTGATGGCTTCAACACCCAGGTGCAGTGGCGCTCTGCTACGCGTCGTCGGATCAGAGATCTCTGTGTTAACGTCCTTAAGCAGCCAGCGAGCGCTGAAGCGCTTACCGTCCCAAGTATGCGTGCCAGCCTTACTGCCGTGCCGTAGAGGCATCTGCTCGAACTCCTGACCCGAGCGGGTAAGAACGTCCTGAACCATCTGGTGCACACGCTCGTTGGTTACCAGCTTGTAGCCCTCAGCGTGGATCGCGCCCTTACCCGGGATCGGCTCCATTGCGTTTGTCTCGGGGTTGAAGAGGCGAGTTACGTTCATGTCTCTCAGACCTTCCACGGGGGAGAGGTCGACTTTACAATACGGGTCTTCGTTAATTACTTCGATTCTTGACATTTTATGTCTCCAATAGCTAATGAAATGTTTACATATAGAAATACCAAAACCTCGCGCCAAGCTCACCGTTAAGTGAGAGGCACGAGGTTTTGGTGGCTTGGGGTTCAGAGTGCGGGCGCTGGAGCTGCTGGAATATCCAGCAACAGGCCCCGATGCTTCTGCAGTGCCATGTAGCGCCAGAAGGCGTACACAGCCATAGCGGTGATACCGAAAGACGGGAACAGAAACGTCCCCGCCGCCCAGCACGTAGAGCTGACCTCTACGTATTTGACGTCGCGCTTAAACACATCCTTGAGGCGTTTAAGCGCGGCAATCTCTTCTGCACTTGCGCTGTTTTTCTCCAGCAGGCTCAACCGCGTATCCAGGGTTTCCACGGTTTCCTTAAGGAGTCCGCTACATAGATACTGATTGCTGCAATACACTGCAGTGCCGCTGGTGGCGCGAACAACAAAGTCTACAATTCCACCATCAAGTACAGCCAAGGCAGCCACGCCCAGTCCGAGTACTTTTGTTTCAGAAGTCATTTTTTCTCCTTCTTAGGTTTAGATAAAACCTTAATTACGCCGAGGTTTATCTCAGCTGTGGCGCGATCTGCAACCTCGCCACCATCCACTAATTTGCCCAGATCATCCAGATCCTGAGCGCTCAGCCTGTCCGCGAATGACTTTGATGTCGCCTGTTCGCCGGTCAGTACTGTGTGAATTCGGTGCTTATCAACGACACGCTGTATCGCTATATTTTGCACCTCACGAGTATGAGCATTTTGGCGGCTATTTCTAATAGCACCCACTTGAGCTTCCCATACTGTGAACGGCTTTTGTTGGACCCTCCACGATATAGCGACCCCAGTGGCCACGAGTAGTAGCGCTAGCATACTCCCCTCCTTTAGACGGAAAAAGCCGCCTCGGTTTTATTTCCGAGGCGGCTTCTTACTCGACTGTTGTTGTTTTAAGGCCTCACAATAAGCCTTCGATCTGCCACTGCTCCTACCCGCAAGTGCGGTTAGCAGGAGCACGACTGCTGCGCAAGCACCAACCATTCAGTGCGGCGCAGCCTGTCCTTTCTCTTGTGCGTCAACGCTGTTCCTGTTTCCCATCTCACATTTGTCGTCAAATACGTATCCTCAAGTTCTCTATCAGTCCGAAGTAGTTTCTTCCTCCGACGATATTGATTGGCACTCAAGTTCCTCATCTCGGCCTCCTAAAAGTAGACAATCTGCCTCTTGTGTATTATAATCTCTACACAGGTCCGAAACAAGAACTATTACACCGCCCAAAGTAGCTGCCGATGCAGCGAATGCGGAATTGACGACAAATGCGCCAAGATTCCACAATACCTGAGGTCTGTCTTTTATGAGCTCCTCCGCTGTTGAATTGTTACAAGCTATACGAAAAAGAGCCGACGAGGGCGGCATAGAAGACCTCGTCGCCGACTTCAGTCGTGACGAACTTCTACCCCACCTATTCTCCATTCGGGGAGAACCTTACACCCTCGATGACTACCCCCAATTTAAGCAGATGTACGCGAAACAGTACGCACCCAATGAAATTTGGATGTGCGGCCGCCAGGTGGCGAAGTCCACGAATCTGAGTAGATCGGAGGTTTTAGACAGCGTCCAGCTGCCAAACTTCCAGACGCTGTTTGTTGCTCCTCTTCAATCACAGTCCCAACGCTACAGCATGCTGTACCTAAAGGAAGCGATCAGTACCTGCGGCCCCGCAATGATGCTGCAGGACAAGGAGCTAATGCGGGCTATCGGCCGTAAGGGTGCCGGCATTACGAAGTCGGTCATGCACCAAAGCTTCAGCAACGGTGCGACAATCCAGCTTACATACGCCAAGACCACCTCGGACCGTGCCCGTGGTATTACTGCTGACCGCATCGACTTTGATGAGGTCCAAGACCAGCTCACCGACCATATCCCGATTATTTCTGAGTCATTATCCAACTCAGCTTACGGGCTACGGCGGTTCACCGGGACAGCCAAAACTACTGATAACACCATTGAGCACCTGTGGAGGCAAAGCTCCAAAGGCGAGTGGGCCACCAAATGCTCGGGCTGCAATCACTGGAACATCCCGACCAGAGAGAACAACGTGCTGGATATGATATCCGCGCGCGGCCCGATCTGCACCAAGTGCTCCAAGCTGCTTAACATCCGTGAAGGCAAGTGGGTACATGCACATCCAGATCTTGCTGATGAGTTCCCGGGGTTCCACGTGCCGCAGATCGTTCTGCCGGCGATGGTCTACGACATCAACAAGTGGTCGAAGATCGTGGACAAGATCGCCAAGCTTCCGCCTTCAACGATCTTTACGGAAATCCTGGGGATCTCCAGTGACGTAGGGGTGCGGCTCATAACCCAGCAGGATATTGACGATGTTTCCGTACTGGGGAGCCACGAGGAGTTATTTAAGATCCACCAGAACTACGCATACCGCGTATTAGGGGTTGACTGGGGAATTGCAGAGATAACGTCCTTTACAGTTGCTGTTGTTTGTGGGATTACCCACGGAGGGGAGATCCATGTACTCTACGCCCGGCGGTACGTAGGGCAGGATATCGAGGAAACGGTTCATGACATTGGCCGCCTCTCCATGATGTACAGATGTGACTTTGTCGCACCTGACTTCGGGGTCGGCTATTTGAACAACGCTTTACTGCGCAATCGGAACCACCGGGTTGTTCAAATCATGTATGTGAACCAGAACAAATTTATGTCCAGCAAAGAGATGCACGGCAACACGTTGTGGACGGTTGACCGCAATACTGCACTGGGTGTGCTTTTCTACAACATCCGCAATAAGCGTATGTGGTTCCCCGACATCAACGAATCCAGGCACTACACCTGTGACTTGCTCTCCCCATACGAGGAACTTGTGGAGAAGAGCTCGGGTATGACACTTAAAAAGTTTGTACGCGATCCTGCGAAACCTGACGATTTCTGCCACGCCCTAGCATTTGCTATGTTGGTCCTGTACCGGCTGGTACAGCATCCTCTGCTCAACGTCACTCCAGAGACCTCTGCGGACTTCGGAGGGGTTGACTTCTCGCAAGAGGATAACATCGACATTGACATGTTGATGCAGATGAGTAACAGCATCTAAAAGGCGCCGGCGGCTGCCGGAAAAGGTGGGGCCTAACAGGTTGCCCTGCAAGGCCCCTGCACTATACGGGGTAATATAGTGCATAGTTCAATTCATCAGATCTGGCCGCTGTCCTGAGGTTGGAGACAGGAGCATCTCTGCCAGCATACCCAGGCTCTGTTCACGCATATCGCACATGAACTTATCCAGCCCCTTGTCCAAGACGAGCACGTCCCAGAGGAACTCGATCTCCTGTGCGACGTCCAGCATCACCTGCTCCAACGAGCAGTTGGGACGCTCCTCGGTGAGAAGCTCCCTGTCAATAACGACCAGCTCCCCGCGCACCACGCAGAGGACTTCGTTGGCCTTTACTGTCATCTTCGTGATCCCGTGACGGCTGCCGTCCACCATAAACTCATGGACGGCAACTTGTTCCCAGGGTCGCAGTTGGTGCTGGTCATAATCTCCAGTCCACGTTGGTTTAGAAATTCTCATTTCTCCTCCTATTTTTTGTTGGCACACAAAAAAAAGCCCGCCAAGATGTTAGTCTTGGCGGGCTACCCATTTTTAAGTGAAGATCGCTATTAACAGCCTGATAAATAGCAACATCCACTTATATATTATAGCAACGAAGAGGCGTTTATTAAGTCCTTTTACTTACGCTTCTTACCGAGTATTTTTGGCCACCAATCGCCTTTCTTGGCGATCTGCTCCAGGCGCTCTGTGGGTACCCCCAGCTCGCCGAGCATTGTGTATACTCTCAGGTTACCGTTGCCGCCGCCTTTATATATCCCACGGTGGATGGCTGCTCCGCCCCCCATCAGCCGACCAAGCATCTCGTACCCGTGCTCCAGGTACGCCTGCGGGATCTCATCCAGCACATCTTGACTCGCGATGAACACGCAGGCAGCTTTCTCTGCGACACCGACGTCAAGGTTGGATACCAGTACGTTACCCTTCAGGTTGTCCCTGATGGCCTTGGCAACGTCGCCGTGGTTCTTGTACGCTCCGATCCCTGTTGCGCCGAAGGTAATCACACCTGAGCCCAGGACGTCGTCCAGGTCCGCAGCATCAAAGGTGCTATACTCCGAGTCTTTAGCAGCTACGCTATTGAACAGGTGGAACAGGCTTGCGATGCTCTTGTTCGCTACGCCCCAGAACTTCGCGGCGGGGACGTTCCGGTAGAGTGCCTCGATGCGCTCATTGTCGACGAGCACGAGCGGACTGACTGTGCGTGTCTTTGACCGGCCAACGCCAGCCAGTGGGAGCATCTGATCGAGGGCTTCCGATGAGTTGGCGTTCACAGCAGGTCCCTCGCTTAGCATAGGGATAGTTGCGATCATGCCGACGACAGTGTCACCTGTCTCCTCTTCGATGCGCAGAGTCTGGGCGAACTCGTGCGCAATGTCCAGAACTACTGACCAGGAGCCTCCGCCCGTACCGCCACCGGTGCCAGCACACACCATGATACGATCGAACTCCTTGCCGAACGACTTCCTCATCAGGTCGTAGATGTCTTCGCGGTACTGGGCAGCAGCTTTGGCGCCTATGTCCGGATGCTTGCCAGCACCGCCTTCATCGATCGCCATCAGAAGCTTGTTCTCTTCCGGTAGGTCGATGGACGCCAGATCCTGGACCGCTGTGTTGACGACACAGACGCGCCGGTAGCCCAACTTGTGAAACGCTTCCGCGATCCTGCTGCCGGCCTGCCCCAGGCCGATGAAGGCCATCTTTTTCGCGACATTACACTCGTCCTCGATGATATCCCGATTGGCCGATGACTCGTCCGGCATCGGGATGTCCATAAGAAAATCGTCGTCGAACTCATCTGACATGATACTTACCTCTTTCGTTTTCGTTGCCGTGCCGCGGCCTCTAAGACCGGGAACCAGTTGTATTGTCTGCAGGGCCCGTGCGCGGGATCGTACTGTATCGCCTGCCCAGCCCTAATCGATGTAACATAGCCTTTCTTTGACTCCCATGCACTAGGTGGCGCCAAAGAACTGAAATATCGTAAGCGCACGCCCTGCATGTCTATGTCTTTCTCATGGTGAAAATGGCCATGATGCCATTCCCGAATCAGGGAAGTTGCCCAAGCCTCCGGAGCTTGATGCGCCAGCAGCATTGGCAAGTCTTTAGGCCGTTCAGCGTCTCCGTGGGTATATCCCACCAATGTGACGCCGAACTGCCGGTACTTCCGTGTCGTTGCGGCATTATCCACAGTCACCCGCCGATTCCCCCGGAAGTAGTGCCGCATGCACTCACCCATATAGAAGGACCGTTCGGTATCGTGGTTACCGGGTATCACCATCAGATCTACCTCGTATAAGGTAGCAATCTCTTCTACAACTTCAAGCATGGCGTCTACGCCCTCGCGGAAGCTGCGCTGCCAGCGACAGCTCTCGTGCTGCGGTGTTCCCTTGGTCGTCTCATTACGCCAGCTGTCACTGTTGAAGTAATCATTCCCGACAGGGATGAGCACCTTGCGTACCCGGTCATCAGCCTCGCCGACCAGGAAGCGGATGGCGTGCTGCATCAGGCGGATTGCCTTATCCAGGTCGTAGTCCTCGTCCCCTGTCTCCTCGCCCCAGCTTAGGCGGCCGAGATGCAGGTCGGGGAGCATTATCTCTAACGTGTTGTCAGCATTGCGGTTAATGGCCTCGTAATTGAACTTCCGCTTAGGCTTGCTCACCATGAGCTGCTCAAGGTAATCAGCCACCTCCCGGGAAGTCGCTTCGTGCTTCTTCCTTAACCTGGCGGCGACCGAATAAAGCGGCTGGACGAAGATTTTACCGTCGTCCTTCGAGGAGCCTGTGGCTACACCGGCTTCCCAGCTCATGTCAGAGACCTTGGACTTCCTGCCCATCTCCCACACCTTGCAGTCCCACTGAACGACCTCCCAGTAGTCTGTGTCGATGTTGCAGGCTGTGATGAGATCCTCCAGGGTGCTTACGCGCTTGGAGGTCAGCACTGCTTTGGCTTCATCCCCGTTGGCCACAAAGGTAGCGCCAACTTTTGCATTACGGGTGGTGGGGAGGGGCGCTACGACCTTTGCCTGGGGCCCAGGCGCCAAAGCGCTGTTGAAATCCGGATCCTTCCTAACCTTCGTTACCCAGACATACACTGTCCCGTAAGGTTTTCGAAGCTTTTTTGCAATTTCCCTAGTAATAAGGCCCTGCTGTAAAAACCTCGCGACTTTCGGGGCGTAAAGAGGGTACTCTGATTTTGCGGCCATTCTGATCTCCACGTTCTGTTCTGTGTGCGCCAGCCCGGAGGCTGGAAGGTCACTCATTAACGCGAAAGAAGATCAAAACGCTATAGTCGGCTCCCACTTGTGCTTTTTCCGGTTCCGTATCTTAGACACTTCTTTGTGTGTGCCCTTGCTTTGCATGTTGCCTATATGCCCATGGTCAGCCCCAGTGCCGAAGAGCCTCAAACGCTCTTTGGCTGATAGGCCATCCTTAGCCAGTTCGGTGGTCTCTACGACCTCCTCTAAGGCGTGATGCTTGCTACGATACTCAAGAACTTGCCAGATCACCAGACCGACGATCGTCAGCCCCCCCGCTAGTCCTACCCAGATAAAGTACTTTGTGAGAGCTTGAACGAATAGCGCTACTAAAATCAGTATCAGGCCGCCAACGGCGCCATACACCATCTTCGGGTTGTTCACCACGAAACACAGCGTAATGCTGATAGCCATGAGCAACGCCCCGGCCACCACCAGATACTTCAGGTAGTTGTTCTTCTCTGCTTTAACATTCGTCAGTTCTTTTTCGAGCGCCTCTATCTGGGCGTCTTTCGTGTCTAGCTGAGAGGCCTGATCGCTATTAAACGACTTCAGTTGGTCCACCTCCACAATGCTGGCTTCGAGGTTTGCAGCAACTTGACCCAACTGCAGACCTAATTGTTTTATTTTCTCAGCTTCGGTTGTTATAGACCCAGCGTGCTGCTTGATCTTATTTAGGTGAGGGGATACTGCGCGCTGCGCTTCGGCCGGCAGTTTGGACTGAGCTTTGTCAGCCTCTTTCAAAATGTCCTGAGCGTCCTTCTGAACACTCTCTCCGGAGTTGGTGACTTGCTTGCCGACTGTCCGGCTCTGCTGCACCTGCTGCTGAATGGTCGTCGTCGGGTCCACGGCGGGGCCAGTGGGGTTCGCTGGCGCACATGTTTTGAACAGCGCCAGGATCATAACAGACATTAGGGTTATCGACCTATTCATAACATCTACCTCAGTAAATTGCGGGCGCCCGCAAGGGCCTCCCCAAGATCCTCTGAAATTACCGCAACAGGGATTGCTGATTTGCTCAGCTCATCCCTGAAGTCTTTGCAACTATACTCTTTTTCTAGGCCTATGTCCACTATCGCCAATTCTGGCGCCAGGACGGCAAGTGCTGTCTGCGCCCCGCGGCAGGACGTAAACCCGAAAGGTTTGCATCCACCTTCGCGCAGTTGCTGGCATAGTCTCGTGAGTTTGCTCTCGTCTTCGGTGACGATGATCACCACAGGCTGATGCTCACCTAACCCACTTAAATCTTTGTTTTCCGCCATTGAGAATCTTACAGCCAAGTCGGCTGGCTCCTACGCGTACACCGATGTACATTATCCAGGATACTGCGGTAAACTTGAAGCCACCTTTTGCTGAGACACATTGACGAAGTTCCCAGTCGCGCAGCAGGCGATCGACGTAAGTACCTCCAAGAGCGTAACCTTCGTCGTGCTCTTTACAGCAATCCGCTATGCAGACTCCGAAAATCTTATCAAACCAGAATGTACAGTAGTCGCGGTCAGGCATTAGTACCAGTATTCAAGCTTCGCGCGCACCCTCACTTGTGACCCACCGGTGTTGTTGTAGTAAAGCCGGAGTTTAGTACCGGCTGCGAGGAGTGGGCCCCCCTGTGAATACGCGCCAAAAATAATTTCTTCGTTCGCGTCGAATTCGAGGTCTTCGTACCCAAGCCGTACAATGACAGCGCAGTACGTGGGGGTAGCAGCGAGGTAGGCGTTGGTGGTGCCTGCCTTCAAAGTGAGTGTTTTGTTAACCACGTCCTTGGCTACTACACGACCTTCTTCTGTATTCGTACCGTCGGAAAGGTGTAAGCAATACCCGACATCTATGTTGTCTACAGCCGTTTGCGACACGTTGATCACAGTGTCACCTGCTGTAATGTTTGCTGTGATATTACCTATGACAAGACCACCATCACCGCCGATTGTCATATAACCACTATCACCATCATTACGCGCCGTCATGTGCAGCGTGTTTAGGCGGATGGGGTAGTCAAACGCTATCTCGATATGATCCTCTGAAGACGCAGCTACGTCGAACGCGAGAGGGCGAACATCGTAGTGCTCTCCTGTGCCCTCACGGTGTTCTGAGACGCGGGCATGCACCACATCCGCGCCAGCGTCAGGGTCCTCTACGCCAGCGTGCGCAGCGATAACTGCGTCAAGTGCTGTTTTCTGTGCACCTGACAGCGCGTCCATCATTGTGATGTCCAAAGAGTCTCCAGCTACAGAGAGCCCTCGGACCCCGATCGTAACGGTAGCGTCGAGATTTATCTCGTTCTGCAGCACAGATGGGGCTGCTGCTGCGTTTAGTGTGTCAGTAGAAATTGTGTAGTTATAAATAGTTTCAGCCATGTTAGTTTACTCCATAAATAGTCATCGACCCGTCTCTAACACTCGCAGCGGGGTTTTTATTGCCGCTTAAGCGCTCCACGCGCCATTGCAGTTTTACCACCTTACCTGCCGGAAGCGCTTGTGTGAAGCCGTGGGTAGCCATAACAAAACGCTTTTTGGCCGCAGGTGATGTTACATCCCGTGCAGACCCAGGAATCAGAACGCCGTCTGCGAGAAGCTGTATGTGCACACGAGATTTTGCGGTGCTAAGTTCCAGGGCTCCGCTGAACGCTACTTGGTAGACCTTTGAACCATCCCCTGCCGTTGTCAGCTCTGCACCTGGAACGTCAGTAAAAGCATCAGCTGTTTCTGATGCATCCGCGGTTAGAGTGGCAAATTGCGCATCGGCATGGCGGAACTTGGACCCATCAAGGCAGATATCCCCATCATTATCCAGATCAAGCTGGTGCACTTTGCTTCCGTCGGGGCTCATCAGTTTTAGCACCGGACCGGCTGTTGGGTCAATTTGAAATTCAGGAATATCAGGCATCAGGTGAGTTTCCTAATTGTCAGGGTTGCAGAAATCGTCGTAGCTGCTCCGGCCGGAGATGGGGCAGTCTTGATCCGCGCTGAGGTGTTATTCGCGGCGAACTGGAACTTTAGGGTCTCACCAGCGGTAACGTCTACCAGAAATGTACGGCTGAGGGAGAACGCAGTGTTGTTCGATGTTAAGTCCATCCCGTTGTGGCTTCCAGGTACCTCGACGCCTTCTAATAAGGCGCGGATTTCACACTCCACGTTACCGCCACCGTTTTTCTCTGTGTTATACTCCACAGTAACTGCGTACTTCGCCGTTGACGCACACACAAAGTCAGCTGTGCCGGCTGAATGCGTCCACCCTGCAAGGGAGGCATTCACAAGATACGTAATGTCCTGGAACGTACTTATCGACGCAATTGTCTGCTCCGTGGTATCGTAGGCAAAAGCGTAGTTATCCGAGTCGTTCCCCGTGGTGGTAGTAGGTACCCAGTTAGATCCGTCCCAGATTAGTTTGTCATTGACCGCTGGCGCCACGGTAGTAGTGTCGACGTCAGTAAGATCGTCAATCGCTGAGGACGGCGTGGGCAATTGATCGTCTATACCCTTCAGATGGGCTGCCAGGTCATCCGCATCGCCCGCCTCCGCCACACCTGCATCTGGCGTGTAATTCGTAGGCGTGTAGGTGATGTCCAACTTATCACCATCAATAACGTCGGATCCGGTTGTGTGCTCATCTGCGTGCGTCGGCGGTGGCTCAACCTGATCCAGTACCGCTATGGACTGTGGAGTGGTCAACGGAGATCCCCCCGAGCTCAAGATCACAAGATCTCCGGCGGCTACTGACGTAGCGAGATCCGAAGAGCTGATGATTGCGCCAAGGCCCATACGATCAAATAAGTCTCGGTCCGCACCCGCGTGTACCGTGATACCGATGTCATTCAGAACGACATCTACCGCCGGGCCTGACGTAACATTTCTTACGGTGAGTCCCATTATGCGGCCCTCCACTTAATATGTAACTGAACAACGGTGTCCTGAATGTTCCCACCCGTTGTGCCAGCACGAACTCGGATTTTTGAATTTTGTGCGACGTCAATGTTCAAAGTCATGTCTGACGCTTTTACCTCGTTGCCGCCGCCCGGGAAAGTGTATATAGTGCTGTCTAGGGCAGCGTCGATGTACAAGTCCAGCTCCTTGGCTGAGGAATTATCGTTGTCGCACCATACCGAAATGCCTACAATCGTGGCATTTAGAGGCATTATGTAGCCCGCATCGGCGTCCAGCACTATGCCAACAGCCAGCCAGTCATCATCGCCGACAGTACCTTCAGCAAACATCACTGACATCTCACTGACGGACAACTTCTTGCTGGCCCTCGTGGTGTCCTCCAGAGTGAGTACCGCCTGCCCGTTGATAGTGCTGATTGCAAGTCCCGCCACCCCTGCGGTTATTCCCAGCAGAGACTGCGCTTCGGCTACTGTTAAATCCTTAGGATCTGCGGTACCACCTGTGTTGTTGCCTTTGATTGTCAGCGTAGGCATGTCAGCAGCTTTAGTGTTTGTAACCGCGTTAGCCGCAATTGTCTGCGCCCCATCAGCCACAGAGGTGACGTCCCCAGTGTGGTTCGGGTGTGTGTAGTTAATCGTCCCAGACGGGTCCGCGCCAGTCTGCGCTGCCGTGACTCCGTGTGGATTGTCCGTTCTTACATCATGATCACCGTCGGACACCAAATCGAGCTGTGCTTTGTTCGAGTGCGAGTGGCCGTCCAACGTAGCGTCAGTGATCGCTGTGTTCAGTTCTGCGATGGTGCCAGTGCCCAGATTGCTGATAGCTGTTCCATGCGGATTGTCCGTTCTTACATCATGATCACCATCAGTGACCAGATCCAGCTCGGTTTTATTCGTGTGAGAATGCTGCGCCGCCGTATTTGCGGCTACATCTACGTTGTTCGACACCTCTGTGTCAAAGTCTGTGACATCCGAAGCGGCATGCTCATGCTCATTGCTACTCTGAGACACGTCAGTTATACTGTTACCACCACTGTCGGTAAGTGTAACATTGCCTGCGTCGACGTGAGCTTGCAAATCCGTAGAGGCCTGAACCTCCTCAAAAGTAAATTCAGGAATCAGGCTATAATCGACCGTCGGATGCGCAAATTTCTTCTCTCCGAAGTCATCGATAACCACAGGGGAGAGCAGCCCTGTGGTTGTCAATTTTATATCATACGCCATAAATTACCGTCTCCTAAGTAGCACCAACATAGCAGGGCGGTTGATATTTGTGCCGTTACAGTACATCTGTATCTCGTCCCCGGCGTCAACGTCAACGTTCAACGTGTCTGTGTACTTCTTCGTTTCTGCTGCCATGCTTAGCGACGCGATGACAGCTGCCACGCCGTTCTTACGCACTTCCGCAACCCAGGTCTCCGCACCATTGGTGCCGGCGCCGATTGCAAAAATTGTCGAATCAACGGGGACAATAAAACCAGACAAGTTTGTTGGCACACGGTCAGGGCTGCGTAGGTACACATTTGATACCGTCGCGCTGTTTCGTCCTACCATAAGTGGCCAAGTGTCATTCGCGGCGGCGCCAAGCACCGTCCAATCTACGCCATTCCAGAAAATTTGCTCGCCGGCAAAAAAGGCCTGACCCGTGTTGGTCTTCGTGCCATCATTGTCGATAACGTCCGCAGAAACGCGGTAAAGCCACGCACCATCAACCTCAGCGGGCGTCGGAAAATCTGCCGCCAGAGCGATTACCCCCTTATCCTGCAGTGGATTCTCCAGGTCCGTGATGTCATCAATGCCGTGAGTATGCGGATCTGGCGGTCCGCCACCCGCACCTTCGTCTGTGCGTAAGCGGCGGAGCAGAATGTCATAAAGAAACCCCATAGCGGCTCTCCGAAATTATCAGGTGTAGGTCCGAGTAGCACGATCATCCCAGACGTGGGCGAACGTCGCAGGTAGAGCTGGCACGGCGGGCGGTCCGACGACGGCTGCAACCGTTGCCCACTTAATAGTGGTTATCGATCCAGCTACTGTTACGCGGCGAATACGCCACTTCGCGTCAGTATTCGCGGATCCTGGCAGCGCTTCAGCGGCATAGGTAACACCTGGAGCCCCAGTCTCGTCCACGCGCTGCGCCATAGCACCGATGTACTCCATGACGGCGAGGCCGCCATTGTTCAAATGGTCAATGGGCTCCGCAGATACGCGAGTATGGTTTTGATCCGCGGGGGTGAGGCCTCCGCCGGTAGAGTCTGGGACGCCTTCAAGTTTCTTTCTTCCAACAATTTGTGACATGTCAATTCTCCGAGGTTTTTATTTCCCGCCTTTGCTCGTGATGGCGGGGTATTTATAATATAGTATCGCGTCGATCAAAAATCACGCGACCACGGTGAGTTGATCCCCCGGTTTTACAGAATAGTGCTCGCACCATCCTGCGGGGACCTCTAATGAGAGTGTAGCCTGCTTCACAGTAGGCTGGTAGGTATTCATCGGTAAATGGCCCTGCTTAGGGGCCTTCATACGCTGAATCTCCAAAACTTGTCCTGTTTTATCCATAAAGACCATGTCCAGGTCGAAGTTGACCCCGCGCATCCAGAAAGACTTGGCAGTTTTGAACAACATACCATACCCAGAAGGCATCTCCGGTACGAAGCTAAGCCCTTTGGCGGCATTCGCCTGAGTTTCGGCAACCTCGACAAGCAGCTCCGCGCGCTTCTCGTCACCACTCACTACCTGCATCATTATAGTCGTGTTGCCTGGGCGGAGTGGTGAAGACGCATGTTTATGCGGGTCAGAGAGCAAACTGGACTCGCCGGGTTCTGAAAATTCCATACGGCGCTGGTTGCGGGGCATTTTCATGAAGTCTTCAAACGTCGGCTTATTCTGCATCATGTTTTTCAGGTACAGCATCCCGCCGGGGATACCCTCATGGAAAATATGCTTCATACCGCGAGTAAGCGCCTTCATCCGGGAAGGCCAGTCTTTCGCCTCTTCCAGCGCCAGAGTCAGCGCTGGATCCTTATCGATGTGGACAAACCAGTTCTTCTTATGTTTATGGACGTGTGGGTTAAAATGGGGGCGCTTCGCGTCAGGTCGGCGGCGGTGCGTAATGAGCTGCTGCTGCCCACGTTCGGGAATCGCCACCGCGGTGGGTGTATAGTTGAGGTGCTTTAGCGCAGCCTCGTTTATTCTGGACAGCGGGATCGCTTTACGGTGCCTTCCTGTAGCCACGTCAACATCAGCGCTCCCGCGCTGCAGCTGCTCTAGCGCTTTGTTGAGAGTGCGCCTGGTCATGTGCACTGACCAGCGGCTGGCTTCTGGGTCGCCTTTGTACGGCTGAGACTGGTGGTAAGCAGCGCCACCGAGCAGCCCGCCGGCGCCAAGTGCCGGCAATCCGATGGCTTTCATGATCCGGCTCATAGGGATACCGGCTTTCTTCACGATAGCCTTCGCGGGCTTTGAAGTGTCCCCATGGCGGATCCACCACTTAAACTGTGCAATGGTCATCGGCGTAATGCTGCCAACACCATCCCAACCCTTCTCGTAGTTGGCGAGGTAGCCCTTCCGCGCAGCTTCCTCGTTGCTGTACCCAAGCATGCACTTGTGCTCATCGAAAGTCTTCTTGCCATGGTTGTTCTGATTAACAACAAACACGATCTCTGATTTCTCATCAGGGCCTATGAAGACGTCTATGTGATCTCCGTCAGCTTTACTGAGCGTGCGCTTGATGTACCCGTAATGGGCATACATCTTTGATGTCCACGTCTTCCCGTCCGCACCAGTCCCACTCCGCGTCTGCCCTTTGGCATTCTCAATCGCGATACTCAGTCCGTGCATCTTCGCGTGGCCTTTGCGGTAGTTGCCGGCTTCAGCCTGCTCCTCGCTCTTGGGCTGCGCCGGGGTGCCGGTGATTTTTAACGCGGCATCCTTTACATCAGGTGCGAAGTCATCCTTATCCTGCTCAGTGATGGCGTAGGTCGCCAGCTCACCTGTGCTTACCTCGTCAGGGGCGCCAAAGCCACCCTCCTCGACTTCAGCTGTGAGGTCTTGGCCCTCTTTCTGTGCCGTGGTCGCCTCCTCCAGAACCTCCTCCTCGTTATCATCCACATGCCCGGAACGGCCGTCTGAGACCTCCGCCACGCCGATGCGCGCCTCTTTAGCACAGGCCTCGAAGATCTCTGCAAGTTTTTTGAGATTCGCCATGGTTGCTCCTAATGCACATGCCCTTCTTCGGCTTCTACAGGTTCTTTGGGCTCATCCGCAGCACCGAACAGTTTTTTGATTCGTGCCCAGATCTTGGGTCCGTACATCGCCAACAGCGAGGCCTGCTTGGCCAGCTCTTCTGGATCAACACCATGCTCGGCACACTTATCGATAAAACCTTGTGTATAAGCGTCTTTCATATCAGCGCCCCCATATCTTCAATCTCTTTTTCGCGGATCAGTTCATAGAGGTCGTCAGACATACCCGGAACCTCGTGGAATTGAAATGTCAAACTGCGCATTTGGTCATCGATAAACTCATTGACCACATCTCTCTGCTGGTCATGGAGGGTGTTGCCCTCTGTAACGACCTGCTCTACAATCTCATGGACGTCTGCTGAAGATGGTGCTCGCTCCAGCGCCTCGTCAAATATATCAGGATAGTCTGCGTCGTCATACCCGTCGCCGGCAAGTATCTGCTGGATGAGCGTTTTAACCCCATAGCCAAACGGAAGCATATCACGTATCAATGATACTTCCACGATCGCCCAGGCGGCCTCCTCCACTGTCACCGGATCGAACAAGGAGAACCCCGGTGCGCCGGAGCTTAGCGTGTTGCAGAGATTGATGAATGCGTCGGGCCGTGTGAAGAATGCATCAGACGTGACTATCACCTGGGCCGCCGACAAACGGTCGATCGCCTCCGCCGTCGGCTCCGCGCCAAATTCAGAGCGGAGCTCCAGGTACAACGTGGAGGGATCCCAGAAAAAGGCGTCATCGCCGAAGTGCTTACGCACAATGACGTAGAGTGGAGTCGCCAGTGTAGCGTTGCTTTCCAACGCCCGCTTTATAGCTGCTTTGTAACCAAGTGCCATTTACGGCTGCTCCTGCGTTTAGGAGAAGCTGCCAACCAAATGATCTTCCAGCAGCTTCTTGTCTGGTCGCGGTAGTGTAGGCAAGATCATTGCCATCTTCTCAGCGCACAAGGCCCCGTCCGTGGAGAGATCTGTTACCAGATCATCGCCCAGAACCCCGAAAATATCCGGGGAGAGGCCGGCGAGCTTCTCGATGCTGAAGGTCCGCTTATGCAGCGTCAGTGCGTCGTCGACATAAGACGAGGCCTGCTTCATAGACATAGCATACACAACCTCTGAAGGGAATAAGATCTTCGTGTTGTAATGCTTCTCCAGCCCGTTCAGTCGATCCAGCTGGTCGATGTTATCTGCAACCTTCTCGATATTCTGCGCCAACTCCTCAGCGGAGCAGTGTGCCAGCACTTCATTGAGGTTCGCAAAAACTACAGCAGCCTCGGCGTCCTTTGTGAGCTTTGCCCGCTCCAGAAGCTCTTCAGTGAGTGTTGGCCGATGGGGCGCGCCATACCCAGCAGTCTTCAGCACAGGTGCGGATGGCTCAACACCGTGCTCCTGCGCCTTCTTCAGAAGATTCGTGGCGATCTCACGACGCACCTCAAGTGGGTACCGACCGCGGTACCTGTCGAAGTACTCCATGGCCGTTTTGACCCCGTAAGCATCAAAGACGGGGTATTTTTTTACTACAATTTTTCCCGATGCGTCCTTGATCAACCAGCAGAAATTGTTATCGTCTTGTTCAGGTGGAACTGATGGTGTAGCTTGCTTGCTAAGCACAGCGTCTACATCGGCACTATTGCCGTGAATACGCGCAGCACGCTGGATCGTCTCCTTAACATGAGCACGTTTTGTACGATGTACTTGCCCTTTGTTTTCAGCAAAATACGCAGCCGACAACCAAGTATTCGCCGCGGTGTCTACGGGGAAACAGCGCAATGAGGGGTCGGCGTATTCGTTGTCATGCAGCTTCTCGGCGGCTTGTTTATCCAATAGCTCATGTGTCCCAACATACTCGGGAACAACGTGTTTACTCGCAACGGCAAGTAGGCCGCGGTGTGAATTGTCCTGTACAATGTCCATTTTTGCTCCCTGTTAACGGGGTAATATTGCAGTTCAGGAAGATACGCTTTAACTTAAACCAGGAAGGCCCCGCTTTCCAGAAGGGAATTTAATTTTTATGAGCAGCGACACATACACGGCGATTCGGGACTTTTTGGCCAGTCTGAAAATCGGAGAATCTCGGTTAAACGGCGAGGGTCCGTACCCCTGCCCTCTGCACGCGCAGCGCGATTCTGCGACCCTTGCTGTAGAGAATGCCGGCACCCCCGGCGTCTACTTCCGCTGCGCGCACAAATCCTGCCGCTTCGTGGGCAGCCCTGCTGAGTTGGCTTATAGAGTGAAGAACACTCCGACCGAGATCGCAGTCAAAGACTTTACGGCAGATGGGCGTTTCCGCGGAATGATGTTCGCCAGCACTGGAACGCTTAGCAGCGACCGGGATCATCTGCACACGTCTGTGAGGGAGCACCAAAAGCAGCGGGGCTTGCAGACCTTTCTCAAAGCTGGACGCGGCGCGTTGACCACGCAATACGACAAACTCTACATGGGCCACCTCCCGGGCTGGATCAACAAAGAGACCTTGCTGCGTGCCGATTGTGGATTTGTTTGCCCAGGAAGTGCTCCCTCATGCGTAACAGCTTTGCAGGATACGAAGTACTCCACACTGGACCATTTAATATTCCCCTACTTCCAAGGCCCCACAATCACGCAGCTGAAGGTCTTCAATCTGCAGACGGGGGTGATGGAGACTCATGGCACCACTAAAGCGCCCGGCATATTCCTCGAACGTAATTTAAGCTGGCCTGTCGTCCGCCGGCTAACGCTACTTAAATCAGAGTTTGATGCGCTTTTTGCTGTTGTGGGGCAGTACCACCTCGGCGACCGGTACAGCGGCAACCGGGTGAACCCTGCTATGGTTTCTCACCCGGAGGCGCTCTCAAAGCTCCCCTGTTTAGAGGAGGTCGTGCTGGTTGACCACCCAGCGGATCCGCTCACGATTAAAGATACGCTTGGCTATATACGGGCGTCTGAGCGATGTGCCAGATGTACTGTCAACGTCAACAGCCTAAGCCAGGGACTGCGCTCCTTTGATAAACTCAAAGCTGTTCGTGAATTAGCCGAACCTGGCGTAGGCGTGTGGGAGTGGATGGCTGATCATCTATACAGAAAGTTCGCCAGCGATCGCGACGCTGTAGTCTGTGAGCTATCTGCTACACCGCTGCGGGACAAGGATAGGGAAGCCCTTGTCGCTGAGCTCGAGCCCTACAAGGACGCTGAAGAACTTATCGAACATGTCCAGCTGATAAGCTGCCATGCTCAGGAGACTATCCTCCAGGGTATGACGATTCGCCGAGACCCCTCTGGCTACTTCCTCATGGACCCAGAGATGCGGACTCTCAGCAACTTCGCCATCTACATCGACAGGTTTGTGAAGCACCCTAAAGACATCGAGGTAGTTGGCTACGTCCGCACAGACTGCCCAGAGGACCCGCCGTTCCCCATTCGCATCTCCTACAAGAAACTCAACACACGGCAGGATATCAGTGACCTGGTGTGGGCCGCTATGGACGGGGAGAGTAAACTGGACCTGGAATCTAGTGCGCTGCCGTTCAACTGGTTTACCTTGTTGCGGCGCTTTGATAAGGCGCCAAAAGTAGCCCCTGTGACCCGATTAGGTGCAAAAGGGCTGGGTTTGCTATATTTCCCAAAATTCTCCCTAAATACGCGGTCGGGAAAAATCGACGAAGGGCGTGCTGCTGCGCTTATGCCGGCAGAGACTCATTTACGCTTCGCGGGTATTGTCCCAGGCGCGATAACTGCGCTGAGCTGTTACAAAGAGCTTCTCCAGATTGACCATCCCTCTATTACCGGCTTCAACGCTGCTCTCGGGCATATCGTCCACGGGTTACTCACAAGTGCCACCCGGAAGGACTATCGCCCGCGACATCTATTCTTCCACACCATGATTGACGAACAGCCGCTATGGGAGCCCACCCTGGAGCAGCTGGTTGGTTTCTTTGCTGGCGATGACGCGTACCAACATATCCGAGAGCTCCACCAGCTGTATAAGCTCCAGAACTTGTACAGCACAACAGGAGCACTGCCCCACTTCTGCCAGGTGGGACTGCAGAAAGGAGACTTGGCGGAAGCAGTCCTTAAAGCCCCAATGCCACTGATAGGCCTCGTATCCACGAACCAGTCCGCTGCCGTTGTCCGCCACAACAACACATGTTTGGTCCAGCAGGACGTCGCGGCCTTCGGGGAGATGGAAGCCATGCGGATACCTGAGGACCTGCTTGCGCGCCTGCGGACGAATTTCCCTGCTTTGCTGCAGCAAGTCGCTCGGAGCACCGCGATCAACGCTGGAAGTCTTTCCCACACAATACCTAGTAACTTAGGCGTACGATGGATATGTGATACACTGAATATTGATACCCCGTGCGCTGTGCTGGACATGGTATCAGATCGCCGTGTGTTCATTAACGTGAACACACCGGAGTCATTTATCCTATGCTTAAGCGCCGCAATAAGCCGGGGCAAGGTCAGTATCAGCCCCTCGTTCACCAGCAGCAAAAACACAGGCAGCATCGGCTACTACAAGGACGACGGGGATATTGTGCTATGGCAGCAACTGGCCACTGCAGCGGCGAACAGCTACAATGGGGAGTCCGTATTTGCAGCTAATCATCTGCACAGCAAAGACCTAAAAGAAAGTGCTGAGTACAAACGTCACTGGGTAGTATCCCGTGAGTGGTGGAACTCAGTGTGCCAGCGTGGTGATGATATCCTACAGCTTCCTACTGCAGGTTTAGACCACCGCCAGAAGACTGCGGGTTCGAGCTCCCGTTGAGTGACCCAATCGTCCCGCCGGCAAGCAGCGCGGGCAGCAGGTATTTGAGGAAGTCTTTGCCGATCATTGTACCGCGCCCAGCACCACCCTCGACCTCTGAATCGCTACGAGCGCGCAGCAGGCCTGATAAAATCGCAGAAATCCCCGCACCAGCAGCGCCAATCCCAGCACCCCGCGCAGTTGGGGATTGTAGAGCAGAACCAGCTTGCTCGCTCAGGGTCGGCTGCAGCGGTCGGCTAAAAGCTGATGTAGCAGCTCCGGCGGCGTCCGTGCCTTCCCGCAAACCTTTCATCGCGACCGGAATTGTCTGACCACCAGCCATGCCTGCGGCGAGACCCATAGGCGCCATGGGATTTGACTTCAGTGCAGAGACGAGGTTGCCGCGGCCCATACCTGCAAGCGTGCCGTATGTAATTGTGTCCAGCAGCGTGCTCATGTTGGTAGCCGCTGGGTCATCCCGAAAGCCCAGCGCGCGGGGCGTAACTTCACGGCCGATCACGGCGCCAGCGCCAGCGCCCAAAGCAGCGCGCCGCGCCGTAGACATGTTGTCGAGGGCTTTAACAAGGTTTCCTAAAGAGGGCATCAGATGCGTTCTCCTTTGGTAGTAATTCGTTGGGCCAGCAGCGGGTAGCGGCTTGCGATGTCAAATTCTCCAGGTGTCTCGATACCCAGGCGGCGCAGGGCGAGGAGTTTGGTGTTGTCACTTTCGCGCTCGCCTTTGCCAGACACATAACCAGCACCGCCGCCAAGCAGCCCGCTCAGCACACTGGCCAGCAGGACTTTGGACGTGTCGTTTGTAGCCAGACGCGCAGCAAGCGCGCCTAGCGCCGCGGACGCCAGGCCGCTGCCGGTACCTCGAATAAGCCCAGCTGTGTGTGGATCACCCCGGCCCTGACTTGCTCTGGACCGCCCATAATCAGGGAAGGCCTCGGGTAGCAAGCGTTTCGTGCGCTTTGGTGGTGTGGGCTTATACGGGGTCTGCTGAAGCGCAGCGAGAAGTTCTGCTTCGGATACTTTACGTTTAGGCATTATGGCTCGTCTTCTGCAGTGTTCTGTGTTTCATCCGCCACAGGACGGTATGGGATATCAGGCTGTGGCGCGGAAGCTCCGTACTCTACTAGGATGTGGCCTTCTTCAGATGTGCGCCGGCTCTTATTGAGTTTATCTGTGATTACAATGTCATACATGAACCGCCCGCGGCGCAAGTTGCAAGTAATCTCTTCAGGTACTTTGATCACAATACCACCCAGCTCCGCGTCCGCATTGGAAACAACAATACCGTCGTCCCAGCTGGCTTGGAAGATCGGTGCATCTTTGCAAAAGCGGTCATCGACCAGTGAGAAGCAGACGAGGGAGTTATCGGGGGTTGCTGGTTCGCAGTCCAGTGTAAACGCGGTTGTGCATATGCGCAAACAATCGCCCTGGAAGAGCTTATGAATATTACGCTGAACTTTCCCTGTCTTTGTTACAATCCCCAGAGGGTTGAACGGCAGGGCCACGTGAAGTGGGTTCACCGGAATTTTTTGGCACTTGCAGGGATCTTCGCTCATCGATCGCTCCTTGGATACTTTAACATACTGCAGCTAAGTTCTGGTGCAAGAGCTAAATAAAAGAGGCCCTGGTCCGGTAGAACCAAGGCCTCACGCACAAACAAACAGGAGGAGTATCTCCTGCCAGTATCTCGGTGGAGCTATATTATAGCCCGAGAATCAGGTGAGGTCAACTACCTTTTCCGGGAATCCAGGATACTCTGGCAAATCTCCTTAACCTTCTCCTGGCTAGACATTTCCCCGCGCCGAGCCACCATCTCCTGCTCTGGGCAGCCGGGGTACTTCCAGCGGAGTATGCCGCGAGGGTCAATATCCACAAGTACGCGGATCGGGCGCGTAAAGTACGAGGTCATGTAATGACGGTCAGCATAGTTGCGTGAACCGGTGGCACCGTGGTTGACGTGTTTGATGTCTACGTCCACATGGCTCAGGCTGCACTTGATCGGCAGCGTGCGCCGCACGATGTCACTGAGCCGGGAGAAGTTATTCATGAAAGGTTTCACGACTCCTGAAAATTCGGCAACCATGAAGCTATCCCCGCCGCCGAAGAGGAGGTAGGGGTTAAGCCCGCCGTTGCGTCGGAAGGTCTCAGTGTGCATTCCCCAGACCCCGCCGGGTGCTGTCATCATGCCAGGGGTCGGCGCAGCACACGTCGAGAAGCAGTGCACTTCCGGGAACAGCGTGTCGTGGCAGTGGCGGAACCCCTGCACCATCACATCGGGCCCCATGTTCAACTTCTCCCGTATCCGCCACAACCAGTAAGGATCATCTGAGTACAGGTCCATGTCCAGGAGAATCACGTAGGGTGTGGTGACGTTCTTCATCGCCCTGTTGATGAGCGCCTCCTTCTGCCATAGCCCTCGGTGCTCGGGCTTCTCTATCATGTGGATACACTGATGCCGCTCAAAGCGCTCGATCTCTGGCAGGACCTCCCACGCAGTATCGCTCAGGTCCACGAGGATGAACTCCGCGCGGATCTTCTGCTCAGCTAAACGGGTCAGGCACTCTCGGGCAGCCTTGTTCCGTTCCGGGGTGGTGCCGTACTGCACCATGACCACCGTGGTGTCGACAACTGTGCCGATGTCCGGAACGATGACGTCCAAAGGCACGCCGGCCGTTTCCTGCGCCTCTGTGCTATAAATCTGCTTAGGCGACGTGAAGTACGGATGCTGCAGCAACGTCTCAGGCAGCGCGTGCGTGAAGGGCTGCACAGAGGCCCCGTGCGGCAATCCTCGTCTGGGCTTCCAGGTTTCGTACGACATCCGGCAGTCAATGTACATCTGCCGGCGCCGACGAATGGTAGGATCCAGCTCCTTACCCTCTCCGCGGTTCAGGTAGAACTGGTTCTTGTCTCGCTGGTTCTGCACGTTCTTCACAAACCCTGTGTGCACACAGACGCAGCGTGTGAACAGCGCCTCTACCTGGGAGCGGATGAGCTTCTTGCCGTCAGGCTTTGTCGGGTGATTATGATCAGTGCCCTCGTAGCGCGACCCAGGTGTCCACTTATAGACCCGGTTATGGGGGATGTCCCAGTACCCGCCAATGGCATGCTGCTGGAAGGTGTGCCATAGATGGAAGTAGGTGCGCTTGCTCATGTCCGCGGAAAAGTTAAACATGAATAGCTCGCAGTCCGGGTTCATCATCACGTCTTCTTTTAGGTCTCGCAGTGCCTGGTCGGAATAGAACTCGTCAGCGTCCACGACCAGCACGTGCGTCCCGGTAACGCGCCGGGCATACTCATTGCGCTGTGCGATCTTGTCGGGGAAGGTGCCGCTGATGTAGGTGACCTTATCTCTGTCGGCCCAGGACTTCAGGATGTCCGTTGTCCCGTCCCCAGATAGCCCGCCCTCAGACAGGTGGTCTTTGGGATAGTTCTCCACGGAGCCTTCAATGATAATGATCTGATGGCAGCAGTCCCACGCATAGAGCTGCTCCAGGTTGTACTCAACGTACTCAGCCTCATTCAGTGCGATCACGCAGATAGTGAACTTGGGCTCTTGGCGCTTTACCTGGCATAGGCGATGGTCGATCACGTCCCGCCATCGGCCCTTCATAGCCTCCAAGCTGTACTGCTCCTGAACCCACCGGCCACCCTCCTCGGTCTTCTCCTCAAATTCCTCGGGCACGACAATGAGCTTCTTCAGCTGTGTCTTGAGCTCATCGGGGCGCTTGGGGTTTATGTAGGTGATGTAATCACGCAAAGTTTCATGGAAGATGGGCAGGTCGAAGGCGAGCACAGGCACGCCACACGCCAAGGCCTCCAGAGGGCTCATACCAAATCCTTCATAGGTAGTGCACGTGATCATCCCTATGGACTGCTTGATCAGCTGAAATTTTGTGACGTCCGTAATGTTGCTGAAGAGTTGTCCGCGCACGCCCAGCTCTTTCATCTGTCCTTCTATATCCTCACGCCGGCCGGATCCGATGATGCTCACACTCGGGGCGCCAGCGATCTCCTGCTGCACTTCCGCCATAGCCTCCAGGAACCGATCAAGCTTTTTGTGGTGCACGACGCGGCTGACGAAGATCACTGTGTTGGCGATCGGCGGTGCGCCGGCGGCGGCCAGCGCCAGCTCGTTGTAGGCGGGCGGCATGTTGATGACTTTATGGCGGGGGCGGTCGGCCCATTTCGCTAAGTAGTTGCCTGGCAGCGTTGCGGAGGCGAATAGAAGATCCCCTTTGCGCGCGGCGTGTCGGAAGTCTACCCAGTAGCTTTCTTCACTATCCCGCCCGCCGCGGTACTTAGAGATAAAGTTGGGGGTCTCCAGAGAGACGACGATTGACGGGACGCTGTGCTTCTTGGCGTAGTCGACAGCCATGTTGCCGCAGTTTGCCGCTGTGCCCACCACGAAGTCAAAGTGCCCCGGAGGGATAGCGTAGTCCAGATGTATGTGGAGATCGTCTAAAGGGGGGAAGTCATTAAGATATAAAGGGTCACGATTTGTCGACAAACAAACCGTGACCCCTGGAAGTGACGCAAGAGTGTACGCTTCTTGAAATAGATGATAGCGCCCACCGCTGTACTGCGTGAAGTTCTCCATGAAGAAGAGCACGCGAAGCGGCTTCTTACCGCAGGTGGGTTCTTCTTCGCGACGGACCATTGTTTACACCACAGGCGGTCTGGCGCGGATCTCTACGTGCCCTGCAACTTGCCCACCCTCGATCTTAATCACAGGGACGATGATGCAGTTGAACTTTGAGGCCGCCTCCTCAATCGCTGCGGTGCAGGCGGTCTCTCTGGTGTCCATGTCAGCACGGAGCAGATCTGCAGTGCTGATCGGTAGCACAGCTGGAGGGGGTGCGGGCGTGTTGGTCTTTTTCGTCTTAGCCGTAGCCCTTTTGCGGGCTGGTGCACGCTTCTTTTTTGGGGTGTCTTTCTTTTTTCCTGCCATGATAGGCCTCCTTCGTATTTCGTGTTCGTACTACTCTATTCCGCTGGGTGGGTATGTCAACCAGTCGTTACGGCTTAGCAACGCCGTATAATCTGAAAATTCCCTCAGCGATGTTGCCCGCTAAATATTGAATTCTGAGGCCGTCGATAACATCTGCTGTCACGTCATTATTAGCGCCTTGTGTCGTAAATCTGGTGTTATTAAAACCACCTTTGAAGTCCATTTGACTCCACTGATTGGGTGTATTGACGTTTGTTAATTCTAAAACTCCACTAAGATTATTGGAATCTGACGTCTGCTGCCCCCAGCATAATCTGAGGTACGTAGAAAATGCCCCACTATCTACTGCAACTTGTGAACCTCCGCCAGCGTAATCATAATCAGTGAAAATATATCGATAGTTGCCACTACTTTGCTTCAAAGCACCGTTTACGTAAACTTTAGCGTACAAAACCTGACTACTGCTAGCTGGGCTTACTCCAGTCATGTCTAGTATGTATTTGTCGTACAAAGAAGTTATCTCAGTAGTGAACTCTATATTCGCACTACCGCTTGCGATCTTTTCTGCCAAAGGGACGAGCGCTCCGCTGGCAATAGCATCAACTTTAGTTGTAATCGATTGTGAGCCATCATAGGGAATATCCTCCGCGCGCAGCGAGCCTGCGGTGGCGTAGTTTAATTGTATATGATTTCGTAGTACCTTCATCAGTCCGCCGACGTTGGTGAGGAAGTAAAAAAAAGCCAGCCCCCGAGAGGGGTCCCAAGGAGGCTGGCTGTAAGCGCGACCGAGGTTACGCCTTGTATTCGTACACGCAGAAGACTTCGTCGCCATTGGCAACGTCGCCTGCTTCCGTTCCACCACCTGTGAAGGTGACTGTCGTACCCGAAACCGAGTAAGCGTAGTCAGTACCATCCCAGGAGTTGCTGGTCTGCATCACACCGCCGCGGAGGTAGACTTTGACTGAGGCAGCCGCGATGGGCGTCTGAGTCAGAGTTACCGTACCACCAGACACTGTCAACAGGTCAACTTGCTCTGTAGGCAGGTTGACCAGGTCGTCGGAGTCAATCGCGTTGTTGGAGCGAATGTCTGCGTACAGGTTGGTGCCATCGCTGACACCGACCAACAGGTCGACTTCACTTACGCCAGAGCTCAGCGCCGGGGCTGTTCCACCTGGGAAGATAAACGCTGAACCAAACGTCAACGTCCGGCCACCAGTACCATCCTGACGGATGATCCACACATAGGTCGCACCGTCCTGCATGTTCGTCGGGTTATCCAGCTGTCCGCTGGAAGCGCCCAATGTCATGTCGAAGGTATTACCACTGTTGCAGTTCGTTGCGACATTGGCTGCATCACCAGTCAGGTTTGTGGTTTCGCTCCACGCCTGGCCGTTGAACTTCGCCGCTTGGTTCGCGTCAATGTTCACGGCAATGTTGCCACCAGTGATCAGATCCAAGACATCGCTGCCAGGAAGACCAAGACCAGTGTCGGTGTCAGCATTACTGACGATACACCCAGTACCAGAGGACTGGCCAGCAACCTGGATCTGCTGTGCGGAGGTAGCACGAATCGCTTCGGTGCCGCCTGTCTGGATCGCAAATGCATCACCGCCATCGCTGAAGATACCTGTGTTGGTATCGCCAGTGAAGTGTAAAGAACCAGTACCCGCACCAGCTGCTGTGCTCGCTTTGAGCTCCGCAGCGTCGGAGAGGATAATGGTACCTTTAGTCGCATGTGCAGTTGAGGACAACGTCAGATCTTCGCCAGCATCTGTGCTACCGACAGCCGTCTGACCGCCTGTGCGACCTGCCAGGAGCAGGTACTGCGAGTGGTCATCGTCAGTCAAGCCGGACAAAGCACCGTGATCTGTAACACCAGTACCAGTAAACTGGATCCAGGACGTTGAGCCAGTGTCGTAGACCCAGCCAGTGTTCTCGTTAACAGAGCCATCGCCCGCAACGAGGAACGCCCAGCCATCGGAGGGAGTTGTCAGCGCCGGGGTGTTGGTTGTGCCGTCGAAGTCTGCGATCTTCTTTTCGTCCGTACCATCGGTAAGGGGGGCAAAGAGTGTAACAGTCTCATCGTGCACGTGAAGACGAGTACCATTGGGAACAAACCCGCCAGAACCAGTCACGATTTCCTTCCAGTTGGCGCCGTCGTACTCAGCAACCGAACCAGCTACCAGCGCGGCAGACAAGCCTGCAGAAGGTGTGCCAGCGTCGCCAGCGACAACTGTCTGGCCTGCGGCCGGAGTCAACGCGTTGATTTCCGTGATGGTGCGAGTACCAAGATAATCTTTAGTGCTCACAGGGTCTTGCCAGCTCAAACCTGCAATAGCAGCATCCAGCTGACCTTTGTTAACGGCGTCAGAAGCGGCCGTACCTGCAGTCAGATCAACGATCTTACCGGAAGCGCCGCCAGTGGTCGCCATGCTGATTTCGCCAGCATCCACGATGCTCTTAGCGGCAGCAGCCGTTGGGTCCATGTTAATGTTTGCATCAATACTAAAATGTGATGCGAGTGTTTTAGCCATTGCTAATGCCCTCTTAGTTGTGGTTAACTTGCGTAGGTAATTTCGATCTCGCTGCCCAATATTAGCAGTGTCTCAAGGCCTAGACCAACCCACGATACTTGGTTTCCGGATACAATATAATCACTACCCTCAACTTGCGAGGCCGCGCCGCGTACTCGCACCACGACACTGTCAGGATCGACAGGGGCGGGTGTGAGGGTAACAAATTTGACTCCAGCGACTGTACCTACCCCGTCCGCAGTAAAATCGACTCGTTCAAAGCCGATGCCTGTGGTTGCAGCTGGGGAGCCGCCAGGAATAGGTAGCAAATACCCCCGCAACACTACTGTGCCTTCGTAGTCGCCAGCACTTATGCCGGCAATGGTAACACCCACTTCGATGACAGTTCCTGCGCCGATTGCATCCGAGTTGATCGGAAAAATCTCGCGTTTGTTTACCACAACCATCGATAAATCGAGCTTGGTTGGTGATAAAAACATGTCAGGTGTACCAGAAATACCTAGCTGCATTGTTGGCGTATCCGTTGCCGGAGTCGCCTTGTCTACAACTACATCAAAATCATCTATCTGCAGTCGCAACCCTGTAGGGACCAGGAACATGGCAGTCTGTGTGCTGCTCACTTTGAAGTTAATCGCCTGCGTGTAGAACGCGCGATAGATCCCCGCGATAGGGGTCAGCATCAAAGTGGGCAGGGAAATCTTTCTGTTGCGGGCCAGGATATCGCCCGCAGCATCATCATCGTGAAGGATGAGCCAATCGTCAGCCCCGGCGATCACTGTTTCTTCAGTGAGTGCGTCAATGTCCAAGCCCAGTGTACGGGTCAGGTCGAGCCCGCCGGCGTCTGAGACGATCTCGCTGAGTGCTCCAGTAACGGGCAGCTTCACGTCTGAGTAATCCAAAGTCGTATCCGAGCTGTTGACTGCCATCTTACCAGAGTCGCCCAGCCCCGAGATGGGGATACCACTGTCCTTGATCACCTTTCCCGTGGTCAGGTCAAATATGGCGATGTTCTCGTTTACTGCTGAAGCTGGACCGATAACCACGTCGTTAATGCTTATGAGACTATCCTTTACCAGCTTCCCTGTGATGCCATCGAAAACAGCGATGTTTTCGTCAACAGCACTGCCAGGTCCCGTGAATAGGTCTGAGATGAGAACTGTGCTGTCTTTAATCAACTTACCGGTGATGCCGTCATATACCGCGATGGCCTCATCGATCGCCGACGCTGGGCCTTGCACCACGTTCGCCAGGGCTATGCCGCTGTCTTTGATGATCTTCCCAGTGACCCCGTCGAAGGCCGCCAGGTTGTCATCTACTGCCACCCCCGGCCCATCCACCTTATCTTCTTCAAGGGTGGTGGTGCGATCGGCCAACTGGTCCAGTGCAGGGCCGGCTTCTGAAGGTGCTGGGCTCCAGTCCGCAGGCACTGTCGGGCTATAGCCCACTGAGTCTGCATCCGGCTCGTACTGCCTTGTGATGTTTGTTGTAGACGTCACAGAAGACACTGGTGTGATCACAATGACCCCAGTGTTGGCGACGTTTGCAGAGGTCGCTGTGGCGAGTATGGCGGCGTAAAGGTCGACGTTAAATGTACCCCCGACATTCAAATCAGATACCGTGTCCGCGGATAAGTCAAACAGTGACAACGTGTTAATGGCTGCAGCGCTGGCGAAAGTGAGCGTCCCCGTGATCGTTGTCTGGTCCTGCGACACACCATGAATGGCGATGTTATCCTGAGCAGCGTCGGACACTGTTGGGGCAGCGTAGGTACCAGGCCCCAAGAAGATCGTCATGTCTGACGCGCCGGCAATCACGTTCTCCGCCACGGCTTTTGTGAGAGTAGCGTATGGCGCGCCAATGCTCCCATCACCAGTCACGTCGCTACCTATCGACGCATCGACATAAGCCACCCCGGCTGGGGTTGGGATTACGACGGACCCTGGGGGTACACTAATTGCCCCAGACGGGTCGGTCTTGAGGAGCATCGACTCTCGGCCAGCGCCGCCGATGTCCGTCGTCCCTCTGTGGTCAAGTTTTGCATTACGTAAATTTTGTGAATCCATCAGATAACCCTCGGCTCATATTTGCCAGTCGCGCGATTGAGTGCGCGCAGCGTGATGTGCGCGACGCCTAGATGCTTCTTCAACGCTGTAAGACGTACGGCACTTAAAGATTTTAATATAGCGGTAAAGCCCGCGACACGGCGCTCCTCTGTTTTCGTACGTGCGCACTTCGGGCACGAACGGCCAGCCGCCGTTTGCACCTGCCGAAGCACACGAAACTCAGGGAATAGCGCATAAAAGGCGTCATTCGCTAAACGTCTTACCATGTTTTGTGAAACCACAATGTTACCGCTCATGAGAAAGTAAAATCTTCTGTTTGTGGGTCACTTAAATCAATGTTCAATGCCGTCACTAATCCCTGAATGTCTTCGGCAATATACTCCCAGGTTTCCTCCAGTTCAATCAAAGAGCGGAACCGCAAGGTAACTTCTGACCTTCGGTAAAAGGGAATCTCATTCTGCAGATCGGGGGCGTCGGGCGGGTACTCTTCAAGATCCACAGGGTCAGCGACGGTTTTGAACTGGTCCGTCGGCTCTGTTACCTGCCCCGACCGGGCTGGCGCCACTCCTCGCTGAAACACGAAAATCTCCGGAGGCATGTCGGTGGCGTTTAGCACCTCGACACGCATGTCGTAGCATTGCCGGATGATCCCTTCCTCAGTAGTAGGTATTGAGCGTCTAACCTCTAATTGGGCCATTGTTCATTCTCCTTAAGGTGTGTACGTCGGACAATACGTTGGCGCGTATGTTGGCGCGTATGTTGGATCATACGTTGGTATCGGCGTGGGGCAGCAGCTTACGCCAGAAGGTACTGGTATCGCTATAATTCCTTCAACCACAATAGTTACATCCGTTGGGTTCCCGCATCCATCCGACCCTGTTACAACCTCGCCACCAATGTGAGCGCCGACACATGTGGGGTCCGCTGGAGTCACACACGTAGTGGATATTATAAATGTAATGGATATTCCGGGGAAAGTGAAGCTCCCTGAGCCGGAAAAACTTCCGGTAGGTCCAGTTGGCCCTGTCGGTCCAGTTGGTCCGAGGATGTCTGGCAAGCTGATCGAGATGTCCAGCTCCAGCTTACACTCAGAAGAATTCTTCACTAATTGCAGGTCGATGTTTCCAGTATTTATGGTCCCTGCAAAAGTCACATCGAAGGGTAGGCAAGGGAGTTCTATATCAAACGTCGCGTCAAAAGTAGGCTCGCAGCAGTCAGCGGTGCCTGGTCGGATCTCAAAGGTCATGCTCGGATCAGCTGTCGCTGTAACTGCGATCTTGCTCTCTGGCGTCAAATATATCGTTGGTATGCACGGACACATCGGTGGGGTCGCTATATCTGGCACCGTCACATCAATAAGGTTGGGGCAGAACGTCGGGTTGGTGAACGTCGGAAATGAGCAGATCGGGAAGCCGGTCGGCAGGATGTCCAAGTCCACGTCTGGGCCGCTGCAGCCACTCACGTATTCAAAGGGGTCTCTAGCCATCACGGATCTCCTGATGGGTCGTTACACTGCGGACGCAGGGGATCTATGTCCGAAGTGAAGATAATCTTGTTTGCCGACGCGTCCTCTGTAACCTTCAGACCCGCAGTAGCTTCCAGCGTAAATCGGCCGTACCAGTCTGGGTGGCGTCCGTTGATATAATAGATACCCTCTTCACAGTCTGCCGGCGGGCCAAGCATAGGTTCACAAGGCACACCAAGCCCGGCACCTACAGCGGCTTTAATCTCGATGGTATTTCGCGATTTGTTGAAGGATAGAATGATGTTGTAGCCCTCAGCCAGCAGCACGTCGCCGAGAAACTCTGTTTCGCCGCCTCCAGGCTCGATGCCCACAATAGACGTCACCCACGAGTTTGATGCCGCGATTGTGGTGCTGTGCTCCATAAGCAGGTCAAAAAGGAAGGTTTTCCCGTAATTCGCGGCATTTCCCGTAATTTCACCAATTCCTGCCCCAAAAATTGGACGCAGCAAAAGGCCTGCGTGGCCTGGGGATGTGTCCACACGCACCTCTCCCTCGAATGGCGGGGTAATCGCCGCCGACACCACAATGACCACAGGCCCGCCCGAAATTGTAAACGTAAACGTAGCCGAGGCACCAGCTGGATGTATATCTATAGATATCAAACGCACCTCGGCAACGCTGCCGGAGTAGCTGAGCACTGTCAGATCCAACAGCGTATCCAGCGGGAGGTCCAACGTGTCACCGCCAGACGCACCCTGCAGCACCTGATCCTCAACAAAAGGATAGCTGCGATACTGGTTATGATTTAGCCATTCAATTCCGCGCATTATGTTCTACAGTCCTTCATATTAAACTTCAGCCCCTGCTTGTCTCTTGGCGGAAGTGACCGTGCCACAAGATCCAAGATCTCCGGATCAATACCTTGGATCGTCGTAGGTATGGACGGCGCCGACACAGGTGAGATGCTGATGAGATCTGTCACTGACACCATGTAGAAAAACCCCGCGTGTGCAACTTCCTGCTCGCCGGGCAGTGTGGGTGGGAGCGCGGGTGGTGGTGCCTCTGGGCCAGGTGGGACGCATGGGTCAAACACGCCAGTTCCGAACTTGGTATCCTCCCGTGGCGGCAGTTCCCCGCCCTCTCCGACGATTTGATCTTTGGAGCTATCAGTGTCCGCTAAAGAGACCCTATGCCCGATCTTGATGATATTTCCATCCCTGCCAATCGTCAGGGCGGAGTCGGCGAGCTCGTTAATGTAGATCTGCTTAATCGGCGGGCCGAGCTGAATATCATCTGGTACCTCTGCGCTGCCCACTGCATGTATGGCGATCGCGCCATCCTCGACCCGCAGCACAATCCCATCTTGCCCTTCAAACTTCACCTCACCCGTAAGAACCGCCCCGTCAGGCATCCGTATGGAGCGAACCCCCACCTGGTTCCGGGCGAACACACAAGCTGGCGCAAACACTGTAGCATCCGCGTCAAACGTGTTGTCACCAATGAGAAGATCGAATGACGGGCCTTTAACCAGCACCCCAATGTGTCGGTTTAGGCCGTCGTAGAATCGTATGGCCTCTTCACCGTCAACGATAGCCCCTGTGCCTTTGATCACACCAGTAACGGAATCGCTTATTGTGAGAATAGCCTCTGGCATTGATATTCTGGAGAGAAACAAAACACCAGACATGTCGATGGGGTAGAAAACACCATCGACAAACGTGTCCTCTCTCAGCCGGAAGCGTTCTTTACTGGTCAGCGTCATATCGGCTGAGGCGAAAGGAAACGCACGAGAATGGTTGCTGTTCCGCCACTCAGGTAAAACGATTATAGCCATCACTCTACCTCAATCGTTATCTTACCAGAGCCGTCAGGACCTACTCCGTTGATCTCCCGGAGCGGGGGCTTACCGCAGGTAATGAACTCAGTCAGCCGATCGCAGGGGCCTACGAAAAGGTGGCGATACTGCTCTTGGAGCCCAATCTTTATCGTGTTGCCGTCACGAATGAGTGAGATTTTTGAGCCTGCAACCAGCCTGATGTCCCCAGTTAAGGGTTCAGTGTCGACACTGGACTGCCCCAGTGAGGTTACGGTGGGGGCTTCGATCGCGCGCACAGCTTTGGAAGATAGCCCCGAAACCTCCGGACCGTCAAATATGTACGTCTCTGGTGCGTCGACTACTGCGCGGTACCCGAAGGCCACGTAGCCAGAGACCCCGGCGGCCTGCGGCTCCAGTCTGTACACTTTGTGCACCTCCACGTCCGCTATAGTTGCCAGCAAGATAAGCTCGTCTCCGGCTCCAACTGCGACAGAAACTAATGTAGGCGTCAGCGAGACGGAGGAGATGAACACGTCTGCAGTGCGTGAGCCCTCAATGCTGACCACCATATCTGCAATCACACCACACGGTAGCTGGAGCGGTAGCGGGTTATTGGTCGCGACTGCTGTCAGGTCTTCCCGGATCGGGTAGTTGCGATTCTCATTTTCATTCATCCATTCCATCAAGTCACCATGTAATAGCTACAGGATCCGAAGTACCTGGGTCCCCCGCAAAAGCAGGCGTCCAGGAGGGTGTTATGACTGCGGACCCATGACCTTCTGCAGGGTGGGCACGGCACACCAGCATGTACACGTGGGCCTCCGATCCTTTCTCCATATCACCTACAGGAATCCCTGGTACGGTCACGCCGGCGTCCGTGCCCTGGTATATCGTAGTCGTTACACCCTGGTAGGTCAACACCACGTGCTTCGCTGTGAAGCCCGGCATAGAGATAGCCAGGACCACATCCTCAATATCGTGCCCGCGGTTGTTTGCACGAAATACTACCGTGGCCCAGTTCCGGCTGTCGGGGGAGTGCTCAGCGTTGTCGGGGTCCAGCGGCTTGTACCCTACCTGCCCGTTGCCTGTCACAATCAATGCTTTGTATTTTGGAAAGATGACCGTGTTATACAAAGTCACTTGATCGTTGTAGTCGACGATGGTCTCATCCAGCTGGTCCTTTACGACCTTGAGATCGTCAAAGAAGTCTTCCAGTGCTTCGACCGCGTTGGCATAATCCTGGCAGGAACAGCATGGGGCGCAGTCGTTGATAATGGTGATCTTATTTGCTGCTGGCAGTAACCCGAGGCGGTGGCACAGCGTTGGGTCGATGGTGAGATTCCCATCCTCGTCTGGGCCGATCCCGTTAATTGTGGCGATGTAGTCGATCGGGTCTGGCGGCTCGCATGGCCGCTTGCCGAACCCCGCGCCAGCGCGTGCGGAGATCCTGATGTCTGTTGTACCTTCCACAGGAGTGATATCTGCCGGATCCACGGTGAACTGTATGTTGTACCCTGCGATCAGTGAAACCCCGCCGGTGACCTCTTCGGGTATGTCATTTTCGATGATAATCTTCTCCACACGCCCTGGGCGGTACTCGACGGCTGCGGTCTCAAAGGGTAGGCGGTCATCGAACAAATCAGTGCTTAACGGTGCCATGGTGCCGAGATGCGTTGCAAACGCCTCACCAACAATAAGTCGCATAGTTAGACGAGTTACTGTGTCCTGAAATGCCACGACACCGTATGTTACAGGCAAGCTGCCCGTCGGCACATCAAAGACTGCAATAGTCGAGCGAATCGCGCTGACAATAGTAAACCGATAGTGGGTGCCCGTGTGCTCAATCGAGTACAGCCTTAATTCGCCATTTTCGATAAGTGTCGGGTAGAAAAATTGTGACGGGAGTACGAAAACTGTGTCAATCAGGAAGTTCAGCGGTAAAGTTGCGATGGCGCCATGAACGGCGGCGGTATTGGCCGGCGCGAGCGCGAGGGCGTCCTCCTTGAACGGGAACGCAATCTGGTCGTTACCCGTCAGGTATTCTTGAAAGCTCTGGGGCATTATAGAAGTGATCCAAGTACATTGGTGAAAAACGTCTGTTGTCTCGTGTCCAGGTCCTCCGCTCTCCGCTCCAGCTTTTGTATGCTGTCCTCCAGAATAATCAGCTGCTGTGTGATGAACTCCAGCTCAGGGCAGCCACAGCAAGGTGTGCAGCAATTGTCCTGAATGGTTAGAACATTGGAGCCTCCCGAGGATATCTGAAGACAACCCTCTAGACTCTCAAATAGAACTTTACCAGCTAAATCCCCGGTCACGCCGTTGATCATCCTTATCGGGTCTGGCTGCGGGAAGGTGCTCTCACAGGCACACTCTTCGTCAAAGTCGCCGGCGTTAATCGCATCAATGCGAATGCCCGCAGGGGTGATTACTGTGGGTACCAAGTCCCCTGTGACGGGATCGGGGATGTCGACAACAACTGCTGCCTCGTACGCCAGCTGGATGTTAGAGCCGGGAATCAGACGGACTGTCCCTGTAATCGGATCAGACAATGAGCCCGCGGGATCAAAAACTTGCAGGAAGCGGAGGCTCCGTAGATCTGGCCGTACGGCGCGGTCTTCCAGTCTGGCTTCTACGGATCCGAACTCGAAGGTGCCCTCGCCAATAAACTGGGCGATGTTGGATAGCTCGCCAAAGGAGATACGTCCTTGCACATCCGTGTACAACCCCATGCCCACGACAGGGTAGCTGTTGTTTGCGTCATGGGTGGGAATGTCGATCGGGCCTACACTGGCGACATCCGAAGTGGTTACGCCAGCGATCACCAGACGAAGTTGGCCTGTGCCTACCTGTATTGAACGCACATAATAAGTGTCGCTAGCATCTGCTGGAACTACAACCACCAGATCAGTGATCATGTGGTTGGGAATCGTAATCGTCCCTGTCTCGTCTACTCGTGTGGTGGACTCGTGGAACGGGTAAGCCCTTCCTGAGTTCTCATTCAGCCATTCAATGTTCTGGACCATATCATACCTCCACCAGCTTCCAAGACAGGTTGATGAGGCCAACGTGTCCTGTGTACTCGAATGGGGCGCCTGTGTGGCCGCCACCTACCGGACTGATACGAGCGAACCTTACTGCTACCAGATCACCAGCGGTAACCGTTTCTGGGTCTTCGCCCCCAACGGGGAACGGTGCCGCGAAAGGGCCCACGACCTGACCTTCTACAGAAGGTATTGCCAGATCATTATGCAGCAGGAGCGGGTCATAGGCTTTATAGCCATCCCCAAGCTTACCCAAAGGAACGTCTCCAGGGATGTCAAAGGTCGTCTCCAAGACCCCTGCGGGCCCTACCTCAGCCAGGTTGCGGGAGACGTAGAGGAAAGTGTCCGGGCTACTCTCATCTGTGAGGTCTTGCAACACGCTGTACGTAACCTCAAGCCCGAAGTAGCGACGATCCTCGATATTTACCCCAGTGGGCACATCGTCCAGACCGAACACGGTGGCGTATACTATTATTCGGTACTTGGCTATCAGTATCTGCGGTACCCGGAACTTGGCGATAAACGCGGTCGGCACATTCGTCGTGAGGGTGCTATCATGCTTCAGCAGCTTCACATAAGGGAACAGGCGGTTCGGGACCAGCTCCTGTTTGGCGTTCTGCAGCACGATCTCGTCAAACTTACCGCGGAGCAAACCCTCCAGGCCCGAACTGATACGTACAGTGCCTTGTCCTGGGTGGGTAGGATCATTCTCTGTCACGATCACACCCGGGCCAGCCAGGATCTTCTCTACGACGCGGCCAGTAAGCAGCTGGCCATCTTCGCCTACGCCTTTGACCGCGTTGGCTCCAAGGAGGTCGTTGTCCGATAATGAGAAGCTGAAATCTGAGCGTATCTCCAAATCGCCGACGTTGGCAGGCTCTCCAGTGTTGCAGTCTACGACCTCTAGCTGGGAGCCAGGGGCTGCTTTGAGAGAAGTCACCAGACCTGTGCCGGCCATAGCCAGGCGGGTCAGAAAGAGCTGTTCGTTCATAGCATGCTCAGGCAAGCCTGTCGAGATCAGCGTTTCCCAGTCCTGCGGGAATGGTCCGCGAGAGTAAGCATTTGCATACCAGTAGAAAGTGTCGGAAGCTGGCTTGTACGTACCAGCCCCCGCTGCGAAGAAGTCACGCTGATCCATTGTCACACCATTGACTTCCATGACGACTGCCGACAGCGGGCTCGGGGGCCAGCGGCTGGAGAGCGACGGATCCATGTCGATGTTATATGCGAACTTCGCGCCCGGTGACTCATCAGCGAAAGATAGTTCCCAGACGTCCGTGAGTGCCGCGGTAGTCGAAGTCGCCAAAGTGTGATCAGGCTTAAATCTGCTGACTGTCAGCCAGAGGCCGTTACCCAGATCGAGCCCCGGGCCGCTGAAGTCTACGCCAGCGAACGTGGTGATCGACGCGTCTTCCCGATCGAAGACCTCAAGGTCGACGGTCCCTGTGGCGAAATCGCCTGCGCTGGTGACAGTGACTTTGATGCGCTCTGTCAGTCGGTTGGCCAAGTTGTCGTACCCACCGAATAGATGGAGTGTGTATTCGGGCGGTGTACCACTTGTGCCGGTGTATACAGACAGTTGGCGCACCCAGTGAGGGAGCCAGCCGCGTGGGCGGTGCGGCATAGGGAGCGTCCAGTTACGCTCAATCAGTGGTAGGCCAAGCGCGACGATCGCGTCAAAATCTGCGGAGCCCCAATCCGGTGCTGCCAAGGTGCTATCGAACTCTTTCTCCAGGACGATGGATAAACCCTTGCTACCGATCGGTATTGGCGTCTCATAAGAGGATACGCGGCGTCCAACTGTGGCGCCATAGTCAGGATCATAACCGCCCGCGGAAGGATCATCAAATCCAGGGAAGCTGTTGTCGGAGCCGTCGTCGGTGGCCCAAAAGACCTTGGCAGTGGCCATTGTATCGTCCGCCGCTTCAATCCATACAGTGTAAGTGGGCGTTCCCTGCCCCTGCCATGCGCCCAGGAGGAACAAGCGGTAAGGGGGTTCTGTGCCTGCGTTCGCACCACCGGGCTGATAATCGTCAGGTTTGATCCCACGGACCCGGGTGATGTCTGTGACAATATCAGTACCTGTGGCTTCGTTGTCCCCGGCGGGCTGGGCTCCGAGGGCGAAGTTGTAATGGGTGTGGGCCTGCCACAAATCCTTATACTGCGGCGAGAGCAGTGCGGTATCTCCGAAGGTTGGGTCGGTGACGCTCGCTACGAAGTAGCCAAGGAAGATCGCAGGGCCAGCGGGCTCTGCTGTCATCTTGCCCGGCTCAGAGGCGGACAGGTAATAGGGGCCGTCACGGAAGGTTTCTCCGGATTCCAGCAAGGTCGACAGCGTGGTAGATCCGAGGTCGAGGCGGCCAAACATGATAACCGTCGCGCCTGCGCCGACGATCTTTGTAACCATCCCCATCGCGAAGGCCGTGTTGGTTGCATGCGTAAAAGGGTTCAGCGCGTCGATCAGAGTATCTGTCAACGCCTTAGCGTAGGTGTTGTTCTCCGGCTCCAGGTACACAAAGTCCCCAACTACTGGGGTGTCGTCCAGGGCCAGCGTGACATTCTGCAGCCGTACAGACTCGAACGGGGCAGCCCCGATGACCTGCTCAAGCTGCGATTTCAGGAAGTCGGTGCGTTCTCGTAGCTGGTTGATTGGGCGATTGATGGACTTTTCGTCCATGTAGTCATCACCATCCCGAAGGCCGTCTACTGCTGGGAAAAGGCTCATAGCGCTCTCCGTTATCTAAAGGTGATTGTCCAGAAAATCGCCAGTTCAAAGTCGGACTGGGCAACCAGGCCATCGGAGCCTGCTGCGAGCTGTGTCCGGGCGAAAGGGATGTACACAGGTGTCGTTGAGCCGGGCAACAATAGCCTGGTGAGCAGCGCTACCTGAAAATACTTATCGGTGGTCGGCTGCGGGCCGAGGGCGGCAAAGCTCCCACCAGAGAAGACGATCGGCGAAGTACTATCGCTAATCGCGCTCAGCGTCACAGAGTTGCCTTCGTAAAGAGTCTCGTCCCCATCCACCTGGATGAGGGGTGTTGTTGCGAGCGGGCTAACAACCATGTTGCCAGCGATCGCTGCCAGGTCGTCAGAAATGTCTACCAGGGTATGCTGGCGCTTGGGCACTGCCGATTCTGGGTTGGACATACTGGCCGCGGCGGGCCCGAATAGATAGCCAATATGACTGGGTACGTACTCTCTCCGGCCAGCCAGCAAGTTCGCCATGATGTCCGCGCCGGAGTAAGTGACTACATTTGAGTTTTTGTAGATCTCTTCACCAGTTCGAGCATTTTTAGCAACGATGCGGCCGCGGCAGAAAGTTTGCGGGAGTTTTTCAGTTAGCTGCATTTCTTCACCCATCTTGTGATTATACTGTCGCCATAGTTAAGCACGTCGTCAACCGGGCCATTCCCAGCGGTCTCCTTTAACGCTTTCCCGTGGTACTTATCAACCTCATCAATGGCCTGTAGCCCAAGGTCGAACGGAGCCTCCGCGATCTCTTGCCGGGCCACAATAAATAAGTGCGTGTGGGCCGGGATTAAATACCGCAATCTAGCCAATATGTCAAGAGATCTAATATAGGGCCGCAGTGCTGGGAAATCCACTACCAGCACAGAGGCATTGGCTTTCAGTGAGTTGTCCATGTAAAACTTTAGTGGGTTGATAGTTCCCACACTGACGCCCTCCTGGAAGTACGGGGGCGGGCTGGCGAGAAACTCGGCGAAGGTGTCGGCCAGGCTTTCCTCAGTAAGCTCTGCCCGGCCCCAGATCTCACGCCAGAACAGCTCGAGATCCTGCGGCTGCCCGCCAAGGTCGAAACGCAGCTTCGGGTTGCCGTTGCCGTCATTCCCGTGAAAAGTGATTGGTGTTTCTTCCCACTTGGCGATGAACCCTCCTGGGGCACTGTAGTTACCAATGAGTGCCTTGGGCAAGAACAGCGCGGGTACGTCTTCGAGGAACTCTGTGAGAGTCCTGCCGTTACCAGAGAAGAACTTTGTGGTGTCCAGCTTGGAGTACAGCCGGATCGTGTTGGTGATAAAGGCCCCCCTATCCAGTGTCGCCCCGGGGACTACGGAAGGCAGCACACTCTCCAGGGGAGCACAGCGGTACGCGTTGCTGTTGGTAACCACAGAGGTGTCGCCATTGGCCTCTATGTAGACTTGCTCAACAACTTCACCATCCCCTTTAATTGTAGGTACACCCAACATCCGACCCACCGACTCCTGAAATAGCTCCAGCGTGGTGCCCCCGAAGCGCATGTTCCACAGCGAGCTCACCCGATCCTGGTATAGCTGGGTGCTAGTTTCGGTCAGGTTGATGGCGTAGCCGAAGTGGTCACGCACGTAAAATTTGTCCGTCAGCGCATGCGAACCCCACAGAAGAATCTCTTCATCTTGCGCTCCCGTCTCTGAGTCCTGCACCACACGACGAGGGAAGTTGGGGTCATCGAAGGGGTCGTAATCAGGCAGAAATGTAATGGTGTCTGCCTTGATCTGGAAGTGCACGTTCCGTAGTAGTGTCGTTTTTGGGTCGACGATCTGATCCATGACGCGATCGATACCCGACTCCCACCCCTGGATAATAGTCTCATACCCGATCTGCCCAAAGCGACTTGCGGGGGCTCCGACATGGTAGACCTTCTCAGGTACATACTCTGTGTCGAGGGGCTGAGGTCCAATGGTAACCAAAGGCTGCTGCCCAGAGACGATGCGTAGGTTGGTGCCGACATCTCGGCGGGACTTCCGTATGATGATCGGGTGCCACTGCTCTCTATGAAACACCGGCAACTCATCTTTGCCGAGAGTGGCAGCAGTCTCCAGAAAGTTCAGGTAGAACTGTGCGGCGAGGAGTCCTGAGCCACCACCATAGCTCTTCACCAGATCTACATCCTGATAGAATGTTGTCCAGAACGAGCCGAGTGACGCGACGACGTTTCCGCCGAAGTCTGCTGTTGATGGCTGTGAGGGTATAGTTTTCATAACTCTCTGGTAATAATAAAGATATCGCGAGTGTCCTGCATGAAGATAACAGTGTCAGTGGTAACCAGCAGCTCTGGGGTTCGCACCAAATTTGGATCGATGTCTGCGCCGGTGAGCGTGAGCTCTTGGCCGTCGGCGGCGCGAATACTCCCACTAAGCTGTAACTCATTTACACGTACAATGTCGAACTGATGCAAAATCGCGGAGATTTGCGAGGCAGTCACGGTCTCGCCAAAGTCCTTCGAATTCACGAAATCAGCCAGCGCCTGGTTAACCTCTGTGAGATCTATCTCGACCTCCTTCTTATGGAACACGTTCGCACTGATCGAGGTGAAGCAGGGGATCGCGCCGCGAATGAGGTGATCCCCCTCCAGGTTGCGAAGGGCGTCATTATCCACAAAAGCCTGGGCCGCGACTAGATTGGTTGGCGCGTACAGCTCGACCTTCAGATTGATGGTGTCCTGATACACAGCAGCGCCATCAATGATAGACGGCGCGACGTTGGTCACAGTCACCGTGCTTGTTTGGAACACCGTGTAGGCTGTCTCAACTACCAAGTTGTTCACATCAAAATCGTGGAAGCTTCCGGACGTACCTGACGAGGATCTCTCTTCGGTGAATGGGAACGACCCTATAATGGGTAGGTCCGCGGATTCAACATCCTCTAAACTGCTAATCCCACGAATCTTATAAAACCCCGGGGCTTCAGCAGCTGCGATTGAGAAGGTGTAGACCCCATCAGATACTTTGGTAGCGGTTTTCTCCAAGATAGTGATCTGCGGCTCCCGGCCCGTGCGCAAGTACACATCGACCCTAGACCCTACAGCCACGCCCAGAACATTGTGCTTATCACGCAACTGCGCATCATCGCCGAAGCCAACAGAGGATACTGCGACCACATTGGTCAGCGTCTCCTGTATCCGCGTGGAGATCGCCACCGAGGACTCAAAAGCTTTAAGCGACAGGGTGGCTGGTAGGCGCGCCAAGACTTCTTCAATGGTCTCCTCAGCACTACCGCCAGAGAAGGCCGCGTATGCAGAAGCTGACTCAATCCCTGTGAAGGCCTGGCCGGTGATCCCGAGTGCAGTGCCCTGGGCGATGTTACCAGTTGTACCAACTATAGCGGCTTGAACTGGTAACAGAAAATAGTACTTACCGGCCAGATCCGCGGAGGTAAACGGGAACAGAGCAAGCTCATTCGGCGGGATCGGCTCGTCAAATGCGCGGATGCTGAAGTCCTGAGTTGTCGCGAAAGTAGTGCCGGCAGCGTCTACAAAACTGTACCCTACAGGGAGTGTGTAGTTTTTCTGCACGTTGACGACCACCATCACCAACCCTGTCGCGAATCCGCCTGCTTGGCGGGTTACACCCATGTTGGCCAGGATGTTATCGAGCGTGTCCTCGTCGGCCACCTCCGGGTTTTCGGCAATCAGCTTTACAGACTGCGAGTTGCGGAGGTCCTCGTTGAGCTGCCCGTTCAGGGCGTGAAATTGTGCAGCGGGTCGTATGATCAGATCGCGCAATGCTGTCCCTTGGCGGAGGTCCAACTCAGGGCTCTCGGCCAGCAGCAGGGTGATGAGCTTTGCCTCGGACTCAGCGAACACTGTCTGATCGACATCCGCGAGTGTACGTTCAATGGCCATAGTTACTCCTTATGCTGTCGGCAGTACAAATATTGTGGTTTCGCCCTGCAGGTTGGTGATGGCGATCTGCAAGAATAATCTAGCGTTTACATAGTCAATCTCAAATGACTGGAGCACCGCACTGGCGATACGCTCGTCATTTGGCGCCACAGGCCCCAGATCGGGGTTCACATCATCTGCACGCAGTTGAGAGTTGACAGCGCTATTGGCGAAGACGAATTGATGCAGGACGGTCTCGTTGGTCTGGATAAGACCGCGATTCAGCGCATCTACGAAATTCGTCCCCTGTAGCGGGGCGTACTTAACGTCGCCCTGCACGGTCAAAAACAGGATGGTGTAGCGCTGCACCAGCTTCTGCAGGCCTGTAATGCGGTCACCGTAGTTATCCCGTGATACCGTGGAGGTGAGGCGGATCTCGTCCTTGACCTCGGAAACACGCTGAAGCGCGCCGAAGTCCATCCGCCGCCCCGTAAGATCAGTTGTAGTTCCTGCGATCGCCATCAGACGCCAGCCTTCTTGTTTATGTAATCATGCAGACGCTCCAGGGTAGCCTGTGCGATGCGTCTGTCAGTAAATATAGCTCTGGCATGGTCCGCCGCCGAGCGCTGGCGGTGGGAATTTCCGCTCATACTCTGAATCCGGGCACATCGCTCTAATGACGCCATGAAGTGAATCATCATCCGATAACCCTGCTGGGCAGCGACATCCGCACCTTTTGCGCCAGTCTTCTCCAGGGCGTATAGCTCGGACACCTTCTCGTTGATTTCAGAACGGTCGAAGATTTCCATGAGCTCCTCGTATGAGGCACAATCACTAGACGCCCAACGACTTACCTCCTGGTTGTTCAGCGCCTGTCGGCGATGCTCCAGGTAGTCGTTGAGGAAGTCTTTAACTCCGTCAAACTTAGATGCTTCGGAATCTTCTGAGGCTTCAGACACGGTCTCTCGTCTCCAGTATCATCTGTGAAATCTTAGCACTGCGCTGACTGACCAACGCCGGCGTAACTCCCAAGCGTCTTGCGATATTTTGATTATCTATCATCTTCTTGCCGTGCTTGCCAGTCTTCAGATCATATATCATCTGATCGCGTTGGTCCAGCCCTTCATAGACCATCTCTGTAGCAGTAATCAGCGCCGGATCAGAGCCGGTAATATTCACCGACGGTTCGATGGCATCTGGGGAGTCTGTAGCCGTAAAGGCTGATTCAGGGACCACAGCACGGCTGTGCTCCTTCAGTCCCTGGATACGGGCGAGAGATATTCCAGAGGCATCCGCCAGCTGCTCGTCCGTGGGTGCGCGGCCCGCGTCTTCTGACATCTCCTCGCGGAGGCGATGTATCTCGGCGGCTTGGCGGTAGGCCAGCTCCGAGACGTGCACGCTGGTACCTGTCTCACGCCCGTAGCGGGTGAGTGGCTGTAACTGAGTTACAACCCATGAGTTGAGCTTCGCACCAGCAACCGGATCATAGGACTTCACCGCGCCAATAGCCAACTGCTTGGCCTGGGTGCGCAGAAGTGGTTTAGGGCCCTTGTAGCGCTGGACCTCTGAATTGATCGTTGGGGCCAGAGAGTCCACGATCTTCGCCATGTTATCCGGAGACGGATCCGTGGACCATCGTGTATATGCGTCAGTAGTTTGTTCCATATCTTACTCCTTAGGTGAATCCAAACGAGCCGCCGATGTCATCAGTAGAGAACGACTCGTCAACGAACCCGCCCTCGCTGGAGTCATCCTCATCACCAGTCGGTGTTTCGGCTCCCAGCTCTCCTGCGGACTCATAAAGCGGGTTCGGGACGCCGGCGACAATTTCGGCGGCTGTGAGGATGAAGGGCTCGATACCCCCGTCAACCACACCATCGCCGTCTGAGCCATCACTTTCGCCCTCCTCGGGGGGCTCGCCAAAACTTATGTCCTTATTTGGGCGTACGTAGTTGCCCACGATGTTTGTGTGGGCCTGCTTACCTTGTGCATCCATAGTATGATGCACTTCAGTAACATAGAAGAAGATAATCGGCGCGTCATCCTCCCGGCTCCGAATTTCCATAGTAACACCTGGCCGTACTTGAAACGCAGGGGTAGCCATGTCGGGGGACTGTAACATTAGGCGGGTACCAATTGATACCCCCATCCCACGCCGAAACAGGCGAAAGAAGGCCTGCTTGCACCAAATGTTGATCAGCTCACGGTAGGTGTCAAAATCAGCCGCTTCGGGGGTGTGGATTGAGGTTTCACCCTCGAACATTGTAAATTCCACATTACCCTTGTCTAGGGGATGATCCTCCTCCCCGATACGGGACGTTTGATAAGTTAGATAAGCCGCGACCCACTCGGGAGGCCTCGCAAACTCCACGCGCCCAATAGCCCCTGAGAATATTGGAGATAAAAATCCGCCCGAGGACGTCACCTCTTCAATCGTGTGACCCCCTAAAATTTCCTCCGCTTTATCACCGCCAACGGCGCCAACAAGGATGCTAAAAAGCTCATTCTGTGTCGCCCGATCAAATGTCGCGATAACCCCAGCTACTGGGTACCCGTCGACCGAGGGCAGCTGTAGATCGTAGATCTCGTCATCATAAATTACACCCATAGATTTGCCCCAAGGCGCAAAAGGGGACACAATCAAACGTGCGTCGTTGGCCGTACCATTTACGGTAAATTCATACGCACCTGCCACTGTTTTGGAGAAGGCGCCCCACGGCGTATCTGTCGGCAGACCGGCATATGCCCAGAAAGTGTCATCAATGTATTCAGACACCTCGCCGATGTCCGGAAAAGGGAAATCGGACCCGCCCGCGGCGTCCCACTCTAAATTATCCTCTAAGTCCGCAACAGCCTGCGTTAGCCGTTCTACCAGAGTTTTTGTCAGGTCTCGCATGCTCGCCCCTTCCTCGGGGGTGGTTACGTCGTCTAGCGAAGTCTGAGCGCGGCTTATGTACGCACGGATTGCCTGTATATACGCGCCCACAGGGTTAGTTGGTGGTACGATCGGGGATGGCTCAGCAACTTCTGCCGCGGCGATAGCTAGGTCGCTGGGAATATTGAGCAGCGCTGAGAGGTTGGGGAGCTGTCCCAACGCTCTAGTCGCCCGCACGATTTTGTGTTGAATTGTCACGCCCACAGCAAAAGCCCCTGAGGCGCTCAAGCCTTCAATCCCACCACCAACAACAACCCAGTCAGCTATATTCAGATCCTGGAAATCGACTTCGCTAGTCACTGATATGGACAAACCGGCCCGCCAGCTATCGTTATGCACCATCTGCTGAATCTCGTCATGAACCTCCAGTAACCCCGCCAGGGTGCCCTTCTTCGGGTCTGCTGCAGGAAGTCTCGGCTCGTCATCGGTCTCTGGTATCTTGGTGGCGTCTATTACCATCTTGATCGACGGTAGCCCATTCTGGGACAAACGCACAACCACGGTTGCCAGCGGGTAGCGGAAAGCTTCCTCGCTCTCGCCATTCGTCATGACAAGATCCATACCTGTGAACGAGTAGAGCCAATCAGAGGCCTTGTACTCTGAGAAGTGTCCAGCTGCCATTAGGTCCGCCTCCGCCGCCTCACCACATCGATGCGGTAGATCAGCGCAATAAACGACGCAGTAAGCCTGTCGATGTTATTCGGGGCTGAGCGCCAAAGCTGCTGCAATTCCAGCATCTCTGTCTCAAGTCCGGCAATGGGCGCAAACAAACCCCCACCACCCCGGCTGTTGAGCTTCACGATCTCGGCCAGCATCTTGTCAGTGATTACCTGAAAATCCAGCGGTACTGGCGGACCATCCCGAAAGACCACCTCCAGGAAGATGCTCTCCTCGAAGTTATAGGTCACACGTGGGTCAAGCGCCAGCACGTACTTCTCAAACTCTGGAGTATGAGCAAGCTGCATGTAGGCAAACCCTAGATAGTTTCGCTCATTCCTCGTAGCCGTCTCCGGTATTATAACCGTGTGGATTGAAAGGAGTTCAGCTGGGATATCGATGGTCGCGAAGTCCGAGGGGATAAACTCCTCTCCAGGTGCGAGTTCGGGCTGGTCTGGGATCGCCTCTATGTTCAGCAAGATGGTGCGTGCGTGATTGATCATGTGCCAAACCCCGGTGTATCGGACGTAGCGAATCCGCCGCCGTCAGCGCCAAAACCAGCAGATCCACCAGCGCCTAGGCCTGGGGTATCAAAACCAGCGCTTGGCGCAGTAGCGGTTGGGCCATCTGACCCAAAACCGCCTGGCGTGGTGCCATCCGTCGCACCAGCGTCTGGCGCGCCGACAACCGGTGGCGCGTCTGGGCCCTGAACTTCTACGGTGGTTAGAGTCATTGTGAAGGACTGGATGTTGGTTTCGGCGTTTGAAGTCGCAGACCGCATGTTCGTGATCAGCCCCTTAAGCTGGCTGGACCCGGCCAAGGATAGCGTAGCGAACTTCAGGCTTGCGGATAGGCGTGCGTTCTTATACGCCGACAGGAACGTATCCGTGATGTTGCTGAACCCGCCGCCGCCAACTTCCCCGCTACCAGAAACCGTGCCTTTGACCAGGAAGCCCAGGAAGTCGATGGACACTAGTCCAACGTCCGCCCCAAACGCATACGTGTAAATACGATCATTAAAACACTTTAGAAAGTGCGCGCGCTCATCCTGGTTTATGCTTACGTTGGTGACCAGCAGCGGGAAGCTGAAGTCTGCAGATGCGGGGAGCTCAATCACTCCGCCATCCTTGTCGCGCACCTCCAGGATAGAGCCTTTGCCCCCGCCTATGTCTGTGGTGAAGGCAGCGAAGCATCCGCGGCGCGTAGAGTCTGTTCCGAAAATTCTCATGATAGTGGTGGTGTCGCTAATGGTCCAGCTGCGGTGACCAGCACCACCGGAATGGGCTGTTGGCCTGGAGCCAGGGTTACTTCGTTCTTCTCGCGTGATTTACTTCCGCCGGCCTCAGGGCCGCGGGATTCCCGCTCCTCCTGCACCTTGGCGGCGAGATCTGCTGATTTAACTTCAGATACAGCTTTTGGTGTTTTCTCCAAGTGCTGATTCATACGGCGGTTCACACCATCAACAGCAGACATTGTTGGCGGTATAAACCTGTTTGCAGCTGGTGCGCTTGCAGGTTTCATCTCCTGGGGCTCAGGTTCGGGGGTAACAGTAAAGCGTTTCGACCCAGGCTCTTTGGCGTTATCAAACGCCGCGGACATGGTTTTACGGAAATTCGCCTGCTCCTTGTCGATGTCAGGATGGACGACGCCAGTGGGGGCTTCCTGTGCTGGCGCGGCGGCGGATTCTGCTTTCTGGGTTGGCGGCTGCATAGGAGTCCCAGGGACCCGCTCTCGACCCGCCTGATGCTCATGAGATTCTATCATACGCACAGGAAGTGGGTTGGAATCGGAGTAGCCACGCACCGGGGCACCCGCCTCGTTAAAGTCAGGTAGATCCATCGCTTTAGCGATGGCCTCCATATCATACTTACCATCAATAAAAAACTCAGCGAGACGTTGCGTGGGGGTCTTTGACTCCGCCATGAACCTCGCATCCTGAGACACGTCCTTCATGTGCTCACCTATGGGCGGCGGGGCGATAATATCTCCCGACGCATTCCGTACGGGCATTGACAGCTGGTGCTGGGTTGGCCTTACGAGGGTATGCCGGTACGCCATACCCTTACGCGTGTCAAAGTCGCCTCCGACAGCGTTGACGGCGGTTAGATTCATCCCCGGCTGACGCTGTCGTCCAGTTTCATCAACTAATGCGCGATCTTGCTCTTTGTTATACAATCTCTGGGCGGCGTCGATCTCCAGCGTCACTGCTCGACGTTCTTCAGGGTCTGAGATGTTGTCCGCAAGCGCGCGCAAGCGCGTCGCCGCCTTATCCGAAGCTTCTCGTGTCCCTGGCCTGAGTGCCGTACGAATACCGCGTATCTCCTCATTGACGCGCCGGCGCTCATGGCGGTTCTCATCACCACTGAGCGTGCCGACAAGACGTTGAGTAATCGCCGGAAGGGCCTTGCCAAATGCGGTGGCACCCTGAAATTCCTGCACTGTACGCTTCGTCTGCTCCTTCTGAGCTCGGAGCTCCCCGCCATGTAGCAGGACCTCGGGATCGATGTTACTTATTTCGCGGACGACAGCACTGGCCTTTAGGGCGCGGGAAATTTGTTCTGGGGTTGCTTCACTGTCCAGTAGCGGCTCCACAACGCTGGATAAATCTGCCCGCTCCTTATCTGAGATAGCGCCTTGGTCTCGGACAGCGCCACGCAGGCCCTCCGCGAAGTCGGCGCGGTACTCTGGCGTGTTTCTCTTCGTACGTATCCCCGCTTGGCGCGCCATTCGGTCCGCCCAACGCTCCGCCTGTCCGCTTGTCTGGTCCGCGATAAACCGGCCCCACTCGTTGCTGCTGCGCTCCATCCGAATATCTCTGACGTGCTCAGCAGCCTCTTTCAGGCCCTCTTTTGAGGACGTGGAGGCGAGCTCCTTCTTCATATCATTATAGAGTCCTGTATCCTTTACCACCGACATCAGCTGGCCCGGGTCGTAGCCAATCTGCTCCTCTATCTGCCCTAAAATGCGTAACGGCGCTTCACGATCTCCCGCCCGCACAGTCTCCTCGAAATCGTTGAGCAGCTCCGGGTCGATGGGTACACCTGCGGCCCGCATACGGGCGATTAGGTCAACGGCGCGGCCAGCCACGGACTCTCTTTCTTTGATAATCGACCGCATGACTTGCTTTTTGGTCGTCGTACGTTCTTTCTCGTCCAGTGGGCCGTTGCCGCCACGCATGCTGGCAAGGATCATCATCTGCTCTTCGCCAGCAGCGATGCCTTCCTGCTCCGCGATTCCAGATTGCGAGCTGTATAAGCCCGTATGCGAGTCGTAAGCTCCAATGTCCCCCGCGTTCATAAATGCCTGCGCCATTACTTTTTGTGTGTCAACCATCTCTTTAACATTAACACCAAGAGCTCTTGCTGTAGCCTTTATACGATCAAGCTGCCTCTTGGCTTCCATTGGATTAGAGGTGGTGTCGAAACCCAGATGCTGATCTGCTTCGGCGAGTAGTTCCTTCAACGACTTATCTCCGTATACAGCGCGACCCGATGTTCCAAGCGTCTCCAGCATCCCGCCGACGCGGTTAATGTTCTGCTCGCGGCTTCCCGTATGTCGTGTGGCTGTACCACGCTCGGCCATAGTCGCCATCAGGTCAAAGGCCTCCTCGGTACGAAACCCCTGCAGGAACTGCTGGTCTGGGGTAAGCCGTCGCCGACCAGTGTCAGGGTCCATAGAGTAGATACGATCTGTCATCATTGCAGCAGTAGCGGCTGCGCTTTGTGTCGCGACATGGTGGCGGCGGACAACATCTTCGTGGTTGATTGCGACCGCAGACGGACGGTCGTACATCATCCCCCCGGCAATAAATCTTTCTGCGCCGCCGGCAAGATCCCCGCCCATGATGCTCTGCACTATAGGCTGCGCCAGCAGCTGTTGTGTGGTCATCTGTGCAGCGTCGGTGCCGGCGTTATCCGTAAGCAGTTTACTCAGTTGCGCGTTATCAGCGAGAGCCACTTGAAGGTTCGCGCCGAGAGGGTTTGCTTGGTCGTAGTATGTTTGACGAGCTTGGCGAAACACTTCGTTTCCAAAGGTGTGCTGGTACACAACGTCAACTGGAGAGACGTGGGGGACTCGCTGGGGAAGCGCGGGGATAACGGCGTCAGAAGGGGCGCCTACTTGTTGAGCAACCTGATTCTGCATCAGATTGTACATCATGTTGAACATCGGATTTGCACTAGGCGCGCTGTGCAAATACTCTTGTGTTTGGGCTGGAGGCAGAAACTGCGTCTCTATCTGTTCTAGGAGTTGGTCGATTTTCTGATCGTCAGCCATCTACTTCCTTGCCGTTCTCACTTTTGAGAATATTTATTCCCACTTTATAGAATTGTTGGTTTCTCCAACTTCTCTTCTTCAAACCCTGCTCGCTTCTTATACGGCTCTACAAAAACCCGGTTATACTCCTCAGCGGCGGCTTCACGTTCCTGCGTGACTACATCCTGTGTGGACGTACCGGCAGTAAAATACGGAATCGCGCCCATCATGTCAAAATACAGCTGTTTGGTGCTATTTCCCACCTTCGTCAGGTCAATATCTGGATGACTGTTGGAAGAAGACTGCGCTACCATCGACGCGGCACGCATTTTCAGCAACATTTCTGATTCAATAACCTCATAGTGCAGCCTGGCAGTAATCCCGGAGTGCAGCGACTCACGGGGCGAGATGCCGCACCCCCGAAGACTAGCCGCTACGCCGAGGAAGAGTCTACGGGATTCCAAAAATTTTGGTCGGCCGAATTGCTTACCATCGTCCAGTACTTCTTCTCAAATATCACCAGCTCCTTGTACAGTGCAGTAATCACGCCGTCTGGGTAATTACCGAACATCACTTCGGCTTCTTCTGACCACGCAGGTGGTGTTGTTATCGGTTCGCCATCCTTCGTGGACAGCACAGCCTTCAGGGGTTTTTTAGGGGTTTCGAGTTGGGTGTCATAGATTTCAGCGACCTGGAAGCGGAAGCACGCGTAGCGGAACCTCGCCGTATAGTCGATCATCGACTCCAGTTCCTTTGCAGCCCAAGCACGGTGGATCTCGGAGAGCATCGCACGAGTCTCAAGGTTCAGCCGGCTCTGCAGCACTCCTGTTACGCGGCCGCCGAAGATCGAAAACGGGAGCTGGAAGCGTCCGCCAGAGATAATGGTCTCCAGGAAAGCCTCCTTCTCCACTTCTGTGATCTCGATCGTCTCAGGCATATCGATGCCCATGTCTGCAGCTGCACGCGCCATCTCCTCGGACATCTCGTCGGCGGGAGCCGCGGCAGCCACCTGGTGCTGTTTATTCGTCTCTTCAGCCGCTGGCTGTGTGTTTGCCGCTTTCATCACAGGATCGTTGATCGCCTCTTGCGGAACCTCAGAAGGTCCTGACTCTACACGCTTCTGCTCTGGGGTCTTCACAGCCTCCTGGCTGTGAGCGAAGCTTGCGACATCGCCGGAGCTTATCGCCCCGCCGCCGGCCAAGTCTCCCGAGAGCCTTTCTTTTAACGTTTCTGCCATTCGCTACCTCTCCCTTACTAGGTATTCGTTTAATGTTGTGGCTTCGAAGTCGTCTCCGAACGCCCTCAGTTCGTCGCGGTTAACCGAATTTCCGTCGGTGTCCACGTTTCCTTCGTCACTAAGCTTAACCCACACGTTGCCCAGTTGGTTGATTCGACCGGGCCACGGGTAGGTGTCATTAACAGCTCGCTCTTCCCACTGCGCCGTGTCGACTGTGGAGAGTTCCGCCGAGCGCTCAGAGTAGAGCTGCCACGGGGTCTGATAAAGTTTGAAGGAGCTGGGCGCGCCAGACGCGTCGATCTCGGTCTGAGTTGCTGTTCCATACTCTGCTGCGCTCCTATGTGTAAATCTTATCGCGGTACGATTTATCGCTTCACTATCGTCCTCAGGTTTGTACGTCCCCTGCCACTCCTGATCACGGAAAACGTCGTCCGCGCGAGCTTCTGCAGCGTCCATGATGCGTTCGGTGGGATTCTCGTCAATACCTGCCCAAATAATAGCCGCTGAGGATAGCTCTTCAAGCAAGAGGAGCTGCTGCTTACCGGACACCATTGTGGTGCCGCGGGATGTCAAGGTCGCCATGGAAGGCTGCAGTTCGAGCTCTGAGACGTCTGCAGACCCAGGCTCAACGTCAGGATCGAAGACAGTCGCGGTGAACTGTACCGCGCTGCCAATGGCCTCGATAGCGCCCCCCAGGAACGTAATGCGCCCACGCTCCCTATCCGTCACCTCTACAACAGCTTGGCGGTCGGCGGACAAATGCACAGTGTCGCCCCACCCAAAGATGCGGCTATTGGGCGCTTTGAAAATGATACCCTTACTCTGGGACTCCTCTCCAGCCTTCTCCGGGTCATAAAAGTGATCCAATGGCGAGTTGGAGTTTGTCTCCAGCAGGATACCGCCATCCTCGGTGAACGCGTGCAGCCCATTCTTCGCAGAGAGCCTGATGTCGTTGTCTGTGGCGGACACGTCCACGCTCTTCCTGGCCTTGATCACAGCGTCGTCGCCGGCCATCACAATGTCGCTGCCACCTGGCATACTCATCACATCACCAGCGCACGAGGTGACGATGTTTCCGCCACGCATGTATATCTCCGATCCCCAGGCGTCGCGGATGACGATGCTGCCGTCCATCTCAATGAAGATGCCGGCTTTCTTACCTGCGTGACGGTCGTTGCTGAAGTCTTCGTTCTCCTCGCCAGCGACATCGTAGTCATCCTCGGGGGCAATCTCCTCCTCGGACTCTTGTGGCACGTGCCAGTCTTTCTCGTGCTCGTCAAAGCGCTGATACGCCTGCCCTACATACCAAGCCGTAGCGTCCCGGAGTTCCAGGTTCCGAGCAAAAGGGTGCTCGTCCGAAAACGCATACGGCTCTTTAGGTAGTAACAGGGAGGCGTCCTCAGGCTTATCCCCTTCCGGGTCGTAAGCCTCTTTCAGCTTCTTCGGGATAGGAATACGGTCGCCCCGCATAAGGGCGATACCGCCAGCACTGCGCAGAATGGCTCGGCCAGATCCCGAGACGCTTGCCTGCAGCATTCCTTTGTGCTTTGACTCTCGGTCGTACGTCTCCGTTCCTGGGTCAGGCTTGGCCAGGAACGCCTGAAACGCGCCACCGAGGCTGCCCACAAACACCTGGAACCGGCGCTTCAGTGTGCGAAGGGCCTCCTCCATAGTGATTCTGGACTGCAATTGTTTATCGTCAGACTCTTCACCTACCGTGAACAGCTCCTCGCCGAGCTCGTCCTCTCCAGATACCTCTGGCTGCCGGTAAGAGCCCGCGAACTCTAAAGTGATATTTCCCCCGTCGTTGTTGATCAGGATCTCGCCCATCGACGTGTAGTGCTGATACTGATTGCTGACTACCCGCACAAGGTCGTCCAGGCCGAATACGTCAATGGACGCGCCGCCGGCTTTAAGGCGAGCCATCATACCCAGCACGCCGATGGCGGTGCCGTGCTCATTAAGTTTCATCCAATCGCCAGGAAGCGTATCAAGGGGTCTGTTGGCGTTGGCCACGAGCTTATTGCGATTCTCCGCGTCGAAGACAGGCTCCCGGTATGCGTCCTCACTCCACATGGCGGCGCCGCCTTCATGGTCGACAGCATAAGCCACGGGTCCGTATTGTGCGCCGTCCACCTTACCTTGAAGGATTGTCGGCAGAGAGCACATGATCACACCCCAGCGGGAGTCGTGGCTGGGTACATAGACGAGGACGGGGGTACCTTCGGTGAGCAAGGATGCGTCTTTGACGCCGATGATCTTCGACACCATGTCGGCGCCACATACACAATTCAGGGCAGTCTTATTGGCCACACGTACCAGATAGTCGTATTGGCCCGGGAGGGTTCGCACAATCACACCGTCAACAAACGTACCTGCGTAAGGTTGTTGATCTCGCCTGGCGGCCTCATTCCGGCCGCCCATTCCAGGGTCACCTTGCGGTGGGATGTTCCTTGGTTGCTGCATATTATTCTTCCATAAAAAAAGCCCTGGCCAAACACATTTGTAGCGCAGGCCAGGGCTGGAAATTCTGAGGTCACTCAGCGGTTCGTGTTTCGTCCCAGCAAATTAAGCTGTATGTTTTTGTGTCAGATTAGGAGACTTCCAGGAATGCGAACCTCCATGCGATGTTCTCCATGACACGAGTATCCTGTACGGCAGCGTTGAACCCGATAGAGGTAATAACGCAGCCATCCATGTTGATACCCACTTCGCTGAAGGTGTCAAACGACAAGGAGCCAATGCCCCCGCAGTTGCCTGACTTGACCTTGAGCTCAAAGCGTACACCACCTTCACAGATGTCGTAAGCTTCCGCAGGGAATAGCGTGCCAGGTCTGGAGGCATCACGCGGCCCAACAACACGCTGGATGGAGCCTGTCCCTTGCGGGCGGCCCTTGACCCAGTACAAGGCATTCGAGCCAAGCTCAAACACTTCCTGTACCTGCTGTTGGTACTGAATGTTCCAATTCTGCACGAGGTAGCCTTTTGCACCCAGGGCGCCCGTATCGTCCGCAGGCGCAAAGCCTGAGGCGAAGATGAGCTTGGAGTTCTCCGTAGAGAACACCCCTGCGGGCTTCGGCGACCGTTGGTATCCAAAGATATCAGCCATTGCGATAATCTCCTTTTATTAAACGACCAAGTGCATCTCAATGACATTGAGGGGCACTGGCAGGTTCAAGTTTACGGTGATCAGTAAGCGGTCCTTCAGCACTGGGTGCTGTTGGATATTCGACAGCTCACTTCCTTCCAGGATGATCTGCGGACTGACAGTTCCCAGGGCGTCAGTAAGTGAGCCCAGGGATGCCAGGATGTTCCGGACCTCCAGAGAGATCTGGTCGATCACATCCGGCGTTACGTTGAAGACTCCGATGAAGGGTCTCAGCGCATTCGCGTAGATGTAGCTGATTGAGTCAAGGTTTTTAACCAAGCTCAACTCACTCTGGTTCAGATCATTTTCACCGTATGCGGTGGAGATCTGATGGCGGACAAAGATATTGCCTCCAAGGGTCTCCTGCATGATGATGAGCGTTCCACCCCCGGCGATCGTATCCAGCTGGTCAGCGTTGAACACACTGTACACTGCCGGAATATCGTCGAAGCCGTTAACCTCAATGTTGGTCAGGCCCTGCTGCGGGAGTACACTGGCTGTGAGGCCGGCGATGGCGCAAGCGCCGTATTCCGCAGTAAGGGTCGTACCAAAGGCACCTAGGCTGTCAGGGAACACGTGGTAGATGCGTCGGTCGCCGAAAGCCGCGGAGCGGGCTGCGGTAGCGTCTGCAATCTCCTGTGTCGAGAGCGGGTGGTAGAGTTCGATCTTCTCTGCCGGATCGATTTCGAAGCCAACGTCATCCTTGAGGTAGAATACCTTGTCGGTTTCAACGGAAGCAACTTCTCCGGTCAGATGTGTCTGGTTGCCCCAGGCATCTGTGGAGAACCGGAAGTGGACGGTATCGCCCGCTTTCAGGCCCGACAGCAGATCTGCATCTTCTGTGAGCTCCACACGGGTGTATTGTGTTCCGCTGGTGGTCGGGTCGTCCTTGATCGTTGCCATCCAATCCGCATTGGTGGGATGGTTCGTGCTGTTTGCCACAACACCGGTCGAAGGAGTCTCGGTACCAAAGAACGCGATACGCCATTTCTTCTGAACTTCATTGGACATGTTTTCGACATGACCTTCAACCAGAGCCAGGATGGCTTCATCCCGGGTAACTGGAGCAAAGGCATAAACGATGTCAGTCAAGCTGGCGCGGTTAAGCACTGTGCTGAAACCGAGGAGGTCGTCGGAAGGAGTCGCCATGAAGTATACTGTGACACTTCCAGAGTTCTCCATCGCCTTATACACACCTTGTGCCAGCGGGTTGTCAGGATGGATCGTGCCCAGCTGCAGCGCCACTTCAGAGATATCGGTGATACCGAAGATCCCGTTCGTGTACTCTTGCAACAGCGCGCGGTATTCGACCAGAAGGTCGCCTTCCCACATTTCCAGATAAGGCTGTGCACCGAATCCGTCAACCCAGCTCGCGTCCTGCAGCGTGATACCGTCGTTGATCTCAACGCCGTTCTCGTCAGCTTCCCAGTTGAACGTGCCTGGCGCGAAGGCCGGGTCATGCTGCTCTTCGGGGATTTCTGCGCTGTTTTGTATCAGGAACAAGTCGATCTCGAACAGATCAGGTTCGTGGTTTGAGTCGCCGTTAGCCTCTTGGCCAGGAGTGACTTCATCAAACACGTCGTCTGAGAGGACCAATGTCTGGATGGGACCCTCAGCAGATGCTTTGGCCTCAACCGTCCAGCTGTCTCCCAGTACCAGACCACCAGCCGCTGCAACACCGCCAAGGGTATTGGAGTTTGCTGGGAAGGTGATGGAGCCGCCGTTCAGCCCGAGGGTGATAGCGTCGCCATCGTTGGCGATAGAGGAGATCTCCTGGTCGAGGCCAGCAGAGTCTGTGACGCGGACTTGTGGACGCGCGGCTTTAACCGAGACGACGAAGTAATCACCTACAGCAAACGCCGGTGTTCCGCCATGTGTCAAATAGACCTCAAGGCCCTTGCTGCCGATCGTGCGTTTGTTGCCGATGCCCAGGCCGGCGAACGAGATGCCTGTTTGGATATCGCCGTTCACGCTCTTCGCAGTCCACTGTGCCGTGGTGATTGACCCAGCAACAGCACACTCGAGCACGTACTCGTCATCAACATCACCGCCGAGCCAAGCCGCCAGATCTGAAGTGATAGTCGCGCCAGATGCCTGTGTCAGACCGTCGGTGTCAATTGTCACGCGGTCGAAGACCCCGCCACGGAGAACATCCACCACATAGGTGGTGTCACCCTGTCCAGTGTAATCACCGGAGACAACCTGATTTGTTACTGCTGTAACGGGCGTACCCACTGCGGCAGTGTAAACGTCACCAAGCTGGAACTCCGCATCTGCATCACCGCCGCCAACTTCGAAGTTGAGGTAAACGTTGTTGCCAATGTGGATTTGACCATCTTCAGTGCCTGTGGCTTCGATCGGTACAGAGGTACGGCGGTAGATCCCGCTGGCGTACTCAACTGTCGCTTCAGCAACTCCGGCCAGGCCGGTCTTGCTGATAGTGATTGCAACCGCGAAGTCCAGGACGCCGCGAGCCAGATCACCCAATCCGTAGTCCGCAACACCCAAGCTAAACGCTGCAGTAGCTGCACCATCCATATCGCGCTGGTTATCGCCGCCGGCTGTGATGAGCGCCGCACCAGAGGACAGATCGTCACCTGCTGCAGAAGCTTTGTTGCCGCCTTTAGGGGCTGCCAAACCCAGTGTCGGGTTAGTGAGATCAGCTTCAAAGCCGACCACTTTGGCCATCTTCACTTCTGTGTTGGTTGTCAACGCAGAGGTAACAGTCCAGCGAATGCGGTCACCGACCAGAACGTCCCGGAGGAGTCCCGGGTGGCGGGCGAACCCGTTGGCTGTCTGAAACACGATGGTGTTCTCAGTAATAGGAATGCGATGCGCCACTGGGAAGACATCAATGTCAGCCACAGTTGCAACACTGGCCGCGTCCTGGTCGACTGCTGTTACCGCATCTCCGATACCTGCACCGCCTGTAATCTCGCTCACAGTGAACTCGATCAGGAAGTCAGCCTGGCCGGCTGCAAGTCCAGAGAGCAGCTCTGTACGGATAGCCGCCAGAGAGTCCGTGACTGCGAACGCCAGCGTCAGGATGTGTGCGACGGAGTCGTAGGTACCTGCAAGGGCACCAGCGGCTGCATCCACATTGATACGGAGAGCTGCAGCGAGAATCGCAAAGTCAATCTGCGCTGCGCGACGGCTGAGTGTGGCTTCCAAAGTGAAGCTCGCGCCCAAATCGTCCTCGAACGTCGCGACGATCGGCGACTGAACAGTACCAGCCGTGTCGAAGTCCAGCGTGATCCCGTCGGGACCTTGAACAATAACACTTGCGGTAGTTGCGTCGTCCGGAATGTCGATCTCGCCAGTTTCACCTTCAGTCGTCACGTACTCATAAACACCATCAACGGTGCCCAGGTCGAACGTGGCTTTTGGGGTGAGGTAGTAAGACTCAGGCAAATCGATGCGGCCGGTGTGGTAGCCACCAGCTTCGTCGATGGTCGGGCCGGTCGTAACCTCATCTACAGCGCCCACTTTGGGTGCAGCGCGAAGGCGGTTACGCTCGACTGAGCTTACGGCCATAAGTGGGTTGTCAGCATCCTCTGCAAAAGTGATGTAGCGGAGGAGCACGTCCTCTGCGAAAACCTTCACATAATCGACATCGACTGTCGTGTTGGATGGCTGATTAGGGTACGAAACGCTGTTGCCAGCATCTTTATCGTATTCTCCAACGCCAATCAAGTCCTTCTCAGCGTCTTCCGAGAAGCGGAAAAGCTGGTAATTGGGCCCGAAAATAAACGCGTTGAGGTTTTGTACCACCTCCTGCGGAGCCGTCTGGAACTCCTGGAAGACCTGTACTTGTGGCCGTACATATGCCATGATTATATTCTCCTTCTTGTTTGCCTGACTAACAGCCCAGGGAGTTTTTGGTGAACGTGATAGTTTTTAATTTGGGGGATTCGAGCTTGACGCCGAAGTTTTCCTGGAACTGGAAGTCCGCCTGAACTAAGCACATCCACTCTTTTGGTTTATCCTTACGCTGCTTGGGTCTCAATATACCGCGTACGTCGAACTTTTCAAAACAGAAGTCCTTCTGAATCACATCGCTAAAACCGTCGATAAGATCCAAAGTAACACTTCCATACTGTAACACCTGACCGCGTGTTTTGCCAAGGTGTACCCACGATACAGATCCTTTTACCAACCTGCTGTAATAGGTTACACCCTCAGACAGGTTAAAACCAGCGTTATCTGAGATTCCTTGCACCCCTTCCTGACTATACAGCAAATCACCTATATCGATGAAAATTCCTGGGCGGCGGTTCACATGCGCATCGTCCCAGTTCCCTGCTGCGTCAATGAACACCCCTTTTGGCGCTTCGGGGTCCTCCTCGTTGGGAATCCACGTCTTCACCGTGTGAAACATGTGTTCGGGGGCCAGGTAAAGTTGCTTTGTGATCTCAATGAACAGTCCAGAGAGTACCAGCGGATCCCGGCGGATGTGCCCCAGGACGCTCACGGCAGGCTGCGCGAGGATCTCGTCAACAGACAGCTGGGGCATTGGGCTCTCCTAATTTATGGACTATATCGCAGCGCTCTGCCTCATGTACCTGCAGAATTTGAATGATGGGTATGCGGCGAAGCTCCAGCTCGCTGGCTACTTCGTCTACAATGTACCTCCGGTCACCCGCGATGTCTACGATAACATCGTCACGGATCATCGCGGGATGCCCGATCATGCGAACTTGATGCATGCGATCGTCGTCTACCCCAGCACCATCCTCAGCGTGCTTCTTGTGCACCCGAGTCACAGAAAAGGTCGCGAACCCGTAATAAGGTCCGTGGTAGCCACCCAAGAACTTTGTGCCGTTACACACGGGGCAATCGGGGTCGATGATCTCCTGGGTGATCGGGTCCAGGCAGTTCTTGCAGGACATGCCTGTCTGCATCTTTCGCCAGAAGCTGACGCCCACCGCGGCCATGTTCCGCATCTGCAGGAGCTCTTTGCGCATGATCTCCCGTGCGTACAAATACTCCTTCAGCGGCAGGTCGCCTGTAGCTGTACGGGCTTGGGAGTAGCAAACCCCACTCTCCGATGTCATCTTGACGCGGAAGAACAAGTTGCGGTCCTTGTTGAACTTCTTGCGCGGTTTCGGCTCCTGCCATGCAAACGCATTAACTACGGCGGGGGAGATGTCCTCAAAATCGTCAATGCCGGTCTCGGACTCTTCCACCTGAAATGACCAGGGCAGCTTCAGCTTGGTGTTCGGGTCAACCTCCCAGAGGAAGGAGAAGCCCCCGTAGTACCCTGGGAATACCTCGAACTTTTTGATCATATCAGACGGTGCCCCACCCCTGGTTCATGTTCTGAGCGACTTTCTGCGTCATTAGCCAGTCGCTAAAGTCTTTCCCGATCTTGGCCGCGGCAGCGTCATACGCCGGCGCCTTGTCCTGATCATTGATAGACCCGCCAGGGACGTTGTAGGTTAGATGATTACGTCGATAGCCGTGTGCGGCAATTGTGAGAAGGTTCGCTACAGTGCCCATAAGCAGGAAGTAGCGCCAGGGGAAATTTGTTACAGTGTAGTTGCCTACTTGTGGTGGGGTGTCATTCCAGCGATCCACGCAGAGGGTCTGGGCTGTGCGGATCTCTTCAGGGGCGAACTCATAATCCCCCAGCAGCACATTGGCCTCGGGGTTGTTATCCCTCATAAAGATCCGGACATCCAACTCACTGATGAAACCTTCATTTCCAACAGGATTGTCTGCCATGATCTAGTTCCGCCTGCGTTGCCACCATGGGGTATAGTAAGAATCGTGATCGTACGGGCGAGTGCCGTAGCCGCCACCTCCGCCGTGACGATGACCGCCCCCGCCTCCGAAGTTACGGAATGCAGAGCCTGCTTGACGGTGCTTGGTGTGCTCCTGACCTAAACGATCGCGACTGAGAAGGTTCTTCTGCCAGGTAGGCAGCCCGCTGTCGGCGAGCGCTTCATGCCAACGTGTCATTTCCTGGTCTTCCAGGTTCCGGCCCCAGCGGCGCTTGAGGTAATCGTAAATACCGTAGCCTGCTCCTGCGCCCAAGGCACCAGCACCGACGAGGCCTGGTGCTTTTAGCTTAGACAGCGCGCCGGCGATACCGCCAGCTTGCGCACTCTTCTCCAGCTCTGCGTTATAGCCGGCAGTGAAATTTGGATCTTCTTGCATCAGCTTGATGCGGCTTGCAGCTTTGAGAAGCTCTGCAACAGCTTGTTCTCCGCAAATGCCAGCGTCCTCTGCTGCTTTGGCGAAGCCTTCCAGCCAGTTTGTGTCTGGCGCGAATCCGAGTACCTGGTCCATTTGAGTCTCCTTTACGAAAAAAAATGGGTGCCTGAGTAAATCTTACCCAGACACCCTGAATGTATCACAACAATGCTGCTGTGTCCATACCTTACGGCGTGAAGTCCGCGCGAGCAACGCCAGCGACGTTACCCAGTGCGAAACCACCGAGCCAGTAAGAGAAGCACTCAATGAAGTATGCTTCTTTCTTCAGGTACATGGTCCAGTCAGTAAGGTAGAACGCCTTACCGAGGAACTCAGGTGCTGCGAAGAAGTAAACGGTATTGTCAGGAACAAGACCGCCCTTGATGGTGAAGATCGTCTTCAGGCCAAAAATCTTCGACATGGTCAGACCATTGCGGAACATTTCTTCTGAGAGATCGCCACCAGCTTCTTCACGTTCGTACTTCAGGAATTCCTGAGCAGTCACGTCGTTCATCAGCATGACGTGGTTACGGAGGCGGAACTTGTCTTCGAAACCGGCGAAGGTAGAGCCAGAAGGCATCATCTTCTTGGCTTCGGCCAAGTTTTCGCGGCTCAAGCCACCAGCGAACGTGCGCCACTGGATCTTACCAGTAAAGGTCTGGGGAGTGCCCACACCACCAGTCGTATCTTCGACAATGCTGTTGACCGTCTCGATGAACTTGCCATCGTACTCGGCCAGGCCGTCTTTGATACTGTTGTCAGTAAGAACCTTGCGGAGATCCATCCGGTAGGTGCGCAACTCATCAATGTCCTTCGTGTACTTGGGAGTAACGATGCGGGCCATTGGGATGAGGTACTTGGAACCTTGGATGTACTCGCCTTCTGGAATGGTCTGAAGCGGAATCCACTTCGCACCGGGGCTGTCAGGCTCCAGTTCCCAGATGATCTGAGGCAGGTCGTTGGTCAAGCTCTTATCGAGCATGTCATCGGTAGCCTGTTCGGGCGGCAAGATTTGATACGCGAAGGAATCTTCACGAAGCTGAGTGCGCGTAAACTGGGTAGACGCGTCCTGAGCTTTCTTGGTTTCACCGCGCTCGAGACTTTCGAGGATACGCTGATTCATAACGCCGGTAGGTACTGATGGAGCAACTCCGGGTGCATTTTGTACGTCGGGCATGTTAATGCTCTCCTTAATATATTATCCGTTGAACCTTGGAATCATCTCAATTAAGAGGTGGATTAAGGCGCGGTGGATAGGTTTGGAATGTACATAGTCCAGAGTGCGATGACGTTGATGCGGTTACCGGTACGCTTACCAGTTACTGCGATGGCGTCATTTGCCCACCGGATATACGGCGCACGGGTGACCTGACCAATAGCGGTCAAATCATCTGTGTGATCTTCCAGTTTCCCGTCCGCGCCGGCCATAACATAGCCACCGATCGGGAACGTGCCACCAGCAGCATACTGGTCGGTTTCGATCTCGTTGGGCATGCTGCATGGGATGGCGGTCAAAACACCGGCCATGTCCACGTCAGGCTGGCCCTGATCCTGGAGTGAGAAATAGATGAGCGGGCCAGGCGTGTTAGCTGCGCCTTGATTAGTGGCATCTGAAGCTGTAATAAACCAGCTACGAGTTCCGCCATCGTCGGCAGCACGTACGCAAGAACCGCGAACCACGCCGGTAACTGTAGACGCTACGGGCAACGACTCATCGAGCTGTTGCAGAGTAGGGTACGCGCCCTTCAGTACGTTGAAATGTCCCTGAGGCATGTTTTTATCTCCTTTTTTTAGTCAACGAGCCCATTATCCGAAGGAATGAGCTCCGGACAAAACGCTCTTACGAAAGGATCAGTAGCATCTGCCACTGAAGCCTGTTTGATTTCTGAAGGGGCTCCAAGGTTGTCAGCGCCAACCAGGTGAGCCATCTTCTCGATAAAAAGCAAACCGTTACGAGGATCTGCTGCAACCTTATCAACAAAGTCGGTGATCTTGTCGCGACGGATCATTCCACGGTCTGCTAGAACCCCAGCAGTGCGCTGGAGTTGAGTGTCAAAAGCCCGCTTCTCAGAGGCGTGCTTATCAAGGAGGGGCTGCGTTTGAGCTACGTACTCGGCGGCCTTCTCAATGATTTCGTCTGTTTTAACTGCTTCTGGCATGATGGGCTCCTTACTTGTTCTTAGCTTGGACCCGGCGGATAGCTTGGACAAGCGGGTTAGCGCTTGCGTAGGCTTCCATCCCAGATTCATCTTCTGCGGCTTCGTCGCCCCCGCCTTCTGCGGCAGGTGCGGGTGCTGGGGGCGGAGGGGCTGGAGCACCCATTTCGGCACCACCCATTTCGGCACCACCCATTTCGGGAGCACCGCCAGCTTGTTCCAGATACGCCAAGATCTCCTGGACGTCCTCTGGGCCGATGGTACCTTCTTGGGCCATCATTGAGAGAGCCTGTTCCAGTTCTTCAGGGCTGATGTCTTCTTCACCACCACCTTCCATTGGAGGGGCAGCCATTTCCGCAGCTGCGGCGTCGAGATCTTCGCCGCCAGCTTCGGGAGGCATCACCTCAGGGGCCGGGGCACCGCCACCGAGGGCGGCGGCCAGATCCTGCGCCTGTTTCACAGCCTGTTCTGCAACTTCGCGTCCAAGATCTTGAAGACCCTTAACATTAGTTGCAGGAGTCTGCTGGCGGTAACGAGCAGCAGCAGCTTTGAGCTGGCTGACAACAGAGCCCGCCTGGGCCTGTGGGGCAACTGGGCTTGCGGCAGCCGCTGCGTCAGCGCGGCCTGCTTCATACACAGCAGCTTTGATTAGGTTGTCGGCGTCTGTCTGCCCTTGAGCATACGCGGCCTGCTTTTCAGCCTCCAGCGCCTGCTGCTCGAGAAACTGAATAGTCTCGCGGGCTGCGTCGGCACCAGCGGCTTTCGACATTTGCGCTTCGGCAAAGGCCCAACCTTCTTCGGTGCTGAGGATCACAGATGCAATCTTGGACAGGACATCCTGGGTGAGTTCAATTTCACCAGCGTGCTTTGTGTCGCCAGCGACTTTGTTGCACGCCGTGCAGTCGTCCTTGCCACACTCACAAGCAGCCGCTTTTGTCGGCGCTGGGGTGGGTGCAGCAGGTGCTGGGGCGGCGGGAGCAGCAGTTTTTGTTGGCGCCGGCGCGGTGCCGGGTGCCGGGGCAGCGGCTGCTTTCTGCTGCGCATTGTGCTGACTAATCATAGACAACAGATCATTCGCATGCTTGGCAGCGGGATGTTTATGGGTGGCTGGAGTACCCTCAGTGGAGCGGCTTTCATCACCAAGCGCGCCCGCGGTACCGTCGTGAGCCTGATCGCCCACTGTACTGGAGCCCACATTCCCACCAAGCGCATCAGCAGATTCGAGGGGTTCTTGAGTTACACCCGGAATCGGCTCAAGGGCATTGGTGGCGTGACCTGACTCGAGGTCCTCACCGTCAGTAGCGCCAGAGCGGACTTTGGACCCAGCGGGAATTTCCTGCTGGGTTTCGGGATGAGAGTTTTGCATAGAAGCGTCGACGTTCGAATCATGGACAGAGCCAGGAATCGAGCCGGGGTTGGACAGAGCTTCTTCTGCCGCGCCTTTCCGGAAGCTGGCCTGCTTCTCTTTCACGAACGCGCGAGTGTCGTTAAGAATTTGATCTACAGTTGGCATTTTGGTGTTATCTCCTTAGTGTAACCTTTCAACCATATTTTGAGCTGCTAATATAGCGAGTTGACGATCCAAATCATCGTTTGGGTTGAATGATGACATCGCACTGACAGCAGCCAGCTTGTAGGAAGCATAACGCTCGGACACGCAGTTTACAACTCCAGCATCGAATTTTTCAATGACATCTGGAGTTACATTTGCGATCTTCACAGACATGCCCTCAATTGTCGCCCGCACAGCCCGGTGGCTTGCGGTTTTCTCTTCAAACGAAGACTCAGATCGAACCTCCGCCGCAAGCTTCTGCAGCGACGGTGCTAAATAGCGGCCAAGTATGTTCGTATCGACGTCATAATATGAGTCTCCACAAACTTCCGCTGCTTTTCCTTCTTTCAGGAGTCTGGTGAATATCCCGTTGACTCCTGCCAAGATACCAGGCATATGTGGAGCCAGCTCCCCGCAATCTAGGCCCATCGCGTATTTAACATACGACACCGGGTCTAGAATAATACGGTCGGCCGCCAGCACAGTCATGGCATCAGATGGTTCGTAGTTGCGTAGCTCTTCAATTGCCGCGTCGGGCAACGTCTGGTGGGCAGCAGCCTTTCGCAGCTCCCAAAGCTCCAACTCTCTATTACCTTGAGCTCCACGATGTGACAACTCAGTGTACAATTGCTCAAACTTGGCCATTTTGTTCAGCAGGCCCATCTTGTAGTTTGCCAGCGCTGAGACCAGCATAAGGTGCTGGGGTGTGTAAATTCCGGCTTCGGCTGCCAGCTTGATAGCGTCCATCCCGTCGGCGGATGCTGTTTTAAGATTCCACGCGATACGGTCAGCTGGGCGGTTTACAAAACTGATGTCAAAGAACTTAGGCTCATCGTTCTGTGTCCCTGTCACCGCACCGTCCTCACCCATCTTGCCAAGCTCATATTTGACATGATCACATTGGTTCGGGTCAGAAGCCGATTTGCGCAACGTGTTACAGCGAGTGCAGCGGTCAAACTGGACCCGGCACGCCATAGAGTAGGGTAGGTCACCTGTGGTTGCCAACTTGTGCAAGTGAGCCTCGGCCTTCTTCTCATCCACATGGAGGAATAGCTCAATGCGAGCCTGGGGCTCGTTATACGCGGAAAGCTTGATTTCGCCAAGAGCCTTCTTCGGGTCCTTGTTCTGGTGGTGCTGGTACACATGCCCATGCTTTGTAAAGGTATGATGGTACTTCTCACATGCTGCTTTGGGAAACCCGTCTGCGTTACGGTTGAGTCCGTAACGTTCGGCGTCGCCCAGCGCGATGACATGTAGGCCAACCTTACCTATACCAGGTTTGACGTAATCAGCGTCTGCAAATGCGGCGGCCGCCTTTACCATCCGGGCCGGGTCTTCTAGCAGGCGGATACGGAAATCAAACGCGTCTGGAGAGGCGTTTGAGTAAATCAGTTTGGTCATGCCATTCATCAGCCACTCTCTCCTTTAAGGTAACGATCCATGAGGTAGCCCAAGCCCGCGCCAGCAGGTATAGCGGCAAGTGACAGTCTTGAGCGCGGGACAGATGCTATGTTCGCGGCTTGGCGTAAAGTACTTCCGGAGCGGCCGGCCCCGGTGATAGCTCGCCGCACACCCTCGACCGTCTGTCGCGCCTTACCGCCCCCAGTAAGCTCGGCGGCATTTGCCCCAGTCCTGAAGTCGTAGCCGGGGCGGAAGTGGGTTTCGCCCAAAACCTTGCGCATGGCCTCTTGAAACGAAGCGTCACCACCCATTCCAGACATTGCGCCCAGCTCTGCGCCGGCGTTGCCTTTGGCCTTTTGTGCAACTTCCATAATCTTACTGCGTAACGAGCTGCGGGTCGGGTACCCCTTTGCTGCTACACCGGCACCAAGTGCGGTTCCGAGGGTAGTCGCTGGGTTACTCAATGCTGCCCCGGTAAGGGCGTTCATGGCCTTATCCGTGGCTGGCAGCTCCGCCGCCTGCTCACCGGGCATCAGCTGCTTGCCTGACAAGAGATTGTAGCCTGCTGTGCCGCCTGCGCCAGCGAGGGCGCCCAACAAGGCGCCCATCAGCCCAGAACCGGCAGCTGTTGAGTTTTCTGAGAGTGCGCCGCCAATACCACCAGCCCCACCGCCAACGGCACCGCCGAGCAGCCCGTTGATGATCACTTGCTTCTGGCTGTCGCCCAGTGTCGACCAGAGCTGTGAGAGCTGATCAGTGACACCTTGCGCGGACTTTGTCAATGTATTGCCGGCGGCTGTAAGAGCTGCCATAGTCTGTGCTTGCTTATCCATCAGCAGTTCTCGACCTCTTCACCTGTAAAGGTATCTGCATTCTCACGCAGCTCGACCAGCGCCGCCTTGATCCGGACGCTTATCTCAGTACTCCAGATATCCGCGTTCTCTTCAGCAGACCCGCCCTGTGTCGCGGTGGCGACCGTGAGATCAACCGCAGCTGTCGTTGTGCCCTGATCAGCGTCTGTCACCTGGCCAACGGCGGTGTCGGTCACAGTCAGCACCAGCGTGGCTTGCACTACCGAGAAGGACGACAGCGCGTCGAGTGCCGCAAACAGCGCGTTGGCTGTATCTGTGGTTGTGCCAGCCAGCGGGAGGTCGATCTCAACAAGGGTGCGGCCCGCGGCGGCTGGTGGCGTGCCCGTGTTATTCTCGTCAAACCAGACGCGGTATTGGTTGCCGTCAGCAGCGTCGATGTCGAAGTAGAGACTGTTGAGCGTTGCAGCGTCGCCCGCGGCCTCGACTGTCAGTGTCGTAACTTCCACCGCGTCGAGATCTCGTGAATCAAATGTCTGAGTGAATGGGGATTCGGTCTTTATCTTCTCCAGACGGGTCGGGAAGGTGAAATCAGGGCTTGCTGTGAACGTGCCGCCGAGATCAACCTCGGGCTCGCCATACTTCTCCATCAGCTGAACGTCAGCCTCACTGAAGTCTTCCGTGCTCTTAATCACCTGAAAGACGTCGTTCTCAATCTTTTTGATCGTCCGTATCTTCATACTACTGTCGCCTTAGCTTTGGGCTTACCGCCAAACTCAACCTGTTTACGAACTTCGTTCTCCAGCTCCGCCCATGACTTCGCGTCATAAGGGCTGACTGATACCGCCTGGGACGCAGCGCGAAGTACCGAGCGAACAACTTCCTTGTTCATCGACACCTCTGGAGCTACCTGCCAGAGCGATTCATAAGCTGCAAGGATCTTTGGAGAGTCCTCACCAGCCAGCACCGGGTCATTGGCCAGAAGATCATCCAAGATAATCTGGCGCTGTAAATTCTTCAGGCGGTCGGTGGTTTTTGCACCCTCTATATTAGGTGGAACCAAAGCCTCTCGTACCGCGGGCTCAACTGCGCCGCCAACTGCACGACCAACTCCTTTGGTTACGCCGCCGACCATGGAATCAAGTACGGAGGTCTGTGGACTTTTTTTTTGCGTCCCCAGCTCACCCCAACTTGTCAGAGATGTCTGCGCTGCTTTGCCCAGCTGCAGGTTCTTAGGGATCATGTCATCAAAGTCATCATGCGCGGGCTCTACTGCGAGCCCTGCGGACTTTAAGAACTCACCCTCCTGAGCTGCAGCCTCCTTGTCAAAAACCGTAGCTGCAGCGTACATTTCCGCGTAGCCGAGTCGTGCTTGCATCGCCTCTTTCATCTGCCCCATCATCTCAGGGTACTGGCGATCGAACGTCGTCAAAGTTCCATAAGCACTGTCTGCAGCGCGCTTCTGCTGATATGAAGCGGGTAGATGTGTCACGAGGTCATCTACTGCGGGAGTAGCGAGCTCTTTGCCGTACAGTTCCCAGAAGGCGTGCTCAGCCTGCGCGAGCTTGACGCCTTCAAAGTCAGCTTGCCGAATCTCTGACGCAATCTTCTGCAGCAGCAGGTTGTACTTGGTGCTGCAAATCTCTGCGGAGTCTTTGCAATGTGACGCAGCCTGCTTCAGCGATCGCACGGACTGCTGATTGTTGGTGTACCGATTGTTGAGCGTAGGCTCTTCAGCGGCAGCCGCTTTGCCGAAGTCAACTGGGCGATTACCTGCCGCGTCAACAGTGGTATCTGTGTAATACTTGGCCTCTGGGGTGTCATAGCAGCTATAATCGTGAAGCTCGTTTGAGGCCTCTTTCGTCGCGGGGGCTGCGGGGTATAGCGTGGTAAACACCGCATCTGGATTAGCAAGGCCAAAATCTTGGCGGCGATCTTCCGCAGCTTTGAAGAAGTATACGGTCTTGGCCGTATTGTAGGCTTCCAGCAATCGCTGTGTCTGATCTCTATTAAAATCTTGTGCCGCAGCAACTTTTGCCACAGCCGCGCTGTCATCCATCCCGCCATTGCGGTATCCGACAGCTTGATGTAGTGCGTTCATCAGTTGTTCTTTGAACATCTGTTACCTCCAAAACTATGGCATAACGTAAGCCCCGAGGGAATAAAAAGCAAACCATTAAGCCTTCGCCGCAGCGACTTGCGCTCCGATTGACGTCAACGTGTCTTTACCCGACCCGTGACCACGCTCTGTTTGCTTCATCATCTCAATCTTGGCTTCCACTTCTTTTTGTTTACTAGCAACCCGCTCAGCCGACGGTACAACCACTTTCGGGGCCATCGCTCCCAGCAGGCGCATCAGGATACTTTCATCTGAAACTCGTTCACCTTTGGACATTACCCCACGCTCGCGCATATCCATAATCATCGCCTGGAAACGCTCCAGGGTTTGTGACAAGGCGTTCTGTGACATGTGGCCCATGCGGATGTTGCGCTCCATGCGGCGGAAAAGGCCGCGGAACATCATTTGAGCCATCTCCACTTCGGGGAACTCCCCACCGATCGGCGCCAGGGTACCGTTCCACGTTGCAAGGAGTGCTTTGAAACCACCCTCGACAGCTACAACCTTCCAGTACACGTCCCAGTTGTTGGTCTGCTCATGATTCACGACTGGGATATTTCCCTTTGCGAACCACTCACAAAGCCATGGGGCTGCGTTCATCAATCCTTTATCGTCACGCACGTTGTAGAATAAACGCTCGTAAGCCTTTATCACTGCGACGGTTGAATTCATATAATCTGCGATCTGCGATAAAGTTAAGTCTGTGCACAAAAGCAGCGCTTCCAACCGCATCTTCAGCAGCGGTGTGAACTCTTCATCTTCCTCGCGCCGGGGCTCATCTCCAAGATAAGTGACATTGGCCTCGCGGACAGCCCAGCGCGGGTCGTGTGGTTTCAAATTCTTGTTGAGGTTTGCACACTTATTATTGCCCTCAGTGTCCAGATACTGAACTTGCCGGCGCACCCACGTATCGGGGGTATAGTCGTAGTAGCGCATTTGTGGGCTGCTGCCGTCCTCGGTGGGGGCTGTGCGAGACTGCCCAACTCCTCGCGCAATGGCGTAGCGCCAGTCGGGCTGGAAGAACATCGAATGCTCATTGGGAGTTCGTACGGTATTGCCAGCTATTTCCATGTACCCGCCACGTTTGCTGGGGCGTTGGACACCAGTGCTTCGCTCGCTATTGGCTGCTTGTCGGCTTTGAGCGCGGCCCTCACTTGTTTTAAGACTCCCGCCCAGTGATCCCGAACGCCTTGAGCCTGCCCAGGATTCGCGAAAGGTCTGCGAAGCGCGGGGTGCTCGATTGCGTTCAGCTCAGTGGCATAGCGGCCTGGGTTGGAGTACATGCCTTCCAGGTATGAAGCTGTCCCTTTAGCCGGAAATAGCTTACCCGTGCCGAAGGACAATTTTGCGGCGGGATTTACCGCCGCCAGCGCTCGGCGTAGGATATCTCCACGGAAAGCTGCTTTAATCAGCTCTTCGGGGTCGATGCTGTGCTCGGCGCACTTCTCTATGAAGCCTTGTATGTATGGGTTATCCACGGCTCACCTGTGCCCTGCTGGTGAATTGATGTGCTTTAGCACACTTCGGGCGGCCAGGCCCGCGCCAGGGCGCTGCTGATCAATCTTCTTGTGCTGCTCCGCACGATACTTGGCCACTTGTGCTGGGCTCATGCTTTTGGTCTTCTTCAGCGGCGCTTCGTCTGGTTTATCCAGCAAAGCTTTGGCCGCATTTGCGTCGACGCCGTGCTCAGCGCACTTGTCAATGAACCCTTGTGTGTAGGCTTCCTCAACCACCTTGGACATATTCAGCCTCCTCAGCATCAATTGTTTTCTGCTTAAGCTTCAGCACCAGATCGCCGAGGGACTTGAACACCGCACGGATATGGTCTTCCATCTCCGTCAGATCCTGGTCGCCGTAACGCTCAGCGAAGTCTTCGTTCTTCCAGTAGAAGAGGAAGAGAATGCGCCCAGTGCGGTCCAGAGCCGTCATCAGCTCAGGGATGAAGCCATCAATAGTGGCGGATGTGTCGTAAACGCGGCTGAGCCCGCCAATGACAGCGTGATCAAATACTTGCTGCTGTCCAGCTTGGGCGGCTTCCATTGCCAACTGCGTGGCGTCCTCAGGCATTTCGCCACTGCCGCCCATGGCTTGTTGATGTGCGCCTTCGCCGCCGATATTGATACCAGAGCCAGGGCCACCGGGCTCCGGCTTGGGCATACCGACGGTCTGGCCAGACACATAGTCTTGCTGCGAGGGCTGCACTGGTACTCCAAGCTCTTGATCGAACCCAATGTACTGCGGCGGCTCCTGGGGCATAACTACCTGCTGAGCAGACTTAAGCAGCACCAGTCGTCTAGACTTCAGCTTTTCGGCGGCTTCCTTAAGCACCGCCTGGGCTTTGTTGACTGGAAAGCCGTATCGGTCAACCAGCGTGATGGTGGCTTCTTTATAGCCCATGGCTTCTTTATCAAGCAGGCCGTCCAGCGTGATGTTGAACGCCACGCCCTGATCGCGAGATTCAACCTGCACCTTGTGGAAGGCGATCTTGTTCATGGACTCGATGATATCCACATATGAGGCGGGACGGAAGGCTTCCTTCTGCGCCTGACGATCTTGATAGTCATCTGGCACCTCCAGCTTGTACGCCTTCCACTGCTGCGTCGGTACAACCACGTTGTTGCCACTCTTCTTAAGCTCACCACGGCGGTCAGTTATAATTAGGTAGCTATCGCTATATGAGTCGATGGAGTAGCAGGCCTTGTAGTCAGGGCCTGTCATCTTCTCGTAGCCGGGCGTGGTGTCGCGATCCTCGTAAGTGATGCTGTCTTTCCAGTCAGCTTTAATGCGGACGATGTCATTGTCTTCACTAACCGAGGCAGCGACGCGAAACGGTAGACTTGCGCAACCCTTCTCATCCACCAAGATATAGTGTTCGCCGACGTCCATCTTCTCAACATCCACCGTGCGGTCGTCGGTGTACAGCTGATCATTATCAGCCTTTTCCTTGATCCCGTCTCGGACATAAACAATTCGGTTAGCCGCGGTAAAGTACCGGCCGGTATCTGGGTGCACGACCAAAGTCATGCCTTGGCTGTCAGTCCCGTAGGGGATATTGACGACAAATACCGGAGTGGTGATCCCGCTGGCCAGAATAAGATCGTACTTGCCTGTGACGTTTGGATTGCCCACACAAGTGAGATAGTCGATATCATAAACTTCCGACTTCTCCTCCTCATCACGACTGTCCACAATCGTGAACCCGTCGCGCACAATCTCGCGCTTCTCTTCCTCGTCACAGCAGGCGATGGGGCCATCACCATCAGTCTCCGTCACAACCTTAATCTTAGAGGCTGCGGTCTTCGGCGCCAAGGATGCAGCGAACTCTGTGATCATCAGATCGTGGTAGTCATAGAAGCAGTTGGCGGCTTTCATAAACACCATGTCAGACCCGATCTTATCGAGCAGCGACGCCACGGCGTCTGGACCGCCTTGGTTCTCCAGATACGTCGTTAAACGTGTCTGGCCGGAAGCCCTGGGTGAGGCCTGCTTGGCCATCGTAGTGACCGCGCCGGCGAGAGCTTTGCCAAACTCAGGATCATTGTTGAGCATGTTCACGGCTTCTTTCTGCATGGTATTCCACACTTCATAGATCCCGCGCCCTGCTTCAGACAGCTTCAAGCTACCGCCCAGCGGTGGGCGGGAGAGGAAGGTGTAGTCAGGCACGCTGAAATCCTTCTTGACCACACCGGAAGCTGGTTGGCCCAGCTCGATCGTCTTGCGGTTAAGGATATGGTTCACCCACGGCTCGCGGAGCGGGACAAAATGCTTCTCCTCTTTAGAGTACAGCATGTCCATGCCCTTGATCTGGTTGTTCAGAAAGAACACCGGCACGTAGTAGAACGAGCTGGAGATGCGAAAGCCGAAGATCCCCACGGCGCGAGAGCCATCAGGTTCCTGCTCCACAACTTCAAAACCTACCAAGTAGGGTACGAGCGGGGTTGCGCGGTCTTTCAAAAATGCGTAAGCCAGCCGGCCGAAGTCCCGTTCGACCTGCTGGTTGTCCGGAGTTTCGGCGGATAGTTTTACCGCGGAGTATTCCGGCTCAGCGAGTAGGTCCTTCAGCTTTGTCATGTCTTACTCCTAGTCTTTGTCTGTCAAACTGTTAATTAACTGCTTAAGGCCGTAACCACCGACAGCGCCGGCCCCAGCCAACGCGGCGGTTGGTGCACCTACTACCTTAAGCGGGTTTTTCTTAAGATATCGCATAACGGCCATCAATTTGTGCAGCATCTCTGTGTCCGTGGTTGGTGGCGTAACCTTACGGGCAGCTCCGCGTAGAACGTGCCCGGCATCGCTGAAGGGGTCCGCTACAGTGCGTGCAAAAGTGTCATTGTGTATGTTCATTAAAGCTAGGCGGCCTAGTTCATTCGCACCCAAAACCCCTCCGCCGAGTGCTGCTCCAGCTAGTCCGCCTGCGGCGGCACCGGCTACTTCTTGCGCCATTTTAGTTGCAGCCACCAAATCCACCCCGTGCTCAGCACACTTGGCGATAAAGCCTTCTGCGTACGAGGACTCTTTATCCCGAAGTGCACCACCTGCCATATAGGAGGCGCCCAGCGCGCCGGCGCCTAATCCACCTAAAGCTCCGAGCACGCCAGGAGCGCTGGGGGAGATACCGCGGAGCATCTTTAATTTCTCGAGCAACGGATAAAGAAGCTTCTCACCAGCTACCCCGCCGCCAATGCCGCCGGCCAGAGCTCCGGGGGCCGCTGCAAGGGTCCCTAAAGTTGCGCCACCAATCCGCTTATCTTCACCCGCACCCAAAGCACCAGCTGCGGGTATCGACCCAGCAGCGCCGCCAACCAGGCCAAGTGCGGTCAGAAGTTTTAGGAGGCCTTTTGAGCCAGCCTTTGCTGCTGGTTGAACAACTTCCAAGGCGGCTTGCTTCTTCAAGTACTTCCCTGTCAAATAGCTCATCAGAATGTTACCTTATTTTTCTTGCTCTCGCCGAATTCCGCGCCGTACGCGATCCCAGGTACCGGGTGTGTTCCATGAATATTAGATTGGGAACCCTCTTGCACGTCCTTAAGCAAGTTAGTCTGTAAATAGCTGCCGTGCAACTTGGCCATCCAATCCTTCCCGTAATGAGGTACCGCGCGCAGGCGTATCATCCGAGGGGTGAACCCAGGCTGCTGGCTGTGTGCGGTAACCGTATTTACTCCAAATCCTTCAAGCTCTTTAGCAATCTTCTTTGTTACTCGAGTCCCAATGGTGTAGTGCAGTGCGGGCTGCTCCAAATACTGACCCACGGCCTTAGTCGGCCGAAACGCACCTGCGTCGGCTCGGGGCTTATAGCTGTATGCCAGATTATTGTACGAGGCCACATCACCTGGCAAAAAATTACCCAGACCGGAAGGTTCTTCGACATCCACATGGTCTATCACCGCTCGTGCTATCAATTCAGTGTTACGCCTGTTGGCCTTTAACTTACTGTCCTTGAACGCCTGGGTCAACCGTTCCGCGAAATATCGTCGACCTTCGCCAATACCTTTATGGCGCACGACTTCTGCCGGGTTGACAATACCCGTGGCCAGCTGATCACCAGCTTCGAGGTCGTCCCCCTCCTTAACAGTCACTGCCTGCTCCGGCTCCACGTAGTGCAGCTCCTCGCCGATGTACACGTTGGTGCCGCCCTGTGGCGCAGGCTCAATCTTGGTGACCAAACCGTCCTGCTCCGATAAGATTGCTTTGTGTCGGAAAGCTGAGGGTATCTGGCCGATTTGATTGATGATGTTGAAACCCGCGTAGGTGGCTTCACCCTTGGCGGATTGGCCGCCAGAGTGTTTTACATTCAAGCTCCCTTGGGCAATGCGCTCAGCCAGGGCCGAGGATGCTTGGATCCCCACAGCGGACCTGAGTTCGGGGAACTTACCGTTCTCCCGCAAGCCGACACAGTGCTTACACACACCGCCTTGGGCTTGGCAGGTGATTGGTGAGCGGACTAAAATCTTGTCCACCTTGTTCTGCTTCAATGACTTCAGCATCTTGGGGCCTACAGGGGCTCCCAGCTTAAACCCGCCAGACCCGCGTGCCAGGATAGCGCCCACTGTGTCGTTATCATCGATCCCGACAGGAATACCGTTAACAGTCCCGCAGTCGGCCTCGGTGACAATCAGGTCTGCTGCGGCAACATTGAGCTGCTTGCCGAAATCACCAGCGTCGCGTGTAGAATTTGACACTACTGCCATGTTCGCTAAAACGAAGTTATGACTTTCGTGTGCCACTTCCAGATCGTAAGTATGCACGGCTCCCAGGTACGTTTTGGAGTGGAACCTATTGCCAGTGGTCGAGTGCTCCCCGGCGGCCAGGTGTATCGCCCGGCGGCCACGGTGGGCCTTGCTAAGGGGTTCTTTCTCGCTAACACGGTTCTTACCCTTTTTCCTGGACATAACCGCTTTATGGTCTTCTGTTGCCCTAATAGACACAAACTCGCTGCGTGATCGTCCCTGTCTGAACTTAAAATCCCAACACTCCCGCAGCCCATTGTTGAACGTCTCTACCACTTTTGTGGGCACCATTTTCATGTTGTCGTCGACCGTAAAAACCGTATCACCAGCATTCACATCCTCGATACATTTTACCGAATAATCCGCCATCAAAACTTCGGAACCCTCTGCGAGGCAGAATTTTGTGCTGACAACTCCACGCCGCGCACCGAAGGTTGCGGCATAATACTCGGCTGGCGTCAGCCCTTCAGCATAGCTCCGGCGGACAAAGATGGGGATCGTGTTCCCTTTGGTGTCCTGGAACGTGCCAGGGGTAGAGAGCATGGCCGCAAGCTGCGTCGGGTTACCACGCGCTTTGGAGAGTACCTGAAGCGCCAGGGGATTGCCAGATTTCTGCGCATGTGCATATGTCTCATCGGTGAGTAGCTTCTGCGCTTGACCATAAACCTCCGCACGGGCTTGGGCCTTTTCGGCCGGGGAGAGGTTTGACTTGTCTATAACTGCTTCCTGCTTATCCACATGTGCGAAGACTTCCTTGCGAAGTTCAGACGGAGCTTGCAGGTCAGAGAGGCTGATGGTGGTGCCTTGCTCGTAGGCGGTGTGCCGCCCCAGCTCCATGAGTTTGTGGGAGATGTCGCGGTAGAGCTCTGGGTTCTCGCGCCCAATCTGGCCGAGAAGGTCATCAAGCGCGCCCCCGATAAGTTGGCGGTTATGATCCTGGTACTGCGGCGGCAGCGCTTCGTTTACCAGTAATTGGCCCATTGTAGTTTGAAGTGGCACTGCTACTCCTTAGTCGTACCCTCGAGCTTATCGAGTGTCTTCGTCATCGTTTCCAGTATATGCGCGATATCTCGCTGCGTATCAGATATCGTGGAGCAGACCTGAAGGATCGTCTCCTGCGTCTTCTGCCAATCCCTGGGAGTATACCATAAAGGAAGCCCGTTCTCGTCGAACTTTTCATGCATGTCCAGGGTCTTTTTTGACACATTCAGGTTCTGGTGCAGCAGCTCTACCAGTTCTTTATGTGCCACCTCATCCGCCTTACGGCGCGCGGACGCGGCTTTCTCCATCATCGTGCGGCTGTCTTTCATCTCCTTCGCCAGCGTCTCTCCGACATCCTTAAACGCCTGCAAGATGGGGTCTGTCTTCCCTTTCTCGATCTGGTAGTTGATGATTTTGTAAATTATAAGCCCGATAGCGGCTACGATGATTATTACAGTGTTTGCGTCAATATTGGCCATATTCAATCCTTAGCTGTGTGCTCCGGTGATCTCCACCGGACGAGACTCATAACGAGTCTTACCCAAATACCCCGCACGTAGCAGGGCTTCGTTCCAATCGTTATCATTTTTTGTGCTAAATGCCCAGAAGTCATCGCTGAAGATCTTACCCATCAGCGCTACGAGATCGCCGTTACAATCGTAGAACTCCATGATTCGGGCTTCGTCAGTATCAAGTATGGGTGGTTGGAACAGATTCGCGCTCCGCACTACAACTCGAGTCGCCATTCGTTTACATCCCTAATGCTTGCCTCAAAGTAGCCGTCAGCTCGCGGACTTCGGAGGACAGATCTCCACCTTCGCCGCCGCCTTCACTACTGGAAGAAGGCTTGCTGCTAGACTCACCGTCACCACGCTCTGCTGACGAAGGGGAAAACCCCTTCAGCGCTTGAGCAATTTCGTCTTTCATCACACTTCGAATATCGTCAAGAGTGAAGGGAGGTTCCGGGGCTTCGGCCGGCGCAGCGCCGGCTTCTTCACCCTCAGCACCGGCGGGTGGTGCGCCTATTGGCATCCCTGTCGCGGGGTCTACACCCATCATAGAAGGGTCCATACCCGGGGGCATCGCGCCCATCATAGCTGCAGGGTCCATCGGCGGTGCGCCGCCGCCAGCTGCCGGATCGCCGCCTGGGGGCATTCCGCCACCGGGACCCATTGGGGCGCCCATTCCTGCTGTCATTGGGGAGGCGCCGGCGACAGGCTCAGCCTGGCCGCCAGGCATTGGGACAAACGCCTTTTTCTCCCTTAAACCTTCCTGAACTTGTCGTAGTAAATTGTAATTCAAAGTTTCCATTTAGTGTACTCCCTAGTGTTCTGATACTTTACGCTCTCGCTGCGGCCTTTTCAAGAATCTCGTCCCAGCGATACGGATAAGACAGACTGATGTACTCTTTATTCGGCAATATCTTGCGAAGCTCTTCGATATCCGCCACAGACATAAGCGCAATATCGCGGCTAAGCTGTTTCTCAAAATCCTTATGATACAGCCGTTCCCGGCAGCTGGTGCACCCCGCTTCCTCCTGCGTATGCCGAAATCTGTTGAACGCCTGGGCGAGATTACTGGTCCCAGGTAAGAGCTCTCTGATCTCCAGCTCATATTCAAGAAGATCCGCCCCAGTAATCACTGCACCTGTAGCCGCGCTTGGGGCCGCCGCCAAGGCTTGCCACTTACCGATACCACATGATTCCGTAGCGAGGATTGTCTTTGAGTGCACCGGGCAGCCGCAGTCAAAGCACTCGCGTGTCTCCAGGTTAAAGTGCTCCTTGCAGGCGTAGCACAGACGGAGTCTTTCAGCCAACTCCTCGCCGCCGACCTTGTATGACTGCCCTGACGCGATGCGCAAAATTACTTTGGCAGCAGCTGAGACGGCATTCTTTGCCAGCACGAGTGTACCTGGCTTATTCCCCATAACTATTTCTTCCGCTTAACCGTGGCGCGCTGGTTCGGCACCTCATATCTTTGAATCATACGCTGCTGAAACCGCTCTACAGGCTCAGTATTCTCAGCATGCAGCTTGCGCAGCTCCTCGATCGCCTTCTCAGTCTCGGAGGGCTCTTTGAGCATGGGGAACTGGAACCGAGGGGCCAGCGAACCGTCCCCTGCCAAGTCATCCTTAGGTTCATTTGTCTCCTGACTGATCTCAACCACAATCTTACGGTTAATCAGCTGGCTCGTGTAATCCTGGATGATCTTCTCGTGCACCATCTGTAGCGCCTGCATCTCTGCCATTGTGAGTGTGTGCTGGCGGATCATCTCCCACTGCGCCCGGTCCCCGCTGCGCTTCTCTTCCAGCGCAGCTACCTGGTTCTGCAGCGAGATGATGCTGTTGAACAGAAACATCGCGACAAACCCCAGCACGGCCAGGGACGCCTTCTCTATGTAGCCGGCCCAGCGCTTTTTCGGCGTAGGCGCTACGACTTCATTATCTGCTTCTTCGCTCATCCGTGCTCAGCCCTATCCGCGTCGAGCACAAGATCAGAGGCTGTTTTGCAGTCCCCGTGATTCTTGTAGCCTTCAGACGAGATTACAATGATTTCCTTCTTCCCGCCCACGGCAGCTTCAAATCGCCAGCGCCACTCACCGCGACGGTCCTTGTACAGTTGCGCGTCGTAGTCTTGCTTGAGGATGAGGTCGACACGCGTTTTGAGCTCTGCGTCTGTTTTGAACGCACGGGGGCTTCGGGCCAGCACTTTGTGATTCGCAGCATATACGCGGAACCGGTGCTTGCCGCCTCTGTCTTGATAGCAGTTCATTTCTAAAACCATGGGGTGATCCTCCTTATTCGTGGTGTTTGTTTTCTCTGCAGACTCGTAGCTGGTTGGCTGCGTTGAACTTGCGGTTTCGGGCGTAACGGGCGTAGCGCTTGAAGAACCCTGTGAACTTTCTCCAGGACTCTCTGGTACTGTGGACAATGGGCTGGTGGCAGTCGGCACAGACGCAGACTCCGTTGTCGAGACAGTAGGCGTTCTCCGGATAAACAGCCTTCGGATACACGTGATGAGCCTGACTAGTATCTTTGCAATTTTCGCTACAAACATAACAAACGTATCCATCCCGCATCCGTACAAGCCTCGACCATCGCCGCAGCCAGTACTCGCTAAGCTTTATCTGCTCCGCCATAGACACCTTCGGTTATTCGTTGCTTTTCGTCTTCATTTAGATTATAGCACCTTTGCAGGCATTCTGCATACCCAATCATGTCAACTCTGTTATCTCGCTTAGACTGATGAATCTCCCGGGAGAGCTTAACTGCAATCATACACAGTATGGCTTTCTCAGGCGTTACCTCCATCCCAAGGATCACTGACATGAACGCAGCAGTCTTCGTATAGTCTTCATACGGATGGCCATAGGCAGCGCCGCGGTTGCCATAAACCAGTGATTGCGCTTCGGCTATTGCGGACCCGTAATCGCTCGGCGGGCCTGGGAACAGCTGAAGCTCGCCGTCGATCTCCTGGAAGTGGTAGATGGACTTCTTCAGTGCTATCATTATGTGAAGCTCCAGCTTCACGCCCGAAGAGTTATACCACGGCCCCGGAAGTATGGCCATGCCGTCACATTGAATCATTGGCGGGATGTCTTTGAGCATCGCGTCAACCCAGGGCAAGTCCTCATCGTCTGGCATTACTGTCAACGGGTTGACTGTCTCATGCCCCTCTCGCTGGAGCATCTGCTCCGCGCGGGTGAACATCGCTTCGTTCCTATTCGCTATCCCCGTAACAGGTCCAGCGATGTAGAGCTTCTCTTTCGGGTCGGCCACTTTTATCACCTATCGATGACTCCTTGTTGAGACCGACGGGCACAGCGCGTAATACCGGTGAGTGGGCGCCACGTCGTCGGCACGGTCTTCGTCTACTTTGTTTGTCCACGACATATCATTCTCAAAAGGATCGATACGGTAAGCCTTGTTGCCGATGTAAGCACTTCTCCACGGGGTGTTAATGGAGAAGAACACCGTCGGCACCCAGCGGGGCAGGCGCAGGATGAACCAGTAATCTCCGTACCAGGGGTTGTACACGTCATACTTACCAGAGTAGCCGTCCCGAAGTGCCAGCACCTTGCGGATGTTATTGGCATTCTTGGGGAATACCTTCTCGAAGTCAGCGTCGTCGATATCTTTAATACTAGGCTTATGTGTCCAGAACCCCTTCTTCCAGATCTTGGGGATGGGGCGGATGGTGTAGCCGAAGATAATGTCGAACTTAAAGCCCCACCCTATCTGCTTCTCAGGTGTGCTGGAGAGATCAGCCAGCGCGTTGTCGTCTTGCCAACGGCCGCGCACATACTTTCCGGCGTACTTCATATACTTACCAGCCATCACGGTCAGGCCCGTGGGAAAATGTGGATTATCTTTCATATGTTATCCCTGTATTATGATCGGATCATTGGGTCCGATCATACCTTTGCGGTAGGCCTCTTTGGCCTCGCGCTTGTTCTTGAACACCACAGGCGGTTTCCCTGTGGGCTTGCGGGTAAGCTGATACAGCCCCATCACCATCTCCTTGCCAGGAGTATGCTGCGGGCTTTGCAGGTCTGTCGTGCGGAACAGGTTGCGGCTGGGCATCATGCGCTCTTTCGCCTGCTTCACCGCTTTGTCTGACACAGGGACGTGGAAATTCGCAGTGTCCCCGTCGAAGTCCATATTGAACCCGCCAACAATCAGCGGAGACACGCGAATGACGTCCTCCTTCACAATATGCGGAGTAAACGCCAGAAGGTTGAACTTGTGCCAGGTCGGGGCACGGTCCAGCAGCACTGGCCGATCCTTCATCTCCTGGAGCAGCATATCCTCAGCTTCCTTGGTACGATTCTCCACCATCTCCGCCGCGCGATGCGGCGGGAAGCCGCGGCGCACAAGCTTCCTGGTAACGAACGGCCGATACAGGACCCAGGCCTTATCTTCGGGAATACCCACAGAATCCATGTCCAGCGACGGATCTGGTGCGACAACACCACGGCCGACAACATCCACGGTCTTCGACAACACCTTGGACTGAAACAGCCCAGTCTTTGGGCTTGTGCCGATCACTTGGCGGATCGCACCTTTCCATCGTTTAGACACGCCCTCGGGGGTGATCGGCTCACCAAGACCTACGGCGGCGGTGACTGCTTTGTACAACTGCAGCCGCTCATCAGCGAGTGCCGACCCGGGTAGATCCTTACGCAGTGTCTTGATCCCGTTGTTGGTCTCAATCAAATCGCGGTAAAGCTCATTCATATCCGAAGCGCGCAGAACGTCGCCTATCTGTGAGATCGGACGGAAGATAGGCGGTATAACTGGAACTTTGTCAATGATCCAATCCTCTGGATGGATGTCCTGCTTCTTGGCCGCTACCAGGTACCGAAGCGCCTTCACCGCGTTGTCCCGCTTTGCTCCGCGCGAAGCGTTAATCTGGAGGCGGTACTTCTCAATCTCCTTGTCCACGTCCAGTGCGGCGAGCGCGGCGCGCAGACCCTTGCCTCCTGTGCTGCCGCCGACTTCATGGCGGCCGGCGATCACGTCAGACAACTCGCGGGCCTTCAGACCCAGCAGCCGGCGCACGGGCTCCTCCATTACAGGGTTGACGATGGGTTCGGCCAGATCGACATGGGTCCACTTCTTCCCCTGCATGCCGCCCGTGAGCGTCTGATCAAAAAGTCCGCCCTTGATTGGGTCCAGTGTGCGGCTGTTGATTGTACGCGCGCTATTTACCGCGCCGGAGCTTACCGAAGCGACGTCCTTAGTGGTCAACGGCATGATCTCCAGGATGTCTCCCTTCTTCTTAATATTGATACCGCCGGCCTTCATGGTGTTCATAAACTTCTCGTACACAAAGGGTACGCCAGGTTCAGGCAGTGGTCGGCCCATGCGCAGGGCATTCCAAAAGTCCTCGTTCTTGGTTCCGCGGATCAGGTGAGAGTCCTTGAGCACCTCCGGGGCGCCGTGGGCCAGCAGCGCATTAACGTCCATCGAACTATTGGACACCACAAGGTTTGAAGCGCAGTACCGATGGACACCCTCCACCTCTAGATCGTACAGGTTTATCTCGTCCTCAACGCCCCCTTTGTAGGGTCTGTATGGACTAATGCTGATAACCTCGGCAGGAACTGTGCCAAGTCCACCAACACAGGGTGTAATGAGCTTAACATCGCCAGACTCCTGCTGAGCTTTCGCATACGCTCTTAGATAAATCTTGCTTTTGGGTATTGCAGTAAACGGAACATACCACGCTGTCATACCCGATAGGGCAGTACAGGCTGAAGCTGACAAGCAGAGCGCGCCCGCCTTGGTTACTGTCACTTTAGCCGCGAGAGTCGAGCTTAAAAACTCCGCAAGTTTCGCTCGGCACTCCGGCTTGAACCCGTGGGTAGCAATTGTGCCCGTGAGAGCCGCAGTGCCGTCTTTGCGTGTGGCGCGTTTGTGTACGCACCCATCGTCCAAAAACCACGCCACTAACCCGATGGGGGTCAGAACCGACAAGGCCTCGTCGGTCACCACCTTAACCTTGTCCCGATAAAACAGATTCTCGAGCCACTTGGCTACATCGTGCCGATGTATCGTCAGTGTTGCTACACGTTTACGCTTACCTGTTTTGGCAAAACCCCCATCGGGGCCTGTCGTTAGTTCGTCCCGCATAGAGGTTCTCACGCCAGTGGGTGTCAGTGGGTTTAGGATCGAGTCCTTCCACTCCAGGTAATACCTTTGTTTGTCCGAATGCATGTCGCTGTAGAAAGAAGCGGAACCTCCTAAGTCGCAAATAGCCGCATCTCCAAGCATAGACCCAACAAGAAGTGATCGTTGATCCTTGGATATGGTGTAGCCCCAGGAAGCCAGCTGATCACCCACTTTCAGGGCGTCTGCTCTGACCTTCGCCCCGTCATAACGATATATCTCGTGATTACGTGTCGGATGCAGATTACGGTAATAAGAGGTTTTAGTAGAGGAGTACACATTGGCAACCCGAATATTCAGCAGCTCGGATGGGAGCCCTCTCCTGGTCCACCAGTTCGTAATTTTATAATAACCCCAGGTGCCTTGATCATCAGGAGCCCAGACGAGCTCATTTCGGCGCTTCTCCACAATATGGCCGATTTTTTTCTCGCCATCTAACGTCATAACCTTTTGGTGCGCAGGGAAGCACATCTTCTTCGCGCCAGTCTTCGATCCGCGGCCAGGCTGGTGATCAGCCGTGTAGCCGCCGACGTCCCGGCCGGACAGTTTCTTCTCCGCCAAGTGGTGGAACGCGCTCATATACATGTAGCCCTCACCCAAGCCTTTGATCTCGCGCCCGAGCTCAGGATCGTAAATGCCGCGGCTTTCCTCCAGCCCGTGCTTCTTCAGCTCCTCAGCACCAAACTGCGTCCAAGTCATGCCGGCGGGTGGTGTGCTGGGTAGCTTGTAAGGTTTGCCAGTCTTCTTGGCGATCTTGGCCAGCTGCAGCTCTACAAGCTGATTGGGGGCCACGCGGGAAAGAACCACCATCGGGTTCAGCAGCATCTCATAGGGTTCCCCTGACTCCGTGTCCTTGGGCATCTCTTCATCCGCGATGATCTTGCCGATGATTCCTTTGGACGCCTGCAGGTTGGAGAGCTTGTCCCCCACCTTGGACGGGGTCTGGCTCTTGATGTTGACCTTGACTCCAGTTGTGGTCTGGCCGACATCCGTCACCACGCCGGGCGTGCTATACTCCCACTCTGTCGCTTCATTGCGGAACGAGTTGCGGAGAGCCTTGTGCAATTTACCGAGCTCTGCGTCCTCAGACGACAGCAGCTTAGGTCCGACAGCTAAAATAATGGGGTCCCCTTTGTGGACGACCGAGCCCTCGCGGACAACGCCATCCTTGCCCATACTCTCCAGCTGCTTGGTGGTATACGCCTTGGGGAACGCGCTCGTAAATTTGTTGAGACCGATCTCCACGTTATTCCGTGATTCCTTGTCGAAGCCGTACAGCCGCTCCGAGGCCAGCTTCTGCGCTGCGGACTCACTGATGACATAAGCATCCTCGAAGGAGAATCCTTTGTAGGGTACAACCGCGGTCTTCAGGTTGACCCCCATGTTCATCGCACCCGTCTTTTTATCAGAGAAGTTGGAGTGCGCAAGCATATCACCTGGATTGACCACATCGCCGCTCTTCACCGTGGGGAAGTAGCTGATGGCTGTGAGGCGGTTAAATGGAAAATTCTGCACCATCTCCACGACCTGCTTCTTGCCATCCTCGTTTGTGATCGTAATGCTGTCATTGGTAACCTTAGTTACCACCCCACCACCCTTTGCCGACAATGTGCCAACCTTTCGACCATAATGCTCAGAGAAGGTCAAGTCGCTGTCGGGCATCTGTGTCTGCACTAAAGGTGCTTCGCCCTTCACCATCGGCAGGTACTGGCTCCAGTACTTGGCAGCGTAGAAGGCGCGGGAGGGCATGAACCCTGTAGGCATCGGCGCCATGTTGTTCGTCGGCCCGTACATATGAGCGTAGGAGGGGATCTGGTAATCTACCTGCTTCGCCTTGGTCCGCTGCATCTTGCCGCCCTTGAGCGCGTACACAGCGTTGTTCGGCCGGGACAGATCCTCGCCGGGGAACGCTACTGTCGCGTCGGACACGTCGGCGGGCTTGAGGTACTCCACATCACCTTTCGGGTTTAAGAACTCTGCGTAGAGTTGCTGGTCCTCACCTTTGAATGTTTTGTAGGCGGCCCGAACATCAATGCCTATTTTCTCACTATTTCCGGTCCAGAACGAGGTACAGCCTTTATACCTTACAAGAAAACGCCCAGTGGGCACCACTACGCAAAAAACATCACCGGAGTAGTTCTCGACCTTATAGGGTGTTTTATCTTCCCATGGGCGTGGGACCAGTGTGCGGTGCTTATACGCGTGGAGACCGACTCTATAATTTGTTGACTTAACATGCTCACGATCGTCTTTCTCGATCCCTCTGTAGACAGGGTACCCCAACGAAATCGCAATTCGCTCAACTCCATCAACTAATTTCTGGGACGTGCTCACAAAGTTCTTCTTTCGGAAGGCCTCGCGCGTTCCCGGAATAAATCGACCATCGCCCGTCACCAGGGTGCGTAGCAGGTTTTCTCTAGCCTGCTGCGGCCATTGCAGAGCCTCCTCAGGTATATACTTGTTCCCTGCTTTGCCAAACTGGTGCAAATACTCCGCCAGCACTGTGTTGTTGATGTTAAACGCACGATCATCGTACTTATAATCCTCACCCATCTCATCAAGCAGCTCCCCAATCTCCGCAGCCTCCTGGGGCCGGTACGTCGCAACCTTAGAAATCGTCACGGAGCACCGTTTGTTCACCCCAGACACTGAGGTGTGCCCTTTAGTGGACCCCTCCGCCAGGTACCACCCCAAAAACGCCGCCCAAGTATTCAGCGGATAGCTGAGATCCTTACTAATCCGTACAGAGCTAATCTCCGGGTCCCCGCTATAAGGCTCGTGCCCTGTTTGGAAGTACCGGCACTTGTCATGCGACTTGTCTGCGCGCTCGAACCTCCATTTGGACGCTTGGTCCGGGTAGGGCCGTGTCCAGTTACGGTGGTTCGGGGTGACGGCATAGGCCAGAAATTTTGAACTTGCCGTGAAAATTTCCCCTGTATACTGTGTACGAACAATCTTCTCAGGTACGTTGAATGTCAGTGTATTATCAGCACGGAGGGTGGCTAGTCGGCTTTGTTCGTTGATGTCCTTCGGGCACTTCCAACCTCTATCCGTGAAAAGTTCCCACTCTTCGGGGTGGGCTAAGCACTCGGGGCCACTAATCAGGTCAATGAAGCCGGCTTGCCCTGGGTTTACGTCACGAGCGTCGTCGGTAACTGCTTCGGCGCTCGTGATGCCGCCCTCACCCAGCTTCACGATACGATTCTGCTGGTCCAGGATCTGGAAGGGGTTGGTCTCCTCGAGCGGGGTGGCCAAGCCGCTGCCCAGTAGTAAGCTTTGGAAATAAGGGTTGAGCGCGCCGCGCGGAACAGACTTCAGCGTCTTATTGCGGCGTGATTTGAATAAGAGCTGCTTGGCCGTTCGGCCGGCGTCTTTGTCAATGCGCTCCTTCATAAAGTCTTCTATGCTAAGGACGTTGGCAAACTGCGGCGCCTCGCGATCATCCTCCTCCTCCTCTCCGCGGCTGATATTCAACAGCTTCTGAGTGGTGCGCATGAGGAGCGCTGGCGTAACGGCGGCCGTGTTCTCCAGCCCCATGGTGCGCGCGACTACCTCTGGGTCCAGCTCAAACTTGGCGACTGCTTCTTTGAGGTACTTGATCTTCTCGCTATCGTCCAGCCCATCTTGGTACTGATAGCCGGAGAACCGCTTGTACAGCTTGTTGGTCGACTGCTTGTCTATCTTGTTCCGGTTGGCGTCGTAAACCTCTGGTCCCCAGGCTGTCTGCATCTGCTCATCAGTGACGCCCATCATCTGCAGGAACGGGTACGCAGGGATGTTGGCCTGGCCGACGTTGACGCGGAAAATACCAGTGGACGGCTCCATCCACATGCGGAAGTTCTTACCAGTACCTGGCTTGATGTTGACTTGCGCCTCGTGCTCGCCAGACAGCTTAGTACGTGTGTAGACTCCCGGCTTCAGGCGTGCTTGGTTGACAATCGTATACTCGTTGCCGCGATTGATAATCGTGCCGCGCTGCGTGTAGTAGGGCACGTGCATGACGATGTCCTCACGCTCATCAAGAACTTTACCTGTGGTTTCGTCAGTAAGTTTCCAGGTGCCGGTGACGGGGGTGCGCAGTGAGCGGTTAGACATCAGCGCCTTCTTCTGCTGCTTCAGCGAATAGGTCTGGGGTCCTGAATAGCGTACGTTGGAAAGCTCGAGGCGGTGGGTGCCGTCGCTTACCGGAAATCTGCGCTGTAACGCTGATAACGTGCCCGAGTAGATAAGATCTCGAGTAGTTTCAACATCGTCGAAAGCCCGGACGCCAGGCGGGAGAGCTGGTTTAGGAGGTGGAAGAGGCATTTGATGGATCCCATGTTAAAACCTTGGTAGCGTGTTAATCTTGCATCAGCGATTTACTGCGCTCATCGGGAGACATCTTGTCCCACCGCTTCTTCATCGCAGCTTGTACGCGCTTTAGTATTGGCGACAAATCCGTTGTTTTCGTGGCCTTATGAGCTGCGGATGCGACGCCCTTTATAACTTTACTCATCGCTGCCGATTTTGCCAGCTGCTTCGGGTCGACCCCTTGCGAGGCGCAGCGATCGACGAAACCCTGCCTGTATGCATCGTTCATATTAAATCCGCCCGGTGTTCGCCAGCTGGGCCAGCAGCTTTTTGATTACATCTTGGTTGTTATCAATAAATTGTGTAGCGTCCGGGCCTTCGCCCACGATCTGTAGCTGTGAGAGGAGCTTACCCGCGCGGTCGGGGTCTTCCTTCTCCTCCTCCTCAACCTCTTCCTTCTTGCCGCCAGCTCGCTCTGCAAGCTCGCTTCCGTAGAAGCTGCTCATGATTTGTCCGATGTCCGGACCGAAAGACTGTTTGATCGTCGGCACCGGCCCTAATGAATGCGCCACGTTCTCGTAAAGTTTACGATCCGCGATGTGGCTCAGCCCTGGAAGGCCGACCGCCCACTGGAAATAGCGAAGCAGAGGATGACGCTCCATCGCAGCACGCTGCATAGTGCGTCGCAACTCAGGATTGCCCTCCAGTGTTGCAAGGAGTCGATTGTAGTCACTGGCGGCCATCTTGTACAAGTCCTGAGGCTCGAGATCGCACTTGTCCAGACAGGCTGCTACTTTCTCATCACCGAGCACACCGGGCTCCCCAGAACAGATATCCAGGTAAATCGGTAAAGCCGCTTTGAATAAATCATGGGCGAGTTCGCTATCTTCGGCTGATGCCGCCTTTTGCGCCTCCCCACCAGCGCGGAATACGATCTTGCGTAGCTGGGGGGGTTTCGGCGCCCCGGCAGCATCGCCGTTAAACTGCTGATCGAGCACCTTCTTGGTGAGGTATGCAGTAGCTCCGCCGCCAAGAAGTAGTGCCAGCATGCCGAGCCCAAGGGGGTAGTCAAGCGTATTGAACGTACGATGCCCCTCTGCAGCGTCCTTGATTGCTCCTGAGCCCTGCAGCTGATCGAGGTACTCCTTCTTCGCAGTACGGAGCTGGTGCTCTTTATCTTTGACGCGCTTGATCTCGTAAATCTTATCTACCAGCCGATAGCCGAGGGCGCCCCCAGCCCCGCCCGCCAACATGGACGCTGTGAGCGTTTGCCAGTTACCCTTCTTGGTCTGCGTCTTCATCCCATACTTACCGTCTGGGTGTCGCAACTGTCCTTTGGTATTCCGCATCAGCTGCCGTCGAATCTGCTCCAAGCTCACTGACCGCCCTGTTGGGGCCATCTTGTTTTCCACCACTCCACGCTCTTCTGGCGACGGCGACTCCTCGAGCTGACCGTCTGTGGGTAGATCCTCGTGCTTCACGCCTTCCTCTTCCAGAACTGGGGCTGCTGCTCTCTTCATCGCCATCAATGCGTCGTGAGCTGATTTAATAGGTTCCATGGACACTATCGGGTGTGTAACACCTATCTGCCTGTCGAGTGCCGCCACGCCTTCTGTTCCTGACGAAAGCTCCACTTCCTTGGTTTTAGCTCCTGACTTCACTGGGTAGTTATCGTCAAACTGCACGCCTTCCTCTTCATCACCGGGCTCGGGCTTATCCCCTTCTATCCGTGAGTAATCTTCACCTGGGTACACACCGGGGTCATTCACCCCAGACTCCTCAGGAGAGTCTGCGCGTTTCGGCAGAGTGAGCACAATCGTACCCTCATCTGTCTCTGTAGGGTCCTTCTGCTTACGATCAGCGCTGAGGCGCTTCAGCATGTGGACTAAATTCAATGCGGCGGCTACACCAGCCCCGCCGGCGAGGCCTCCAAGTGCGTATCGCCCAACTGTTTCAGGGCGTACGTTGAACGGGGTTTGTACGTCGTTATTAGGCATTGTTGTTCTCCATTTGCGGCTCTGGCTTCCGCTTCATCGTATGATCTGTTACTTCCAGGTCGTACTCTACCCACTCCATATGCACCACCCATCGAGGGTTCTTCAGGCAAGGGATGTGGATTTTTTCGTTGGTCACAACCATAAACTTTGCTCTCGCGATACCGGCATAAATCTCTAAATAGGTCTTACGGTACTCCTTTACATCCTCAGGTTTATTGAGGTCGTAGGTGCGTACATGAATGTCCTTTATCCTGACTGTCTTGCTGAACCGCACGTCGTTAGCGGCCTTCTCCATATCTTCTGGCGTGGGCTCACCAGGGACGCCGCGCGCGGCGACACCGGGCATCGGGCCTGCGGGTGGGCGCATAAATGTGTCAGTAGGCGGGCGTGGGGGCATCGTGGGACGTGAAGGCGCGGGTCCAAGCATCTCGCCTAAGGTACCAGGCAGTCCCGCTCCTCCCATGGTACCAAACATTTCATCAGAACTTGGCATAATGCTCCTTAGTACGCACCGGCGCCAGCCAGGCCGGACTCAATGTTACCCGTGGCTTGTGTATAATAGTTGATTTTAGATTGCAGCTCTTTTTCCTTCTGGCGAACTTCCTGAGTCTTACGATGCACCATGTGCGCCATAATTCCTAAAGGGATCCCAGTGATTACGGAGCCCAGCACGATACCTTTAGTGCCTAGATCAAAAGCGCTGGTCAGCGGGTTGGTTGCCTCTTTATCCAAAGACGGGGGCACGGCGCCCCACTCGGCCATCTTCAATGCCATGCCTGCCTGGATGCACTGTGCGCGCTCTTCTTTGGTCAGCATGTTGATGAACGTGGCTTTCTTCTCAGGAACAGCATCATCCTCGATTCCGTCAGGATCACGCCGCGCCTTTATATTGCGGATCAGGGCCTCGTAGTCGATCTCCAGGCCTTCCGAGGCACCCGTTGCGGCGGCCAACTTCTCACGGACGCGTCTCTTCACATACTCCATGCGCTTTACCGTATTCATAGCAGCGATCGTATCCTGTGTTGGTTGTTGCCCTGTAAAAAATTGCTGGTGGACTTATAGAAGTCCCCAATCACTTTACCTATACCATAACCTGCCAAAGTTGAAATGACCTGGCCTGGTATACTCATTTGAAAATATTTCGCAACGACAAAGCCGAGAGCACCACCACCCAGCTTCGGGAGTAGCTGCGCAAGGGGTGTTGAGGAGGGCGTCGAATACCCCACTTCCTGCTTCACGCGCTGGACGATAAACTCCTTCTCCCAGGCCTCCAGTCGTGAATCGACCATGATCTTGTGCTCCAGCGATCCCAGCGTGGGGCCTGAGGCCGAGAGCACGCCTGGAGTGAAGGAACTAAATTGTGACCTCTTATCCATCTCACCCCGCGAATGAGCCATAAGGGTGCGACTGTGGGCGGAACTGTCTATAGTATGGCGCACGTGGTCGACGAGCTGTCTGGACAGGGCGCGCTGCTGGTGGTGCTTGACCTGGCTGCCCGATGAGCCCTGGGGCGGTCATCGTCGTATACATGTACGCCGCGTTAGGGGCGCTGAAAAACCCAGGGCCTCCCATCGCTTTGGTGTTGAACAATTTCCCCAACGTAGACCCAGCAACTCTCTGGTACGGAGAACTCGCCTGCAGGCCTGTGAGCGCGGTGTTTGCTCGAGATGCCGCGCCTGGGAAAGCTCTCCCCAGGCCCTGGGCGGCGGAGAGCTCTTTGTTCCGCATCCAGTTCGATACACGGGCAAAGCGTCCAGCGCCGGCGGCAGCGCGGGGTGCTTGAAGAACCTTACCGGTGCGGCCGGCCAGAGACGCAATGCGCGCCAGGCCGCCAAGCCCGCGTGCTGCGGGGCCGAGCATAGGGATACCATAAAGGGCATTTAGTCCCGCATGTCCGAGGTGTTTAAGCCCCTCTGTGCCCCTACCTTGTGAAAATGATCTTGCTGCGCCAATTCCGTGCTTGCCCGCGCCATACGCGCCCATAGCCAGGAAGGGGAGAGCCAGCAAAGGGAATGCGGCTTCTTTGAGCAGCTCCTCTGAATCCTTCCCCGCTGCTTGACACTCTTTAACAAACCCAGCAGCCCACTCATCCAGCCGGTGATTGCACTCTTTAATCAGCTGGTCCGCGTTCTCCTTGATGTAACTGCCAGTCACCTGTGCGAGGAGCTCTTCACGATCATCCGCGCCCATCGACGCAGACTTTACGAGTTCCTCTACACGGTCCAGCGAGTTATGGTCCACCGAATGCTTGTTCAGCATCTCGTCAGGAAACAAGGGCGCCTCGTCGGGGCTCTGCTGACTTTGTTTGTACTTCTCAGCAAGTGCCGCAAGGATTGCCATAGGTGCCGCGTAGGCCAGCCCGCGCAGAAGCGGGGCCGCCACAGGACGATCCAGCGCCCACTGCCCGCCTGCGCTTTGAGGGTTATACCCAAACGGTGCAGGCATTACGCCCATACGCGCCAGCAAGTCTGAGACGGCACCTGCGCCAAAGCCCAGCCCGCCGCCCACGAGGGCCTTGCGCAATACTTTATTATTGTTCTGGGGCATACGTCTCCCTCACTTGCCGCGCGGGCGGAGGTGGCTGATATGGGGCAGACTGAACCGCGCTTTGGTCGAATAGGGGTTTCGGGGCCTGTGCGGGTGGTTGCTTCTGCGGCTGGGCGTTACCACCATATAGCCGGCCCCATTGTTTACCCTGTTTCAAAGGGCTGAACGAGCCATACATAGAGGTAGTCGAGTTCGCCAACTTCACAGGATCTAGCCCGTGCTCCGCGCACTTATCTATGAAACCTTGTGTGTATGGATCGTTCACAAGCTATACCTCTGAATATCGCACTGCTTTAGTCTTGGTTTGTAAGCTCATTCGCGCCATATCCGGCAGCGGTGCCCGCGAGAAGGCCTCGGCCCATATCAGAGTTGCGCTCAAGGCGTATAGTATTTGCGAAACTGCCTTTCGCGTCTCCCAAACGTTTGACTATCTCCCCGATTAAATTGTGCTCGCTAAGAGGTCGCATGGACTGACCAAACTGGCTAGCCTGCTGTGCTGCAGATTGTGCCGTAAACGAAGGTCTACCCAGCAACTTCACTATAAGGTCCATAATACCGGCCTGCTTTAGCATCTCAGGACCAACGCCGTGCTCAGCGAGCTTGTCCACGAGTCCTTCTGCGTAAGCGTTCTGCATAGGCTGCTCGGTAGGTTCAGCTGCGGAAGCTTGCTTGGGGAACAACGCGGTCCCGCCGGCGAAATCGCCCATGGTGTGCAACGCACCAGGGTTCTGCTGAATAGCAGCCAGAACGGCGTTGGCTTCCGGGTTCACCTGAAGTTCGGCGCAGCGGTCGGCAGCGCCTTGCTTGTAAATTTCTTCCAGTTCTTTATTCATTGCTCTTCTCCAGTTTGCGTAATATAGCGTGGTCCCTCACTCAGGACCAGCCCTTTTTCTTACTATACACGAAGCGGAACGCATGTTCCGCTGCTTTGCCCCCGCCATTCTGCGCAGACGCGGCTAGTTTCTTCATATCTCCATGATCGTAGCCCAGGACCTGGTCAGCGATGAGCCAACCTACCATCAACGGACTCGGAGACTCCTCTGCAGATGCTTGTGCCTCCATCCCGCCGGCGGGCGCACCTTGCCCTTTCATCTGGTCCATCATCATGGCCCCACCTTGACGGCTCATCTCCTGGCGCATTGTGTCCATTTCCTGGAGAACCAGCGCGTGGAGTGTGGGGTTACTGTGCTTGATCTTGATCAGCTCACCGCGACGCAGTGTCTCCGGCGTGTTGAACAGCAGTTGTTGCGCGAGTTGCTTGGCCTGCTCATTGACATCACCCGGCGTAGCGCCGACGCCGCCAGGCGCTCCGCCGCCTGATGCCCCGCCTTCCAGACCTTGCTGGGCTTGGGACTCGGCCATGGCTTCCTGCTGCAGCTCCTGAATCGCCTGCTGCTCTTCTACAACGCGACGCTGCTCTTCCATATAATCGATGCCGAATGGCTGGTAGGCTGTGCCTTTGGAGATGTCCATCCCCGCAGCGCCCTGCAGGCTCAACGCCTTGCGTTCCAAATCGTCGGCCAGTGTTACGCTGCGTAGCTTACCAGTGATATCGCCCCACATAAAGTGGCGGCTGATCTTGGTGAGCATCCAGCGGATAAGATCGTTGTACCCGTCAGTCATTGAGCCCCAGGTCTTCTCAAACAGGCGAAGCGCCACTGGGAAGGCCTGGATACTCAACGAACCTTTGTAGAGTTCAGCGGGGTAGCCAAGGCTGTTGAGCAGTTCGTCCAAAGCCTGGGCGATCTGATCCTTCGGTGTCAGCTGATTGCCTTCACCGCCCACCATCTCGTAACCAACCTTGAAAGGTGCAATCTGTACCAGAGACGGATCCAGCCGGTGTGCTTGTACAAAGGACTGCATTTGCGACACGAACTGGCTGTTGCTGAAATGCGCCAAAGGGTCTTGGTGCTGGCTCGGGCCGAAGTCCGGGTAGAGGATGCGGAACGGGACAATGTAGTCATGCGCGATCGCCTCGTCGAAGCGTCGCAGCACCTGTATGTAGTACGCCAACTTAAAGTTGGGGAGAATCGGCGGTATGCCCCAGCCCACAATCGGCAGGCCGGCCAGTGTCGTCTCCTTGAAGTGGTAGATGGCGTCCTCGCTGAACTCGAAGAGCGGCATCGAGGATTGATTACCACTCTTAAAGCACTCAAGGATCTTCCATGGCGTGTCTTTAATGTAGAAGTGCTTACCCTCACGGATCTTCTTTGAGAACTCGATCGGGATCTCCCAGTAGTAGACCGTGCGGCCGGACACCGGGTGCACGCGCATACGGATCTGCTTGGGGTTCCAACGGATGATCTTCACACCCTTACGGTTCGGGCTGCGGCGATCTTCATGATGGAAGGCCCCGTGATGCTTACACTTCTTGCAGGTAGCCACAAACTGCAGCGCTGACGCATTATAGCGGTAGCGGATAGCATCTGTGTGGTACTGGAAGTGGCACTTCGGGCAAATCAGGAAGCGGTCGAAGGGGAAGTACAGGCTGACGAACACATTGCCATAAGTCATGAAGTCATCGCCAATCTGGGCCAGCTCCGTGAGCAGGTGCATATCGTCGTCCAGGAAGTCCTGGTAGTCTTCACGCTCCTCGTCGGATTCCCCCTTCAGAATTATGTCTGTGAGGAAATAGCGAACAACCCGGCGAGAGGCCGAACGCCAAGTACCCATCATTGTGTAGATGTATTCACAGTTGTGGACGGTGACTCCATTCGCGATGTAATTGTGCTCGTCTTCTACCCGAATGTTGTACACCAGCCCAGAAAACCCTTCGTGCTCTGCCTTATATACCTTGCGGAAGATACCCAATTCGTGGAAGATAACCCCGTTCCCACATCCCCCACCTTCTCCGGCCACGAGCTCGTTCGTCGCATACTTGACAAGGTGATGCATGTCCGCCTTGTTGAACGTGAGTCGGTACTCATTACTTGTCTGAGTATTAAATCCCCCGCTATTCCCAGCTCTACGCCTGTGCCCCATTGTGGGGTTTAAGCCTGCCGAGATCGCAAGACGCATCCCCTGGTAGATAAGCTGAGATGAGCACGAGTACAGTGGTGCTTGGCGCACCTCCAGACTATCCGACCCAGTCGCATAATGGCCATCTCCGTCAACCCAGGCAGCGAAGAATTCTCGCTGACTCTCCACTGGCAACTTAAATAATTGATCAGGTAGTCGTTTCTGCCCTGAATACTCGCCGAACTTGCTTGATAGATAGTTCGCTAGATCTGGGTCGAAGACGCGCACTTGCGCCACATCCGGGCGTGCGGGCGTTACGTCCACTGTTGGGGTCATCCCTGTGTACTCCTGCAACTCGCTCTTCAACCGGCTGATCAGCGCACCCTCATGACTGCCTAAAGTGAATTGGACGCCACGAGCGTGCTTGTCTCCATCAGCCAGATACCGCTTTAAGAGGCAGCCTTCGGACACGTACAGACCACAAATAAACGGGGAGTAGGGGAAATCCGAGGCTGCTCGCGAGATGTGCGGTGCTGGGTCTGGTGTAAACATCCAATCCCCTTCCTGCACTTCTCCTGCCGGAATATATTTCATCTCGTCCGCAGCTTTCTCGAAGTGGAGCCGCGATGCTTTCAACGTGCTGAACGGGCGCCATATCAACACTGGGTGTTCTTTTGTAATGCGTAAAGAAAACGTACGCAAGCCCGCAGCTTGGATGTTGATTAGCTGCTCATCCACGGCGCGGTGGCTGGTTTTATCCACACGGCAGCGCTTTCCTGAGCGGGTAAGCACTTTATCGCCAACCTGCACGTCTTCAACTGGGCAGGTGTTCCCGTACTCGTCCAGTTCGATAAGCGTCCCTGCAGGTGTGCACCACTCAAAGATGTTGTTGATGTCTGTGGGGATAAACTCCGACGCCACGTCATAAAACGGGTTCGGGAACTTGTACGCCCCATTCAGGCCGAAGTTTGTCTGGTCACGAAACGGGATATTCGAGTGCGTGCCCAGGGTATAAAAGGAGGTGCTTGACGGCATTTACGTCCTCATTTCTTAGCTTGGGAATCCGCTGTAGGGATTCATGAGAGTACCGCCGCCACTGAGCCACGGGCGAGAAGGGTTATAGAGCCAGGGGTTTCGCATTGGCGGAGGCCCTTGCCAATAGCCTTGGCTGTGTGGGCGAGTGCGATCAAACTGATAACCGCCACGATGCGGGCCAGGGCCACTACCGCCCATCGGCTGCTTAGATTGCTCCAAGAGCTCCTGCAGTCGCGAGTTCTGTGTGGACTGCAAATCGCGCATCTGCTGCCCGCCACCGAGGCCGGTGCCTTCAGCTATGTTCGAGAAGAAGTTGCCGGCATTCTGGAAGGGCTGGGCGGCCCCACGCAGGAATCCGCCAATACCTTGGCCGATCTGGTGCCCAATAGGCTGACTCCTGTCACGACTCATCGCCCCCTCACCGCCGCCCATCAGCCCGCCGAACATGGGGATGTTTCTTCCGAACTCTTTCACCCCCTCCCATGTGGAGTTCTGATCAGCGTCCGAGGTCATTTGAGCCATCTTCATCAAAGTTTTTTCCGGGTCCAGCCCGTGGGACTCGCAGTGTGCTACGAAACCCTCCGCAAATTTTTCCATGTCTGGCATGACATATTCTCCGTAATCTGTAACAGCCTTGCTACAGGCTATTTAGCTATTAACCGTCTTTTCAGCAGGCAGTGTCTTTCGGCGCGCTTGGCACTTC